CCGATCGACGTGTCGGGCAGTACCTGCACGAGCAGCGCGTTCGCGGGCGTCACCGAGACGGTGCGCCCCGTGCCGAGCCCATCGGTGATCCGGCCCTTGGTACTCACGATCAGCCCGCCAGGTACGCGCAGACGACGGTCGCGGACGCGTCCGCGTTTGCGCCGATCGGCGTGAAGGTCAGGGCGACGGTGTCGTTCGTGCCCAGGATCAGCGCGCCCGCAAGTTGAAGCTCCTGAAACCCCGCCGTGACGTAGCCGAGCGCCACGACGGTGCCGCCGGTCACCGTCTGCCCGCTGGCGTTGGCGCGGCGTGCGCTACCGGCGAACGCCTTACCCGACGCGACGTTGAGTTGCTGCGGCGGCGCGACCGTGCCCGCTGACACGAGCGTGCCGCCGGTTATGTCTTTGTAGAGGCGGAACACGCCCGCGTTCGTCGTCGAGGCGAAGAACCCGCCGATCGACAGCGGAAACCCGCTCGTGTTCTGAACATACAACAAACCCGACTGCGTGCCCGCGACGAGGCCCGTCACCAGGCCCGTCGCGCCGCCCGTATCGGTGTTGATCGTGTAGGCGTCCGCGCGCGTCGCGCTCGCGATGGCAATCGCGGGCACGCTCTCGGCGTTGACCAGCAGCCGGTTGGTCGAGGCCACCGCCGCAACAAATCCCTGTCCCGTACCGTCGTCGATTCTCGCCATGGCTAGCTCCTACTCCGCGTCGATGAAACCGGCGAACCCGGCGTAGGCCGACACCGTGCTCGCGGCCAGGTTGGTCGTGAGGGTGATGATCACCGACGCGCTCGACGGGAGGTGCAGGTTCACCGCGCCGACGCTGCGGTTGCTCTGGGTCAGTGTCTGGTAGAGGATCGGCGTGCCCGCCGGGGTCCACGTCAGCGGCACGCCCGCGTCCTGGCGCTGCACGGTGAGCGCGAACGTCCGGGGATCTCCGATCAGCCGGTTCGTCGGGGTCACGGCCACGCCGCCCGCGACAGCCGTGGGCTGGGCGTAGACGCGGAACAGCGGGTTCTCCGTGAACACGCCCGCCGACAGGCCCACCGCGATGAAAATGTTGACAAGCTCGATGTCCGCAGCCTCCAGGTTGCGGAGGTAGAGCAGCGGCCTCTCCGTCGTGCCCGTCGAGACGAACGGCACAAACTGCGTGTTGACGTTGAAGGCCGCGCCCGCCTTGCCGACGTTGTCGTAGGTCGTCTCGGTCACACCCCGAACGGCGAGGCGGTTGGTGTCGTCAACGCGCGCGAGGTAGCCCCGGCCCGTGCCGTCTTGGATCAGGTTCTGATAGCTCACAGTGGATCATCCTCGTCGGTGATTACGGCCATGTGCGTTTCGATCGTCGCAAGCTGCGCCGAGATCCGCTCCATCACTTTTAGCAGTTCAGGGTAGCTCACGGCGAGCGCCTCGCGCGAACCCATCTGCTCGATGTCCGCCGAGGTGCCCGCCGCGTTGGTCAGGGTCGCCTCGACCTGGAGGCGATACACCGTGCCGTCGAGCACGACCCCGACGGGGTTGCCGTTGAGGTCGAGCAGGACCGAGGCGGGGTTGCGTTGACTCATGTGTCAGATCCAGGTGCGCGTGCGCTGGATCTCCAGCGCGCCCGCGTAGGCTATCACGTCCGTGAGCGTGGCGGTGATCGTCACGCCATCGGTCGCGTAGATGCGCCAGACCTCGACGGAGGGGAGCGCGCCGCTGTAGGACACGGCCAGATCGACGTAGCGCCCCGTCAGCGTCCCGTCCTCGTACCAGACCTCCGAGGTGACGAGCGCGCCGCTGTAGCCGGTGATCTTGACCGCGCCAGCCAGGAACCCCGCGCCGGGGCCGTCGTCGATGAAATGAATCAACTGGCGCAGCGTCTCGTGCTGGCCCTCGGTGATGCCAGAGCCGCCAGATCGTAAATTGAACGTACCAAGAACATCCCGAGCCTTGATTGCTCCAGCGTTAAGGGAAATTTCACCCACAAGCACTGGATCAAGACCAATCTCGGGAAGCTCAAGACTGTCTCCAATTGGATCTGGCGTGCGCCCCATTAGTCCGTCTTCCTCTTGCCCCCGCGCTTGCCATTCGGCTTAGCAGACGCCACCGACTCCAGGGCGCCAGCATCCATCACGACCGCCGCTGCCGCAGCAGCCTCAGCGGCTTCCTCTGCACGCCTCTGAGCGGCCAGTCCGCCTCCAGGCCTGACCCCTGTCGGCCTATCCCGGGCCGGAGCATCATCCGTCAGCGACGGCGAGTCACTCTCGATGACGACCTGGCCTGCGGCAATGGCATGATCTAACGCCTGAGCCTTGGACTGCTCGGCAAAAATCTCCTTCTTGATGGCATCTACCATGCCCTGATAGGCGGCAATCTCTCCACCTACCGAAAGCTGCAGATTCTCCTGATGCTGACTCGCTGACATAGCCATATTGGCCGATCGATCAATCATCAGCTTCACATAAGAAGCCACCTTGACAGGTTCATCCAGTGGCAGCTTTCCCTCGTCCATGTCCCTGTCCGCAATGGACGCCAACGCAGAGATATTCTTGGCAATCAAACGAAGCGCCTGCTTGGCGCCATCATGAGCGGCCTGACGCCTGTGGGCACTCTCAAGCTGATCATCGGCACGCACGCCCTGCTCGTGCAAGATACCCATCTTTATCTCACTCTTGAAATTCACTGCCATCTCCTCTTGCTGAAACGCCCCCCTCCAAATGAGATGGGCGTTGCCCGCACGTTACCCTAGTGGGTTACTCAAGAGCGAGCGATCACGCATAAAACATCGTTGAGCTTGACTCTGAACTCGAACTTGAGCTGGCCATTGACCAACGACGTACCAGGGTAGTAGTCGTAGTTCGAACCGGAGTTGGCACCCGGACGAAGCAGCTGACCGTTCAAAAACACGTCGTAATCAACCAAGAACGAACCCAACGACAGATCCTGGAGCTGGGCATCCAGGTTGACACCGCCGGCAACACCGCCAATATCAACATCGGCGTTCTCAGCCGATGTGACGTTCGCATACGTCTTGGTAACGCCAGCCGAGGCATACGCCTGGTTGATGGCATTGAGCAGCGAAACTTCACCGAAGTTGGTCTCAAAAGTCGACCATTCAGACGAGGCATCCGAGAGCGAGATGCCATCGGCCAGAGACCACGTCGAACCAGCGCGATAGCTGTCCGTGAAATTCAACTCAAGCGCGCCAACCAGGCTCAGATCGGCGCCACCGCCGGACTTAATGGACAGGACACCACCGGCATCGATCTGATTGGCAGTGACGCCGATATTGATCGTGGTGCCCGCCGCGCCAGTATCAACCTTGATGCCGTTCAGGAAGTCGTTGTCGACAGCGTTGACATCAAAGAAGTCGGTATCCGAAGATACGGCAATCGTGCTTGTGCCACCGCCGGAACCTTCAGTGATGCTGAATAGGCCAGCGTTAACCAGATCTCGGATAGTCCATGCGATACCCGCCGAGTTCAGATCCAGGGTGGCGTTGGTGCCAAGCTCGACCGGGGTCGTGCCCTGGTTGTCGTACGCCACCTGGCGGGTGATGACGGTGGCCGCCGGGACGTCAATGACAGCGCCACGGAGAAAGTCCTGCTCGTTGAGGTCTTCGAGCGCCTTACGCTCCACCGAGGCGTAGTTGATGATCTTGTTCTCGATGTCGGCGAAGGGCACCGCTTCGAGATCATCACCCGTCGCGTTGATGCGAACGAACGAAAGCTGTGCGCGGTTCGGGGTGGTGCCCGTCATCGTCGAGGCGTCGGTGCTCGACTCCGTCTGGAACAAGGCGTAGATCGTGCGTCCTGACGACAGGATGGGATCGCGTGTCGCGCCGTCCACGATCTCGCAGAGGTTCTTCGGCGAGATGGCGGTGGTGCCGGCAACCTCGGCAAGTGAGAACGCAGCGAAGCCTGCATTGTTCGCAGCAACCGTGCCGCGCGTGGTGACCACACCGATGGCCGCAGTCGTGTTCGATGGTAGCTCGCCGATGAGCAAGACCTCGAAGTTCTGACCCGCGCTGACGGTGACGTCGATCAGGCTCGACACCGTGACGAGGACACGCTTGCGCTCCAGGTCATGGAGCTGCTGGTTCGTCTCGTTGATGCCGCGCGCCGTACCGTTTTCAAACGTGACTGGCGCAGCGAGGTCAGCGTACCAGTTTCCGCCAGGGAAACCTGCGCCGTTGCGATTCAAAAAGTTCTGAAGCTGAGATCTGATGCTGTTCAGATCTTCTTCGATATTAGTCGGGTTTGTTTCGTACGCTGCCACCGTAGGGGCGATGGTGTCGTCGTAGACATCCGACCTGCGAATCTGGGTATCCTGACGAATAAATGTACGGGCCATTGTGGATTCTCCTTTGAATCAGCTCAGCCACGGTTAACCCATGACAACCAAGACTATACCCATACCGGCGAACTAAGTTCTGACATCCCCAGGCGAGAAACCATTCCAGCGCAGGACAATGCATTTAGATCGCTGTTATCTATAACTTCTCCACCGCGCCGGTAAAATCGGAGAATTTTATATCCATGAAAACGTTGCGAAACTAAGCAGACATATCATGCAAATGCTAAGGTGTAGTACTTACTACAACTATTTCAGCGCCCAAAAGCTCAACCGTCTCCGTTGGACTTCCAGGGGGAACCGTCAGCGCAATTCTCACCTCGTAGAGCTTGTCCAGGAGATCTATCTCGCCAGCGCCAGATCCCTCCACTAAAACAACCTCATCCTTCGCCGGGTTCGTAGAGGTGAACGTCAGGGTCGCCACCAAGTCACTGTCGGTGACATTGTACAGCACCACCGTAGTCGTCATCCCGATATCGCCGTTGGCTGCCACGGCCCTGAACGTCAACGTCCGGGAAAATCCTGGCTTGTCATAGTCGGTTGGATTGAAGGCATCTCCGCCAACAACCAGCGGGGTCACCGAATCATGGCTCTCTCGGGTGGAGAGCTTGATGACATCGATCTGAGACGCCGACGTACCAGAATCGAATAGGGTCTTCGTCTGGCCATCTTCGATTCTCCCGCCGTTTCTCCAGTAAACGAACGTCCCGTTTCGAACGGCGAGGAGTAGCGCATCGTTCGTGTTTGGAATCTGATTCGCAACAACACCGGACAGCGAGAGATTGCCCAGCGGAGGCCTGGTCACGTTCACGTACAGTCGCTGGCCATCAAGAAGATTCACCGAGCCGGCTGGCAAGGTCATCTTGAATGGCGATATGGGCGACAGCAAGACGATCCCGCTGGACCAGCTCAGGAGCCCGGTGGATGCCACGAATGAAACATCGCCACCCTCGGAAAGGAGGACGTTCCGGTCTTCCCTCGCCGCATAACCAGCAGAGTCCATGGCCGTAACCATCGACTCGAAGCTCTCAAACCAGGGATCGGCGTCTTTTGCCGGTGTTGGCCAAAGCATCTTGCTGGAATTAGGCATCTAAATAACTCCTAATTAGATCTGCATCCTTGCTCGGATACGACCAGATCATCTTGGTTGTATTGGGCATTTTAACCGCTATCGTGGGAGAATATTAGAAACTACTACGTTAGTCAGTGGACCTGGACCGGTATACCGAAGACCGCCAACATCAATTTCTAGCGCGTCCCAGTACACAAAAGTGGCCAACGTGGTGTCGAACGCTCGCATACGATAAATAACAGCTAGGCCGCTGACCGATATGAAGGCAGATCCAACACCCGACCCAACGGCACCCACGTTACCTGACGCGACGCCGCCTGTAACGTTCTGGTAGAGCGGGGGGCTACCGATATCTCCTCTGGTCAGACCATGCAGGGCGAGATCTTGATAAACCGCTGCAACGGCAAGCCCATCAAGTTCGATGGCGACGCCACCCCAGTTCGTCGCTGGATTTGTGCCCCACGTGATTGCAGTGGCCGTAACGCCGCTGTCTACCGTGGCCACAATCAACCCAGCCGGCTGGGCATTCCCAACATTTTGCCGGTTGGTGAAGCTGGTCGGGGCAGTCAGGCCTGGAGGGTTGGTTAGATCACCAAGAGCAGTGATGATCATGTTTGCGGTGAGCGGTGCCGAAGCAAAAGTTACCGTAGCAACGCCAGCTCCAGCGTTGTTGCTAGCATTCTTGAGGATTGCCTGCGTACCAGCGACTGACATTCCAGAGATGGCAACCAGTACTACCTCGTTTGATGTAGTACTGGAGGCGGTGAATGGAAACGTGACAGTCGTCGAAGTAATATTGCCAACCAATGCCGAGCGTATCCACGTCGTAATAAACGCATTGGAACCATCCCAGCTGCGCTGCACGTTCCTGATCCAACCAGTAATGGCAACACCTTTGCCATCTGGATTATTGTCAGACACGCCTGGAGCGCCAGACTGGAAAGGAGCTGTTCCAGTCTCAACTTGAAATGCAACCAGTAGATCTCCAAGAACTGGCGTAATCGTAGCCGTCGCGTTTGTGTCATCAACTGCTGTGCCACCAAAAACCGACGTACGGTACGCAACAGTCATGACCTAATGAGCCCCGCAGTCGGCGACCAAGGGGTCATCAGTGTACCGGCCCAGATGAGACGAGTACCAGCGACGACATCATCGGCAACCATTCCCTCCTGTGGCGTCGTCGAGGAATCTGATGACTGATAGAAGCCATCAATTCTCGTGGCTATCCAGCCGACATTTGATGCGCCAAGCCCGCCGACGAGGATCGGCCATATCGGAGAAGATCCAGATATTGACCCGATCAGCGGCATGTTCCCGCTTGATCCTGACCAGCAAATTGTTCCTCCACTGGCTACCCTGTTAGCTCCGGCGAGTTGAACAACAAAGCTATTCGACGCGCCAGCCGCAGTTCCGGAACTTGCTCCCGCCTGAGATCCTGCCTGATTTAGAGAATACGCAAGAGAAGTTTCAGCCGTTGAATTCCATCCCAAAACAGTACCCACCGCAATCTCAGGGGCCTCGGTTAATTTCTCCAATCCATAAGATGATTGAAGAACATTGGAACGGTAAGTCCACACACGCAAAATGCTGCGATCTGTGGTGCCCTGGATTGAATATACGCGATCCAAGCTAGCCGTTGGGCCGACCATCGTAATGCCTGTAGCAATTACCACCTCGTCAGTAGCTGTCGGCGCAAACGTTGTCGTAGCCTGCGATATGAACAAATTGCCTGGCGAGTACGAGATCCTAAAGACGTCAACCGCCACTCCCTGATACTCGAACATGAGCTGCACGCCAGCATAGGTGACGCAAAACCATGATTGAGCATTGCCAGCAGCAGCAGCCTGCGTGGTGCAGTTAGCCTCCGTGATAATTCGATCGGTATGATCACCTATCGACAGGAGAGTGCTTGCTGTCGTCGGCCCAGTGGCGCCGTTCGACGTAGCCACCACCGGAGCCCCCAACGTCGCTACAAGGTAGTTCTTGTTGCCAAACAAGAGCGCAGCGGAAGCATCTGCAACCGACACATATGGAATCCGCATGTTAATGCCAGCGAAGTTCCAGGACTTAATGAAGGTTGGTAGATTTGCCATGATTCCTCGATGATTTCTTAGAGAACGTTGGTGGCTACTAGGTGAGCGGAATACAACTCAATAGTTTTGAGCGGATTGCCACCTGGATCTGCACCAAGGAAGATCCTTACCTCGTAGATCTTCTCACTGTTGGGAACCTGCCCTGCGCCTCCACCAATCGTCAGCGCCGTCGACTGCTTCACGGTGGACGTGATCGTGAAGTTCAGCGTCGTCACCACAGCGGAATCAGTTAGGTTGTACAGCTGAACCGAATTGGTCAACGCGGCTACGCCATTGGCCGCCAAGACCCTAAAGGCCAGCGTCGGCAGCGTCCCATTGACGGTATAGTCCGAAGGATTGAATGCAAAAGCCCCGACCACTCGTGGAGTTGTTGCTCCATAGGTAGATCGTGCCGCTCCGCTAGCTGGATGACTAACAATCGATCCAGAAACGGAACCTGCGCCAATGATATGCCAGTCGCTAACCCCGTCTGAAACCAAGTAAACTACGCCAAACGCGGTGCTAATTGCCTTGGTTGCTGCGCCGTCGATCGTATCGGCACCATTTGGCGTGATCGTAATAGCGTTCGTAGAAGACTGGTAGTTCTTGACGACGATCATCGTGCCCGGATACGCAGAAGCAACGGGCAAGAAGGCCAACACTGAACCACTGAAGTTGTTCGGAGCAGCCAGATGTCCAGGGACGCACGTAATATTCCCAGACCCGGCGTATGGCGCTCTTGGGAACCGTCGAGCTAAATCTGTGTATGTAGTACTGGCGATGCTCCCTTGCTTCGCAGAAGCATTCGCCGACGCTGAGTTGATCTGCACGGTGCCAGGAGAACCGTCACCTGAAATCGCATCCACGAGCACAGACATCGCGTCTACATTGACGACCAGAATAGATCCGGCATTCGGTATATAGACCGTGTCATCACCGGAGAAGAGAACCTTGCTGCCATTGCGAACGTCCAGCGTCACGGTCTGACCTGACGTCAGCGTAGTCAGGTCCATGAAGTTGGCGCCGTTGCCACTGATCTCCGCGTGGTCATCTGCGACGAAGTGATCGCCGTCCGCCATGTCCGTGATCGTCGGAATATTATCCGCCACGATCTTGAGACGACGAATTTCGCGGAAGCTTGTGAACTCCACGGCGTTCGTCAGCGTAATGTTCACAAGCGATGGAGCAGCTCCAATCGCCGGCCTACCGATGAGCACGACATCGGTCATGTCGTAGGAGCCAGCTGGAATGTTCGGCCCGATCGCCGCGAACTGATCGTCGAACTCCAAAAAACGTCGGCCGCTTACAGTCGTCAGATCGGCCATCAACAACGACCACGTAACGTAGACGTTGTCGACCGCCGTGCCGCTTGGCTGGAAAATGAAAACAGATCCAACGGCACCACCGAGGCTGTCAGCGTAGTCCTTGTTGACTGCCTCCCTGCCAAGCTGTGGCGTTGGGACGTTTTGGTGCGCCGTTCTCATGTGCCTAACCTGATCCCATTATTGCTCAAATCGGAGACGGCAACAACCAGGCCGGGCCAGGCAGTGAGCAGTCGACCGAATTGAGAGACCTGACTAAAAAAGATGTCACCCATTGGATCAGCGTCAGACCTTAGCTCATACGGGACAAGCTCGCTGGCCGCCCTTCCTGGCGTCGGCATGCTGAACCCGGCATCCAGATCGCCCCTCATCATCTCGGAGCCAACAGCCTCGCGACGGGCTCTGGCCAAGCCAAATAGATATCGATCCCATGTGCTCGTAACCATGCTCAAAAACGAACGATCTTCTGACCTCGCAACCAGGGCTGCACCAATCTCGGCAAGGCTATGGCGAGGCCTGAACGAGTCGACGGCAACCGCAATCAGGTCAGTAAGCGACGTCACCGGCCGAAGCACCGCGTGGCTAGAACTCTTCACTGCAAATGGCAAAGCCAGTACAGATTGAGACCTAAAACCCATCAGAAGGCCGGACAGCGACTGCCCGGCCATCCCGCCATTTACACTCTCCGTCGGCAAAAACGGAACCGAATCACCGGACAGACCGAAGGCTGCCAAACGAAGATTAACGGACTCGGTGATCCACTCTTGGGCGATCCTTGCAGTCACCCTGTTGGACTTGTTCGCAATGTAGACATCGTCGTCCTCGGCGATGGCCTGCGCCTGCCTGGACAACAGATAGAACCTGGATGACTCCACCCCGACGTCACCCCAGGTCCCAAGCGACACCGCACCGATATGGCCCGTTCCAATCTGACCACTTGTCCCAAGCGTCGCCGCACATTTTGTCTGGCACCCGCCAAGAAATCTGGCCACATCGCCAAGAACATCCTCGTCGCGCAGATGATGAAGTTTCGCATCGGCCTCGCCCATGGAACCGAAAAACAACAGCCTTTCCACATCAGACGAAAATGGATCAATCTTCCTGCAACCGGTCCGCGAATTAAGACAAAGACGGCTTACTCCGCCCGGAGCCCCTACTACGTCACACCTGGTCGATGCACTAACCACCAGCGATTTCGATGCGCCAGCCAGCAACGCTGAAATATTGCAAGCTGCGCCGTAATTTGAATCGACCCGGCCGTCACCCATCAGCGCATACGTCATGGACGGGGCGTCTACCCATGAATACTTGGACGCTCTAGCGAGGAAGCGATCTATTTCACGGCCGGTGATGCACTCGACGGCAACCTTCCTGCTGCGGTGAACGCGATCTGCCACATCTCTGGATGCGTTCCTGCGCGTCGCATCGAGCGTCATGTCGATAATGACAAACCTGGGAGCATGGCCGTGTCGTCCGGCATTCTGGACGTAGCCATCCAAGCAGCCAAACAAATCGTCAGGCTGGCCATTGGCTATGCATGAAAGAACATTAATAGACACGGTTATGTACCGGCCGCCCTGATCACGACCGCAATAGCGATTGAGCTGACGTCGGTGTTGGTCATGGTCAACGTCTGGGCCGCGAAAGACCCAGCGGTGGGCTTGACCTTGTCATAAATCGCCAGGCCCTTGTCGACCGCAGAGGCTCCAAGGTCTGAGAAGTGCCGTTGGTCCATCGAGCCGCTGATGCTGGCAATGCTTCCGATCGGTGTGCCCGTCCGATTCATCATCCAGGCGACTACCACCATCGCGCTGTCCTGTGCGGTCGTGATGGCATTCGATACCTGCGCTGCAGCCGAGGTGCCAGCGGGGTCCGTAACAGCTGATGTATCGATCTGCGTAGGGTGACCGTCCTGATAGGCCAAGATGACGCCGATCTTATTTCCGCTCCCGCCACTGAAATTCCAAGTATAATCGGCGGGCTCAGCGCCGCCCGCAACCTTGTGACTAACGTAGTATCTGCTGAACGTGCCATCAATTGTAGCTGCGCCGTTGTGATCCAGCGTCCACCCAGACGGAACGGAGGACATCGTCTGCGAGTTGTCCCGGTAGAAGATGAACAACAGCAGGTCGCCGCTCACCACGCCGGATGGCTTAGTGACGGTCATGGAGTTATTCCCGCTAGCCAATGTAGTCGATGACGACGAGCGAAACGCGGCGGGAACGGCGGCTCCTCCTCCCAGGCCCGTCTGAATCAAAGCAACTGGCAGCGTAAATCCCATGACTACGCGAACGCCTTGTTGATCGACGCCGCCAGAATGGTGCCGTTGTAGATCGCCGTAATCAAATCAACCGCGCCGATGGCCGTCGACAGGACAGGAACCGTGCCACCCGGCCACTTGAACAACGCACCGTAGGCCAGCGTCCACGAGCCGGTCCCGTCCTGGGTAATAATCCACGAGTACGTGCCTCCGTCGACGAGGTTTGTCGGGTTATCGAGGGTGCGATTACCTGCCAGCGTCACGCTGAAGACGTTGCTAAGGCTGGCATCAGTAACGATATTTGCTCCGTCCGCAAGCGCCACGCGCGCCACGTTCTGGCTCTTGGTATACGTCTGGGCCGTGGCCAGCGAAGCCATGCGCTCATAGGCCGCCGTGTTCCTGGAGATCTCGAATACCTGACCCGATTCGTTGTAGCGAATTCTCCCGGAGTTCGCAGTACTTACGGGAAACGCCGACCCCTGCTGCATGATGAGGCCGCCGGTAGAGCTGCCGGAATCAACACCGATCTGAAGCTGCTCCCAGATCCTAACCAGGCGCTGGCCTGCGACTGTGCCATTGCCGACAATTGACAGGGCGCCTGCGGTGAATGTTCCATTGTCGAACATTCCAGAATTTGTTTCTTCACCGACGCCCTGAAGCATGCGCCACTGCTTACCAACCAGTCGGGCGCGCGTGGTGCTGGATGTGGTCGTCGTGCCGGCGAAATCAATCGACCCGGCCGCCACCTCGATGGCAGCCCCACTGCCGGCATTCGACACATAGACACCAGCGCCGGACGTGTTAGCGCCCATCGACACAGACAAGGCGTTGCCGGCCGTAGCCCCACCCGGAATCTTGGAAATCGACAGCAAGTCCGCCGTCGTGCCCGTCGTATTCGCAACAATTGACACAGGCGAAACCGACGTCGGAGCCGCCGTGACAACCACCTCCAGCGCCTTCGCTCCAGCATTGCTTAGATTCGCCTGGACGACAGATCCGGGATTCGACTTGCTAACCTTAATGCTGGTACCTGAGCCAGCATCAGCAATCTGAAGACCGACGCCAGATGCATTAAAATTAGCGCCAATTGATAGATCGATGCCGATCGACGCCGCCGCACCGCCGGGTGTTCTGTTGACCGTCAGCGCAGCCTGACCATTGCTGGTCGTGGCATCAATCTGAACGGAACCGCTGTCAGCGGTGATCGCTCGACCAGCGCCAGCGCCGCCAAAATCATATGCCGTATCAAGCGAGCCGCCGCCACCGCCGCCAATTGTAGCCTGCCCCCAGTCAACGTTAGTTGGACCAGTCTTGACATAAAGTCTGCCGATACCTGCGCCGTAACGAAGGTATACAGATCCCTCGGGACCAGTAAATCCAAGCGTAGGATCCGCCGTGCCGGCAACAATTTTCGGATCAGCCGCGCCGCCGCTGACAACTTCGATCGCATCTGTCTTGAATGGCGACGACATGCTAGATCTCCACCACGTGGAAGTAGATGGTCTCTCCGTTTAGCAGAGCGGCGCTCGTGATCACATTGAACTGAGCCGTCGTCCTGCCCGCCGTAGGAATATTCAGCGTCACGTGCGACGCCACCGTGCCGAGCGAGTACGTCACGATATAGGCCGTCGACGGCATCGCCGGGGAAATGACAACATTGAAGTTGCTACCGTCAGCAGGCTGAACGATGGTCCGGATCATTCGCCGATTCTGCGAAATCCTCGGATCGTTATCGCCGACGGCAATCGGAGACGTGGCCGATACCGGCGCCACCGAGATCTGCGTCACGCCCTTGGTGCCAACGGCCGCATCCGGAACGCCTGCGATCGGCAGCTGAAGACCTGCACCAATAACCGCGTTAACCGTCAGCCCAGACGGAACAACCCCAGCGTTCGAATGGCCAACGCCAACAATTTCGATTGATATCTGGTCCGCCGCCATCAGCGGGTGAACGCCTGGCGCCACCACCGTCTGCTTCACGGTTGGGTCTGTCGTGGACAAAACCACCGTCAGCTTGACGATGCCATTCACCTTCGCGTTGACCGTCACGGTCCCGGCGGTCACCGGCAGGGTAATCTCAGCAGATAGCCCAAGCAGCGTACCCGCAATAAGCACCCGACCAAGGGTGGCCTCGTCACTAGAGGAACCGAGCGGCACGCCGAACGTGGCGTCTCGCTCGTAGACATCAGAGGCTCCGCCAGAGCCCGGAACACCGAATAGATTCAGCGTCTCGCCGGTTTCAATCTTGGAGCCCCAGCGCCAGTAGATTGTACTTCCAACGCGGACCGCCAACGCCATGGCTGAGTTCGTGTTAGGGACCGAGCCAGCCGCCGTCACACCAATGGTGGCGTTGCCAATCGGCGACCTGGTGACGTCCACATACAAAACCTGCGTGTCTGACACGATCATGCTGCCAGCCGGAATCGACAACCTGAACCCAGCGATCATCGAATACAAAACGATGTCGCTGACCCACGTCAGCGTGCCGGTTCCGGCATCCCAGGTGACGTCCCCGCCGCCTCCGAAGATGATGCTGCGATCTTCCCTGGCCGCATAGCCAGAAGAATCCATGGCCGTGACCATGGACTCGAAATTATCAAACCACGGGTCGGAGTCTTTCGCTGGCATTGGCCAGAGCATTTTGTCTGTATTAGGCAACGGCTACTCCAGACTTCACCAAACCAAGCTTCTTCATAAGGTCAAGGGTTCGCTGATACGGGCGAGCGTCGGCACCAATCAGAATAGATCCGTCAGTGACACTGGACCTAACCGCCTTCAGCTTGGTCAGAACCCTGGCGGCATCCCCGTCCATGAAGTAGTAGTCCGGCCCCGTGAAAGTCTGAACCCGCCCCGCCAGAAAGGAATCAGGAACGATCCCATGGCGCCAGAACTGGATGGCGACCCCCATCGCGTACCCCCGGTACTCCCACTTGGCCCTCAGAAGCGATGAAACGGGCAACAGAGGCAGAAAAACATCAACGGCCAGCGCCGCCCACCACCCTGACAGCCAGACGGCCAAGGCCAAATAGGAGAGCCCAGAGAGCCCGGCCAGCGCGAAGAACAACCCACGGGCAACCGACCCAGTGAACGCCTTCCTGGCAATAGCAATGCAGCCATAGGACAAGGCTACCCCGCCCGTCAGGACGGCAACCGGAATCCAGCTACCAAGGACAGCGTAGAGGACCAGAAGAGGGAGTATGGCCGCCTGGTTCAGTGCGTAGCTGATCGTAAACCACAGTCCATGCCTCTGGGCATCGAAGATGTGAACACCCTCGTGAGCCAGGACGTCGGCCGCGTGGTCGTAATTCGACTCAACATCGGCGCGGCTCGGGAAATAGACCTTGGACCCCAGCGTCGTGATGTAGCCGTCCTGAAACTGCTCATTGAACGGATACGCCAGAAGAGCCAACAGGCTCATCAACCGGCTCTCGTTCTTGTAGTAGATCTTGAAAGATGGATGGTCCGCCGCGATGGATTCGGCAACCTTGTCAAAGAATTCTCTGGAAGCCTTGGCCATGGATCACCTGCGAAAATACTTTCGTGGTTACGGAAGCTTAGTCACAGCCGCATTCACGATGAACGCCGACACTTCTACCACAGGGACATTTTTTCCGCTGCTCAGGGTAACCCAGACATCGAACACGTACTCGCTCGGATCCATATGCTTGGTATCGTCAGACGTTAGGTGGATGATCGCTTTGCCACCCGTCAACGGCGCCAAAACCTCGATGGCCAAGGCATTCGTCGAAGTCTTGCCGATGAGCAGGTCGGGGCTCTTGGTCTTGGTGCGAACCGAGAAGTGAATCGTGCAGCCAGTTAGATCGACGGGCTCCTCGACCAACACCCCATTGATGTCCTTGACCTCCTTGACAATATCAAGGTCGAGATCCTTCGACTCCCCCTGGTATAGATCGACGGAATTAGAACTCTTCGTAATGTTTGAGCTAGATCCAGATATCGCCATACCAACTCCTACTGCCCGACGATGGACTTCCTGACCACCTCGGACGTGGTCGTAATCGTCCCCCTGGTCACAACCTCATACTCGGAAGCGATTAAGCCGCCGTCGACATCGAGGTGATCTACCGGCCCCGTAATCTCAATATTGACGTACTCCACGCCCTCGATGGGGATGTTGTTCGGCTCGGGGGCCGTCGGAGCATACAGCTCAGATAGACGCAGCTTGTTGCCAAACGCCCTTCCTCGAAGAACGTTGAGAATGGCAGCCTCAACCTGAGAGCGAACCGTTGCCTCATTGTAGCCAGTAAGCACGCCGACGAGCACGCTAATGTCGGCCGCGACCAGGAGCAAGCCAACGCCTGTCACCTTGACGACCTGGGTCACTTCCTTGGCGTTGTCAAGATAGGCCTGAAGACTCTTCTGCAAGCCATTGGTTGGCACGACGTAGAACCCCTCGGAGTCGAGGGTCAGCACAGGAACTTCGATCAGGTTCGACTTGCACTCGTTGGACAAGAACGAGTCGACGTGGACCTCGACCTCGCCCGTGAGTGTCGTGATCGTATTTTCGACTGCCTCAACATCGTCTGATAAATCGTTCGTGCTGGTCGCAACGGCAGCGCTCTGCGTCTCTATTGAATCCACTCCAGTACGAATCAGAGCGCGCCTGGTCTCGGCGGAATCAGCCTGCGTATTGATTGCGTCGAGAGCCGTGGTCACGGATGTGACATTGGAAAGAACCGTGGAGGCCTGCACGCTGATCTCGCTATCCTTGGCGGAGGCCTGGGTTATGATATTCTGTAGTATAACTAGATCTGTGTTGGACAGCTGAGTCGCGCCAACGGCATAACCGAGAAGCGTCGAGTTAAGAAGCGCCAGATTGGTAGCAATGCCAGATGCGTTTGCCTGAGTGACGCCAGCTGCCGTTCGATTGGACTCGTTCGCCGTCCTGGCGTTAACCTCTTCGGTGGCGATCGTGGCGATGCTGGCCTGCAATGTCGTGTCGTTGGTCTGAGCATCAGCTACGGCCGCATCGACCACCACCAAATCCTCCAAAATATCCGCGACCGCAGCGTTAACCGTTGGCAGGTAGCTGTCCGACTGAGAATTGATCGTCGTCAGCCTCGACGCAAGATAGGCGTCGTCTGACGCGCCGCGCACGTTGATAGCCCTGGCTACGGCAATAGCGCCGAAGACCGGATCTACGAACGACTGCGCACGCGCCTCGTAGTCCTCCAGCGTGACGTTAACGCCACGGCTCTTGAAGACTACGGGCGCATTTGCCTTGATGCTGGAAAGAGATTCAGGGTCCGCCCCGCCGCTGGTTCCCTGTGGGTTATTGACGAACAGGTTGATTTGCTGAAAGCTAACCACGAGGGGTGCGACCGTATTGGTGATCGTGCCAGCCGTGGCAGCCCCGTTGACGCCGGTTGACGCAAAATACGTCACCCTTATCTCGGCTCCGCCATCCGGTATCTTGCCGGCAATACCATCACCAAACCGGACCGTCGGAGGGGCGTCGACGTACCCCATCTCGAATTGATTCGTATCACCGAACTGCAAGAACTCCTGCTCGGTCCATGTGTCGCCATCGACTTCGACAATCGTCCTTGACTGCCCCGCCGTCCCCTTGCCCACGATGAACTTGCCAGAAGGGACGCTATCGATATCGAACGTCTGATTTGCTTCAGCGTTCGAGAAATACGAAGACGTCAGCGTCTCGCCCTCTGCGGCCGTAAGCGTCTTGACGCTAAGATCTCCCGGCGAAAACGTCACGGACTCCTGGGCTTCGAAGATCAGCCCGTTGGGCCCCCTGAATTGAAACCCAACCGGGACGGTGATCGGAAACGCATACACCGAACTGAGGGAAACGTTCATGTCAACGCTGGACGCGCTGGCCGGTCCAGGCCGATACCCAAGTTGCCTCGCCAGCCGGGCCGCAGAAGCCCTTGTTCTGGACGTGACCATAAAATTGTCGGTGGCGCGTCGATCGAGATAAAATGACAGCGTATCGAGACCGAACGAAAAGATGTCGACAAGCATGATCCCGAGTGACGAGACCGCAAAGTCATTGTACACCGACGCAAACTTGACCTGAAGACGTGTAAGGATCTCGTCCTCATGCGTATCGAAGTCGTATCCTGCAAAACGTACTCGTGTCAGCGTGCTCGTTGCCATCAGACCCCTCCGGCCACGGTAGATGTCATAACCTCGCCGGTTGACAAAATCGTGTAAGAAATATCGATCAAAATCTGACCTGGCTCGATGTCGTTGTCAGACGAAATATTGACCCCATCAACACGGATGCGCTGCTCCCACCTGGAAAGCGCCTGTCGAACTTCTCGCTCTGCAATCGATCTGAATTCGTCACTGTTGTTCTCGAATACGTACGAGAAGGCGTTGCACCCAAAGTCCGGCCGCATGACCCGCTCTCCGCGCATCGTCGTGATGATCTGTATCACGGACGCCTTGATCGCATCGGTATCCGTGGCCGACTTAGGAAACGCCAAATCACCCTTCCGGAAGGGGAACGCGAAAGATCTGATTCTTGGGTCTGGCATAACTAGAACAATGGGCCTGGGGCGATAGGCGGAGGATTGGTGACGATCACTGTCCTCGTCATCAGATCAAGCGACTGCGCAAGGGAGAGCGCAGCCTGTGACGAATCTGATACCTTGGTTGCCATCATCTTCGCAACCGCCGCCTGGGGGACGACGGCCGTACAAACCCCTCCAGCGCCGGTCTGAACCGGCGGGACCAACCAGAAGGCGACGATGGCATTCCCAAGAGCCTGAGCCGCCTGAGGAGCTGGAAGACGGCCCTGCATGAGGCCGGTAAGCGCCGTCTCAAACAGGCGGCTCTCAGACCCCTTAAGGATTACCGGCGCTCCCGGAGGAGCCTGTGCAGCCATAGCATAGGCCTGATAGGCCTGCGCTATCCTGCTGGCAATCTGAGGAATGCTTTCGAGTTTCTGATCTAAAACGCGCTGAATCTGATTCTTCAGCTGTCCCATATTGAGCGCCATCAGGAACCCTCCGCCGGTTTGGAAAGCGCGGCCTTGACCGCCGCACTTATCTTCTCTCGCGTTGCCGGATCGTGTTTCTTTCCGAGATGGTTTTTGTTCCCAACGCCATACCTGTTCCCCATCATGGCGGCGCTAATTTTTTCTTATGTTCGACACTCAGTGTCTTACCAAGATGCGCCTGTCTAAGCTTCTCCTTGTGCTCTTCGGTCAACTTCCTACCAGAATTTGCAATGCGCAATTTTTCTCTGGTTTCATCACTGACCTTAATGTTTGCTGATTTGGCTCTGCGTTCTGAACTCCATTTCCTGCCGCGAACAGTAGCTGATCGTCTGGCTATGCTTTCGGCCGTCCATTTTTTCCCAACGTGGGCCGCCGACATCTTGGCTCGCCCTTCATCGCTAACAACAAGACCAGAACAACCTTCTCCTCCGTCGGTCGCGTTTGTTAGCTTCCATCCCGCGCCCCGACCGATAGCTATCCATTTTACTTCCGCTACCAACACCGAAGCTTCATCCAGGCATGTTTCAAGTATAACGATCTCATACGTTAGGTTCTCTGCTATCAGTTGTTTGATCCAGTGATTTTTATGGTTGACCTTGGATAAATTACTGGGACACAGATGTGCTTTAGCCCTACGTATGCCATGCACTGACTTGCCAATGTACCTGACCTCTTCAGTGCGTGGATCTTTCAATCCATATACAATATTTTTAGCCTCCGCCATCATGAACCCTCGACGTCGTCGCTGAGGCCTTTTGGAGGAAACGGCTGGATGGGAGGCGCCGTCGGCCCCCATGAGTGCCCGTGCGTATGACTCTCTAGCCACTTCTTGACAGTGCTGCCCTTCATCATGGGCTCGAATGACCCGCCCTCCTTGCCAACCTTGACCTTCTTGTCCGACGTCCACTCCACGATGGTTCCGTCCTTGTGCCGGATCAGCACCTTCTCCTTGCCACTTTCGTCAGACATAACAACTAGGTGTCCGCCTGGCGTTCTGAACCCACGTTTCTTGGGCGCCCCATCTGACTGCTGAGTGAACTCCGAGTGGATCTCATCCTCCGCATACCAGCCGCCCATGTATCCAATCGGTCGCTCTGGATCTCCGTTGTCAAAGAACACGAAAACGTAATCTTTTTCCTCTGGAGGCCAAAAAATACCGTGCTCCCTCCCGGCGCCATGCATCATCGGCAGAACCCATTTTGAGTTCCGCGCAGATAGCCTGGCACGTGGAACCTCGACGATGATCCTTCCAAGACCTTCGGGGTCCTTATTGTTGATTACCTTGGCGCGGTAGGGACCATAGTAACGGCGATAGTACTCAAGCCCGAATCGGACCAGGTAATCCATGAACTCGTCGAACTTGCTTGCGAAGAACGGCATCAGAAATCTCCATCATCGAAGGATGGAATCACACTTCGGGATCCAAGGGAGCGAGACTCAAGCGTCCCCTTGCTGGGAGTAGGCACGCTCGCCTTCGACTTATCTCGGATGTTCGTGAGGTTCTCAGGGAAGAACCCCATACATCCAAGAAACGAAGTCTCCCAGCCACCTACGCCAATCTTGTGATTGACCTCAATCACTCCATAGACGCCATTGAAGATTGGATCAAACCCTTCAGCAGTGACGGCCCCTGGAGCGAATGCAACCGGCTCGAATCCAGATACGTCAACCGACTCCCCGGGTATCAATCCAGGGATGCCAAGCGTCGTAAAAACGCCCTGGATGCCGGCATCCATGTTCATGTCCGTCCAGTGAGCTTCGATCTTTTTCTGGACTTCCGGATCGGCCGGATCTCCCGGACCAATCCCGACGGCTGCCGGGGAGCCGTCCGCCGTTTGATACTTCGACGGATCCATCCCGCGCTTTGCACGAGTAATACCTACGGTGGAGTCTTCTGCAGTATGGCTAACCCCTGCATCATCCTGCTTGTTCACATCAACATCGCGAGCTACCAGCTTGCCAATTCCAGGCTGTAGCCAGACGGCCGTTGTGGGGGACTGGAAGCTGAGAATTGGAAACATGTTCCTGGTCGGGTCAACGACCCCTCTCAAAAGGAACTGCTTTCTCCCCTGGTTCTCACCGTTAATAGCCTGCTCCATCCATTTGGTCTTACTGCAGATGAAGATCTCATCACCCTTAATGAACAGGTCATATCCAAAGTTAGTAACCGTCTCCTTGACGAACCACCAATCATTGCGAGGCCCCTTGATCACGACCCCCGGAACGGTTGCGACATCCGGAAACTTACTCTTGGTCTTTGGATTTGACTTGGTTTTGGTTTGGGTATTGGTAACCGTTGGAGCCTGTGGGACGTTAAAAAACGGGTCCTTCTTCTTGCGCTCTTCATCATCCCCATCAATGTACTTGTATAGGTTATCAATCTTAAGCCCCTCACCGGCGCCCTTTTGCGTGTATTTCTTGAGCGTCTTTCTCACGGCTTCGGCATACGAATCAGTAGACTCGAAGTCCTTCTCCGATCCTTCGTTGCCGACGATGTTTAACTGATACCCAACGCCCAGGGCGTGAAGCGTGATGACGATATCGCTCCCGATGCTCACGTCCGGCTTTTGGAGAAACCCGGAAAACGGAAGAGCATAATTAGACGTAGCGCCGCCGCCTGTGATGCTTCCCGTGGAGTACGACAGCAACACCTCAAGGCGTCCGGTGCCGAAGCGAATGATGTCAGACTGCAAAAATACGAGCCCCTCCTCGAATGGAGGCGTCAGCACGAGGCTGATCTCGGCGTTCTCGCCCAGCTTGTACTTAACATTGATCTCGGACACGAAGGCCAGCACGCCAAGATCAACGACGTTCGCAGATGTCTGAGGGGCGAGCCACAGGTCGATGACCTTGCGGGCATCTGCAGTCTTCTTCACTGCGTCGCCCTTGGCGAACTGGTAGATCCTGCCTTCGAGCTTGACGCCAAAGAAATCGATCGCCATCAGGCCCTCCGGGTCGCATTGCGGAGCATCTCGTTGACAACAAAATCCCTGGAGGGCACTCGAATCTGCATGTTCTCCTTCAGGTCCGTCGGGAGAATCTCCAGGTTGTTGGCCCACGCCAAGACCCACCACATCGCAGGGTCTTGGTAAAAGGCATCAGCCAAGAGATCGATCCGATCGCCAGCCCGGACAATATATTGGATATCGTCCGGCCTAGGGATGGAATCAGGCATCACCATGGTGTCCCAGAACTCCACACCGTCAACGACCAGCAGCCTCGCAAATGCGAGACGAGAAGCGCTTTTTACATTAATTGACATGGATCACTAATTCTTATGGCTTATTACTTATCGCTCAGAGTTCCACCTGACTTCGGCTTGGTCCGGGCAATAACATGAAGCTGCTCAACTGCCTCCTTGAGCTGCTTGTTCATCGCCTTAAGCTCCTTGGGGATATCCCCATCGGGGCCAGCCCATGTCGGCTTGTTGATCGTATTGAGAAGCGCTCCCTGCGCCGAGGTGGCAGGCAAGGCAGGCGACGCCATGTCCGACGTGTCGGGCGTCGCCGAGCCGGACTGCGCCTGCAACGTGGCGTTCGCCTCCAGCGCCTTCTGGTAAGACGTCGTGATTAGCGCATCAACGGCGCCGCCGTTCTTGAATGCATAACCAAGAGCAGACACCACGGACGCTGCCCACTGCGATATCTGGCTAGGAGATGCCAGCAGATCCATGACGTTGACCGACTGGGCCATCGAGGCCAGGTTGGACTGAATAGTACCGAACAGCGTAGTGAACGACCCCGTCGCCTTGGTCGCCTCGTCGATGACCTTGGTCCAGTACTTCTCGGTGTGGACCACAGCCTTGTCCGTGAAGGTCTTGATTAGGTCCTCCTGATCGACCCAGCCCTTCTTGGAGTCCGCGAAAAACTTATTTACATTCGCGTTCGTATTTTTGATCAGTGTCTGAGATGCCTTATCCATCGCCTCAAGGAAGCCTCCCAGCTCTCTCTTGACCTCTACGATTCTGCTCTTGAAAGCACCTGGCTTAATCGAAGCGAGCTGACTCGCCAATTCAACCGCTCTCTCTCCGCTCACTTTGAATTCGGACTGTGCAATGGCAGCATTGGCAGACTCCTTTGCTGCCCGGTCAGCGCTTATTTTTGAAGTCTGCTTGAAGACATCCTTGGCATTGGAAACCTGATCCCTGGCTGCTGCTCTATCTACCTGTGAAATCTTTGCCCCTTTTTCTTTTATGGCAACTATTTCAGCTCGCAGCCTTTTCTCATCCTCTAGGATCTTTTTATCCAGGGCGCCAGCCTTTTTCCGAATATTGTCCCTCTCTGCGTCGGTTTCTGCCTCCTGCCTTGCCTGTGCAATCTCCAATCGCTCCTCTGCCCAAGCCTTGCCTTCGCGATCAATTTTTTTTCTTAAAATATCTCTCGTTACCTTATCCATGCCGTAAGTCTCAGTCTTAAGCTGAGCTATTTTTTCCAGTCCAAATCTTGCCTCAGAAAGGACAAGATCAAGCTTTACGTCATGAGTACTTTGGTACTGATCGGCGATTGCTTTCTGCGCGGCAATCGCCCGATCCCTCTCCTGCTCGATCGCCTCAACAGCTTCCTTGGCCTTGCCTCGCTGCTCATCGGATGCCTTTGGATCTATCGCCAATTTCTTTCTTTTGGCTTCAAATTCATCCCACTGGTCATTGAGCTGACCAATAACCTTACCGGAATCCTTGTAGGCTTGGATTTGATCAAGCAGTTCAGTCCCGCCTAATTTCGGAAATGCTAAGGTGTTGGCCTTTTTTAAGTGACCATCTGTCTTTTCAATAAAACTTCCTATGTATCCGGAAACTTTCTTATTTGCCAATGAAGCCGCACGCCCTGCCACGTCCATCGCAGTAGACACAATGCCGCCTAATCCGTTTGAGGCGTCCTTTGTTTCTTGAATGGTAGATTTAGCATTGCTGGCAACCTCTTTTTGTATTTGAGCTGCTTTTTGCTTAACTTCATCGAGCTGTTTTTGAACAACGTCAACAATGCTTATGCTTGAAACTTCTTTTTTAGTTTCACCCCATAGGCCAGTTACCTTGCCCTTGATCCAACCCCAGGCAGAGCCAGCAGCGCCTTTGACGCCATCCCAGAGCCCACCAAAGAACCCCTTAACAGCTCCCCAGGCTGCCTTCACGGCCGCAATCGGAGACGTGATAATCGAAATAATCTTGTCCCAAACAGCCTTTGCGACATCCTTGATGCCATTCCACAGGCCGCTAAAGAATGCCTTGATCTTGTCTCCAAATTTATAAATCACCAACGCGAGCCCTGCGATTGCCAGCAAGATCGCGGTTATCGGGAAGAACGCGACCAACCATGCAGCGGCCACGACGGCTGCATTGGCAACGGCCGCCGCTGCCATTGCGAGCCACCCACCAACAACAGCTGCAGCGCCAACGGCTGCAGCAAGACCAGCCGCCACGTACCCGGCGATCATCACGGCAAATGAGGCAGCCGAAGCTACGGCAGAGGCAGCCGCCGCCACTCCCATGCCCAAATATTGACCAATTATCGCAGCCCCAGCAGCCAACATGGACACCAAATAACCAGCTAATGCTGCGCCCTTGGCCAGCCAGCTACCCACTACAGCCAGTTTCTCGGCCAATGCAGCAGCCTTCATGGCAATATATTGACCAACAATAGTAGTCCCAGCAGCTATGGCAGCTATGGCCTGCTTAGCCCATCTAACGACAGGGCCGATCAACAAGTCATTCTGGGCCATTTGAGCTAGTCTCAGGGCTGCATACTGAGTCATCTGGACAATTCGAGACGCCACAGCAGCGGCACTCGTCCTCGCCCAGATGGCCACGGAGGCTACACCATGAGCCAGGGCGGCGGCCTTGAGAGCGAGATACTGACCAACCTGCGTCGCTCCGCTGGCCACAGCTGTGGCTGCGGAAGATAACCAGCCCTTGACTGTAAAGGCTGCACTTTTAACCGCTGAGGCGCCTGCAAGTGCATGGGCCTTCATCGTGGCCATCGATGCCTTCACCTCGATATACGATGCCTTAACCCATGCCGCAGCTGTAGTCATCGCAGAATAAACCGCCTTGGCTGCAACGACTCCGAAGTGAAATGCCAACGCAACCAGAATCGGGATGGCGACCGCCTTGAGTACAGTAAAGAACGCTCCGATTTCGCCAGCCCATTTCGGGAATGCATTCTTCAGGGCATCCTCGATGCCACTGAGAATTCCGACCCCGAGCTTCACGAAGGCAACGACCAGTTCTGGGATCCTCTTGATGACCGTGACGATAATATCGGCAGACAACGCGACCAGGCCCGTCATCACCTGTCCGAGCTTGTTCCCGATCTTGCCCCAGTCTAGCCCCATAAAAAAATCCAGAAACTTGCCGAGAAGGTCGACGGCCGCGAACGCCATCGTAAAGGCGAAATTAACGACTTTACCAAGAGCATCGCCGAGGAAGTCTCCGACCTTCCCCCAGTCGATCATGTTAAATACCTTAGAGATACCGTTGAACGCCCACGTCAGCCCATCCCTAATTGATTGACCAACCTTGCCCCAGTCGATTGACTGAATAACGTCGAACACCGCCGAGAACACCTTGGAGAAGACTTCCTTTACCTTCTGGAAGAAGACAGGAGCCTGCTTAGAGATGTTATCGATGAACGGCTTGATGAAGCTGTCCTTGCCCCTGCCAAGGTCGGCCAACACGCCGATCGCAGCGGCAACGGCGCCAATGGGGCTCAGCAGCGCTCCAAACGCCGTCCTGAGCATCGGCAAGTACTGCAGCATCGGCTGAATCAGGCCAATGGCCTCGCTCAGCGCAAAGCCAAAGCTGCTGCGTGAGGCAAGGAACCCGCCGAAGCCACGGTTCTTGATCTCGATCATCGAGGTCGTCAGCTTGCCAAGCGCGCCACCCTTGTCGGCAAGATGATTAACTGTCTTGAGAAAGTCCTTCGACTGCTTGTTGTATGCGGCCAGATACGTGCCGTCGCTCATGACCCTATGGACTTTTTTCAGCTGAGTCTGAATGTTGTCTTGGGCCAGGGCGAATCTGTCAGCGTAGGTCCTACCGTCCTGATACTTCTTGGACAGATTCTTGATCGCGACGCCCTGGGCGTCCATTGGATCTTGCGCCTTCTCAAGAATCGGGGCCATTTTAGCGAACCCGCCCTTTTCCATCATCTTCAGAGAAGCAGGGCCGAAGGTCTTTTCAAATCCAAGCCTGTACCGATCCAACGAATTTGCCTTGGGCGGCTTCATGGTCGCAATCGTCTCGACCACCTTGCCCATCTTCAGCATGAACTCATCAGGACTCTTGGCTAGTAGCTTGAACGCCTCATCATGATTTCCAAGCTGCTCGGTCATGAACTTGGACGCCTCTGGGAAGTCGTCCGCAAGACCGGAATACATCGCCGCAAGGCCCGTATTGTTTCCAACCAGCGTCTCGGTCAAGCCCTGCGAAGCCTTCATCGCTTCATCGCCGGTCAGGCCCACCGCCGTGAAGGCCGCCGCCACCGCCGTGGTTCCCTTGAGGAACTGGCCCATCGACACGCCGTTCTCGTCCCACGTGTCAGGCAATTTGGTCATGTTGGCATCGAGAATATCGATGGTGCCTGCCATGCCGGCCAGAGCTTCGCGACCGATGTTGTTCGCCTTGCCCATCGCGAAGATCTCGCCGGTCATCCTCTTGAACAGGGCCGGATCCTTCGCCATCTTGAGCTTCATCTTGCCCATGGACGCAGCGAACTTTGCAGAATCGGTCCCGGTTACCTCCATGACTCGCTGAAACTCTTCAAGTCCAGAAAATCCCATCTCACTGAATTCAACGCCTGCCTGATGAGCTGCCACGAATGACTTCGTCAGCGCCTCCGAGCCAAGATTCAACTTGACCGAGAGACCGGCAATCTGGCTCTGCGCTCGCTTGTATTCCGCGCTGGTCAAGTTCAAGCCAGATAGCTGAGCGCTTGTCACCTTCGATGAGGCAACGCCCATAGCTTCCAGGCTGGTCGTGGTCAGCTTGACGTCGCCAGCGAGCTGGTTCACGTGACCGGCCGCTGCGCCGAAGTCGGGCGTCTTGAAGACCATCTTGGCCGAGTCGAGCCCGATCCCAACGATCGACTTGGAGATGTCCGCGAGGCCGCTCGACGTCTGCTTGAGGGCAGTGCTCAGACCCTTGTCTTGCGCGCCAAGCGAAAAACCAAGGCCGAGGAAGTTTAAAGAAATAAGTCACCGAAACCATTAGAGATACCGAATTTTCGCTCGCAACGAATATCCGGGGAGCTGTCATTGTAGACCCAGCTCCTGAGCAGGCTCGTTGCTTTTGTTCGCAACTCTATTCGATGACCAATGAAGATCTTTCCGCACAACTCAACTTGATGCGTACAGAACCGAGAAGTGTCTGCTGTCTTTTCGTCTACGATCTTCTTCAGAATCGAGATAAACGCCAAACTGGAACAGGCATAGTCAGATCGAACACTGTTACCGCGCCTGTTCCAGGCGCCATCCGAATCCCACAAGCCACGCACAAAATGTGACAACAGCTCCTTGGGAATGGACGGGAAAATCATCGTCCGCGCTTTGCTACCGCCCTTCAGCCCATGCTCCCCAAGCTTCTTAACCATTACGCGAGACGACCACTGGAGAATCCAACAGTTCAGCAATTTACCATTGCTTTTTACAGGCCTGGATTCCTTGGCCTGGCGTGCTTCTTTGTCCAGGCCCAACAGTGCCTGTACTTGCGCACAAACACCTTTAGCTCCAGCAAGAGTGACTTGATACTGGCCGATCTTGGAGTTGTTAGCGACGTGCCCATCGCCGTAAATCAACCCAAGGACCCATGCGCTTTCTGGCGTCAGTACATCAAAAAAGGCCTCGTTCAGCGAACGCTGACGAATCTTTCCGTGCCTGACCGCCAGCCTCATAGCATCGACTCGCTTGCGCAGCACTCCAGCGGCCTTCAGATGCGTCCTCACCAGCCTGCCATCGCGTCCCAGCTGCTTCCCGATGTCATTGGACGACTTCCCATCCTCATAGAGGCAGATCATCTCCTGGACTTCGGCGGGAGTAACAGCCCTCGACTTGCTTGCTGAGGCCTCTTTCTGGTTCTTCCTAGGGATGCCAAGCTTCACGAACCAGTCGTACATCGTGTCCGGATGCTTGCCATGCTGACGCGCGATTTCGGCAATCGTATGGCCATCCTGCCAGTACGATCGCCGAAGATCTTCGGTCAGGTTACTTGCAGCCATCATCATCGCCATACTCTACAAAAATATCAGACTTTGCACCACCGCCCACATAAGCCAACGGGGCGTCGAGATGTCCTCGGCGCCCCGTTTAGCCGCGCAAGTGCTTGCGCGGCTATCTTCTTCTGTTGGCTCTCTCTTCTCTACGCTGTCTCTCTTTTTCCAGATCTGACTTCTTGAGAATCATCCTAACCCTCAGGGATGAGGGCATCCGCATGATCGACTCGTAGGAGAGCCCCCGCCAGCATTCCATCAGAAAGAATATTTCTTCTTCCAGTTGATCAATGTTGCCGAGGGGTTGAAAAAACCCTGCTGAGAGATATCCAACTCCGTATCGTAGGCGGTACCGCAGCTGGGGCAGTCCACCTGAATCTCGGTATCCACCCCGCCCTCGTTACCCTCCCATGCGCCGCGCAGGAAGTTTCGATCGGCCAGGGGCAGGTCCTTCAGGTCCTTGATCGTCACCGGCTTGTCGTCGAACGACTCAATGCGAGCAAAGATAGCCGTCGAGATGACATCCTGCCCCTTGGCAGCCGCCTTCGAGATGGCCTCTTCGCCGCGCCCCGTGAGCACCTTCATGCGGACCTTGTGCTTCGACTTCGGCAGCACGAGATCGTAGGTCCGCAGCGCGGGGTTCAGCATCTTCTTGGTCTCAAGATCCTTGAGGTCAATGATGAACCGCGCCTCCTCCTTGCACGAAGGACACGTCGTCTGAAACGGCATCTCGTCACCCAGAGAAGCGCGACGAATCGCCATCAGCAAGAAGATACGGTCGCCCTGTGTTAGATCGGGAATGATAAAGCTCAGCTGCTGCCCCGAGAACGGGCCAATCGACTCCGTACAACGGGTCAAGATCCTGTTGATCTTCTTGGTCGTCGGCATGTTGCGCGCAGCCAGCGTCTCTTCATCCTCGCCGGTCATTTCCCTGACCGTGATCAACGTGTGAACGTTGCCCTCTGCGTCTACGTGGCCACACGGTAGCTCGAACGCATCGACTGATGACTTCGGAATTTCAATCTGCGGATCCATTTTCATCCCCTAGTGGTTGTCTGCTGGCTCATAGCCATCGACTGCAACTAACAGCAGCCCCTTAAGGGCATCCGTATAACTCAGTCCTTTGTGTCTGCACATTTGCTTAAACAAAGTATATTGGACCCCATTCGTCCAGCCGTTTATCTTCACGTCGGACCCGGCGTCCTGCCAGCTCTGAAGGTCTTCGTACAGCTCTGGCTGCGTGATGTACGACGAGATCATCGACCTCATCAGCGCCGACACACTGCCGAACTTCGACCCATTATGGACGTACTGATTGACGACCTTATGGAGGCCGCTGCTGATCAGGAAGTTGATTGGCGTCTTGTTGTCGATGCGCTGAGGGAGGACCCGGCTGCTCTCTGCAGCGATCCTGCACTCTCGGCATACCGTGACGCCGTTGCCAACCCGGAGATTGCCACCAACCTCGACAGGGATAACAAAGCAGGCGGCCACCTTGTCTTCGCCACCGCAGTTCACGCACTGACTGGAGTCCCTGGCAAGCACTGTGGCCTTCCAGGCCAGAAGGCTTGCTGTCTCAGGGGATGAGCTTGGCTTTCGATCGTCCACTTAGGTGCCTCAAGCCAGATCTAGATCTGGCGACGCACCATTCATACCTCTACAAAGCTACGCCCGTCAACCCCAGCTATGATTATCTTGAGATTGAATCCTTCCGGCGGATCAAATCGGCCGGGTCGTCGATCCCGAGAATTTCCAAGTAGTCGGGATCAATGACATAAGAGTCTTCTTCCGGATGGAACCCAGAGCTAAGTTCAACCGGCTGAACCTGATAGCTTGGCTCAGCAGCCTGTCGCTCGTCTCGCCCGGTCAGCATGGCAGCGATGTCCGCCGTGCTCCACTCATCACTCTCAGGAGTCTTGGGAGTCATCTTTTCCTCCACGAATTCCGACCATGAATTTAGCAACTTTGATGGCGGACTGAGCGTCGATCTTAGCAACCGTCCGACGCTGGACCCCACGTCGCTCTGAGATCACCACCAGCACGGTCATGTCCTCCAAGCGAATGATATCCAGGCTCTCGTTGTCACTGAGAGGAATTTGAAGCATCTCATCGTTGTTCCTGGACATGGTCGCTCCTACGCAGCCTTGCGATTGTACACGAGATCGCTGCGGCGCCTGCGCTCAACCCCATGCCTCTTCAGACAAAGACGAACGACGTCTTCAGATACCCCAAACCGTTCCCCAATGACCCGAGCGGCCAGGCCGTCGGCGTAGAGTGAGATGGCCTGTTTCTGCTGTTCTGGCAGAAGCTTCTGCGGGCCATGATCTCGCCCTCTTCGTTGAATGCCACGGTCGTCCAGGAGCTTCCTGACGACAGGATCAGTCACTCCACAGAACTTGGCCACATCCTTGGCCGTCTTCCCAGCAAGATACATCTGAACCGCAACGTCCTTGTCCTGCTCGCGGATCGAGTAATTGACCCGCCAAGCCTCACGGCCATCAGACTTAGCCACCGGCCTGGTGCTTTTGCTGTACTCGCCACGCACATGCGTGCGGTGGCGATGACAAAGAGCGCAAACGAGGTCGCACTTGGCTATCTCAGCCAAGACCTTGTCCTTGTTCATGGACCCCAGAAGGAAAGCGATGCTGCCAACCTTCTCAGTGCCGGGACGATGGTCGAAGTCCATCTGCCACGGATGGAACGTCTTACTGCAATCGAGACAGGGGGCCGCCTTGAGGATCTCGATAGTCTTCTTGATCTCAAACCTCTTCTGGCTTCGCTTCGCCTGCTTCTCGGTAGCCGGAGCGGGATGAGACTTGCGGTTATGCGTCCTGGTCCGATGGCAAAGAACGCAGACTACGTCGCACTTCTCGATCTCCTTCAGCACATCCAAGCGCTTCCTGCCAACCATTTTAGAAATCGAAAAACGCTTCTCGCCTCGAACGTGATCAAAATCCATGCAGTAGTGCTCATGGGAGCCACCGCAATCAGCGCATGACCCGTTTTCCTTAGTGTCCTGAATCAATTTCCGATGGCTAATCGAACACGGGTACAACCGCTGCTTGCTTGTGTAAGCACCCGACATTGTTAAGGTTTTTGTCCTAAAGAAAATTCCTCAATATACTCCGGCTGTACCTCAAGCTCCTGGAGCGAGATGTTCGGCGAACTCGCGTCAAAATCAGACGCACTCTTGTAGCGAACCGGAAGGCAGTTGTGCAGCATCCAGGCGCGAGCTGGCAGCCTCATGGCAAATGCAAATGGGCCAACACCAGCTAACGCTGCTCCTGCTCCGAATGCCGCTCCACCGAAAACTGCCTTATTGGAGGCACCGGCCGCTATTCCTGCAAGGGCGCCAAGTGCAACCGATCCAGTGATTCTAAGCCCTGATGAGCCTTCATCAGTAGGGGCTAACGCGGCAAGATTGAGGCTTGAGAACTGAACAATCAACAGATTCCGACGAGGACTAGGAGGTGTGCCACCTAGAAAGTTGGATATTTCAGATCCAATCTTACCGAGCGTCCCGCCGTCTTCGAAATCCTTGTTCCCGTGCAACGTGAACATGATCCAGTCGTAGAAGTCGACATCGAACATCGAGGCCGCTCGTTCAAATACGACCGGAGAAACCGACCCACCTTTAACGACCGACCGGTTATAGACGAACGTCCCATCCTTGAACGTCTCAAGCTCAGCGCTAATCTCAGGCGCTGAGATCTTGGAAAACCCAAAGAGAGGGTTAAAAACAGGAACACCTGCGCTGGACGCATCGAACGCCCAAAACAGGTGGCTCTGTAGAAAGTCGGCAAGTCTAGTCCTCGACACGAGGCTAACTTACCAAGTTATCGAGAGAATTGCTAATTCTGTTTGACTTCGAAGTACTCGATAGCCAAATCCAGTTCCTGGATCGAAACTTCGCTGCCGGTAGCGTCCAGATCTGACGACACCTTATGCCTGATCGGGAAGGCCTGATGGCACTTGTACTCGATGGATCCAATTTCATTGGTCGGCATCTCCGCGCTCGGCGGAGAAGTCGTCTGCGGCTTTGAGTCACGATGGTAATGAAAGATCCGCAAGTCGGCGCGATACTCCTCGTTGCCTTCAATGACCGACTTCATCCACTGCCAGAACGTGCCATCGTTTTTGGCAACTCCACGCGACAGCGCAATATCGCTAATGGACGGAAGTCCGCTGTACTTCCTCGTATAAATATAATGACCTTCGCGATACTCAACCGCCGGCTGAGTTGCCTCGGGAACTGAGCATGCATTGAATCCAGCGCTTACTTCACTGTTGCCAGGTATAAGCTTCGCGTCGGAAAACGGACCGAATCCAGTGACGATGACATGAAACCGGAAGTTGTGAAGATAGTCGCTTACTTTTGCTCTGCTGGCCATGATCGCCTCTTATTCGGTTACGGATCTACTATATCACGCTGAAGATATAGATGCCGGTTAGTAAGTGGCTTTCCAGTTAACCGCAACCGTAGAGGCGGCCTCTGACACCGTCACGTCAAGAGCAATGGTGAATCCAGCATTCGTGATGGACTGGGCGTACACCGTGCTGCGAGACAAAAGCCCAAGGCTCTTGTTAACGGTGAGATTCACGACGGGCACAACGCTAACCGGGAAGGGCTTAGCGAACACAACAGGCAGCAGCACCTCAGCGGCGGCGGCAACGCTCATAGGCGTGCTGACGCCGTGCTGCTCCAGGGCCAGGCTGAGGATATCTTCGTTGTTGGCCGACTGAGTCGCGACAACGCTGATGGTCCCTGCATCCAGCAGCGCCTTGGTCTCGTTCATCGAGTCCAGCTCTGCGACGGAGCGCGAGATCGTAACAGCCTCCGTAGCCGACCCGGCCGCGCCAAGCTTGGTGTACATCTCGCTGATGTTGACCGGGCTGGCCGTAAGATTCGTAATAACGACTGATACCGACATGTTCCTGCCTCCGAGTTACCTGATTTTGATGATTGATGGGACGCGAACTACGCCGTCAGGGTTTTTTGGCTGAACCTGAACCTAATAAATTCACCAGGGCGATTAGGAGCGATTCCGATATCCACAACCACCTGTCCGGCGTTCGCAACCTCCGGAGGATTGTTCGTCTCGTCGCAGACGACAAAGAACGCCTGCGTAGGGTTGTTTCCAGCAAAGTGGCCGGTCGAGTAGAGACCAAGCAGGAACCCGTCGCAGGCGTTCTTGATCTGGCCATACAGGTTTGCCGTGATCGACTCGAAGACAAACCCGAACGTCGAGTTGAAGATTGACTTCTCCACGAACTGGAACAGGCGAACCGCGTTGACGTACCGGAGCACGTCGTTGGTCGGCGACAGCGTCCGAACACCCCAGACCGCAAGACCGGTCTGCGTAGTGTTGATGAACGGGTTAATCCGCAGCGGGTAGACCAGGTCGCGGTCGCCCTTGTCCGGATTCGTCTCAAGGCCCGTCAGGAAGCGCATGGCACCATCGATCGTACCGCCTGGAGCCTTGCCAACGTTTCTGGTCTGATCGGTCCGAGCGTAGACGCCCGCCACCCAGCCGAGACCAGGAATTGTTAGAGTCTTCAGCGAGTTGAGTGGATCGGTAACCTTGATCCACGGCCAGTACATCGCCGCGAACTTAGACTTCCGGTTGAAGGTGACCGAGCGATAGTCCGCAGCCGCCTGAGAGTCGAAGTTTCGCGGAGTGGTCAGGATGACGAAGACGTCCATCCGGCTCTCCGCATAGTCAAGCTGGTCGCCAGCGACCGTCGCGTCGCCTGCGAAATCCGGGATGACCAGCTGCATAACCTCGTCAATGCGGCTGAGCGCGTACATGCCACGCTTGGACGCCGTCAGAACCGGGCTCGTGAACTGGCCACGGTCGAAGGTGACACCGGTCAGCGTGCCGTCCGAGCCACCCGTGAACACGTAGTCCACAAAGCTCGTCGCCGGCATCGAAATATACAGCGCATCAATCGTCGCGGCATTGGCCGGGCAGTTCGGCGTCGTCAAAAAGTTCAGCGTGAACGCACCCGTGGTGTAGTTCACGCTGTTGGTCTTGGTGGTATCCAAGCCGGTGCCGGTGATGTTGCCATTCACGTCCGCAACGAGAGTACGAAGGCCGGTAGCCACCGGGGTATAGGTGATCACGGTCGACGTCTTGACGATCGGAAAGTTCGCCAGCACGCCCGTAAACAGCGTCTGGGTGCCGTTGCCGGTCCCCATCACCTGGTTACGGTCGATCCCCTTGAACGTCGCCGGAACATCGAGGGTTCCCGAGTCCGTGACGTCGATGAAATCGGAGTTGTCGTTGAGAACGTCGGCAAAATACAGCGCGTCGTCAACGTCGTTGAACACGACCTCTTCGTAGGTCTCCTTGACCTCGTACTCGCCGGTGATCGTGTTCTGCAGGAGAACCGTCACATTGAACTTCGAGTACTCACCAGCCCCAACGGTTGCCTGCGTGCCATAGGTGAAGAAGCTGGCATTACCCGACACCCTCATCTTCAGCCGACCAGCCCAGGCACCCTGATCGGAAGCATCAAGCTCCCACTGGCAGTGCTTGTAATCGACGGCGGTAATATTGCCGAGGTACGGCTGATCTGTACCGGCTGCGCTCCACGAAACCGAGACGGCCCCAGTTACGTAGTCGATTGTTCCAGCAACGACGGTTCCGGTGCCCGTAGTAAGAGCGAACAGACCGGCACCGTTGTCCGTAACAGTCTGGAGGGCGCCGCCAGCGTCGTAATCGACGGTGATCGAGTTGGCCACCGGACCGTTGTCGGTACCAATGATCCTGGCAGCGAACGTGATGCTCAGCGCACCGGTCAGCAGATTGATCGATGCAGCCGAGATGCGGGCCGCATTACCGCCAACGACAGTAGTCGGACTGGTCAGCGTGGTCGTCTTGGCTGCAGCAGCGGTGCCGCCAAGCAGGGTCGCGGCACCCCAGGTTCCAAGCGTAACGGTGCTCGTGGAGACAATTGCGTTGCCCGCAAGGCCGCCAACCAGCGCATACGCGACCATCGTGGCGCCGATCGGCGTAGAGGCCGAGGCCGTCGGATGCGCCGTGGTAGCCGCCGCGTAGGACACACCGGCGCCTGCACCCAGGGTGATAGCAGCGAACAGGTTGCTGATCGAGGCCGCAGCCGACACACCGATGAGGACGTTTCCGTCAACATTCGTCAGGACCGTCTGGAACGTGTAGGTCTTCGCGCCGATCGTAACCGTCTCAGTATTGAGCGGAATACCACCGAAGGTCAGCGTACCAATCGCCTGGATCGCCTCCATCCAGTTCAGCGTTAGCGGCGCGCTGATTAGCGGCGTATTCAGCAGTGTTGCCAGCGAGGGGCCAACAGCGGCTTCGCTTTCGGCCGGAGCAAACACCGGGTTCTCGGCGACGATGGTGCCTGCTGGGTTATTACGCCAGCTGACCACAGCCGATAGCTTCTGGACCGGAATGTTGGCCAGCGTGGCCGTAGAGGTAGTAGCTCCACCAGTGCCGACCGGAGCCAGGGGAGAGGCCAGGATCTGATCGGTCACGCACGACTCACCGGTCGCCGAATCGGTCGGGACGACACGAACCACGTAGGCACGCGAGCCGCCGTTGGCAAAGAACGCCTGCACCGTAATGGGCACGCGCGAGGCGTTGGTGTACTCGCCGAACTTCCGCTGGAAGTCGTCGATGCTCGTAACGACAATAGCCGTATCGACGGGGCCTCTTTCCAACCATCCGACCGTAGACATGGTCGACGTGCCGATGGAGTCCACCTGCTGGCCGCCGGTGTTGACTTCCTCGATAAAGATTCCTGGCGATAGATATTCGGCCATCTTTGTTCTCCCTTACCTTTATCCGAAGTCAGACTGCGAACGATGCTTACGTTCTCTTGCGAGAGCTTCCACTTCGTTTTTCGGTCTTTTTGCTGGTGTCGTTGCTCTGCGAAATCACTTCCGGACCACCGGAAGGTGCTTTTTCTAGATCATCGTCCTGCTTTTTAACGGCTTTCGATTCTTTTTTACCGTCAAGAGCACTTGATGAGTCGACCGCGACCCTACCATCCGACTGATGATGACTGCTGGAAGTATCTAACTTCTCAGGATGAACTTGCCCAATCACGACATCCGGAGCAGGCGCCTGGGGCAGCGTGATAGGCGCAACGACGACTGGATCTCCGCCCTGGTTGGCCAGCTTCCCAACTTGGATCAGACGCCATACAGCCGCGCTCATGTTGGAGAGCGCCACGAAGACCTTCTTGCGCGGAAGGAACCCGTACGCAGTGCCATCAGCAAGCTCTACTGGATGCACATCTCTGGTCGCATTATAAAGCCACGGCATCTTTGCATACCCTTCAAATTACTACGGAACACTGTATCCAATGATCGGAAGGCTAGTCATCGCCCGGTGAACCACTGGATCGTTCAGGTCAAGCTCAGCCTCGACTCGGATCGAGAGATTAAAGTTTGTTTCCCGGCCAGCCACATCCGGTTTCGTATCCAGCGCCGAAGGACTCTCCATGAAGGCCGTATAGCTTCGCAGATCGCCCAAGCTATCCCTTACATAGACGGTCGAATACGGAGGGAACCGCTTCATGGCAAAGCGAAGCATCTGCATCGCCTCCACCTTGAGATTGTTGCGATACTTTGCACGAATCTGAATCGTGTAGAGAATGTCGAACGGGACTGCCTGAGCCTTGTCCTCGTAGGCATCAAACCCAGTAGCCATCACATCGCCAGTCCTCGGGTTGGTGAGGGTGACGGCGTGGGCGCCCGCAGCTGGAACGTTGTACTGCTGCGCGCCTAGGTGCCATCGGCTCATGGCCGGAGTGATGTCATCCCTGCGAATAACGAACGATGGGAGGATCTTCGGGTCAATGGCCTCGTCGGGGAACGCAAAATAAACCGGAATACCCTCGAAATTGACCCCACCAGATGGCGGAGGAGCAGAGACTCCCGGAACGTTGATAACGTACATATCTCCTACCGCATTAACGGCGGCGCCAAGCGACGTCAGCATCCCTCGGTCAAAATCAGTTAGCCAGACATCTCCGTTTCGCTCGTTGTAGCGAGACAGCAGCTTCCCATCGAGTCCGTCTTGGGTGTTTTGAGCCATTAGAAACCGAGCCTCCTCTGGAACCCAATGAACTTACCAGCCTCGCCGGATGAGATCCGATCTATCCGCTTGGGCCAGTTCTTGTACTTCTTTGAATTTGGCTCAGACATCGCATCGGCAATCTCGGAAAACCTGTCCGGCAATCCAGCGATGGACTTGCTGATTGATCTAAAAACCTTGCGAAAAACGGGCTTTGACCTTACCCCGCTGCCGCCGAACTCAAGGCTCAGCGCCTGCATTGCCAAGTCCGGAATCGCCTTAGCATTCCGCTTCAGCCGCCCAGGGGATCCAGGCTTGTACGGCTTTATATTTCGTCCAAATTCCTTGAACTGACGCAGCAGCTTAGGAATCTTCTTCTTCTGTTCCTTGGCAAGCTTGTCGGTTTCACTCTTGGTAACTTTACGTTGCGTAACGACCGCTTCGCTGTTTTCCGGCCAGAAAGGAATCGTGTCTGCAGTCCACGGCCCCTCCGTCTCTAAAAGAAGGACATCGCCAGCTGGCGCGGTCATGCCACGCTTGGCGTGAATGGTAATGATCGTCTTGCTCACATCGAGCTTATTGATCTTTCGACCCTTGGTCGGGATATGAATCGCAAAGGCCGATTCCTTGCCCTTTTTGGGGCCACCGACCTCGACCAACCTCAGCGAATTCCTTAGCTCTTTGTAGTCATTTCTTGATGGGATCTCGCGCAAGAGAGCCTCGAAGGCTTCCTTGGCAATCGCATAAGAAATCATCCGAGGAAGCGCCTCGCCGCGCTCCTTCAGCTCATCGATCGCCAACCGCCAATTGTTCCTGGTGGCAGGCGACTGCTGGATGTCGATGAACCGATCGAACTTACCCACTGGAGGACCCCCTGAATTTAATCAGTGGGGTGCGCTTCTCGGGTGCGTCATCTTCGGAAATCCGTTTCTCGCCATCTTTCGAAATGACAACAACATTGGGAGCACGCTTGCCCTCCGGCTTCAACGTCTTGACCAACTCCATGTGCCCAGCGCAAACGCCAATCACACGAACATTGCCATCTACCCTGACCGCGTGCGTCGCCCTGTTTCCGCAGACGAAGCAAAAGCTATCGAACTGCGTCATGGGCCCACGATATTCGTGAAACACATCGCCAGCTATCGGCGATCCACAGCCGTCAACGGCCAAGCACAGATCGTCAGGAACATTCCTGTCCCTGGCCTCCCAGTACTTTTCACAAGTGGCGCAAACGATCGAGAGCCCGCCAGACACAGCGGCAGCTATCTTGACTGCATCCATCGGCATTAGCTGTGCTCTCTTATATACAACAAAGCCCGATGAATAGAATTTGAATCATCCATGAACATGCCAAGCCCTAGATTGCACTTGTCACACAGAAGTCCACGAATTAAGCCGACTTTGTGATCGCTGATTTTCTTACGATTTATTTCCTGATACGCCTTGTTGTGCGCTTTTTGTTTTTCAGGATCTGCGTAGGGCATCAGCTGTATCTGATCTTCTGTGTATGAAGGGATGTATACAGATTCAGAAACATGCCCTCGGGCGGGACTCCGGCAGCAGCAGCCTGCTTACGCATGCCATCCAGGGCGGTCATGACGTCAGCCAGCTTAGACTTGCGCTCCTTTTCCCGATCATCCGGGTCAGAGAACATTCTGGTCGTGCAATCGCCATCCGTTGGCTTCATCGTCCCGGCCGGATGAGGCGTCATGAACGACTTGGCCATCCGAGGACCCTCTTTGGGGTCTCCTGCCGGTCCGTAGACCGTCTTCCCAAGCTCCGGGTATGCCTCGGACACGTAAGACGAGACTCTCTCGTCGGCGCCCTGAAGCGTCCTGGCAGCCCAATACACCAGTCGCGGAATGACGCCCTCATCCACGGATAGGTTGGCCAGCGCAACAAAGGAACCGACGTTCATCCATCTCGGCTTGCTGCCACTCTCCACGAGGCCGCTCCACTCGGCCCTGAATGCGCTGGTGCTCTCCTTGAAGGACTGGATAAGCCCCAGGAACCTCTCCGGTTCGAGCATCATGAATCCGGCGATCCCGGCGACGCCGTTCCAGTCCATCTCGCCAATGGCCTCAAGTGCAGCCATATCGACGATGGTCGTGGCATCGAGTTCATTGACGACGTCGGCTGGAGTTAGCTCAGGGTCTTCCGGATCTTCTTCCGGCTGAACCCCCATGAAAGCGGCCTCCACCTCATTCAGAAGTGAACCGCTCCTGAGCACCGACTCGCTGGCGCCAACCCCAGAATTGGCGACCCGCTGCTTCGCAGGCGGATCATCGGGTCCCTTGATGGGGGCAGGCTCACCTGCGTTAGCCTTGGACGCCTGATGGCCTGGCGTGGAATCTTTGATCCTTTGCTGAGCTTCCTTGTATCTGTTCGAGATAAATTTCCCGACGTGACTAAGGGCTCGACTGATCAGTCCAGGCTTGCGCTCTCCGGCGGAGGCTTCCCTGGCCTTAGCCTGCCTTTGCTTCTCGGCATAGCCCTCGGACCCAGGCTCCGGATCTTTGGTTGATCCATGGGCGTGGATATTGGCAACCTTCGCATCAACATCCTTGTTGAAACGGTTGTATCCCTTCTTGAAGCCAAAAGCTCCTGCGCCAGCGATGTCCATGGCATGATGAGCGACGTGCGCGGCAGTCGTAACGAGACCGCCACCAACCTTCTTCATCAGCTCAACGGCCTTGCCGCCGGCCCGCTTCATGCGGCTAGGACTCTCGGCGGCCGTGCGGCTAGGACTCTCGGCGGCCTTTTCGCTGTCTCCGCGTGATTTCCTAAGCGCCGCGATCTTCTGATGTGGCGTCAGCTTGTCCGGCGCTGTCTTATCTTGCCAGCGGTCTGCCATCCGCCTCCGCACATTTGCTGTCGGTGCATCTGCCGCCGCCTTCGCCCTTTTCTGGGCGCCGCGAAGGTCCTTGCCAAGCTCCTTATCGGCCCTACCGGCCTTCTGCTTGGCCTGCTGATCGCCCTTGGCCCAATCAGCCTTAACCTTCGCCCCAAACGCCTTATGCTCCGGACTTGGAGCAGCCTTCACCTTAAAGGCATCATGCTTCTCAGGCGTAATGCCATGCATCGTGGCTATCGCCTTATTGCGAATGGCCTCAGCATTGTCCTCAACCATCTCCGCATCGAACAATGCCTGGATGTGCTCAGGCATGAACTGAACGCGATGAGGCCAGCACAATCCCTCAACAATGTACTCGGCAGCCCCATCTGGACCACTGACGGCAATCGACTCGATGTAATCGAAAACCTCGGGCCCGACCCATTCATAGAAATTCGCTACGTCGCGGAGGTCCCGTGGGGACATCGCAGCCAGATGACCGAGAACCAGATCGTAGTTCTCGTCGGTCGACTTCATGAACTCGCTCTGGATAGCGAGCGCGAAGACATCCGCCTCCGTTAGCTGCTTGGGCTCGTCGTCGACAGCGAACGGCATCGGGAAGCTCTCGCTGACCACGCCGGTCAGCTCCTCGATGAGCGCCCCGGACCGAGCATAGAGCGTCGACTCGTCGAACGTCGGCGTGATCCCGTAGACGTCACGCAGCACCTTGGCCACATCGACCGCCAGCCCCTTGGATAGCCGCATGGACTCCAGGTACCCCTCGATGACCCTCTTGGAGACCGTATCCATCTTGCGGAGGCCGCTTTCCTTGACGAGCATCTTGGCAACCTCGTCAGGAATGTAGCTCTGACCAGGAGACACCGACCCGCCTGGGTTGAACTGGCTCACGTTGCCCTGGTTGCCCATGAACACCGGCTGCCCGGCTCCATTGAACATCCAAGACTCGTTCTGTTGCTTGGTTACCGTTGCCCAGGCAATGCTCGTGGCCTTCTTCTTGGGAGCGCCACGCCTCTCATAGCCAGCAACGATATGTCGGGCTTGGCGCTTCTCTTTTTTCGTGTGATGTCCGGGCATAATAATCTCCTGAAGACTACGGCTGGGTGATTCTCCGCTCGGCGCCGAACTGAGACCTTCTCTTGACCGTAAGTATAAACTGCGTAAATGATGGCGAATCATTCAGGTAGCCATCCGGCTTCGATTTGAGAACATCAAAGTAAAGCCCCTTACCCATCGACCAAGCGTCATGATACGGCGTTCGCCACATCTCAATGACGTCTGCCTCGCTGGGATATGGGAGATGTTTCTCGTCGAGGATTGATCGACTGATCGTGACGGTAGCGTCCCATTCACGAGAGAATCCCGACTCCTCGGACATTGGGTCGTACTCTGGGTATTTGACCAGGGCCATAATCCTGGCGGCACCGGTGCCGGCGCCGTTACCAAAGACTCGGCTGGTCGTCTCTCCGTAGAGAGGATCTACCCTCGACCGGTTCTGGATGCTTGACTGATCGTAGGAGTAATAGTTGATCTCCTCGCCCGTCAGCTCAATCATGTCCTGATTGATACAGTCAAACAGCGCAAGCTCGCTGCCGTCAAGGACCTTACCCATGGGAAAGCCTTGATATCACAACTATGCGAAATGCTACAAGCATGGGAATCACTGGGTAAAGAACGCCATCGGCTTGGCGCTCTCGTAGATCTCATCCTCCAGCTTGTCCATCTCGGCCTTCGCCTGAGACATGAGCTGATCGCCGTTGAGCGACACGTTGCCCTGTGCAGTCGGCCAGGTGCTGTACTTCGAGTAGATCATCCCAAGGTCCTGCTTGGCCCACGCCAAGGCATAGCGACGAACCAGCTGGTGATCTCTCTCAGGGAGCTGCTCCAGCGTGCTCTCGCAGCTCTTGTACTCGATGAACACCTTGCCGCCGCCCTTTGGATCAGGCAACAGCAGGAGAATGTTCTTGTGTTGAAAATAGATCCAGTTCCTCTCGGCATTGATCATCCTCTTGGCCATCTCCACGTACTGCAGAGACTGCAAAAGCGAACTATAGAGCCCACCTGAAGCTCCAGCCGTAAAGGCGCTGTACGGTACCTTTGAGTCTTGCGCGACGTTGTAAGGCGCAAAAATCAGAGAGATATCAAGCGGACTCACCTGGAACGCGACATCCAAGACCATGTCGCAATCGTCGGGCATGCGGTACTCCACCTGCCCGGCAAACAAGTCAATGGTGACGTCCTTGTCTACGCCCTTCTTCGCTGCGAACCAGCGAATCGCCTCTTCAACGGCGTCGTCTAGTTGCAGTGCGTCCAGACAGACCTTCGTCACTGGACTCCCCAATCTTCGGAGGATCCAATGACGAAGCTCGCTTTCATTCATTAACTTCGGCACTGGCCACCACTTCCTGTAAGCCTACGGCGTTGTAGCCTCTTTTGGATGTCCTTGTCCTGTGACAGCAGGCGCAGACAACTTCCGTTTTATCGATCTCTTCTCTGATTAGATCGATTCTATTGGACGTCATCTGACTTATATCATTAATCTTTTCTCCTCTAACGTGATCAAAATCCATGCACACGGGAGGGAACGTCTTGCCGCAATCGGCACAAGGCGACGCCTTTTTTTCATCTATAAAAGCTTTGTTCGCCATCCGGCGATCTCTGCCGAGCTTGAGCAGCCGATCCTTGTTCCGTATGTAGTAATCCCGAAACCAGGCCTTACTTTTGTCATCGTCATCAGGATCTTGCGGCTTCGAATCAGATTGAGCAACAGCCAGCAAAGGCTTCTCCGGCCGCCTGCTTTTGGTTCGAATCCTATGGCAGCATGCACATACAAGCTCGGTTTTAGATATCTCCTCTAACATCTTGCCGGGATTGAGCTTTAGGCTGCCCACGCAGTCGATCTTGATCCCATTAACGTGATCAAAGTCCATGCATTCCGGAGGGAACTCACCTCCGCAGTCTGCGCATGGAGAACTCTTTATGCCATTGAGAAGCTCGGTGGTCTTTCTGTATTTCTCGCGAGCTAGCCTGTTTTTGGCTTCCTTGTATGCAATGCGAACAGACTGAACCTTGTCTGGGTTGTCTTTTCTGTACTGCTTAACCTGATCGCTGTGCTTGGCAGCGTGTTTTTTGTAATGCTTTCGCTTATACGCATTACGACAATCTCGACACTTGGCACTTTTGCGCTTGAATTCAGACGATGGGCGAGCCTTGAGACACTCGCTGCAATCGCGAAGAGCGATGTCAGGAGAGCGCCCGCAGTCAGGGGCCCATTGTTCTCTTGCTTTAGGCTGCGCCACGATGCCGCTCGACCTCGGACAATCCGTCGGTGTCAACGATGATCATTGCAGGCATCAACGTAAGATCGTCGGCCTGACCCGATGATCTTACTTGTTTTTTCTGCCTGATCCGCGTTCCCTATTGAATGCCGGCTCAGCCTTCTCTGCCACGCCTTCAGCTGTGGTTCCGTCATTAGTCGGCACGACATCGATTACCCCCTCAGGCTCTTCTTTGAGGATAGCAGCCTTCGGTTCCTCCTTGGGTGGAGCAACCTTGACCGGCGCCGCAGCGACCTCGGCAACCTTGACTACGAATCCAAGAGCAACCAGAGGCTCCCACTCGTCGCCCTCGGCAGTCTCCCCTGCAACGAGAAGCTTGCCAGACTGATCTGGATACGGGACGGGACCGCAGTTCTCTACCTTCTGATACTTAGCCATGATCATTTCTCCGAGGCGATTAGACTGAGATCCGCTTCAAGTCTGCGAAGACGTTCGTCTGTCTCCACATTTATGTTGCGAGTCTCTTGTAGCAGAGAACTCATTCGATCAGCCATCCTGGAGATCTCAAGAATCGCCCGACGGTCGTTTTCGATGTCATCCTGCTCACTATTGATGCCGTTTCGCTTAGCTGGGGCACTCGGACCCACGTGCTCGCTGTCGTCCAGGCCAAACATCTGAATCTCAGCAAGCGCATCAGGGGAAGCGGACATCATCATCTCCTTGGGTAACTGTTTGACATTGCAAATTATCCAAAGGAAAGCGTTCAGCATATCCTTGGTATCAAGAACCAGACGTGATGACACTATCATGCTTGCGCGCCGCTCGCTTATAGCAGTTCAGGCACATGCCCTTAGCGACAACATCGCGCCCGCATTGGCAAATCTTCTTAGGAGTGTCGACCCGACGCTTGGTCCACCAACAGGTGCGACACATTGCCTCAGTCCAGGCCTCGCCACCACATCGGCATGAGCCTTCTGGACGCGAATCAACGTAGTCCCGATAGACCTGATACCGGCTCTCGCCACGGATGTGAGCCGGCGCATCGCCGTAGAGGTAGTCGCAGACCAGGACGGCTGGGGCGCCGGTATGCTTGAAGGTGCTCCAGCTATGGGACTTGCCGGACAAGATCTTCTCCTGACGAATCAACTTCCCAGGCTGGACCTTCGACCCAGCAACAACCTCATCCTGAACTCGCTGCGCGAAGCTCTCGTTCTGAGCGCAAAACATGGCTCGCAGAGTGTCGTTGCCTTGCTTAAGGCGCCGCTTCTCGATCTTGACGCTTCCGTCTGTGTCCCAAAGGCCACGCAAGAAGTCTGGATAGAACTGAGCCGGAAGATCTTCTGGCCACACCAGTCGATGCGATTTCTTGCCTACCAGATCACGGGCAGCAAACCACTCAACCAGGCGCTTTGAGTAGATATAACCCTCCCAGGCATTTGGCGTCCTCTGCTCAATACCGGCGTCTGGGCAGATCAGGGCCGTCCATTGCTGAACTGTGCTGAGATTGCAAACAATGGAAACCCGGTATGCCCCTTTGTCGCTTCGTCCATAGATATTGCCGTCACCGTAAGTAGCTCCCAACCACCAAGCCTTCTCCTGTGACCATCCATCCAGAAGATCAAACTTAACATCCTTGGTCATGAGCCATAGTATCTTACTATAGATCTAGACAATCAAGATAAAAAAGAGGCTCCGAGCTTTCGCTCGGAGCCTCGTATCTACTTCACTTTATTGACCTATTACAGGCCAGTGAAGGTGATCCTACCGTAATATTCGGATCTAAGGACCTTCTTTCCGTAGCGGGTCCTCAGGCCCTTACGGAACGAGAAGTCAGCCGGATCGAGGAACGTCGGGGTGACCTGCAGCGGGATGTACGGCGCCCACACGTAGCCGGCATCCAGGAAGCTCGCGCCCTTGAGGCCGATGAGCATCTTGTCGCTGTCGAAGAAGGGATCCTCATAGACGACCCACTTGTTCATCAGGGTGCCGACCTTGTAGATACCGAACTGGCCATGCTGAGTCAGCGGGCGCGGCATATCAGCCGGGCCGTACGGGCTCGCGCCACCCGACACCCAAAGGGGCCGGAAGTCGCCGTGCGTGGTCAGCTGCGACAGACGAGCCGAGATCTCGGGCGACGTCACAAGGAAGTTCGCCGGAGCCCGGAGAGTGTCCTTGTGGATGAAGTTCGAGATCGAGCTGATCTTCGTGATCATCGACCGAAGGTGGTCGATCTCGCTGATGCCGGCGGGCGGCGTAAGCGAGAAGGTGTCAGTACGACCCGACGCCGAGGTCACGAACAGGTCGTTGATGATCTCACGGTCGATCTCAAGAGCGATCTCCTGAGCGATACCGGAAACCAGCTCGGTCTCCGCATCGAGGCCGTGGAATGCACGGAGATCCTCGGCCGCCTCAGACGACCAAAGAGCCTTGAGGCGACGCGGAATCGCTTCGATGGGCTGCTTGGTGATGTCCAGGTTGACCTGGGGAATCTTGGTGTTCAGCTCGCCGTCATAGAAGTAACGAGCGACGATCTTGCTGGTGATCAGCGGAGCAACCGTGAACTTAAACGCGGTAACCGCGCCCGAGCCGTAGTTGATGGCGCCAGCGGTAACCGCGCCGGTGAAGCCACCAGTGCCGTTGTCCGTACCGGTCTGAATGACCGTGCCAGTGGCCGCATTGACTTCGATGATCTGGACCGAGAAGCCCAGGGCTGCGTTCAACGGGCGAACCGGGGTCCACGACATGACCGCCGCAAGCGCCGCACCAACACCGCCAAAGGAGGCGCCGTCACCAACCGCAAGCTGCTCGTCACGGACGAACTCCGAAGAGTAGTCCCTGTCGAAGTCGCGCGGGAACACCGCGCCAGCCTGAGTCGAGCCCTTGTTGGACCCGTACTTGTAGTCGAAGAAGAAAACTGCGCCAATCGGGGCTGTCATCGGCTGAACCGACACAATCTCGTTGGCAATCAGGTTCGGGAACACCCTCCGGAGAACCGGAAAGATGAACTTGGTAAAGGAACCGACGTTGATCGTCTTGGTCTCCTCTTCCAGGTTCTGAAGCCACTGCGACTCATTTTCCATGAGCATCGCAGTGACACCACGAGTGTAGGGATTTTCGATCCCCTCAAGCAGCTCGCCCCACTTACCGATAAGGGATTGGATAAACCCCTTGTCGGCGATGGACCGCTTGGACTCAGTCAACATTAGCTGTCTCGCTTCCATAAAATCTCCTCCGTGCCTTTAGTTGCTCTGAGTGCCCTTGCCTGGCAGCCCCGATAGGGCACGGATCTCGTTGAGATTCGCTCCGAGCCCGTTGTAATCGCGAGTGGCACCATCATGGTTACCACCCATAGATCCCTTGCCCTCTTCCTGCTCCTGCAGATACTCACGAGTACCGCTGTTCGTCAACTGACGAACGCGGGCCCGAGCTGCTTCGATATCCTCAGTAACGGATACCCGGGGCAGTGACTTCGCCATCAGCGCATCGACCTGTTCCTTGGTCGCGGGCTGACGAGACTCAGTGAGAGTACGCGCGTACTCCTGATTGGGGTGATTTGCGAGGCGCTGCTCCAGGTAGACCTGGGCAGCGAGGTGCTTGCTAGCCTCAAGCGCCTTCTCGGCGATCAGCTTCTGCGTGGCAACCTCTTCCTCAAGTTGAGCGACGCGCTCATCGCGCCTCGACTCCTCAGTATCTCTGAGGGCGATGGACTCAGCGATCTGAACGATCTGCTTGTCCATATCCCTTAGGGTCCTGTACCGCTTCACATCACCAACCAGAGAGCGGATCTCGTCCGCGTTACCGATATCGTTCAGGCGCTGCTCCAGGTGATACCTGTAGCCAGCTTCCTTGGCGATCTTCGCAAGCTTGTCATTCTCGCTGATCAGGTTAGCAATTTCGAGATCCTTCTCCGCCAGCTTGTTCTCAAGCTGGCCGATGACCTCTTCCTTTGACCTGACGACCGACTCCACGTCGGAAGGAATAACGAACGGACGAAGGACGTCCTTCAGCTCGCTCATCGCCTTCTTGGCAAGGGCAACCGAGGGGTCATTCATGAGGCGCTCGGTGACGGACTTCTCCATCTCCTTCTTGGCCTCAGCGACGGCCGCCTCAAGCTTCTCGGCGAACTCGGCACGGAGATTCGTGGCGACCTCAGTTTTGGTGCCAAGAATCTTCTTGGCCCAAATCTCAGCGCCACGCTTCTCGTACTCACGCTGAGCGTCGTCAGCAAAGTGCTCGGCCAGCTCAGGATGAGTCCTCTTGAACTCATTAAATGTCATACTCTCATCCATTGCTGCCTCCATCTTTCGATGAGCATTAGTGCTCTCGATGCTAATTTTCGGATAGGCGCTCTGCTGCGCTGGCTCAGCGACAAAATCGAAAGTCATCAACCGATAATCCGGCTGAACAACCTCTTCTCCCTGAAGGTTTGGCTTGGTAGTACCAAATCCACGAGACGAAACACCAACTGCTCCGCCTGCCTCAATGATTGCCTTGAGGTTTCTGCCCTCAGTCGTGTTGAGGATGCGAGCCGTACCGACGACAATGTTGCCCTCCATGTGGAGGTCGGAAATAATGTGGGATACGCGCTTGAGCTGCGTCCGACCATCCATCGGATGATCCAGCTCGCCGTAGACCTTCATTTCCTTCATCTGCTTAGACAGGCGTCCGATCTCGCGCTCCCAGAGGGTCGCTGGATATAGTCGCTTGTTCTCGGTTGGTCTATCCGAACGAGCAAACTCGCCCTTGGCGATGTACTCGCCGGGACCTGACTTGCTTTCCTCCAGGACGGTAGCCCTGAAGGAAAACGTGTCAACAAGTAGTTGTTTTTCGTTGGACATTAGCCTTTTGACCAAAATGGGAAACTGAATTCAGATCTTTTAATTACGGGCGACTTGAAACTCACATCGTAACAAAGCGATAGATCTGAACTGCTTTTTCTCCGCTTTGGACTCCTTGTTGATTTGCCCATTGGGCCGTCACGTGGCTCTAGACCGAATGCCAATTCCTTGCGTCCCGATGCGTAGGCCGTTCGCCTAGCCCTGGGCTCCTCGGTCTGGAGCCCTACTTGCCGAAAGGGCCCTTGCCCTTACCTGCCCTCAGCTTAGCCATCCGAGCAGCAATGCCACCCTCGTCATCGTCATCGTCATCGTCGTCATCATCGTCGTCATCATCGTCATCATCGTCGTCATCGTCGTCGTCGTCGTCGTCGTCCGAATCGTCGTCCTTGGTGATGGTGGCGTCGTACGCCTCAACCGCATCCATCAGCTGAAGGGTCATGAGACGGAAGGCTTCCTTGATGGACTCAAGCGCCTCGTCGGCGTCCGAATCATCATCGTCATCGTCGTCCGAATCGTCGTCCTTGTCCTTCTTCTTGGCCTTCATCTCGACAATCTGAGCCGCCTCGATGGCGTTGTTGTAGAGAGACTCCATGGCCGAAATTGCACGATCCACGTTGTAGTGCTCGGCGAGATCGACCAGGCGATCGGCAAGCAGCGCACAGTTCTCGCCAATGAGCGAGAACCCGTGGGCGAGGTTGTTATAGTCCTCGCTGACCTGCGAGCCGTTGATGAGCGCCTCGACCTCATTCACAAGCTCAGAAGCGCGGCTGATGTTGGCCGACTCCTTCTTGATCATTCCGGCGTGCTTGTTGACGGGGGCAAGGCCTCTGGCGATAGACGGCTCCCTGCCGTTGTCCTTGGCGCCCTTCATGATCTTATTCTTGAGTAGCTGATAGCCCTTGGGCTCAGCGGACTCCATGCGACCAAGGCTGGCTTCCTTGCCACCGGAGACTGTCCTGTACGAGCCGGAGCCCTTCCTGCGCTGAGTTGCGCCAGCCTCCAACGGATCGTCATGATCGTTGGTATCGTCCGGGGCCATCTTTGGCTTCGGCTGCTTGGCGTACTTGTGCCGGGCGGGCATCGCCTGCATGTCGCTGCCGGTATTCGTCTCCGGGGCCGGGGAGGGAATATCGCGCGGCACCGCCGAATCGTCGGACTCCGACAGCTCACGCTGGGGGAGCAGGCCGATAGCGCGGAAATCCTCTTCGAGGGTCGTAAGCTGGACTGGATACCTGTTGTGAATCATCTTGCTTCTCCTGTGGTCGTCGAGGTTCCTGGCCTACGCCGCATCGTCTAGTGCGCCAGCCATACGCTGGACAAAGCTACCGGCGATCTCGCAATCCGTAAGCGACTCAGCGATCGTGTCGTAGACCTGTCCAAGGCACATAACACACTGCTCGTTTTCGAGAGTGTCCGCCACCAACGACCTGATCTCGCTGAGATCCGCAATCAGGTCCTCGGAGAAGAAACAGAAGTGGGACAGGACGTCCTCTTCCGACTCATCCAGGTCGCTCTTACTTAGGGAGTCCCTGAACGGAAGATAGACTGACTCGACAGCCTCGTGGATGGACTGGAGTCGTCCAGCGAGGACGTTGAGATCTGCCTCAGCGAGAGGCCGATAAGTCTCGAACTTCTCCTCTGGGATATCGTCAGACTCATACATCGGCTTGTACTTCGCCTCAAGGGCAACGCCCCTGATCGATTCAAGCTTATCGACTACCTGTCTGCTGATCTCGCCCCACTGAGCAGCGAGCGCCTGACGCCATGGCCTTCCATCGGAAACGGCCGCAACCGCCTCCGCAGGATAGTCCCTGGCCCCCCACACCTGACGCTGCTCCTGGAGATCTGCCAGGGCCAAAATCCGACCAACCACACCCGGGGATCCCTCAGACATCAGCGCGTCAACGGCGCTAAGAGTAAAATCCTTTACGGACTTGGTCGCGTTCGACGAGGTAACGACTGGCACAGCAACCTTCGTCGGAGCGAGGAGTACAACTCCTCCATCGGAGTGCTCGAACTTCACATTGAAGTACTGGCCATCAGACGTCCCGACAACCATATAATCGCTGAACGTGGCCATCCTGGTCACGTCGACAGACCGGCCAGCGGTAAAGATATCTCTGCCATCAAGCAGGGCCTCGTCTAAAACGAAGCCAAGATGCTCATGAGAGCCCTCAACGAGGGTCTTAATCGCATCGAGAGAAACAATCCTCGCAGTCGATGTTTGATTATTTGCCACCAGTTCAGACCTTTGTGTGAGGGATCCTGCTGCAAATGATTGCGTGTGTCAAGCATGGCTAGATCCATTTAGAAAATGAATCTAGCGACCAGGCATGCTCATCTTCAATTCGTTAACCAATTGACCCAACTCAGCGAGTCTCCTGGCTAAAGACGTATTGGACTCCAGGATCTTCTCCAGATTGTCCCCAACAAGTTTCTCGTGCTCACGATTGCCGTGGAATAGCTCTTGTTCGGATATCGGGCGATAGCCAAGGTTTTGTCTCATTTGTGGCCACATATGAGACAGGCTGCCTGAGGCGCGCATGTGCTTGCGCAGGTCCTCGGATGCCTGCGTGTTCGGCTGAGCCGTTGCCATCTGCTGCTGGAGACTGGTCGTCGCAGCCTGCTGCTTCAGGGCGGCCGTATTCTGCACGTCCACGGTGAGGCCCATGGCCTTCGACTGAACCTCGGCATCAGCAAGTTGCTCCTGATGGCGCTCCTTGATGATGTACTCGATCTCTTCCTCGCTAAGTCCAAATACCTTCTGGAGAATCCAGTGCAAGGAAACAAACTGGCTCATGCGGCCAGCAAAGTCCGCCTTCGCATTTCTGACCTCTAGCTGAGCCAATTCGAAGATCGAACTCGGGGTCGTCATGTAGACCTCGAAGTCGACCTGGCTCGGATTGATGCCGAGAGCAGCCAAGTGGACGCGGCACATCTTCTTGATGCCGTTCCTCACTTCACGCTGGATACGCAGGACGGTTCTGGCAAAACGTACGTCTTCCTGCGAATTATGAACAAAAACACCGCTTACGCCACCGGCCGCCACGGCGAAGTTGTGATGCTGCTTGACCGTGATGTCGTAGCAATCCTCGCGGCCAACAAATCGAACTGCGACAACCGAGTGATTAACGGGTGCAGGCAAGTTGTTGGTCAAGATGTCCGGAGTCATGACCGGCCCAACGCCCTTCGCGCACAGCCTGTATCCGCCGACCATATATTTGGCAGCGAATTCGGCGTACGAGGTCTCGTTATCGCGAAAGATCCTGGCAATCAGCGACCACGAGCACTTCGACCACTTGATCAGCTCGTCCCGATTACGGCACCGATAACTATCAGCGATGTTAATCAGGTGCTGAAGGTTGACGTCGCCTCTCCATCTGGAGTTATTGGCTCCTTCGCGCTGCGACCGATAGTCTGGATCGTCCCAGTTGTTGGACGCAGCCGCGCTCATCGTCTCTCTGAACTCATCCGTCTGATGAGAGCTTCGCATCAGAGACGAGTCGTCGCTCCACTGGACTGTCATCTGTGATGACTTGGCGGCGCGATGCTCGTCAGACTGCTGCCAGGCCCACCAGGCGGAGTCCGGATCTGCCTTCACGGCAGCCAGGTTACCCCTGGCGATGTCCTTACACCTCTCGGTGTCGGTCCATGCCTTGACCCCTTTGCGTCTGGCCTCAACAACATCTGGACGCTGCAGGGTCTTTTCTGCGTGATCTGCGTGCAGGAGGATGTGATCTTCCTTGGTCAGGCGCACCAAGGAGCGAGGATCGTTATTCCTCTTGTCGAATGAGGCATGGTGACAGACGGCCTGCTTGCCATCGAGCATGTACCAGGCATCACCCCACGCATCCCGGCTGACCGCCTGATGTGTGTACTCCCAGTTGCCAGTAGACGGATGCTGGACCATCTCGTATCCGGCCAGCTTCTCGCCGCGCCCCGTGCCACTTGCCTCCTTGCGGTAGAGCGGCATCAGGGAATCGCCTGGCTTGAGGGACCCAAGTTCACAATAAGTCCCATCACGCATCAAGAACGGATGGTCTGCCGTCCCGCGAACCTTAGAGCCATCGTCCAGTTCGACCTCCCAGACTTCAGCGTCGGGCCTGGTCATCTGGCAGCCAACGGCCTCACCGGGCACAACGTTGCCATCCTTGTCACAGGAGTAAACGTAGAAGGTGCCGTCGGCGCCGTGCTCTGCGGCAAGATCTTTGAGCGCAATCTGCCGACCATCAAGCAGCGGTACCTGCGTGTCGCCAGTCAAGCACAGCACGCCCTTGGCTCGCGGTGCCTCAGACCCGAGGTAGACCTTGGGAACTTTGATCGCCGCGTAGAGCTTCAGCTTGAAGTATTCGATGTCCTCCATGTGCTGCCATGATGGCGAGCCCACGACGTCAATCTTGGTCGCCTGGACACCCTTGCGCACGGGAACGAAGAAATCCTCGTCCTGCGAGAGCGGGTTGTACTTGAGATCTAACTTGCCGGTATTATGGACGAATACGCCATTTGTAAGGGCAAAATTATGATACTTTTCGACGTCCATATTATAGACGTCCTCGTATCCTTCGAATGAAACGCTAACGACCTTATGGTTGTGCGCCTCCGTGCCTTCGGTGACCTCCTTGCCGTATGTGCGATTTCTCCACCGAGCCTGATTGGTCTTCTTGTTCTTGAAGTCCTTGAAGCCGTCAAAACCATGACGACGCAAGAATGCGTGCAGGCATCCGCCTGTGATTGTCGAATTCTTTGTGGTTGGAAGGTCAGCGTAGAGCTTAGCGAACTCATCGTTCGCGTTGAGCCGGTCGGCGAGTTCCTCGATAACCACGAGCGGATCTCTAACGACCTCGCCCTCGATGATGACCATCATGGCATCGTGAGCCGGCTTGGCCGAAGCCACCCGGTCGGCCATGATCTGCTTGCTGTGGCTCGACGTCGCCGCGAACGCCTCGTCAGGCTTTGTCTTGCGCCAGTTGGAGATTCGCCCTGCGATTTCGCGCCTGAACGCCTCATCATTCTTGACGCGCTTGACGTAGGCAGCTCGCGCGGCCTGATGGCGCTCAGGATGATGCAGCGCATGCTCGGACGCGGTCAGCCACTGCAGGTTCCCGGGGGCGTTATTGGCCTTGTTGTGATCAACGTGATGAACCTGCATATTCGCCGCAGCCATATCTGGCCATACAGCCTCCGCGACCATCCGATGGACATGCTTGCGCTGGCCGGTTCCAGGCTCCTGATACATCCAGTAGCCATGCGTGCCCTTCGACCCGCGTGACATGTACAGCGGCATCAGGGAATCGCCGGACGCGAGCGTATTGGCAGCCTTGTACTCACCGTCCCTCATCAGGAACGGGTGATTCCCCGTGCAGCGCACGACGGAACCGTTATCCAACACCACCCGCCAGATCGGCGCCTGCTCATGGGTCAGGCGAGGGTTTCTGGCCTTGCCCGGCACCACGCGACCGGTCTCCAAATCGTAGGAGAACACGTCGAACGTCTTGTCAGCGTAGTCGCGAACAAGCTCCGACATGCTCTTGTCGGTGCCATCCAGCAACGTCACGCAGGTTTCGCCGGTCAGGCACTGCGGATTGTAAAACTTAGTCTTCTTGTACTGCTGACGCATCTTATGAAGGAAGCCCATCGCTTCCTTCGGCGGCATATCGCCAACGTCAATATAGAAGGCGTACCGCTGCGGAGCGCGCTGCAGTCGATAGACCATCGCTGCATCCTCAAGAAGCATAAGGCGCTTCCAGATCCAACGAGCTGGCTCAAGGACCGAGTACCCATAGATCGACCGACGATGCTTCGACCTCAGCCTGAAGTGGGAGACCTCCCAATCCTCAAGGGCGGCATACTTGTTCTGCGGGCTATTCCCACCAGCCGCACGCTGGGTCAATAGCTGCTTGAACTCCTCAGGGCTGTATCCGAAGCGCCCCTTGTAGTCCTGGACGAATCCAAACAACTCCCCACGCCGGCCTTCGATTCGACGCATCGTGGGAGGAGGCAGGAAATTGAGGCCAACCAGACCGTCACCGGTTACGAGAAGCTCCTCGTAGTCGTTGCCGTACTTGACCAGGGTCCGGGTGATCTCCCAGACCTCCTCGTCGATGCGAAGTCTCTTCCAGAGAAGATCTTCCAGAATCATCTGAACGGTCTTGTCTGGACTATCGATCCAAACGACCTTGTTCTGAAGCGACTCCGTTTGCGTCGCGTCGTCGGCATAAATATCGATGGCTGAATTATGAACAACAACGCCATTGCAGACAAAGTTGTGATAGCCAGGAACCTCAAGATCGAAAATCTCGGGACGATCATCGAGGAACTCAACGCGAACTACGCGGTGATTCCCATCGTCAACAATTAGGTCATAGCGATCAAGGTTCCGGCGAGCCGTACCCCACGACACGCCCAGAATCCTCGCCGCCTCGGCGACAGACCCGCCACTCCTGTAGGCCGACTCCACTTGCTCACGAGTAAAGCTAACCCGGTGAGCGTCGCCAATTTTTCGGCGATGATCATCCGTGAGCGGCCGACCTGCACGAGCCGCCGACTTTTTAGCGCGAGTCTCCGCGCTGTCGCGCTTGCCAATTCTATGCGAATTGCCAAGCATCGCCAATGACTTAGCTCTCTTGCGCTCGTCATTCCATTCAGGCAGATATGATGAATTGTTGATCCTGGCGATATGGACGCCAGCATGGCTGCTGTATGTTTCCACGCTCAGATTGTCTGGGGCGTTGTTAAGGGAATTCTCATCCTTGTGATGGACGATATCTCCGCGCCCGGCTCCCAGCATCATCTCTCCCACCAGGCGATGAACCCACGTCCAGCGCTTCCCATCGGAAGTTCTGATAACCGAGTCGCTATTCGGCTGGTGAACCTCCCAGTAGGAGCCATCCGAGTCACCGTTCAGGCTCCTTGACCGAAGAACCCCCGGCATTAGCCTCTGCCCGGCCCGCAAGCCAGAAGCCTGAATCCAGTTCTCCTCCTTGGAGAAGAACATATGATCAGCCGTGCAAACGATTGCCTGCCCGTTGTCCATGACAACTCTGACCATCTGCTTGCTGTGCCCAGCCGCACCCGTGGCACGAGCGTTCCGCGCCATCGCCGGAACCAGGGACTTGCTCTCACGGTCATAGGCGAGAACGTGAAAGTCTCCACCTCTCGCGGCGAGGCTACGGATCGCCTCCCACCCGTATTCCAGTGTGAAAACGAGAGTGTCCCCGTCTAGGCACGCCAGCTCCGGATAGTCGTCCATCTCCTCGTAGTCAACGAACCTGGCCATCAGGTCATGTTCGAGCTTGAGGTAGTCGCTGAGGACGTCCTGGCCGTACGACTGGAGGAGATCAAACCCAGTCTGCGGATAGCCAGAGGCAGACCCGCCCTTGGCAAGATTAAGGACTACCTGCTCTTTATCGAAACGCAATAAACCGCGAACGCGGTCTCCGACTTGTCCCCAAAATCCCATGACTTACGATACCTTCCGCGTGATCAACATCAGAGTGCGTCCTCTCCAAAATGATTAAGGACCACTCGGATAATCCAGCAAGATCCGCTTGAGATCATTCCGCAGGCAGCCGCTGTCACCCAGAACGATGCCTGCATTTCCGGCTGGAGCCCGAGGAGGAACCATCCAACTCCAACCGGAACCCCCATGCACATTGGACAGGAGATCCAATACCCAAGGCCAGGGACCGGCCGAAGCAGGTCCCTGAGCCATTGGAAGATCTTTCCGCTAGTTACGATGTTCGTAACTCCATAGCAAGAAAGGATAAAGCAAATTAGTATAGTCATATCAACTGATGCCGGGTCCCGCGCAAGGCCCGGCTAAAGTAAGCAGCCGGCTTTACAGTGACGAACGGGGCGGAGCATCCTCCTGCGGGGGACTATTTGCAATGCCATATCTAGCTCTCCTTGTTGGTAGAAACCACGACCGATGCGCAAATCGCATCGACCGGAATTGGATCGTGCTCGCCAAAGTCGGCTGGGCTCGGGCCGCTCTGGCCACGAGCATCACACCACTTGGTCTCAGTGCTTTTCATGAAAGACAAAGCGTTCCGCACTAGATCTTCTTCCATGCGAGATCTATGGGGTTTCTGCGTTTCCGCTTCATCCCCGGCAGCAGAAACAGCAAGGCCGCATTCCATGTCATCGCCAACACTGGGCGAAACACGGTCTGCGGCCATCGATGGGCTGCTCTCGTCGATCATGACGGGCAGCCTATCACAAGGGGCTGAAACCTAACTACCAAGCCTCGACATGATACGTCACGCCAATTCCACGAACTGAAATCCCGCCTTCGTGACGCTTTTCGTACTGCTTGGTCGTCCCAGCAAGAACGAACCCGTGAACATTGGTGCCGTCAAACGAGATCTGAAGGTCGCCGCCGACCGCCCTTACCTCAATCGAATATGACCACCCCTGCTCCGGTACCGCAGGATCAGCAGGATCTACCCGCTCGAACGGCCACTTGCTATCCGTGAAGTTCGCGGTCGCCACTCCGGTCTCGTAGAACCGGATCGACTTGATATTCGACGGATTCGGCGCCGGAAATGCTGGAGCTAGAACGCCCATGTTGTAATCCTACCTTAGGCCGCTGGGGTGGTGGTTGCGGCAGCGATCTCCGCCTTAACCGCTTCATCTGGCTTCGCTGCCACGGCTCCGGCAATCTCCTTGCCCTTGGCTCCATCGAACAGCTTCGACTCAATGAGCATCGACAGTTCGGAGGCCGCCTTCTCGGGAAGCTTCATCGCCATCAGCTGCGCGTTAACGAACTTCATCGCCTCGTCGAGCTTCTTCTGGCCGGGAGTCATTTCCCCGCCCTTCCTGACGGCAGACAAGCTCTTCTGCTCGACGGCCTTGATGCCCTTGAGGATCAGCTCGTCGACCTTCTCATCATACTTAAGCGCGCCCTCCAGGTGCCACTTCTTGGCCAGACGACGCAGCAACATGCTGACGAACAGGGTGATCACCGGGGTGATGATCACAAAGATCGTCGGGATAAGATTCTCTAAAACCGTCTGCCACATCATGGACTCCTTTTCCTTCGAACGGCGATATCAGGCTCAGGCCTGTCTTGTCTCTGCTCTGCCGGCCTACCGCCGGACGACTCAGCGGCCTGAAGATACTGCAAAAGAGATCTCTGGAACACCTCCCCGACAGAACATCCTTCTTTTCTGGCCAGTTGAGATACCAACGAATACACAGCTACGGGAACCAGAAGGAACGTGTACTCCTCCTCCGGGGCGTCTCCCAAGGCGTGGGAGATATCATTCTTGGGCTCTGGCCGTATCCTGTTCATTTTACTCATCTATCTAGTAAAATACATTCCTGCCAGCCGCCAGAGCACCAGCGGCGCTCAGGTACCACTCGATACCCATCTCAAGCAGGCGGAACTCAGCCGGATCCATCTGGCCTCGATGTACGCCAGCCTTGGCCATCGCCCTAAGCAAAACCGAGTGCTTGGGAAGCGTCTTGTCTTGACTAACGACTTCCATCGCCTTTTCCCAAATCCTCCAAGCTATCTCGGTACGAAACCCAAGCCCGGGAGACTTCTTGAAGTCGTACTTCCCGCCCTCGCCATCGCCGTTGTACTCGAAACCAGGACCACCGATTACTGGACCGCCGGCACGCATTGAAGCCGCCGCGAAGCTGGGCATGGAGAACCCGCCCATAGCGACGTTGGGCGCATCATTGAAATACTCAATAAGCCCAAAGGCACGTCTCATCTCATGCAGAACCCTGGCTCTGGTCGGCCGAATAAATACAGACTCACCTCCACCGCCGCCCGCCCCGCCGTCGCCTGGAGGAGGCGCCGGAGGCGTTCCACCTGAATCGTTCGCAGATCCAGGGCGGTAGCCGAACGGAGTACCCATACTCGACGGGTAAAGCACTGGAAATACTGACAAAGCACGCTCTCGCTTCTTGCGTTTCCTGTGCTTTTTTCGTTCCGTCATGATCATCCTTGCAGAAAAGGTAGCAGGGGGAAGTCCTCTTCTACGATCTCTCGCTGTTCCTCGGCTACCGGGTCATTGAACTGCGATATCCCCTTGTACACCCCCATCGGGGGGCCGTGATACATCGTCGTCAACGAGAAGACGATACCAGCCAGGGCGTCCGCGAGATCCTTGGATTTGCCCTGTGGGTGGTCCACCTTGTTGCGGATGTTGTCTTTCTGGATCCACCGCAACTCTTCAAGCAACGGATTGTATCCGTAGAAGCTGAGCCTGTTCTCGTAGATAGCTGTCTTAAGGATATCGTACGCATCCATCGGCTTATCTACGGACAGGCGCTCGGCCGTAATTCCCTTAGTGGCAAATGTCTGCAGAGAGCTTGCCGAATTGTGCGAAACGAACCCATTCGCGATGTACGACGGGTCGTCTGCAACCTGAATGTCGAACACCTCTCCGAACCCATGCTCGATGTCGACAATCTTCGAGAACTTGCGGCGCCCATTCACCTCGACATGTCTCGCCAGCATCTCTGACTTGCCCCGATAGCAGAACCCGACTCTCTCCTGGAACCGCCTCCTGGGGCCACGAACGGACACTACGTAGTGAAGCCCACCGTGCCACCCTGGCATCGCCTGCTGGCTCTTGTACTTCTTCTCCGTGGTCACCAGGCAGCTCTCAATCCCAAAGTCGGCGCGGAGAATTAGCCGCACCTGCTCAGCGAGGCATCTCACCGACGTTCCCAGAGAGATCTCTCCGTCAATCTTGCTGACCGCGCCGTCGGCAGAGAAAAGTCCCCTTAGGAACGCCGACTTGACTGCCTTGCTTGAACGCATGACGGCATCAGGGATCGTCGGCTTGACCAGGCCGTTGTGCGCCATCCATCGGCACACCCACGTGGATCCAAAACGAACGGACGCGCATTTGTCCGTCAGACGACTAACCTCGACAGCTGGGCATTCACCGAAAAGGCCAATGAACTTCGCTTGGACGTCCTCCGTGTCGTCCACGTGGAACGTCAGCCTGATCAGCTTGTCAGAGACGTCGCCGTCGCCCCACAGCAGGCCAAGGAACTCGGCCAATTCAGGCGTCATCTTTGACGGCAGCGTCCAGTTGCCGATCAGGCCACGCGGACTCGTCCACCCGAAGTCTTCCTTGCACCCGCTCAGCTCTACGTCCGGCGGGTCAAGGGAGACCGGCTGATCGGCCATGTGGACCACATCGCCCACCGACAGCTCGGACAGCGTTTTCCACTCCCAGACAGGGTCCCTCGTCCACCCGTACTCGTTCTGGTGCTCCTTGGTCCACCCAACCTGGATCTCAATCCTGTGATTCGGCGTCCCCTCAAGAACATCGCCATCCTGAGTGACGATCTTGATCGTCTCCCTCTCCCCGTAGTTCCAGGTGTTCTCGACCGGACGAGGACCGATGCGCGACTGAACGATGTCCCCGACAACGACCTGCTCGATCGGCAGTATCCCGCGTGCCGTAGGCACCATCGTACCGGCAACTAGGCAATTGAACTGGTCCATCGTGATTAGGCTGATCGAAAACCCCTTAGCCTGCATCTGATAGACGAGCGACCGAACAAGACCGTGATCAATCTCGCCCCCAATGGGAGGCTTGATGCGAAGCATGAAGTCTACCCAGATCTCAGGGGCTCGCTCTGTGTACTGCTCGCGCGTCTCCTCGTCACGGCGAACGACCGTCTTGTACCCAGTGACACAGCCAACAGCGAACCCGGTCGCATCGGAGTTGAGCGATGGATCGATGTGAATATGCCTGGCGGCGCCCTGGTGAAACAACGGCTGCCATTCTCGACTAATCGAAGCGCCGTCGCGGACTTCCACCTGTCTGGCCAGCCTCGACCACACGAACTTTCCGTGCTCGGTGGGGACCCACTCCTCAACGGTAAACGGATGCTGACGATTAACGTCGATGCACGGGATGATCAGATCTCGCTGCTGGATAAACGGCGACACCGAAACCGTCTCGACGCCGGCAATGTCTCGAATGGAGTCTTCGATATTGCTCGTGAAATCGTTCTTGAAGTCGATAGGGACATCAATGATGAGCATCCCGTCCTGTAGCTTATCCCTGGTGACGTCGATCTCCTCAGGTGTGAGGACCTTAGACGGGACCAAGTCGTTTCCCACGAGGACATAAAACGTCTCCTTGGAGTAAATCCCATCCGGCTTCACGTGCCAGGTTGCATAGTCGCGAACGAAGACGGTTGGGTCGTCCTTGGAGTCCTTGATCCGCTTGGCCGTGAAGTCATCGCGCGTCTGCTTCGACGACACCACGATCATCATGCCTGGCAACTTGCCGTGGCGCTGGAAGCGAGACTTCATACGACGAATAAGCTGGTCGTAGAGGAACTGGGCTCGATCCATGTTCCCGACGCGACTTTCGATCCCGCCCTTCTTCTTCATGGGCTGCATGAAGTTGGACTCGTCAATCCAAGCCGCGAAGACGTTGAGACCGAGTGCTGCGCTATCCGTTGAGGCACGAGCTGCGATCTGGATCTTACTGGGGAAGATGATCTCCTTCTTCATCGGCTTGAAGGGGAAGTTCTCCTTGAAATAATCGCTTTCCTTGATCTTATTTGCGATGTTTTCGAAGGCGACCTTGATCGCTAGGTCTTCCTTGACAGAAAGAACGACCATCGTGATGTCGGTGCCCTTACCGATGCCGAAGCTCTTGTGCGGATCTCGCATGCACGACAGCTCGTAGATGATCCGACAGGCTGCGATGGACGCAAAGAAACTGTTGTGAACCACTATGTTGTTCGCAACAAAATTCTCGGTACCTGGGACCGTCAGGTCGTAGACATCGCGGTCTCCAACATCGACGACCTCCTTGATCTTCGACCAGTAGATATCCGACCCGGCCAGCCACGAATACTTGCCGACGTACTCATACTCAGAACAAAGCTTCTCAAATCGCTGGCGAGAGAACAGCTGCCCCTCTGGACATCCAAACCTAGCGGAAAGCCCTCCGCCACGAGAGCCAAGCTCAGACCTTATCTCAAGCAGCTCCGCATTGCCAACCGGAACAACATCGCAGTTCGGATTCGACTTGACGGCCTCGCACGCCGCACGCAGCGCCATGCACTTATCGACCTTGCCAACCACTGGTCCAACGGCGTCCAGAAAGCTAATGATGCCATCCCTGTCCGTTACCGTAAGGCACCACGAGTCGAACCACTTCTTCTCTCCCTTGTAAGTGCAAGATTTTTTCTTGTAGTACTTGCGCGACTGAATCCCAAGGCGAAGCAACAAGAACATCAAGTCATCTACGAGCCCCTCGGATCCCAGCCCAATCTCAACCTTCCTGGGCGATGCCACGGAAAACGACCCGTCGCACGCCCAGAATCGGTTCAAAAAGAGAGCAACCTGGTTCCTTGGCAACCCATAGAACTCGGCAGGAATACGCTTGTCGATCGACTTCTTGTCACACCCGTACCTTGTAACCAGGTGCCTGACCCCACTAGCCCTCAGTGTCAGGGCCATCCCGCTGTTGCCATCATCGACGATGGCAACACCAGTCTCTATGTGCCGGTGCCACTTGTCATACTGAGAGCTGTCGCCAAGCTCGTTGACAAGCTCACAGAACTCAACAAGTACATCCTCGCAGGCGTTGGTGAACGTCGTCGGCCCGGTACACCCTCCGTCGGCCAACAGGTACGCCACCAGCTTCACAACGGAATCGGCAACGTCGGTTGTTGAGTCCGGATCTGGCAGCTTCCTTGGAGTGGCGACCAAGTCGTCACAGCCAAGCTTAGACGCCCCCACCCACCCTCGCGCAGTGAAGATTCTGTGGTCGTTGCTGGCAACGATCGACTTCCCGTCGGCCAGCGCAACCCTGACGCACCGCTTCCTGCCCGACTTGAAGCAGGACGCATCCCTGGGCTCTATTCCGCCCCCGTCGACCATCGAGGCGACGCCAAGGTCCGATACGTCGGAAATAAGCTCTCGCCTCCCGGTCTTCGTGTTATATAGTTCTGTCAATGAATCCAGGCACTTCCCCCAACCGATGCTACCGCTCAGGATGGTCTCTCGGTAGTGACCGCCAAACAGCTCCTTCATATCGTCGAGAAGCTTCGGATAGAGAACATCGCAGGTCTTCCCGAGATAATATGGATCTCTGACGAACGTCTCGATGTCGACTGGCTTGCGAATATATTCAGCCTCGGTCAAGACATCGTAGATCCTCGTAGGGGCGACCTCCCCATTGGCCTCCATGTCGTTGAACGCCGGGTCATCAAGCTCCTTCAGGCAGAGCATCACCGCCTGCTTTTCTTCGTCGCTCAGGTTCGCAAATTCAGTCCTCAGCAGACGAAGCACCTCGTCCTTCGTCTGCTCGCTGCGAACTCTCCCACCAAGATCCCTGATGGCCATGACTACTCTTCTGCGCCCTCTGGCTGCTCATCATTTGGCAACTCAGCGGATGCTGAAGGTTCGATGTCAATGACGTCATCGGCCACAAACGTGGTTGCGCTTCTGACAATCTCGGTGGCGTCTAGGTTGGCCTTGGCACCTAGAGACATGAGCGTCTCCACCATGCCAAGCACCTTCCGCCGACTGTCCGGATCAGCCATCACCCTGCCGACCCCATCAGTGTATCGATCACCAATCTGAACAGCCGCCTGCCCGGACACGGACACCTCTCCAAGTTGCCGCTTGGCCAGACCCAGATCCATCTTCAGGTCTGACGTCTGCTTGAGAATCTTCATCGCATAGAAGATCTCTCGGCCCGTCGTCTGGAAGAGCTTATTGATCTTCTTCTCGTTCTCAACGTCGATCTTGATGCGATCCATCTGGAGGTCATACAGCTCGCTAAGCTTAGCCAGCTCCTCCATGCCGTTCGCAACCTTCTGGGCCGAATGCATCGCTACGGTCGTGTTCTGCGTCGTCAGCAACAGCTCGGCTGGTGGGATGGTCTTCCTGAAGTCGTCCACCATCTTCCTGACGTATGACTGGCTCAGGTGAACTAGCTCCTGGCTATCTTCTTGGATAAATTTGGCCAGATCCGAGGATGGCCATCCCATCCTGGTCCTGCGCTCAACTTCCTCAAAGCACCGGCAATCCTGAAGCGCGGACGCAGCCTTCTTCGGCTCACGGCTTACTGGTCGAATAGACGGTCTACGAGTGCCGTTGTTGGACATCACCATACCTTGGTAAAAGTTTACCTGACCACATCATTGATGGTCACAGAACCTACCAAGATCTTAGCTAAAAACGCAATCCAGCTCAATTGCAGATGATGTTGCAATAGACACCAGCGCAAGTGTTTGCGCAGCTATCCCTGCTGGGCCTGCATCGCAGAAGCGAAGTCGTACTCCTGGCCGGATGCCGTCGTCATGATCTGATTGACGGTTTCGACCATCTTGGCGTTGCGCCCAGCCTCAAATCCGTAACCACGCCGCATCGGAACCAGGATGCTTCTGACGAAGTCGAATTGGTTACTGATAACCGACTCTGGATCTTCCTGAAGGAAGGAAAGCCTAGCGACAAAGCCCGCAACGTGTTCAACCGGAACGCCGACCTCGATCATGATTCGACACAAAAGTCCTACGATCGTCTCGTCGGCAGCCTTGGACATCTGCTTGAACGTCATCAAGCATTCGGCCCGCTCACGATCGCCAAATCCATGAATCAGGAATGACGTGTCAGATCCAAACGGTGGGGAACCAGGGGCTGGCTCTTCGAGTGGACCAGCGAGTCGCCTGCCCCATCCGCGCGCTCTATGGGCAAGATATCCATCCGCTGTAGCAGTCGGACTTGGCAGGGTTACACCAAATCCATAGGCAACCACCGACCCGGAAGCCTCATTGAAGAGAAAGTCGGCCAGCGATCGATTTCCAGTTCCGAGCACAAAGTCCAAAGCAATCATTCGATAAAGGCCGTGCCTGAGTGCGCTTGACGACCTCGCCCACCTGTTGGTGGCATCTGGCCCCAGGGTCGCCCAGTACTCGACAAAATTGCGGGCGTTTAACGGAGTCGCCTGCAGTGCGGCAATGACGCCAAACGTCTCGTCCACGAGTATCTGATCGATACCAAGCTCGGCGGCAACCTTGTCCCTGACTGCATCGGAAATCAAAGGAACAAGATTCGCCTCTCTGATGGCTATCGGAGGCAGCAGATCTTCGCATCCGATCCCCTTGGCAATCTCGTAAGCAGCCTGCTCGCGTCTTAGGACGTCATGGTTCTCGACGGAAAGGCCATATTCCTGGCCCCATGCCTCATAAATCGTATCAAATCCAACGGTATCAAAACGAAGAACAGCACTTCGCAGCTCTCCTTCTTGGTTCCGACATCGAACCCAAAACGACCCACCTAGTCCATCCTGTACTCGCTCCTCAAGATGCTCAATTGGAGCCGTGCGTAGCCAAGTCCAGAGGGCTGGCTCACCGATGCTCCATGACGAATCGGTAACCGAGCCATCGATCCTGGCGGCCGGCAACAAGACAACCCCGGTCTTCTCATGAAGAACAGGGGTTGCCGGAAGCTCGTCGAGAGCTGGTGTTGTATCGTCTATGGAAGGCTTGTCGTTTAGTCGCGCTGACAGGCCTGGCGGATTTTGGGAAAGGGCCCCGAATACACTACGAAGCGTTGATGCTTGGCTCGTCGGGGGCATAAATGTCCTGCTCCGGCAATGCATTGACCAAGTCGGACGACTTGCCTAGATACTTCTCCGCAGACCTAACATCAGCAACATCCACAAGGCGAGAGCTGCTGTACCCGTTGCCCATTTCTCCGGCGGCATCAAACAACGTAGCGTGATAGGTTGTCCTCTTTTCTTGGGTGCCGTCTCTGTACAGCGTCTTGGACACGACGATATCCCCTTCCTTCCACAGAATCTGATCAACCCTGCCCGTCTCAACCGATGACGTAATCAAAAATTTCATCTACTTTTTCCCCTTGCCAGGCGCGCTGAACCTGATGCCCTTGAGCGCCCTCTGAACAGAATTGTCCGGCTTAACCCTGATATCGTCAAGTGCTCGCTGAACCGACCCGTGGTGCAACGGCGCCTTGGCTTGTGCTGCCGGTTTCTCTGTCACCGGGGGACGCTTTCGCGGCTCCGGCTTCTTACGCTGCTTAAGAGCCTTAGCGGCTGCCGCCGGAGCTACTGCCGCCGGAGCTACTGCCGCCGGAGCGGCCTTCTTCGCCGGAGCTACTGCCGCCGGAGCGGCCTTCTTCGCCGGAGCTACTGCCGCCGGAGCGGCCTTCTTCGCCGGAGCTACTGCCGCCGGAGCGGCCTTCTTCGCCGGAGCGGCCTTCTTCGCCTTATGCGGGTTGTAAATGTCAACTCTTCTATCAAGGGTGTCCTCAAGGCCATGGGTCAGCAAGTCGCGGGCGTGATGCTGGAGGTCTGCGTGATCTCCCGGTGACAGGTTTAACTTACCAGGCCCCTCGGTATAATAGCCGTCGGCAACTCTATCGAGCACCTCTCTCATCCTGGGCGGATAATTTTTCCCAACTGGAATTATTTGACCGTTACTATCCCTGGGCAATTTAGCCTGATAGTCAAGGATGCCCCCCGGCGAGAATACTGACTTAACCGAGTGAGCGCCGTACCTCATCATGTTTCCACGGGAATTGACGGAATCCAGCGCCATGTCGTGGTCGATCAGTACCGGGTGGCCGGTCTTCTGATGAATCATCACATTTTCATGGTGTCCATCCTGATTACCAAAAAGCAAATGGGCAACCATTCCATGAAGACGATGCTCTGCGTCAACTTTGCCTAGCTCTCCACTAGAAGATTTTCCCGCCATCACCAGTCCGGGCACGAACTCATTTACGTGAGCAGATTCGCCAGCAACGCCGCTGGCCATTTCCCTGCGCTGAAATTTATCCGCATTCGGGTCCGGATCCGGGCCTCCAAACTGATGACGCTGATGCATATTCGTCTGCATGCCTGGCGTAACCATATGATGAGCCCCCATGGCCGACATCAATTCGTATGTCGCGTCATGGCGATTGGCCATGTTCGGCTGATCTTGCGTGTACTGATTCAGAGTATACGGATCCATCTGGCCAGTCTTTTGGTGACGGTGCCACATGCCGGATACTGGCTTAGCTATATAATTGTGCCCGCTGTCTAATTGTCCATGATAAACGAGATTGACGTTGCCGGCGGACATGAGTCTGGCCAGTGACTTATTAGTCGCTGCCTTGTCGTGATATGCCTTATGAAAAGACGAGTGACGCTCGGCTGGTTGGGCCAAGTCCGGCCTGGTTCTCGACGCCAAGCTTGGTTCGGTACTATGCAGCTCGGTCTTCCCCGGAACAGCCCCCCACTTGGCCCAAGCCGGTTGCTGCTGCGCTGGCGGCGCCTGGGCGGCCAGTGGATCTGGGGCGCCTGGTGACGGCATAGCCAGGCGCGGGTCTGGAGCGGCCTGCGGGGCTGGAGCGGCCTGAGCGGCCTGCTGGGCAAGAGCAGCTTGGCCAATATTGCCAGGCCTCGCCAGTTCGGTCGTCTCCAGCATGATCTCCTTCAATTGACCGGCACGCAGCAGCTGGACCGTGTCAATCCATGAATTTCTTTTCAACATTAATCAAAGATCTCCATAGCTATCATTGGACATGTAAGCAAACGACGACGGAGCCATTCCAGCGATGACACACCGGCGGCTTCGGCCATGAGAACGTGGTCTTCCTTGGAGGCAGGAATCAAATCACTCCAAATACCACTCACAGAAAGCGTTCCGTCCGCCTCCTGCCATGCATCGGCAGCATGAGTCGAGACCATGTCGCCGTTCACCATGTTGATCATGCTGATCCGAAGCCTGCGATTATCAAGCAGCATCCTCTGCCCCCGACTTCATGACCTTATAGAAGTCAAATTTTCCGACCAGGACCTGCCGCATTGTATTGTTTACAAAGTCCTTCACTCCGTCCATCAATGGATCGGCCTGCCCGGAAACAATCGATGCGTAATACCTGGCCGCCAGGTACGGATCCTTGGCGATGTCCCTTGAATGAGTATTCATCATCCAGATGCGACTCAAAATCCCAGAGATTTGGAGCGCAGTTAGCTTGTGGTCATGAAGTGACCTCGCCAATTCTACGGCTCGGTTTTCTTTCATCCGCGACGCGATTGCTATCCCGATCAACTCGTAGTCGTCAATCTCCCGATCTCCGCCACGAACCGCCAGCATGGTCGACGCTTCGCTCCAGAAAAGCGGTAGATTGGCAGACTCGTTATCCAGATATCCAGCGTAACCTCCGCTGGCATACGCCATCCCAATCGTCCTTGGACAGGGGATTGACATCTCGCCGCCATACGCAACAACTGGATGTCTTGGATCATCCGAAAACACCAGATCGCCGAAAGACCTATCCAGTGACCCGGTAACGAAATCGAGTGCAGCCAACCGCAACAAGCCGATCCTGCGATCCGGAGGCATAGACGACCATATGTCATTCAGGGCCGACGGATCGCCGCTTCCAAATAGGTCCCTGAACCACTCCTCTGATTCAATTGGCCATGGCTCACCACGAACGAGCTGGACGGTCGCATGACCGCTGATGCCGCTCTTGACCGCATCAGGATCAATGCCGGACGTCGTGGACACCCATTCGTTGGCTTGCTCGATAAGAGAATCCGGAAGCATAGATCTGATGTCGCCATCGTCGTCCACGCGATGAACGGTCGGCGGAGTTAGATCGTCCAATCCGCAAGCCTTAGCGGTTTCATACGAACATGCAGCCCTCTTGGAAAGCGGGCCATCTGGATCAGAAAAATCTATGATATCTCCCCAGATTTGCTTCAGGAGAGAGCATCGCAAGGACTCCATCCACATATACCCGTAGAAGGACCCGCCTCCGATGGCCTCGATCTTGATTATCATCAAGCCATTACTGCCACCGACCAAGCGCATCTTCCTGATGGTCCCGGAACGCAGCGACACAAGCAAGCCAGGCTCGTCAGCCCCCCAGAAGATCCTGTCTGTCGGCACAACCGTGGTGATCGGAAGGCCGGTGACGGCCGGGTTCGACATAGCAATCGAACCGCTGCCCTTCTTGAAACGCTGCCTCAATTCTGGCGAAATTGGATCCCTGGCCAGGGCCTTAGCCTTCTCCCTGGCTTTGTCACCCTTCTTGAGCCATGGAATATCGAGACGCCTAACCATTATTCTGACAACGGGCGCCGGCTGCACAGGTTCCTGCGACTCGTCTGGCTGCTGCGTGGGATCTTGCGAGCCGTCTGCCTGATCTGCGGGCTGTTCTTCCGGATTTGACATTTCAGCACCTGCTGCGCCTGGTCCTTCGGCCGTCCTTGACTCAAGAGTCTTGAATGCTGCATACCGATCGCCTGGAGCAGCCTTGCGGACATGGAACGCCTGGTCAACCGTCTTGGTTCCGCCGTCCCCGTCCTTGCGATTAACCTTCTTCAGCACCCTGGTCAATTGGGAGCCAAACTTTTCATCAAGTTCTCTGGTCACTTTTTCACCAGCTCAACTCTGATAAATGAACTTCTAGCTATCCTGGAATAGAAGATAGAAAGAGGAGACAAATCCTTAGCAATAGACGCCATGCGATACTTGGCCATCGATACTGGCTCAAACAACATCACGCCAGCGATGCCGGTGCCATGCAGCTTGCCGGTCGCATCCTGCCACGCCTCTCCAACGATCGACTTGTCGTCGCCGGTAGCCGGGTCGATGCTAATCATCCTAATCCTGCGGGCATCCCCAACGATGTCATCAGGGAGTAGCGACGGCTTGTCGACCTTGGGCGCCATATCTAAGACTCCAGCCCTCTTGCGGCGTCGACGACCGCCTCCTCGATGATCTCATTAACGTCGACCTTGTTGTCCCTGGACGCGCGGACGATCCTCTTCATGGCTTCTCGGGTTTTGTCAGACATCGCCACGTAGATGTGCTCCTTGCCGCCCCACGAAAACACCACAAAGCCGTGCTTGGCCGTGCCTCCACTGTCGGACATTAGTCTCTGGATGATCTTCTCCAGATCTCCAACAGTCTTGGCCTCCTTGGCCTGCTCCTGAAACTGCTTGGCAAGCTCTGGCTCCAGCGTCTTAGCAAGGTCTCCCTGGACCTGCTTGATCATCTTCTTCAGCCCAGCGTCGCTTGCGTAACCAAGCATCTTGGTCACCGAGTCTCCGTACTTGCCGGCCATCTCATTATAGAGAGAGACCATTTTTTCCGGGTTCATTTTTCCGTGCAAGACGTTTAGGCGAACAGTCTGCATCTTGCATAGGTCCTCGTCTTTCCATCTGTCGCCCTGAAGAACGTCAACCGGGATCTTGCGAAGCTTAAGCTCCTTGGCCGCAGCTACTCGATGATGCCCGCCGATGATGCGATAGAATGGCTTGCCGCTCGAATCCTCTACCTCAACTACGGTTGGAGGATCGATGAAGCCAATCTCGCTGATTTGCTCCTTGAGCAAATTGAAATCCTCGATGGCCATCTCATTGGGGTTCCACTCGGCGCCAATGAGAACATTCGGATCAAGCTCGACCCGAGAAATGTCAGTTAGCTTATCCGCAGACCTCATACCTCAAGCACCTCAACGAGGGCCATCAGCCTCTCGGCTGCGAGCTGCACCTCGCCTCTAAGCTGGAATTGAAAAATCTCAGCGTTCAGATCGTTGGCCGGAGCTTCGTCTCCGGGGACGCCCTGGGCAAGCCTATCCTGCCAGCTGGACAGAATCGAGACTACCTGCTCGATCTCCGAACGAAGTGTATCTGGCCTGATTCGCATCGACATGCTGGCATCCTATCTACCACGACTGGACGATGCCAGATCTAAACTGCAGAAACGATTCGCACTTCTGGTTCGTCGCGTATGTAAGCGTGCCAAATCTCCTCAGTCAGAATCATCACCCTTCCCTTCCGCAGGGCATCGAGCACTTGGACCCGACCATGCCTACGGAAATCCCAGCAATTTGAAACACTTATACCGTTAGCAACGAACTGTCGCTCATCCCCCACGTTAACAAGATCGTAGACCTTTTCGACTCCAACATCCCTAACACTCTCAACGGAGAGATGGCGGTTACCTCGACCAACGATGGTCGATTCCGAGATCGCCTTCGCCAAGGCATCCCGCTTCCTCCGACAAGAAAAGCCTATACGCCGTGTAAATAAATCAACGTTCTTCTTACCAAAGACACTAAGTGCAAATAGTTGCTTATATTGCTCTTTCTTCGGGTACGACCACATCGATGATTTGATCCCAAAAGCACATAAGAGATTTTGAACGTCTTCCAACAATCCTGCGCTCACGGAGGACATTGATATCTCGATCTTGCCAGCACCGTTAACACTGACAGCACCGTCGGTACCAAACAGTCCTGCCAAGAAACCGGAAACGCCTGATGCGCTGGCGGTCCAAATAGAAGAAGGAACCCGACGTTCCTCGATGGGCAGACTTTTGTCTAATCCAAGCTGCCCAACGAATTCAATCAGAGACTTGACCCTCCACTGAATGCGTGACATCGGCCTATGCTCATCGCAAAATTTGTTAGGACTGCTTTCAAAATCAACAACTTGAGACTTTGATCCGCACCATCCACCCACGACATCTCGGAGATGAATCAAGTCGTCTCTGTCCTGCCGGCCGAGGCCAATTATAATCGTTGGATATTCTCCACCTGACATTGCTCCATCACCAAGGACGACACCAAGGAACATTCCTACGTCACGAGTCCACTCACGTGGGAATTGTTCATGCGGACCACCACTATGCCAATTAACGCTTGAAATCATGGCAACTTCCGGAAAGCAGACATCGGATGGCAATTCTAATGGAAGTCTTTCGTTATCGATTACGTGGGCGTGAATCATTCCAGAATCAGTCAAAATCGGATGATCGCCAGTAAGTTTGATCCTCGAACCATTATTCAATAGAACCTCAACGACTGGTTGAACGCCAGACTCCACCGCCGTAGTAGTCCTCCATGCCTTACCTGACCACACCTCGAACTCTCCACTGTCAGTCATCTCATCAATGCGCAAAAGGCCGCGCCCCCGGACCATAATCCTGGTGTCTCCACTCACGCATCGTTTGCAAAGCCCATCGCCGGAATGCCTGGTTCGCTCTTCAGCTCCAGAGACTCCACAAAGAATGCACCGATCTAAGTCGTAGTGGAGAGACCACTTTCTCGTCTCGGTCCGCAAATACTCAATGATATCCTGAACTTGATCAAAGGTTATCATGTACTTGCGGGTGCCGTATCGCTTCCAAGCCTGACCCAGAGCGTCCCGGGCCCGCTGGATCTGTCTCCAGTCGTATCCGGTCTCTCGTTCTATCTGGAGGCGCGTGTGAGTACCCTGCGTCGGAGAGAAGCCAAGCTCATAGCAACGGCGTTCGATGGCCAAGCGATTCCTGCGAGGCAACAGGTTCATCAACTCGAATATGCTGAGGTGCCCGACATTCTTAACAAGAACAAGGTCTTCGTCTGCCCTCCACGGATAAGATACGCGACCAGACCTGCATGCTGTCCTGAGGCCCTTCTCGGCGCGAATGTTCATCTCGGTCGCCTTGGACCGCACCGATTTGATCGTCTTGCCCAGGACATTAGCAAGTTCGATATCTCGCTGCGTTCCCCATAGCTTACGCAATAGATCCTCCTGTTCAGAGGTCCACCGAGACTTCTTTCCAGGGATAGCGTCTGCCATACCGTCGGATACTATTGCCAACAGATCAAACGCGCAAATTTTTACGCAAAGATCTGGACAAAACAAAGCCCGCATGAGCGCGGGCTTGTTAACTGATATTGCTGGTTAATTCAGATTACGGCAGCTGCTGTCTGTAGTTATCCAGAAGTTCGGCTGATGCAGCAGGGTTGCCGGCGAGGACCGCCAGGACCGCCTTCCAGGCCCACTCCGCCTGGAACTCTGTGGGAGCGAACATCCTCTTCCAGAAGTCGGCGATTCCCTTCTCCCGGTCCGAGGCGTAAGCGAGGAGGATCCCCTTCTCCGACGTGGGCATCTGGTTGCCCATCATCTTGATAGCCTCCAGCGCCATAAGGTTGCACATGGCGATGTAGGGTGCCTTGTCCCAGCAAGAGTCAGGAGTCCGATTCTCGTCGCCCAGCTCAAACGCCTCAATACCGTTGAGCAGCCGGCCCTCTCTGGAGTGACCGAAATAGATTGGCTTCCAAAACAGCAGCGCCTGCTCAATCTTTCGAGCATGTACCGACACGCGCTTCTCGATGACTGCATGGCCATCTTGGGACTTCATGCTCTGCTGGACCATCTCATAGAGACGTTCCATCGCAATTGGGTCAATTCCCTTCTTCTCGCCATCAGGGCGATCTGGGCGTTGGCTCCTGCCAACCTGACCTACCGGAAATCCATCTGGGCCTAGCAACGACGACATCATCATCTCCATCAGTGTTGACTACGAACTAGGAAGCCTTCTTCTTGGCCTCATCGAGAGCGACACGCGAACCTGGCAGCGCCTTACTGAGGCCATCCTGGATGTTTTCAAATTGACCGCAGCGGTAATGGTCTGTCATCTCGTCGACCTTGAATAGGCCAAGGATTCTCCTGACATCGACAGCCTCATCAAGACCAAGCTCGGCGGCGTGCCCCATCGCCGACACCACTTCAGTAACGACATCAAGGCCACGTGCCTGAGCCAGCCTGGATGTCGATTCAACGAGCTGCCCAAGCTGGGGATACCGCTCATTCATCCTGTCACGATGCAAAGCCCTGCAAGCGCTTGCGCGGGTACAGACGTCCAAGCACGCAGACCTGCCATGCAGATCACGCTCGCCGAACTGAGCCACCGCTCGTCCCTGACCATAGCCAAGGTGACCAAAGCAATCCCACTTCGCAAGCGCCTCTCGGATCTGTCGCTTCTTCTTGCCGAAACCCATCTACGACTCCGTCTGCTCCTTAGACTCGCTGATCATCCGCCAAAGGAGGTCGCGCCCATGGACCGGCTTGCCGCTGTTGGGATCGATTGCAATGATCAGAACCCCAAGACGACGCTCCATCTTAGAGATGTAGCCGCTCTTATCCTTGTCCTTGGCCTTCGAGAAATCATTGTTGGCCAAGAAGTCCTGGCAGATCAGCTCCATGTTGTGGCCAATCTTTTCAGACCCAGTCAAACCCTGAGCCCTGCTGAGGGCCGTGTCCCAGGTCTCAAGCTGGGCGTCATATAGGCCAACCTGCCTCGTATGAAGAGCCTCTGGCTTCTGCAGCTGCTTGGATCCGCCACTGCCGCCACCGGCATCGGCAGTAGGAATGAAGGCAGAAGGAGCCTCGTCCGGCATCTCCCTCTCTTCGTTATCAACGTTCCTCCCAGCGGAAACAGCCTTGGACGTCTTGATCGCCTTCTTTAGCTCCTCGAAGGTCAGCTCCTTGGCCTTCTCCATCCAGATCCCAATGCTGTCTCGGGTGGCGATACCTGACAGCAAATAGACCTTCGACCGACCAATTGCCATCAACTCGTCAATGACCGACTCAGGCATCGGCTGCTGGATCGTGAACCAGTAGTAGGCAAACCGGAGGTTTTCACCGGTCCTCTTCTGAAGACCAACCTCCTGCTCGCAGTACTCACCAAAATTCTTATATCCCCACTTCGTGAACAACGCCGTCCGATCCCTAATCGAACCATCACCAACCATGAGGCCGCGATACCCACCAGGAACGCCGTCGTACACATCATAGAGAACCCTGCCAAGATCCCAGTACTTATGAGAGATCTCCCGAACAAGCGTCTTGGCCTCGCTCCGCAGTTGATTCTCTGCTTTCAGAAGATCTTCCTCGGACACCTTCTGGGTGCTCGACCCAACAATCTTCTTCTCGCCATTGCCAACTATGCGAAGCGTCGTTCCCATTTGAATTCTCCCTGCGAATTAGTTCGTCTTAGGCCGGTTGACAGCCTTACCACAGCCGGCGCACTTTGGGGGAGAGTCTCGCTCCTCAGAAAGGAGCACGCGGCTATCACCACAAGACCCGCACCCCGATCTCTCGGTCTTCTTTTCAGTCTTCTTGTCCGGCATCTAATGCTCCTTGTTCGTCATTGTCAATATCGTGAAAAAATTCCACTTTCTTCACCCTAATCTCCGTGAGCTTCCCATACTTTCCAGGGCGATTCATCAATTCCCCTGTGATTACGCAGTATGTTCCAACGCCACTCTCCTGCATGCACTGAGCTGCAACGGATCCGTATGCGTTCACCCTGACCATCGTGATCTTCTGCCCGCCATCGCTGGATGCAACAAGGAAGGAGCATGCTTCCCCGCCATCTCCAGTAGTTCCAGCAAGAACGCGGCCTTCCATATGGCCGCTGATCAACACCTGGTTATGTCCGCCTGGTCTTCGCCTTTTTGGAGTCATCGGGAGTGCCTGTTGGGGGAGCCGTCACCTTACCCCAACAGTACTTAGCCGCGACATAGGCGTCCATTTCATCCTGTGTCGGGAACGTCAATCCCTGCGCCGCCAGGCGACCCTCGATCACATCCTTCACCGTCGCCCTCTTCACCTTCCCCTTCCTGGCGCTTGGGATGTCACCGTATGACGCTCGCTTGGTCACCTTGCCCTTGGCGTCGGTCGTGGCGACCATCACCCTCTCGATCTTCCCAACCACGACCTTACGCATCTCCGTGGCCTCCTTGACCATCGGGAACATGCCGCTCGCTAGGTAGATCTGAACCTTGACAACGCCATGAATCTCACCAATGGCAGCCGCCTGCCATACTTGGTTCTTGGCAGCCGCCTCGATAATGATGTGATCTGGACGCTCGCCGTTGATCAACTGAACAATGCGCTCAGTGATTGCCACAAGCCTGAGAACCCTGGCCTCCACTGTCTTCGCCTCTGGCTGGGGAACGAGTTCCGTGCGAATGGCCGGCGTCTGATCACCCGGATCGCCATCCAGCACACAGATGCCAGTCCCCTTGAGGCTAAGATCTAGACCCAGAACCTTCATCTCTGAGCCTTCTCTGCGCACGAGCCCTGGCTATTCCAGAGATCGAAACTATCGACGATAGAATCCTGTCAGCCTCTGTTGACCAGACGATCCCATCGTCTGAAATCTTCTTATTTAGAACGCCCTCCACCTCCACGACCAGCTCGCCGATCCTCGCCTTGTTCTCCTTGCCCCAAGGGCTTGAGTAAAGGAAGCACCGCGCACACGAAAAATAGCCGTTGGGAGGCTTGCCAACGATCCACCTAGAATCCGTGGAGCACGTCATGCACGGCATGGGCGACGCACCCGCGTCGAATGGACGAATCCATTCCGTATCGATAATAAGAGGCCTATTCATTTGTCGAATCCTCCAGAAAAACACTGCTTGGACACGTCGCAGGCGTTCGCCCTGGGGCAGCCCGACGAATCACAGGCGACTCTCTGCGGGACAGGCCCGCCAACCAGTCCAGCCCTGATCTCCTTGATAGCCTTCTGGACCATCGACACGGTCTCCTGATCATACAAGATGTCATGCTCGGCAATGCCGTCCATTCCGAACTTACCCTTATTGACGTACAGAATCTTGGCTCTCTTGAACCCGGTAAGCCACATGTAACATTGACACTGGATGACATGCATGAAGTCGGGCGCCTTCTCGTATTTTACAAAGTTCGAGTCAGACGCACTCTTGAATTCAAGCACCACCAAGTCATTGATCGTAAAATTCAGCGGGTCTCCGTCAACCAGATACCCATCCGGACTACCGCCAACCATGTACTCGGCGTTGCCAAGCCACTCCTCGGCAAACACGAACGACTCAGACCTGGCAGAGAGGATTGGCTTATTGTTAACCCGTTGAGATTCTCCGGCCAGACCACCACAGCGAACGCAGCTATCAGGGCGAGGCTGCAGACCCTCCTTGAATGAACCGTACACCTCGCCGCACCAAGTACACCGCCAAGATCCAACGATCTTGCCAGTGGCTGCCATCACCTTGTTCTGCATGATCCAGTGGATCGAGTGCCCGAACTCAAACACCAAGCCAAGATTCGGATCGATCCCTTTGGTTCTAGGCACGTCCAAGCGAAACCTAAGGACCTCTTCGCGTGGGCACAGTCCACCGATCGAAGAAATGCGAATCCAGTCATCAGGACGCATCGGGGCCGTCTCCCCGATATCCTGACGCATCGCCTGCTCGATCAGCTCCTTGGCGCTGACAGTCTTTTTTTGCTTACGAATAAGCCTAGAAAGCGCCATATCAAACCTCTCTTGGGCGTTTGGGCCGGGATAGCGAATCGCCCACGAATCGCCTCTACATGACGCCCTGCCAGCATCTCGGCCTCATGGAACGTCATTTCGTACCCGCACTCCGGGCACTCGAACAGATGCCTCTCAGGATTTTCCTGGAGTTCATCGCCACAGGGGATGCACTGCAACCAAACCCTGACACGAGGCATGGCGTCTGCGACCAGCTCTATGCGGATATCAACGACGCCATCAGCAGGCACCGTGAGCTTGTTTCTGTTGGAGGCTAAGTAGGACATTTTTTATCCGAATAGGCTCATCTGCCTACGGTCAATCGCGGACCCAATCGCAGAAATCAAAAGCCTGCCACCGTCGAATACTTCCGTGTCCGCCCATCCGCCGTAGAGAAGCTGCACCGCATCGCAGTCGACGTTTGATACCAAAACACTAACACCGCGTTCTGACGCCTTACGAAGGAGGCGCGACAGCCTGACATGATCGGTCTCGGTGAACATGGCGCCACCATAGGAGATGTCGACACCCCAGTCGGGGGCGTCGACATAGATAACATCGCCCTTCCTGGCGGCACGCAGGACGTATGCGTAATCTTTCGTGTACAGCCGCATCCGCTTCAAAGCAGCAGACGCCAAGCGAATGTCGTCAAGGCTTGGGACACCAGGTGGCGATGACATGCCTCCCCAGAGGGCAGAGAAGCGCTGGCCCTGGTCCACGGAAAACGTGCCTGGGACGCAGATCCTATTTAGATACAGCAGCTTGGCGGCAAACAGCACACCGAAGTCCTTGCCATTCCACTTGGAGCGAATCTGATTAAACGTCCTCTCGCTAAACGAAAGCTTCAACAAGCGCTGCAACTCGTCGTGAACCGCATCTGGTTCTCTCTGGATTGCCTCATAGAAAGCAATGATGGGCTTCCTGGAGTCAACCAGGACTCCGCTATCAGGCTCGGCCATGAAGAAAACATCAGCTGCTCCACAGAACAGCCCAATAAACCTGCCGCTGGCCACGGAGATCGTTTTTGCAATGGCAGGAGCGATCATCTCCCTACCTGCCGACCTATTGAGAAGTGGGTCCATGCTTAATCATTGCCACAACGACTGTAGTGCCGTCAGGGCTCCCGTCATCATAGATGGTGATCAGGCCATGTCCACAATTCGCCCGAACATTACTACCGAACATCATGGACAACTTTACGATGAACCGGCGGATCTGATCTTCTCCGCCGATCTCATCTACGCGAAATTGAAACCTACTACCGCCACGCAGCGACACGCAAGCCTGCTCAAGCAGAGCCTCCTCAATGGAGGTTCTGCGCCTGCTCATCTTTCTTTCGCGAAGCCATCCAAACACATGGACTATTCAACAAGCTCAGCTGGCTTGGAATAGGCAGATCGATCGACGTTAGACACGTAGATGACCTGCTCGGACTCGTTGGTGTTGACGTTGATCTCAAGGCACATCTGCTTGAACGAAAACGCCTCCGCGCTATCCTTGCCAGGATCGTGGAGAACGACTCGCATTCCGGGAATTCCAGAGACGACCGGAAGATCGCCCTTCCAGAGAACCTTCTCCTGCGATCCGTGGGCCACGCCCGCCATCTGAATTCTGCTCTTCATAATTACCTCTTGGTGAGTCCACGAATCTTCAACTCGATTAGTGCATCGCTCTTGGAAATGGAAGAATCTCTGGCCACTCCCCTGAACTTCTGCTTGTAAGCGATAAAATACCTCATCGTATCCATGAACCTGATGAATACGACGCCCAGCGTCATCTGCTCGTCCAGACCGACCCACCCATCGACGACCCTAGCGAGCCGCTCAAAAAGCTTCTCAGCCGCATCATCCGAAACGTCCTTCCTCATGGAAGTGAGGGTCTCTGAGATCAACTCATCCGTCCTCTTGCACAGGGCGTCGTCGACTCCGACCTCGCTTAGACTGATACAGGTCACGCCCCTGCGCTTGCCAAGCTTGGCCATCTGAGAAATGGCAGAATCGATAAAGCGAATCTCGGCATCCGACACCGGGAGTGGAGGATGCGGAGCGAACTCCTGCTGATCTGCGCTAGTTCCTTCCACGATAAACCTCCAAGAGTTCCTGCACGAACCCGGCAGGCAGGAGAACCCAGTCCCTGTTGACGAACTTCGGGGGCGACTGGATTTCAATCGCCACGCATGGAATCTTGTTATAGAAGCTGGCCTCCTTGGTGATTTTCTCCAAGTAATCCAGCGTAATCGATATCGACTTCTTGTCCGTCCTCTTGCACTCGCCGAGAAGCTCAACCGACTTCACGTCACCGCGCACACCAGGCAGAGCACCGGACGCCTTTTGACGCTTGCCGCCAACGCTCTTGGCGACCCGATTCTCTTGAGCCATCGATTTCGCCCGCTGCTTCTTCTGCTCGCGGCCAGTGAAATACGACGGCATCTTGGGCCTGTCTTCGCTCAAAGGGTCGCCTCATGCTCGATGCTGATGGTCCTGATGTGATTCATCAGCTTGAGCTTAAACGCCTCATACTCGTCTCGGTTGATCATCCAGTGGCGCTCCAGAAGAGATCGACCGTCGAACTCCTGACCTTCCCAGATGGTTGACGCCCGACCGCGCCCAAGCTGAATCAGGCCAGTTTGCTGGCCCATTTTCATGGCGTAGTCCTCGTCGATTACGTCGCCGACTTTCTTTACCTCGGTGTCGTGGAGGACAAGCCTGTACTCGCCTTCCATCTTCGCAACGCCAGTCTTGTTCTTCTCGTTGCGGAACTTCATGTCCACGCTCGTGATGATTTTGGTCTCTTTGTCTTCCTGATACTTGCTCGGCGACATCCGAGTCTCAGTAGAGGTCGCAAAGCCCTGGGCCATTCCTCCTGGAACGGTTTCCGGGTTGCCAAACATCACGCCGATCTTCATGCGGATCTGGTTCGTGAACCAGACCGTCGGACGCCTGCCGTCGCGCTGAGACACGGCGTTGGTGCCGGAGACCAGCTTACGGAACATGTTGCCGAGAAGCCTCGCCTGGGTGCCCATGGTCGGTTCCGAGGAAGAGCGCTCGATCTCGGCGACGGGCGTCATAAACGCAACGGAGTCGATCACGATGATATCGACGGCCCCTGACCGAAGCAGGGAATCGGCCACATCGCACGCCTGCTCACCAGTCTCAGGAGACGAAAATACCAGTCGATTCACGTCCAGAAATTTCCGGGACCACGTGCTATCCCAGACGCCCTCAACATCAAGCCAGGCAACGTTGACCTTGCGGTAGTCCCCGCACTCGCAGTTCGGCTTCAACCCGGATACATCGACCTTCCAGATTGGGAATGCCGGAGTCCAGCACGACGAACACATGCGCTGCGCCCTGCCCACGGCCCGCAAGAAACACGTCGTCTTGGACGAATTGTGGACAATAAACCCATCTGCCACAAAGTTATTGTACGGCGCTCGCATCTGGATGTCATACGTATGCCTGATCCCGACGCTACGAATGGAAGCCACCTTGACTTCGTGAGCATACCCAAGGCCTAGCTTACTTTCCCTGGCATGAAGCAAGCCATGAGAAGAACTATCGATGACCATCAGATTGGATAGACTATCGTTAAGAAAGTTCTCATCAATGTGGTGAACGTGCTGAGATTGAGCAAGAAAAACAAACCCATCGAACTTTCCATTGTTCAGCGCGTCAATGTACTGATCAAACGGAAGACGATTTATCTCAGCCTCAACGACGGCCCTGGACTTGGCCAGCTTCTTGTAGCTGTAAGTTCTAACCGTCTTGGTCCGTTCGTTAACCGGGGTAACCTCATACGAGGCCGCAAACGGATGGTGCTTCACAGTCATATAACGACGAGATGCAGCCTGTTCCGCATCCGATGACGGCTTGGTTCTTTTCTGGACTGTTACAGTGTCACCTACTGATATGTCACCGAGTCTGACGTACCCAGATCCTGTAAAGAACCGATGATCTGCTGTAGCAATGATGCTTTCGCCAGTCGTCAACGCCAGCTCAAAGCATTCTTTGTCACCAGAATCAACGACCCCTTCGATTTTATTCGTGAGGATGCGTCCGTCTTCATCAACTGACTTGGCATAGAATTCAGAATCAGCAGAGGCCTTGCGCTGATAGCTTCCCTTCCCACCAACCTGGGCTCCATTGAATCGAGCAAATAGTCGCTCAATTGTCCCTCCTTTATGATTCTGCCTGCGACCATCCTTAGCGCGAACCTCGTACTGAATAAATGTACCAGCATCGAGGCAAGACTTCGGCCCGTAGAACATCGAAACCCGACCAACTGGCAGCCCACCGCCAAGGCTCACATCGAGCGGCAAGATCCCCGTAGTAATCCTGGGCATGTTCTCGTGGCCATGATCCATAGCGAACTGGACGGCCCCTTTGCCGTAGTTCTTCTCAGCCTGCTTGAAATAGGCGCTGAGCTGCTCATCGCGGTCATCCGCGACCTTGGGCTTGTCGTCTTCTTTGGTTTTCTTCGCCATGAATATTCCTAGAGTGAAGACTGCCCAACGCGGCCAGCCGTGATCATGTCCCGCTCGCGCGTCAGCCGTTCCTCTGCCCATGCCTGGGCAAATTCATAAGCCTGGTCAAGCTCCTCCGCATAGCAAGGCACGCTCACGGAAACGCCAATCTTGGCCGACTCAAAATTCCCAAGATTGATCGTCAGCGCATAGTCCACCGTCACCCTTGCAGGCTCAGTCTCGAACTTGTGGACTGCGATAACGTCTTCAGCTTCGCTCCCAGTCGTGGGGCCACGATTTGGCCCGACTGTCCTGGTGACATAAACGACAGAATTCTTCGCTTTCATCTTTCATCTCCGATAGATACGCCGACGGAATTCCATCCTTCGGTAATCTCCTGACGAAACCTGCTATCGGACGCTGAGATGGTCGCACCTCTGGTGCTCAATACGGTGCGAACCACCCCAATCATCTCGGCTGTGTAGAGGCGCTCTTGTTTGTTCTTGCCCTCCAACATGAAGGGCGTCCGTGGGAGTAAACCGACGCGCTCCCACTGGTGGATCGTAGGCACGCTGCGACCTATCGCCCTGGCAAAGGCTCCAACATGAACCATGTTGACCTCCTGCATCTGACCGCCAATCTTCACCTTCAGGCTGACTGGCTTGCGATGCTTTGGAGTCCTAACCTTAACCTTGGGTTGAGCTGGCTTCTCCTGAGACTTCTTCGCTCGATAGTCCTTGTTCTGTTCAAGGACCTTGCCTCGATACTCTTGATCTTTGTGGTATCGATCTTTCCTTCGCTGGGAAAGCGCTGCCTTGTTCTTCTCGTACCATCCACGGTACGTCCACTCTGGCTCCACGGCCGGATCAACAGCAGGAGCAGCGACTGACGGTGGCTTGGCGGCCTTCCCGTTACGTCGGCCGCTAGTCACCTTTTCATTTTCGCTCATCTGCTCCCCCATCAAATCGTCATCAAACTACCTAATAGATCCTCCACTGTCAATCAGTTGCTAACCGCTATCTGCTCCAAATGATGAATGATATAAGGAGTCCCTGGACTTACCGTAGTCCCTGCAAACAGGGATTGCGTCGCATCTCATGTCTACGATAACAGGGGGCTTCTTGGACGGACACTTGGATAAACAGACCCTTGCGGCGGCCCCCGGATCCCTCACTGGGGTAGCCAGCACGACCGTGTCAACGGTCTCGATCTCTGGCAAAGATTTGACAAACGAAAACGTTGTCAAGATAACGTCTGCACCTATGGCAACCGTCAAATCATCCGAAGTCATGCCATCAACAGCGAAGTCGACGACCCTGCTGTTGCCGGCCCACTCTGTCTCGATCTGAAGCTTCAGGGTCCTGAGGTGGGGCACCCGATCGCTCACCACGACAATCTTCCTGTCGGCTGCCATAGCCAGGACGACCTGCTCGACGACGTGTTGGTTGTACGTCGTGCTCGAACACATGTGATCAAGCAGGTTTTCCTTAGACACGAACTGAGGATTCACCCTGACCCAATTGCTGATTTTCCAGCTGGACCACACCCTGCGGATCTTGGGCAGATCGTAATCAGGGTCCGCGCAAAACACCGGCTCGCCCAGATGGTACCGATATACCCTAGAGAGCCCGGTAGTGAAGGACGCCCCTGGGCTGACCAATCCCAGCCGCTTAGCTGCCGAAAGGAAAGGCACAACCCTGGCCCATGCCATGGGATCCATCTTGTCTATTTGATGGCAGATCACGAATCCAAATTCGTTCGGCGCCACCCTGCCCTGCGACAGAAAATCCTTGATGTCTTCAAGGGTACTCAGCGTCACGTGAGCATCAACCACGTCGCGCTCCCCACGACGTATGGTGCCAAGCCTGGCGTCTGGAAGGTATCTTCCAATCACCGTGCGCCACATGGCCAACGACGCTCCAGGCGGCACCAACACCAACGTCCGCACCCTGAGAGTCCTGATCAAGGACAGGCAGACCTTAGCCCCGGCCTGCTCCGACGAAAAGATGGCCATGCCATCCCCGACCCGATCTCCACCAAGGGCCTTCAGTATCTCGCCGATGCCAGTCTTTTGATCCTTGGAGAAGAAATCCTCCGACTTGGCACCGGTGAACGCATCAACCAAGACAAGCTCGTCGACGTCACCGTCTTGAGCTGCCGCCCATGGATCGGCCGGGTCTGCCTTGATCCTCTCAGGCCACGGAAAACCGCTCGACGCCGAGAACGACATATCGTGCTTGTTCGTGACTGAGGTTCTCAGGAATGCCCGGGGGATCCCCAGCAGCCCGTCCTTCTCCTGGTATGCGCGATGGGTGATGGGTGACTTCTTGATCGAATCAACAAGCGTCAACTTCCTGCGAAGAATGCTCGCGTTGACCTCACCTAGATCATCAAGACTTATCCATGACCACCCATCGACATCAATCTTCATCAGTTCCCCAGCCTTAAACGTGCTGCCAAATCTCCCCGTTGGCGATTTTCTGAACCAATTTTTGGCTGATGCCATTGGCTCTTGCGATAGCCCTCAGTGGAGATCCGGACTTGATTGCGCACTTGATTGCGATAACGTCGGCGTCGGTTAATTTATGATGTGCCGATCTGGCCTTGATCTGCTTGTCCCATGCATTTGTCGCATCGGTGCCAAGGCTCAGATGGTCTGGATTAACGCACCATTTGTTGTCGCAGCTATGCTGCACAAGCATCCCCGCAGGAATATCTCCCTTGAACGCCATAAATGACGCCCGATGCGCAACCTCGACCCGTCTCCATTTTGTCGTAGCATTGCCGTAGCCGTGACTTCCAAATGAAAGAAGCCACAGCCAGCAGCCTACAAATGGAATTGGAATCGATCTGTCGCGGATATAATCCCGCAGTAATTCCAATTGCTTATCTCAAAAGGGCACGTCGTCGTCGGCCGTGCTCTTGCTCTTGCTGCTGGCGCCATCCTTGTTGAAGGGCTGCGCATCAGCCACCATCGACTTGAGAACGCCGTAGTCCAGCGGCGCCATCAGCTCCGGGTAGTGGAACTGCGGAACCTTCATCGGAATTGGACCGGTCGCCGGGATCTGGAAGTGATACGCCAGATACTTCCTGGTCTTCTCAGCATCCCCACCGCTACCGTTGGCTCGCTCGATCATCTCCTTCAAAGGCTTGCCCTTGTAGGTGACAGCGCCCAGAAGGGCCTCCAACTTGATCTCGCGAACATGATCGAGATCATCGCCAGTATTCGGAGCGTTCGAATCTGCCCTGGCAAGAGTCCAAAGCTGACCAAGGAGAGATCCGCGATTCTCCTTCTTCATCTTGAACTTGTTCAAAACCTTCGTCTTGGCCGGGAGCAAGATCAACCGATTCTTGTTCTCGACGCCTTCCTTCGTCGTGTACCCAGTCACATCGACGATCGTATAGTGCCCGACGTAGTCGGCGCGACCGACGCCGGGAGCGCCACAGGCGCCGCAGCCAGCATCGTGAATCTTCGACGTGCAGGTGGCGTAGTGCCAGTGGTCGCTCGTATCGCGCCACTGGTGCTCGCGGATGCAAAAGGGGTCATCTCCGATGAAGATGATCTCCTTGCTTGATCCGGCGCGCTGCCAGAGGCGATCAGGCGGATATCCTAGCGCCTTCTTCTCGCCCTCTTTCTCCGCGCCCTCGTATCCGGTCTCGTACCACGAACGATTATTTCCCATGACTACTCTCCTCGTCCTACTAGGACTAATGCTGGGCCATTCTGCCCATTTGCACATCCACGATGTGTGGTGCGCATAATCCGAGGCGCTATCGCCTCAGAAAAGAATCCATATTTCCGCGAAGACTGCAGCAAATCTATCAAATTGGAGGTTCTCTCTTTGGCCTCTGGATCCCATCGTTTGCTTTTATGAAACCCAGCCTCCACGATCTCCGACCAAACCTCAAAGTCGTATTGCTTCTTACCGAGAAGCTTGAATTGTCTAAAAAATTGAATAACGACATCGTGCAACTCCGCGATCCTGCGCACGGTAAAGATCACACACGGGGCGCGATTTGCCGAGCGCGCTCTCGTTTCAGATCTTGAGCCTACGGCTCCGATCCATCACAGCCTTCGCCACTGGCTCGTCGTCCAGTCTCATGTGCAAGCTGATCGAGCACGCAAGCGCGTTGCCTGGACGACCGGCGCTATTCTTCTGCCAGAACGCCACAAAGGATCCCTCTCCATCGAAGAGACCTGCGGCGTACTCGCCAAGCTGTTCCGGTGACTTGCTCATGTTGGACCTTGTCGGTACCTTGCGACGCCATTCTCGGCGACCCGTCAGCACTACCAGGGGGGTCTGACATAGTCAACGGATGTCGTCCAAGATCCCGGCAGCGTCCATCAGCGGAACCTCGTCTTGAGATCCTCAACCTCCTCTACTTCCATCTGATTTGGATCTCTCCCGTCAGGAATCATGTGCGTTATCGTGTGGATCCTTCGAGACAGCATCGACTCGATCCGATGAGCCGCCTCGATTCCAGCCTGATCCCCGTCCATCAAGATAACGACCGAGTCGAACCACTTCAGAATCTTGTCCACCTGGGTCTTGTTGATGTGAGATCCGTTGATGCCGGCAACATTCTTCAGCCCGCACTGATCCAGGTAAACAACGTCGAAACCGCCCTCCACGAGGAACACGGTTCCGCGCCCGCTATCGGAAACCTCGAACCAGTCCTCTCCAAACAAGAACATCTCTCGGTCGAACCCGTTCGAGTGCATCCACTTGGGCGCCTTGGCCTCCCGGTCTGATGGCGGCAAGCACTTCGGCCAATACGGAACGTGCCTCCCCGAGAGATTAACGAGCCTGCCTAACCTGTCGAACTGCGGCAGCGACACGCGCCTCGCCTGCGGGTGCCACCCGATTTTCCACTTATTGATGGTTTCGTCCGTGAGCCTGCGATCAGGGCCATGAAGATAGGCTGCAGCCTCCTGGTCGATCCAGGACCGCATCTTCTCCATCATCTCAACGGCAGATTCCGGCAGCGCGGCGCTCATGGATGCTCGGATCAATGGATCTGAATAATCCTTGCCGCCGAGAACCACCGCAGGCTCTCGCGTCTCCGACGGCATGGCGTAATGCCCAGCCTTCGCATCGATACGAGACATGCGCTTATCCAGGTTAACCACACTGCGCTCAGACACGAACGCGAGATGAGCCGACAGGTCCCTCTTCGAGAGGTACTGCAACTTGTAGATCAACTCAGTGAGGCTACCCTTAAAATTACACCCACCGCTCATGCAATTAACCCCACCAGTGTCATCGTCAGAGACGTAGACGGCCAGCGATGGGTTCTTGTCAACGCCGCCGCCATGCTTCCAGGGCGCGAGTGGACATGTGCTGCGAATTTTGGGACCAGCTAATCTAACCTTATCGCACCCGAGCATATTCAGGAGCTTCTCGATATGTTCGATCTTCATCGCTCAGTAGCGGAAGCTACTTGGGCGGAGGGTAGACGGGGCCGGCGCTATCGTCAAATTTTCCCTTCTCTAACGGCTTGGTTCCGACCATCTTTTCGCGAGCGGCTGCCTCCTCGGAGTTCTTGGGCGCCTCCGACTTCTTGCCGCTGGGGCCGTCCAGGTCGGCCAGCTTTGACTCGATTAGCTTCCATAGCTGAGCAAATTGGCGATCTTTCGCATCTCCCGACCTGCCTTCGGCATCGTGCCTCCGATTGCGAAGCCATCCCTTGCCGGTCAGCTGGATGTCCTGAAGAACGGCGAGCCCCTCGCCGTTATAGAGATACCCCTGCTTGGCAAGCGTATCTCTGGAAATACGAAGCGCCTTGATGAATCCATCGGCGCCGCCACCAGTCGACTTACCGTAAATCGCCAAGGTTGAATGACGAACCAGTGCGGGAATGTCTTGCCAGCTTGGCATGCAGGCAGAATAGCACAGCCACCACTGAAGCTTCCTACGCGACCTTCTTGCTTGCCTTCAGGCCGAACCAGATGCCGCCAGGCTTCACAGCATTGTCCCTGGCGACCAAGATCTCCTCCCTGGAGAGCGCAGCGCCATGCGCCTTGCAGACCATTCCGAAGCGGGGTGCCGCATTCTCCTGGCATCCAGCAATCGGGCATGGCCTGAGCACTGTGTAACCCTTCGTGGTCCTTCGGGTCTTGACCGGGACAGGATCATCCGCCGCAGCCCAAACACCGCCAGGCTTCTTGGCGTTGTCACGCGCAACCAAGACTTCCTCACGGGACAGCGTCTCGCTATGCCCCTTGCAGACCATCCCGAAACGGGACACCGCAATCTCGCCGCACCCCTCGATCGGACACGGCCTGGTAACCTTATAGCCCTTCGTCGTCTTCCTGTCCTTGGCCGGAGACACCTCGCGCGCCGGAGCCTCACCACCGAAGACACCGCGCAGCCGATTGCTGATCTCCTCAGCCGCGTCCACCTTGGCAACGGCAATCAACTCCACAACAAACCGATCAACCACTTCCTGAACTCGCTTGGACACCATGTTGTACCTCTTCGCCTTGAACCAGCGCCAAGTATAGCGCCATTTACAAATCAAATCTAATAGGTAACAACGGAATTGTCAAGGAACTAGAAGGCGTCCAGGGCGGAGGTATCGCAATCAATCGTAAGCTCTAGCTTTCTAAGCATTTTGCTAAGATAACCGGAAACCACGACCTTGCACTCTCGGTCCGCTGACATATGCATCAGCACCCCGCCATGGTGGTTGTTTTTCGTCGAAACTACATCGTAAATAAGTCGCCCACCATCTGCCCATATGTGGACGGCAAATGCGGACTTGGCCGTTACCACGCCATCGCAACGAGGGCACATGCGCTGGGCGTGCTCAGAATGGAACATCGTCAAAGCCTTCCTCTTCGATGGCAAACGAGCTATCGCCGCCGCCCATGTTCTTGGGTGCAGCGCCAGCCGGCGAAGGCTGGGGGCTGCCGCCGATCTCAGAGAAGTCCATGGCTGCGTGGTTCCAGTTGATCAGGAACTCGTCAGGCATGCCTTCGCGAATCTTGAGACCCTTGATGCCCATCTGCCAGTTCGCCCTCATCTCATCGCTCTGATTGAGACCATATGCGGCATCGGCATTCCAACCGGCGACGTCGGTGATTCCGATGTTGTCGGCGGCGATGGTCTGGGACTGCCCAGTCTTGGCCGAGCGGTTAAACTGGAGATTGGTAATCGTGGCAACGCCGGTCCGCTTGCCGATTTTCTTGAAGTCGTCGAACGTGTTCGACACCTTCTCGTGCCTGTCCTTGCCGACGTTCTTGATCAGATACGGACCGTCGAGACACATCAACTGCGGCTTAATATCTGCGATAACTGTAGCGATATTGTCGATCGAATAATCGAAATCACCGGCAACGATATCGATGCCCTGGTCGCTCAGGATCTCCTCGACGCCCTGGAAGAACTTGTTCTCGACGAACTCGCCTAACTTGCCGCGCCGAATCTCGTCGTATGGCAACCGCAAATGGAGGGCAAAGAACCGCCGCGCCATCTGCATCTTGTTCATCTCCGTCGAGACCACCAAGACCTTGTGACCGGCCTTCCATGCCTTGTGAGCGCAAATGACCAGCGTCCAGGTATTATGAACAACGATATCGTTCGCAATGAAGCAGCTCGTTGGGTCTACGGTCAAATCGTAGATCTTCTTTTCGCCAACATTCTCGATGGATGAGACGAGATCCCAGAAAATGCCTGAACCCCAAAGCCAACTGTACTTTTCAGTACAGCCATAGACTTCACAGAAAACCTTAAAGCGATCGATCAGCAGGGAATCATGCTTGCCGAACAATGACCTCGTCATGAACCTAGACTTCCATCCGAGGCGATTTCCAACCTCCTTGAGAAGCCCACCACTCCATCTGCCAGCCCGAGCCCGGGATAGTTCTTCAATCTCACTCCGAAGACTCTTGGATAGTTTCGGGAACCCAACATTTGAGTTCTTCTTCAATGACGCCATATGCTTAAGGTTATCAAGACGATGACCCCACAGCGGAAACGACTTCAAGAAAGAATCCTGACAGAAAGAATAGACCCGAAGCCTCCAGGCCGGAAACGTCTTCCCATTGCAGCGAGATGGCTTCTTGCTGATTCGGCTCTGGATGCCAAAGCGAAGCAGTAGACTCTGAACCTGCATCAGCATCTTCTCAGACGCCAGCACAATCTCAGGGCCGCCAGTGCTCACGTATCCGTCGCACATCCAAAACAGCGACAGGAACCTAGCAAGCTGCTCCCGTCCAAGCTTGAACACAGCGTCCGGAATCGTCTTTTCAGTCGACTTCTTGCCCCAAACGCCATGCTCGCGCATGAGGTCGCGCACGCGATTCACGCCATCGCCGAACGCGCTCCTGAAGCCATACTGATACTCGGCAGGCCTTGCGACCACCTCGACGCCCATGGTCAAGGCAGCCTCGCTGACGATTCTAACAACCTCCGGATCGCCCTTCGTGAACTCGCAATTCTCATTGACCACGCATCCGTCAGCCAGCATCACCGCAAGGATGTCAACTTCGGCATCCTCCATCGCCGCTGGGGCGAGCGGGAATGGCATGCTCATGGGCAACGCAACCGAGTCCGTCTTGGCAATCTCATCCGCGCGCTTCCATCCATCAGGCGTGAGAAACGGATGCTCTGGCGTGACTTCAATCGTCCTACCCGTGCCCAGCGTAAACTTCAGGCACTCCTTGCGGCCCGTGTCAATCTTGGCCGTGATCGGGGCCGAATGAACTCCGCCTTCCTTGCTCCATGTCATGACCATGGATGCGCCTGGGTCGTCGAATACCTCGCCAATAGTCCGCTGAACACCGGTAATCGGATCTTGAAGAATGCTGTTAGTTTCTAGACATTTGCCAACGCCGAGGCGGCCAACGAACAAGATAAGATCTTCCGGCCACCATCCAAGTGTCTGGTTGTCCATCGACGCCCATGGCGTCGGGATGCCTCGCTTACCAGCCTTCGCGTCCTTGTAATCTGCGATGACGCCCCTGCCCAGCGACAGCAGGGACTCAACCTTGCGGACGGTAAGCGCCTCCTCTTGAATCTTGCGATTGATCTCAATCCAGATCTCGGCGGCGCCGTTGGGGTCCTTGGCCTCCAGCTTTTCGCTGACGTCTTTCGTCCCGTGACGCTGCAGCTGCCACAATCGACGTTTGAAAATCTCATCCAGGAAGAACTGGTAGGACTCGCTCATCGAGCCGGACAGATCTATGCCGGTGCTGCTCTCGATTGCCTCGACCGATGGAACCTCGTCGTAATTTCCGAAGTGAGTCCGCAGGAAGGCCCACGCCTTCTTGCCATCGCCGGCCAGATAGGACCCCTTCTCTTTGCCGTCCTTGCCGACCGCGAATTCCTTGTCGATATCCCTATCGATCGCCGCAAGGACGGCTGGCTTGCCACCGCGAATAACGGCCCTGATGAACTCCCTATCGATATCCATTACATGGCCCCACTTGTTTCGACCACTTCACGGGCCTCGGAAATATAGGCAACGACGTCGCACTCGCGGGCGGCATACGTGCCGGAGACGCACTCCTCGTGGAACACCGCAAAAACCACTTCCTGATCCCCTCTCGACCTGATTGCACCGCCGCCATGATCAATCACGCAGGTTTCCGCTAGGACGCGAGTGGCACGATCACCAGCAGAAACAGCCTGGCCGCAGACCTCGCAGGTGAAGCCAAGATCCGAGTTGATCAAGAATCACCGCCCCCAAGCATGCGCTTGCCCAGTTTCTCTCGGTCAGCGTCCCTCATGTTCTTCCCAGACATGGGAACAGAGAACATGACCTGACTGATGACATCGAGCAGATCAGAGAACTTCTCCTGCTTCAGAGTCAGGCGCGATCTGACCGTCATGATCGTAGATAGCTTCTGGGAGTTTCTGCGAACCAGAAGCTCTTCGAGCTGAAGGGGTCCAAACACATTGTCCGTGAAGAACGGATCATTGAACCCATCGAGAACCAGAAGCGAAACGATGTCTATCTTCCGACGAACCGTAACGCCGTCCGCCCCGCTGCCGAACAGTGACGGATGTTTCTCGAACCTGAGGTCCTTAAGCTCACTGTGAGTCACGAAGTAAGCCCCGTACCCCGCGCTGATGGTCTCCTTCAGGATGCAAGCCGCAGCAGCCGTCTTGCCCACCCCTGGTGGACCGCTGAATACCAAACCACTACCCGTAGAGATCATCTCCCTGATGTTCTTCCTAAACCGAAGCACCAGTTCGCGGACCTGTGACATCTGGATCCGATCGGTGCGGACCCCCCAGAACTCCTTGCCCAGGTTCACCCTGGACAGATCGGCATGGGTAACCTTCCGTCGGTTATCGCTGGACGCTGGGCTGTCGTCTGTCATCTTGGCCATCTCTGCCGCGCAAGCACTTGCGCCGCTCACCATTCTCCAAGCTTCCCAGGTGTCGCAGAGCGTTCGGCGTACTGCCGATCGGTCTGCCTCTCCTGCACGAGCGGAACGATCCGAGCCCGTATCGCCAGGAGCAGGCCGATAGTCGGGGCAGAGTCGGCTAATTTCAACTTTTTTGTCAGTTCGTCCCAGTGCTCGCACAGATACGACCAGGACTTCCGAACAAGCACGTCGTCGTTATGGCAAGCCTCGCGCAACGTCTTAAGCTGCGAGAACTCGGTCTTCATCCACTTGGTCATCCTAATCGTCGGGAAGAAGCGGTCGTACTCGACCTGTGCCCATTCGTAGAACCTGCCGCCGGCCGTCTTGTTGGCCAGGCGCTCCTCCTCACGAGCCAGCCTGCGCGTCTTGGCGAGCCCGGAACGCTCGTCCTGGGCCTTTCTCGCTAGGAGCATCTCATCGCGCTCATGGGCCACCTTGGCGTTCCTGGTGACAGCCTGGACCGCAGCCGCCATGGCCCTCGCCTGCCGGACGTCGCCTTCGTCCAACCCCATGGCGCGAAGTTTCTCCGGATCTTGAGTAGGAAGAACGACAGAATCTAATACCTCACCAGTGTCTTTGTCATAGGACTCTCCTGATCTGGTATGACCAATCTTCCGGAATCTTCTTCCGGAATTTTCAGTCGCGTCGCGACCACAGGTCGCGGAATCTAATTCATTTTGATTTATCTCTTTATCTACTTCAGTCACTCGATCGCGTGCTTCTAGAGTCACCCGATCGCGTGCCTCCATGGTATCCGATCGCGTGCTACTGGACGCCCCTCCACCAGTAGCACCCGTTCGGGTGTTACTGGACTTGGAGGCACTGTCAACCGGTTTCCGGCCAGCCGTTGGGTGATGAAGGCGTTCGAGAAGTTCATCAGAACGACCTGCCCCGAACAGGTCCCTCCTGGTCATCTTCAGAATGTCGTCATCGTATCTCGTGACCATAGACTTGATGGTCTTGAGCGTCGGAGACCCATATCCTCGCGACTTGCACACGACGTATCCCTGCTTGACCAGGTTCGTCATGTAGCCAGCGATGGCGTTCTTCTGCACGCCAAGGTCTTTGGCTAAGGTCTCGTTTGAAACGTGATTATTCCGCCCGCCGGAAGCGCGGATTCTCAGCATAATCAGGAGCCGCAATTCCATCGCGGAGATGTTCAGATCAAAGGCCTCAACGCCCAGCACGTATGTGCGAACAACGTCAAAGGTCCAATCCTCGTTGACGACCTCAGATAATTCACTTCGAGGATCAGTCATGGCCGCATCCTGTTTTTTCTGGCAGCCGACGATGCTGACTTGGAAGATCTCTCCTCGCGAATGTTTTTGTACTGATCTTCCAGCGAGACATGTCCCTGCGGAGGGTCAGGGATTTGACGTTGGGCAATATTCCTTAGCCGTGCTTCGTTGGTGCGCTGATACGCTTCGGCACGAATAGCCTCGCCGGACATCCACTCGATGAACTCGCTGGACTTCTCAGCGTTGTGTACCCTGTCCGTGCGCCAGAACTTCATTTCGTTGGATGACTTCTGGGACTGCGGAAACCAGGGCGGCTTCTTCTGAACATGGTCCGGGATTTCAGGAAGAAATTTCCTAATCGCAGCAGAAGACCACCTGCGCTTGCGAAGATCAGGAACCGAATAGTAAGAGTTCCCAGCAACCATCATCGTCATCGCGCGCTCCTCGTCCTGGTGTCGCAGTAGGTCGCGCAAGCTATCGGCCAGATCTTTCAATGTCAACAAAACGAAGAATGGCGAGCACTTGACCAGTAGTGCTCGCCACCAAGCCGACCACTACATCTAGTGGATCGGCGCCCTAGTGCCTCCGAAAAAAGATCACGCTACGGAAGGAAGTCCGAGCCGAGATCTCTGATCATGGATCTGACGAGCAGTGGATGAGGGTTTACGCAAGATCTGCTCTTCTGCACGTACCCTAGCGCCTCCACCCAGCCCATGCCCTCATGCAGCATCAGGTACGCCAGAACCGCCGTGCTGCTCCTGCTGACGCCTGCCGCGCAATGCACCAGGACCGTCTTATCAGACTCCCTGGCATGGTGAATGACCTCTGCGGCCTTCCTGAAGACGCCTACGTTCGTGAGGCGACCATCCTCGATGCCTATCTTGACGAGCTGCGTCTTGGCCTTCAGCGTGTAATCGCATTCGATGGCCATGTTCAGAACGACGTCGATCTCCTTGCTCAGCTCGTCGTCAACAACCGACGAGTAGCTCCCAATCCAGACGCCAGGATGGACCTCGTCTGCCTTCTCAAAGATGGAGAGCGGCAGGGTAAGGTTCTCCTCCAACTTGGCCGTCCATGCCTTCTCGTGAACCGTAATCACCTGCTTCATCAAAGCTGACAGCGACTTAAAGGTCTGCTGCTTCCACTCGGTGAAGTTGTCGGTGTAGTCACGGAAAACGGAATGGAAAGAGAGGAGGGCGCCCATCGATCACTGACCTTTCTTATCGGCTAACTCGGGATCACCCAGATAGGCTGATCGCAAGTTTCACAAGTAATAATATTGTACCGGACGCCGCCCGGGTACTCAGACTCAACTACCTTTATCTGCTTGATTATGCCGCCATTGCAGCCAGGACACAACGGAGCGTCGATCGGCTCAAACGTGTCGATAACGCGAAGCTTCTTCTTGGTGTACGGATGACGTACATGCTCCTGCTTTATCTGCTTCCTTGATACCATCGAACTACCACGCACATGCATTGTCAACGTGTCCCGCGCCGCTAAACATCAGCGGAGATTTTTCTTAGAATTTCGATTGCCTGTTTAACCCAGGCCCTGTCGGACACGTTGTCCAACCTGGCACCTTTGATCATGTCAGAGATGACGATGTCGACCTGTTTCCGGCCTACAGATGCCGGTGCAATTTTAATCTCGTGGAGAGCGGCGTAGTACTCGGCCTTGGTTGGCCAAAACAGATCTCCCCTCTCGGCGATGGAAATCATCTCCCCAATCGATGACTTAGATCTGCTCGACAGAGCGTCCATATGCTTTCGCAACAAGCCGGTGCGAGCATCGGAGATCTTCCACAACCCGCTGGACTCGCTGAGCATGGCGGTGATGATAGCCAGGCTTTCGCTTCGATGACTGGAATCCGGCACGAGGACCGGAACGTACATCGGAGCCGACTACCGTTCAAGCTTCAGATAACCGGACGGGAAGCCTTCTTCGCAAGATATCTCTGGAGATCCACGACGCGCCTAAGCTTCCACACTTTAACGTTACCCCATCCAGTGTGGTTCATGCCCCTGCTGACCGCTGGACTCACATCCAGGACGCCACGCCACTTTCCAACGCATTCACCGTCGGGACACAGGCTATCGGGAGGAAGGTCTCCCTCACGAATCTTAATGTACCAGGCAGCCTTCTTGGGCTTGACCATCACCTTGGTGCCGTCGGCCGCGAAAACACTTGCGCCGAACGGACCGCGATCGAGAACCACGCACCAGTTGCGGTCCTTGGTCTTCTGGTTCTCGACGATCAGAATCGTGCCACACGGATACCGTCGATGCGCGCAGACATGATCAACGTCGTTGATCTTGGCGTGCGGCGCGCAGGCCGTTCCCTGCTGAGCGAACTTGTCGCCTGGGGCCCCATAGCGAGCAGCAATCCCGTGCTCGTCCGGCGTGGGCGGGAGCGGTATATGGGAGCTTGATGCCACGACGCTCGCGTAGCTCGCCGTTAGTTCAGGAATAGGTGCGGTTGCGTCCGCCTCCGCATGAGGAGATGTCCATGCGAACAGCGCGACCAGGTACCACAGCTTCGCAATCACCGGATAATAGAGCCATTCAAACATAAGTCCTCCGCATTATTTGTCGGGACGTCTGAGCGTCTTCCTGTCTCCCAAGATCCATTCCAATGCGACCTTGATGCCACGCTCAAATTCTGACTGTCCAGTTTCTTTGGAGAGCCGCATAACCTCGTGCCTGACTTCCGCCGTAGACGGGCGAACGATCCTGCCTGATGTGCTGCGCATCCCTGTATTGGTGTCTTCGGAGGACCCTTCTACCTCATCCCGTTCAGGATTGCTGGCAGACCCCTTAACTTCCTTGATATTTTCTGGTTTACTGCGCTCTGCGGTCATATTTTCTCCAGAAAGTCTATTCGTCGTGGCCACGCCGCTCTCGCATCACTTTCTTGACCAGGTCGCAGTAGTCAAAAAAATTGCACTCATGACAAGAGTTAACGCCCTTCATCTCTCGGCATTTGGTGACCTGGAGCTGACGAACTCGCATCTCAAACCGATCGGTTCCCGGCTCATATCCCTCAAGCACGGCCATTTTCTTGAGGCCACCGATGACCGAGTTGTCGTCGTCATCGAGCGACATGCTGCACGCTCAATTCAGCGAAAACGTCGTCCGGCGATTCGAGCGAACGCACAAAGCATCCAAGGTGCATCACACCCCAGACGGACTCCGCCTTGAATTTTTCGTTCTTGGTGCGTGGCCGACCTGGTTTCCGCTTGCCATCAACAACCTGGCTCTGCAGGAACTTGCCAACCCTGACCTCGACAGCGCGGTCACCTGGATAGCGAGACGACCGATACTTATCGATCGGTCGTCCACATCCAGCACAAACAATGTCTTCGGGAGCGGCTTTAGGCACTACCTGGTCCTTCTGTCAAAAGCATCGCCACGCCGTTGGCGTAGATCTCATGCATTCTTTCGACGTGATTGTGCGTTCCATCTGCACCGAACTCGTGAGCCACCTCTTCAACAAGAGTCTTGAGGGCCTCCTCGAATGAGCCAAGCGTGTTGCGGCTCAGGTAGATCTTGTCGCCCTTCCGCATGCCCATCACCGAAGGACTACGGAACTCGACGATCGTAATGTCCTTGGCCAACGTGAGCCCAGACTTCTTGATGGCCTTGGACACGAACTCCATCGCCATCATGAAATTCTTGGACTCCAACGGCTCCAGGCTGATGGCAGTATGCTCGGCCACAACCTCATCGGCCAAGTCTCGCTTCACGGACTCGATGGTGCCGATTTCTCGCTCCAAGATATCTCTGAGCGGGGCCGCATCGACAACGGCCGCATGGCGACCGTAGAACTCTGCCTCTCGGACCTCGCTCTCGGTCTTGACCGGGATGGCCTTCTCGCCGAACTTCTCCTTGAACCGGCTGGCGACCTGCTTGCGCGTGTTCATGCCCACGCACCAGTCGTAGCGGAAGTGCTCCACATCGGGAGTGGCGTCAGCCAGCATGGCATCAACCCGCTCGCAGTACTCGCGCGTGGACCGCATGTACAGCGCCTCCCACGCCCTGGCCGTAAGGGTGTGGGCCTCCCACGACTCCATCAAGCGACGATCACGGTCCAGCTTGGTATCGGCCGGACGGAAATCATAGCCGTGCTTGAGCTTCGCCAGGCGGCACACCCAGATGCCGTCGACAAAGATGTGACCCACGCCATCGATGATCACTGAGCCGGCGGGCGACTCAACCACCGTCTGGCCTTCGTCCTCGATGAACAAGAACTTGTTCTTGATCGAGCGCCACTCCTCCTCGGTCACGCCGGAGATGTCGACGACGACCTCGTTGACGTTCTTGCGGCCCTTGGAGATATCGAAGTGCAGCACCTTGGCGCCGAACTGCTTCGAGTACTCGATGACCGGAATCCAGACCTCGTCACCGGTCCGAATCTTGACGCCCTTGCCAAGCCGGCAGAGGACCAGGGAGCCAATCTTGTAGCCCTCCCCCTGCTGCCCCAGCATGTCCGAGCGGCCCCGCTTCGAGGACTCGCCCAGAAGCAGCGTGCGATGCTCTAGAACCGCGCCAGTCGTCTTGATTCGAACGACGTTGGCATCGGCCAGGTAGACTGCATCGAACGTACAGCCCACCCTGGTAGCGTCACGCGCGTTCTGCATGAACTCGCGAATTCCGCAAAACAGATCCCATTCCGGACAGTAATCTTCGCTGATAGTTAGTGCAATCTTGGCCATTTATCGCTTGCCCTTTCGGTTAAATTCGTGAACCGCCATCTGGATTCTTTCGACTAATCGAACTCGCTCGAAACATTGGCAGCTGCGACCAAGGCGCGGCGAGCCCCATCCCGGAACTTGTCCTGCAGTTCTGGAACTGCATCGTCCCAGGATCTGCCCGGGAACTGCCACGTCATCCAGGCTTTGGCAGCAGCCTCTACCTGTCGACTCGTCGGCTCATGGCAAACCGGTGCATCTAACATGGCGCTATAGATGCACCGGCCTGCACGTGATTGTCTACTGCGTAAAAAGAGCTAATCCTTTAGGACTACTCATCATCCGTCGAGGTGGGAGCCGGGCCAGACTCCTTCTCTTCGTTGGCGGCGTCATCGAGGAGGCGGTTGATCAGCTCGTTGCGCGAGGCCAGCGTCATCTCCGACGGGAAGAGCATCGTGTCTTCGAGAAGCTCCTGCCCCTCGCGCAGAACGTCACCGATGGTGATCGTGTAGACCTTCTTCATCGAGTAGGGCACCGCGATAAGCTCGTTGTGCTCCATGCAGTGGAAGTGCTCAACGCCATCATCGTCGGCATGACAAAGGGTCGCGTGCTCGGGCCCCTCCTTATCGACGCAAAGGACGCAGCCAACCTTCTCCTTGCGCCACAGCTTGCCCTTCCAGAGATGAACGGCGGTATCGTTCAACTTCCAGTTCTTGGACGGAATTCCGTCAAGCTCGATGATTTTGGTGGGTCCGGTCATTTTGAGAACTGCGTTTGCCATGACCTAAAGCTAATAGGTCATGGCTGCATTGTCAAAGTATAATTTCCTTGATCAAAAATATCAGTCCGAACCGGAGAATGGCTTCCCGTTCAGCTCAGCCTTGAGGCAGTCGCTGACCTTGAACTTGATAACGCATCGGTCGGCGATGGTAATTTCGGCGCCCGTCTGAGGATTCCGGCCCTTGCGGGCGGCCTTCTCGCTGGTCGAGAACTTTCCGAAACCGGAAATCTTGACGCCCTCCTTCTTCACGAGGGCCTCCTTGATGCCAAGGATGATGCTCTCGACGATGTCGTTCGCTTTTTTGATGCTAGCAGATGGCACGGCCTCGCCAATTTTCTCAGCAAGCACGGCCTTGGTAACGCTGTCAGTCTTTTCTTCTTCCATCTGAATTCTCCTTAGCCGTTGACCGCTTCGCGTAGTTCCTTGCCGACCTTGAAGAACGGCATCTTCTTGGGGGCGACGTTGACCGTCTCCCCGGTGCGTGGGTTGCGGCCCATGTAGCCGTCGTAGTCCCTGACGGAGAACGATCCAAATCCACGAAGCTCGACGCGCCGGTTCTCCTTAAGAGCGGTTGTCATTGTATCAAAGAAGGCGTTAACCGCCACCTCTGCCTCGGGGTAAGAAATCTCGGTCTTCACGGAAACCCATCGGATCAAATCTGATTTCGTCATCGCCATCCTCTTAAATAAGGCTCATCTGGCCGTTAATTACGAAGTTCGTCACGTGCTGGGGGATGGCCTTCACAGCCCTGGCCCCATCTCTGGCTACGGATGTCGCTCGGTGGACATCCTTGAATTTTACGTTCTCGATCATCATCTCTCCGCTGGTCTCCACGACCTCGCCATCGAGCACATGCATCGTGCAGGGCGAGGCTGGCTTGTTACCCGACAGGAATTCCAGCCCGGACGCACTGACGTAGTGAGTCAGCCGGGCGCCGTCCATAAACGGCTTCAGGAGGCCCAGGGTTACCGCACGCTGAGCAACCACAGCGTCTACCTCGACGCATCGCTCGTGCTCCATGGATGACAAGGCGGATTGCGGATTGTCCTCGTTCACCAAGACGACGGTCTTGGCGACCCGCATCCGCTGCGTGACCTTGATCAGGGCGTCGATGATCTTCTCGTCGATCGTAAATGCCGATTCCTTGGACAGCTTCCGACAGCACGCCGGGCACTCACGAAGGTGCCTGCGGGCCTCGCGGTCCATGGACACGACGCGGACCGAAGGCTTCTTGCGAAGCGCCTCTACGATGCCGTCGTATTTGTCAGCATCGACGTCAAGTATAAGAATGCGACTCGACATCAGTTGCGGGCGCTGCGCCGGCTAGGAAGCTCGTCATCGTCGTCGGGAACGACCGGCATGGACTTCGGAGCCATAGTAGGATCAGCGCCCATCATCATTTTCTTGAGATCTGTCGTGCTTGGGATGTTCGATACCCCGGTCAAGATCAGCATCAGCAGAGCGAACACCATCCCTGCGCCAACGTATCTGGTCCAGACGGCCCCCTCGCCGGATAGCCCGATCGTCGCAACGACTAGTAACCCAGCCATTGCTAGCGCTAGCAGAGCCTTCATCGCAGCCACGCTATCGATAACAGATCCAATTGTCTAGAGACATTGTAGAAAACAAAAAAGGCCAGCAGGACTATCTCTAGGCTTGCTGGCCGTCGGCCACTGGTCGTGGAAGCGTTACCCGGCCAGGGCTAGCGACCTCGTCTGGGCGGGGGTGGCCGGGAACGGCATGCTGGCGATGTACTGACCAATCCTTGCGCAGCGCCCACAGGACAAGATGTGGTCCTCGTCGGACATGGACATCTTGTTCTTGTCAGCGATAACGATCAGGGCCGCATCCTCGACGCAGGAGTGCGTCCTGGGCAGGCTGGAGAGCGCACGGATGTTCTTGATCTCCTCCGCACAGCCGCAGCCTTCCTTGATGCACTTCTCCACCCAGAAGACCTCGTCTTCCGAAGCGACTCGAAGGGCAACCTTCGCGATGAGAACTCGTGTGTACTTCATAGGGGCCTCCCTGTTGGGATGACCTTGATTATGCCAACAATGCAGGGTAAAGCAAGTGTTGTCAGTAATGTAACGGTCCGTTCACCTATCAACCACGTGTAAGACACCGCGCCCTACGCTACGGTGTATATTATGAATTCATATACTTACAGCTGGACATCACCTCGGCCTTGACTATTCGCAGATTTTTGCGCAGAGTCTGACCTGCGGAATAGAGCAGCCTGGTAGCTCGTCGGGCTCATAACCCGGAGGTCGTAGGTTCAAATCCGGCCGAAGGCTCTAGTCTGTCTCTGTTGGCTGGTTGATTGAAGGGATCTCCTTCAGCTTCTCCCTTGAGAGGGTCCAGGCGCGCTGGACCACCCAAGAGAGCGAGCGGTCCAGGCGAGTGGCTTCGGCCTGGACCTCCGCCAGCATGTCTTCTGGGAAGTAGAGGCTTTGCTTTCGCTTGTCGTTCATAGACTTGAATATACACGATCTTACTGTGGAGTAGTTCGGTGGCGGAATGATCGCCTTGTAAGCGATCGACCTCGGTTGAACTCCCTCGGTACGCTCGTGACAATCACGGCCCCGTCGTATAATGGTTAGTACGTCGCTCTTTCACAGCGAAGACGTTGAGTTCAATTCTCACCGGGGTCACGATGACGACAGCTGAGAAATGCGAAGAGATACTGAAAGAGATTGTCCGGCTCTGCGATGCCGCAGCCGGCAAAGATCCAACGGCTCCAGTTGTCTCGTTCGGGCCAGACTGGGGAGGGAATGCCATCACCCTCTACATCGGCGAGGACCACACGCACGTTGGCTCGTCAGATGACAGCTTCACCTTCGACCAGCTGATCAACCGCCTCCACGCGAGATTCCTGGAAGGGGAGGGACTCTCCTTCCAGATTCCGATCGGAACCGCAGAGGCCTGACATTTTAGGTGAGCCGGAGTCCGATGGTTATCATCCAAAACAGCATCGAGCACTTCTCACGCAATAGCAGCGCAAGCGCTTGCGTCGGTCGAACCTAGGGTCCCGCGCACATTAAACATCCGGGGCGGCGGCCCCTCTTTTTAGACTCTTTACCAGGCGAGGGTAGATCCCGGAGTCGGTGAGCCGCAAGGCTTGGTCGACCGGGCATGGTTGGCGCAAGCCAGCGGCCGATAAACACTTCGGACGTGGAGAGTCACCTTTCTGATCCCATAGCTCAATGGATATAGCGGCTGCCCTATAAGCGATAGGTTGCTGGTTCAAGTCCATCTCGGCGGACTAGTAACCGTACCCGTGGCGCTTGGAAACCTTGTGATGGTGCTTGGCCATGTCGCCATACTTGGCGCTCTCGCTTCCGTGAAGCTCGGCGGACTCGTTGTCACTGTTGTCAGTCCAGTACTTGCTCATCCGCTCGTGAGCGCTCGCAACATGCTTGCAGAGGTGACCAGCCAGGTGGTGCGCCGGTCCAGGCATCCGCATGATTGCATTCGCGTCGTTGGAGATCTGCTCAGCATGCTTGCTAAGGGTATTCAGGTCATCCAGGTCTACCGTTCGGTAGTCTCCCTCGCCCTTGCCGTGCCCCTTCTCGAAGTGGTGGTGCAGGTGGGGGATCGTCTTGAGCATCTTCCTGCGAGACATGCTCGAAAGTGGTGTGTTCAAGAGGTGACCAGTCCGCTCGGCGGCTCGATCATGCTTGTGCTTCCTGGGCGCCTTGACGGGCTGGTTCTCCTCGCCTGCTTCGGAGAGGTAGGCGAGGCACTCGGAGATGAGAGACTTAAACATGATTTCCTCGAATCATAGCGGTTACCACTTCACCTTGTCGGCCCAGTAAGCAGCTGACGTCTTGCCCTTGCTGATGTTCTTCGCGTGTCGGGCCTTAAATGACTCTCGGCGACTGCGGTAGGCGTCTGACTCGCCCTGCTTCTTGGGAGAGCCTGAGACGCCCTGCTGGCCGAATCGGATTAGCTTCGTACCATGGCCGTCCTTGGCGAGGACGGCATGAGACTTCTTGGGGTGTTCAGGTGTCCGCTTGGGCTTGTTGAATCCGGCGAAGGTCTCACCTGACTTCTCGATCGACTCCGAGAGGGAGGCGCGGCACTCGCTGATCAGCAGCCTGAACATGATCTATGTAGTACTACAAGTCGGACCAACCTGACAACCGACGGTTCTTGACAATGGGCAGGCTGCAAGGTACCCGTGATCCGGCGATGGGCCTGTCGCCTAGTGGTATGGCACTTGACTCATAATCGATGAATAAGCTTGGTTCGATTCCAAGCAGGCCCACGACAGACTTTGGCAGCGACCTGCGGGTCAGGACGACGCTCTCATAAGGCGTACGGTGCAGGAGGTCGGAACTCCCCGCTGCCACGATGGCTACCAAAGAACAGATTCAGTCCTATTTCGAAGAATTCCATGGCGAAGAGGAATTTATGCTTGCCGATGGATTCGAGAACGCCTTTATCGGCGTCGTCTACGGAAAGATGCGCGAACCGGTCGCTTGCTACGACCGCGAGAAATGCATCGCCATCCTGATCGCCAGGGACGGCATGACCGAAGAGGACGCCGAGGAGTTCTTCAGCTTCAACGTCGATGACGCCTGGGTGGGCGAGAAGACGCCGATGTTTCTAAATACTTTTGAACCAATCTCAGACCTGGCGGGCCCACAAGAATTTGACTAAGGCGGAAATCAAGTGGCTAGAACTGATCAGCTATAATATCAGTGATTTGCTTTACGTTACGCGCTAAAAATTAGACAATCAGGCGAAAGCCTGAGAATCTGCTCCCATAGCACAATGGTAGTGCGACGGTTTTACATGCCGTTGACGATGGTTCGATTCCTTCTGGGAGTACCGAGATGACGATTCAGGAAAAAGTCAAGACGATGCATCTCCACATGGCGGAGATGCGGGACAACGCAAGCAGCGAGCGCAAGGCGCGTTGTTTTGGACTCTTGCATGATACTATCGTTCATACAGGGCCTCGCATTGACAACCTGAACAACGATTCGCTCATCGGGTTCATCGAATTGGCCGCCCGTACGGTCTCAGAGCCAGACATAAACGACCGGATGCTTCGTGATAAGCTCATGGCCATGGGCTTCAATACGACCCCAGTCAATTGAGCAGAATGGCCAAGGAAAAGCACATGACCGAGATTCCTCGCAGCGTCCTTGAGGCTACGGCGCGGGTCATGGGCCCCAAATCCGCAGCTGCTCGCGCTTTGGCTGATGCCGACTCTTACGATGGAGAGACGACGTTCTTTCGTCATGGCGCACGGATTATGGTCAAGAAGACCGCCTTATCCGTGAGCCGCTGGAACTAGCAGACGCCCGCGTAGCTCAATTTGGTAGAAGCAACCCGCTTAAGACGGGTAAAGTGCCGGTTCGAATCCGGTCGTGGGTACGCCAGCTGGTGAGCGGTCTGATTTAGGGTCAGATGTTTGAGGGTTCGAATCCCTTCCCACGCACCGTGTTTGACTTCGTAGATCTGATGGCATAGTTTCAGTTCATGTTCCGTGAACTTATCGAAGCCATCCGACTCGAAGGCGCTCAGCGTGGAGCCATTGATAAATGGAGCCAGCCGGGCGAGGGCGTGAAGCTGGCCAAGAAGGGCGCCAACAGGTACCTGCGTAATCAGGCCAAGCTTCAGCTGAAGACCAAGGCGCCAGGCGAGGAGAATATTCCACGTCGTGGCACCAAGGGATACGAGTCTTAAGCCATCGTGGCGGAGTTGGTAGACGCACTAGCTTACTGAGGCACGCCAAGTTAGCCAGGGGTATACTTGAGGCATGCAGATTCCACTGTGCCCCCACGCAAGGCCAGCTTGGCGCTTCTGTCCCAGTTGCCCTCAGAAGAACATTCAGCAACCACTGCAGATTGAAGCGCCATTCTACGAAGAAGAGCGCCCGATGCAGCAGGATGAGCCCGCGAAGTCTACAGTCATAGTTATCGAATTCTAACTATGCTAGGCTCGTCCCACAGTGTCGGCAATAGTAGAAATCCGAAGTGGTGAGGGCGGAGATCACTCGAAGCGCCTCGTTCAAGACCAGTTCTCCATTTACGCAAAGATGGGGAGCCGGAGGTGTCTTTAGCGTCGAACTTCTGACCGAGCGCCCTGGACTCATCGTCTTCAGGGTATCTGGCAAGGGCGCTAATGTAGCGTTTGCCAACGAATCGGGTGGACACCGCTGGCAGGAGAAATCCGGTGGAAGAATGCAAACTTCCACGATTACGGTGGCCGTTCTTCCTGAGCCAACTGCTACCCAAGTAGTCGTTCGAGACGACGATCTGGAGTGGAACTTCTGCCGTGGATCTGGCGCCGGAGGGCAGCACCGCAACGTCACCAACAGTGCCGTGCAACTGACTCATGTCCCCACCGGAATCTCTGTACGCTGTGAATCTGAGCGCTCTCAGCACAGCAACAAAGAAACCGCCCTGGAGATATTGCGAGCAAGAATATGGGATGCTGCAAACGAGCAAAGGTCGTCAGCCCTGTCGTCGTCACGCAGAGAGCAAGTGGGGTCGGGAATGCGGGCAGACAAGCGCCGGACCATCAGATCCCAGGATGGAGTCGTGACAGATCACGTCCTCGGGAAACAGTGGCAGCTAAAAAAGTACCTGCGGGGTGACTGGGATTGATTTGCGACAAATGCGGATACGAACACGTCGATGTTCACCGGACCGGTGAAGCGATGATCACCTACTGCCAGCAATGTGGTCACACGACGGAAGTGAAAAGAGATCCGCCCAGAGAGAGATGGGCGCATATCCGCCACCCCCCCGCCGGCAAGCCGATCAAAGGCGGAGCCATCGCCAAGCTCATCCCGCTCCCAGATAAAAAACGTCGTCATGGAAGATAAACAGGCCATGGTCCTGACCTGCCCGGAAGGCGGTTGGAGCCCTGACGGGCTTGAGGTTCGAGTCCTCTGTCTTCCACCACGCAAGCGCTTGCGCCGATGTTGACAATTGGCTGGCTGGTTGCGACCGTCGTATCAATGGCTGAAGCTGACACGCGCACCCTAGAGGAAGCCAAGCGATGGCTTCGTGAGCGATTCAGTGAGGGCGCCGACTGCCCTTGCTGCAACCAGTTCGTGAAGCTCTATAAGCGCAAGCTAAACGGTTCCATGTCGCTTGCCTTGATCTACATTTACAAATACTTCGAATCCAATCCAGCTGAACAATGGCTACACGTCCCATCGTACCTGTCACGAATTATTAGTGGGGCCACTGTTCGCGGCGGTGACTGGTCCAAGCTTCGCTACTGGGGACTGATCGAAGACCAGAAAGGCACCCGGGATGACGGCAGCGAGCGCGTTGGTAACTACCGAATCACCGAAGAAGGAAAGAAGTTCGTGCAGGGCCTGACCCGCGTCCCAAGGCATGTTTTCCTGTACAACCAAGAGCCAGTGAAGCGACGCGATGAGGAAACTACATCAATTCAGGAATCGCTCGGAGAAGACTTCAACTATAACGAACTGATGGCCAACCAATAATTGTTCGAAAGTTTCAACCAGCCCAGTTGTAGTTAGGGCATGGCGAAGATCGACCCGGGAACCCCTATCCACGAAGGCAATGTCATCGTCCGCGTGGGTGCCGATCATATTCCGTGCCCCAACGGCGCAGAACATTACATCTACCCGGTCATCCAGCTTATCTGGCCGTCCACAGAGGGATATCCCAATCCTCAGGGCAACCTGACGGTTCGCTGGCAGGACAAGCTTGACGCTGCCAAGCCCAGCAAATCTCCGACCCCAAAGTACATCGGCTTGATGACCGACGAGGGCCAGCAGTGGATTGGCTATCGCGTGACCGACAAGGACCGTGAGCTTTTCGAGAGGTTGCGCAAGAAGTGGGGGATGTGGTTCATGCGCGTTCGTCGCCAGGGCGAGGGGAAAGATATATATCTCACCTTCTTCAACGATGGCGGCTGGCAGGCTGGGGCCATTGCGATGCGCATGGATGAATACGTCCAGCAGGGTAACGCACAGGAGCTTCAGCGGAAGATCTTGGAGGCGTGGCAGGAGACCGTCAAGATGACGATGGAGCAGGCACCCCATCTACTTCCGGCGTCCGAGGACGTTCTGCACAAGCGCGCCATCGCCTTCTCGAAGATTCCCGCCATCCTGGAGGAACTGGGTGGCGGTCCGCTGCCGTGGGTGGTCAATGACCTTCCGCACTGGGGCAAGCCCAGCAACAGGACCCACGACAACGTCATCAACGTGTACCTCACCATTCTGAATGTGCTGAAGCGGAACTACGACAGCAAGCAAATCAACGAAAAGTTCCGGCGCGAGTGCGGCAAGATGTACGTCTTGCTTCGGCAGGCCAAGATCTTCGAAGTCGCCCCGGAGTCCTACGTCGAGCTGCACATGCAGGTGGACCGCTACGTCACCGAAGAAATCGCCCAGATTCCGTTCCATCATCCAAATGACCCTAAGGTCGACCAGGAGGTGCTGGACAATGAAGGATTCATCCTCTACAAGCGCCAGCTGAAGGCGTGCGAAGAACTTCCGTTCCCGGATAAGTTCCCGTTCAACGTCTGCTGGTTTGCAATCTCCGAGGGGGTTGCCCTCTCCGAGCATCAAATCCGGACCCGTGGTCTCACGGGTCCGACAGGCGCCTACCTCCTGGCGGGAATTCTCGTCGGAGAAGATGGCGAGCACCACGAGCTGCTGCTGTCCCAGGGCACCAACCGCCGTGGCGACGATGTTGACACGAACCTCAACATCGTCACGCACCGAGTCGAGGAGAAGCCAGAGTGGCTCCGCCCGATGAGCTTAGCGCCGTTCATCCTTCACAGCATGATCGACTGCGTCAACGATCACCAGACCACTATCGTTGCCCAGCGCAAGCTCAGCATCCACAGCCAGAGCAAAATCAGAAAGGGCATGCTGGACCTTGGCCTCAAGAAGCCCGTCCCGCCGCCGTTTTACACGGTCCACCTGCGTGACAAGGTCATCAGGGAAATCGTCAGGGGCTACGGAGCCGGCGCCCTCCGCGCGAAGTACGCCCATCGATTCGATGTCCGTGGCCACTGGTGCTTCAAGATCTACCGTGGGCAGATGCCCATGGACGCCGAGATGGAGCTAGACCTGGAGAAGTTGAACTATAACATCTTCAAGACCAAGCCCCTCGATGATGTGACTATCGAAGCGCTCCGTGAGCGTGGACAGCCCCCGCGTCAAGAAAACGAGTGGATCGCCATCAAGCGGTTCTGGAAGAACTCGTACGTCAAGGGACCCGACGACGGCCCGTATATCCCGTCGACTCGCAGGGCGACGAAGGGTGTATTGGCCTTTGACAATGAGGACTCATCTGACGATGATGTACGCTCCAAGCCTGTTACTGCATCCGTAGTCTAGTGGATTATGCGTTCGCCTTCTAAGCGAAATTACGTTGGTTCGAATCCAACCGGATGCACCAAGACCAAGTAGCTCAGTTGGATAGAGCAATTCTTTCCTAAAGAATAGGTCGCAGGTTCGATTCCTGCCTGGGTCACGAATGGAAAATGACGTACTGCTTCATCCCGCGTCGGACGACCGGCCTTGTCATTGGTGCAAGGCCGGTTTTATTTTCGTCGCTGATCAAGCTCTGAGGACTGGCCGGACGATCCTCTGCATTCCACACAGGAAGCAGTCCGTGGCAGCGTTTCACGACCCCCAGCCAAGCGCGACCGGCCAGCCTTGACTACTCCTTGCATTTCGATGACCTAGAAGACGGCTTACCTTCCGATCGCCAGGCGTTTAGACCTTCCCCCTGCCACCGATGATGCGGGAGACTTCAAATTCGAAGGAGACAGTTCCGTCTTCGGCCACCTCGATCTTGAGGGACTTCAGTCCTGGAATTCTACTCCTGGCGTTGGAGACGAACTCCGCCACCTGGCGATAGGTGACGACGTCGTCCTGCTGCTGCGCAACTGGACTAGGCCGCCGTCCCATTGGTTAGGCCGATGGAGCGGCAGCGACGGCGTCGGGCTGAACCTTCCGGGGACGACCAGGCTTGCGCTTGACGCCCTCCGGCCTCGCCTTGTCCGACTTCGCCTCGCGAGCCTTCTTGAGGTTGTCAGCGAGCTTCTGGCGAACCTCGTCGGAAACCACGCGCTTGGCCTTGGCCTTCTTCTTCGGCTTCTCAGCAGCCGGAGCAGCCTGCGCCGTCTCCGGCTGCGGGTTCTTCCTGGGGCGACCGACCTTGCGCTTCACCAAGGCGCCCACGGCTGCCGTCGGCGCCTTGGTGGAGCCGTTCGCTCCGCCGACGGCCTTATTGAACTGCGCGAGCAGCTCACCTCTGGCGTCAGCGTCAGCCCTCTGGACCGCCTCACGAACCAAAGGACGGAACCGCTCGATGATGTCACCAACAATCTTATCAACGTTCGAACTCATATCTGTCTCCTTCTAGATCTCTACCATATAATGAGTCGATAGCCAAATCGACCACCGACGAGAGCATACGTAATTAGCTACGCCTTACCTGCCTTCACAGGTACGTAACCAAGATGAACCAATCTGAGCCCCATGCTGGTCGCGAAATACCACGCAAGCAGGAACCAGACGAACCTAAAGACAAATCCAAAGCCGTCAAGGGCCATGGCCGTCCTGATTGCTGCAGCCGGACCAAGAAGAAAAGCTGCGTACTCCCCGTACGCCATCATCTTCATGTCTCGCTTGCTATAGTTCATTTCTTTATTATTTTGCGAGTTCAAGAAATTGTCAATCTCTAAAAGAGATTGCCCTGAGTTGGATTTCTGTCCTTGAACACTTTTTCAAGCTTGCCGGCCTTGGAGGCGATCGAAATTGTACCCTTGGTGCCTGGACTGGTCCCATCCCAGAAAGCAACCAGGCGATCACAGTCGTCAACCACTTTTTGGTTTCTGATCTGACCGGCAGCCTTACCGTACTGAACCCAATCGGCAAGGTGAACCACAACCTCAAGGCCGCGCTGTTTAGCCGCAGCCGCAGCAGCGGCATCAACGCCTTTGGTTTCGCCGGTTATCACAACCGTATTGGCCGGGAGTGAATCGATGAAACTAGCCACTGAATTGAGGTCTAGATAACCTCTGGAGCCTACGATAGCAACCCTCATAGTGATTTTCTGATCCAGAAACTATCACCCAGCCGGCCTGCGCTCGAAATTTATCGCAGACGTATAGCTATCCCATCTTGGCTTGTTGTCATCAAGCCATTTTTTCGCCAGGCACAGCGCATCTTCCTGCGTTCCACGCACGGTCGTCCGATAAACAATCGAATCCCAATCGCTCACAAACCCTCGAAATCCAGCGCGTAATGGGTCGGCTCCCATGTGAAATCTCTTGACCGGAGCAATTGACGGGACCGAGCCCCTGTCGCCGGAGGCGAGAACAACGGCGCGTGGAAACCCGTTGAGATCCATGACATCCCATCGGGACCCCAGGGCCGGCACCAAAGAGAACCCGGATGGAAGAACCACCGAGCGGAACCCAGGGTCCGCTTCAAGCGGAGCCCCCCAGAGGAAACGCATGTCCACAAAGGCGGCGTGATTGCTACCTCGCACAGGCAGGGTGCTGCTGGTAACCTCAACTCGCTGTATGGCCGGAGTACCTCTGGAGAACATCAGGCAGCCCCTGCCCGACGACGATCACGGTACAGCTCGTTCATGTCGACACCAAGCCTGCCAGCTGAATCCACAAGCTCCTGCTCGGTCAGTGAGCAGACAACGACATCATCGGCGACCACCATCGGAACAGACATCACGGTCCCGATATAGCCACCCTGGGTCACGAGCTTGATGTACTTGTCCCGTGCTCTATCGACGACAATATCGAGAGCATCGCCTGTCACGCCGTCAAAGTCGGAGTGCGGATACATCTCCTCGACAAGATCAAGAGCAACACGCCTGGGAACAAGGACCGCCGCGATGCCTTGCTTCCTGGAAATGGCATCGGAGATTCGCTTCAGGCCATTCTTGGTTGGCATCGTGAACTTTCCCTGGCCAATGTAAGCCAAGGATAGATCTTATAGCCTAACCAAAGCAAGAGTCCACACGTCCAGATCTATTCCGGATCCGTTCTGAATACTCGACCATTCTTCACGATGGCCTCGAAAACTTCCTTCTCGGAATCCTCCGGCTTGGGCCAGCCGTCCTTGCCGAAGAATCCAAGTATGTCCGCAACCTGCCCAGAGAACTCATGCCTGGACACCACCCAGGTTCCGTTGAACTTGGAAATCCTGTCCTTTATGGCGTTCCAGTCAGGAGCGAACTTCTCGGTCGTCGAAGGGAGCCCACCGTTAGCGTCGGGGACGGCTACCATGATGGAAATCCGGCCAGCCGGAACCAGCGGAGCAGCATGATGCGCCGACGTTCCGTTTATCGAAGGGGCAGAAACAGGAGCATCCGGCGGAAACCCGGCGGCAGTCCGCACAGACCTCATGTGCTCCTCCGCAGCCTTTTTCCGCGCCTCATCCCCGGCGCGAGCCGCTGCCTGGCGCTGGAAAGCATTCTTGTGGCTGTCCAGGTAAGACTTATCTTCCTCTGACAGCCCTTCAAGCGGTTCAAAATCAGGTCCTGGCATTCGTCACCATCGCTTCCATCGGGATCGATAAACCCCAAAAACGATGCTGCCACAAGAGCTAATTGTCAAGAACGTCGGAGACGAAAGCGCTTGCGCGGCTATGCGGCCTTCTTTAGCTCCAGGACGCGCTCCTTGAGATACCACTCGAAGCGCTTGATCCCCGTGATACGGTAGCCTGCCCTTTCGGCGTACACGGACAGCATCAGCGGATCCCATTTGCCGCCACGAATTCTGAACCGCTGCGATGCCAGCACCTTGACGCGGACCTTCTGTCCACGGCGGTTGATGGTGTCGAATTCGTCAGGGGCCTCGACGAATTGATACAGATTGTCGCTCATGCTGATGAACATCACGTGCTCGCCATTTTTGATGGACGCGCCGTAATCAGTCTTGAGGAACTCGTTGAACAGCGTCTCCTCCGACTTGCGAAAGTCAGCATGGATGAAAGTCTTTAGCTTCAGCTCTTTCATGTTTCTTCCTATCCGATAATCCGCAGAACCATTTCGAACTCGCACTGGCGCCACACGGTCACGACGAACCCAGCCATCTTCCACTCCATGGCCTGACGCAGCGCCTTGCCTTCATGGGTGAACTCAGAGACGTCCCCGTCGTTTGCGCGAACGAGGAACTTCTCCTTGACGGAGCCGGAGGCCATGAGGGCATCGTTAGCGGCCTGAATGTCTGGCGACTTGTTCTTGGTCTTGCCTCCCTCGGGGCGACCAATCTTGGCCTTCCTTGGCTTTGCATTGTTAGAGCGAACCTGGGCCGCCTCCTCCATCTTGGCCGACCAGCAGGTCCTACAGTAGCCAAGCGTGCCATCCTTCGACATAGCCGAAGGCACGAATTCCTTCAGCAGCTTGGACCTATGACAGCGCTTGCAGCTTTTCTTTTTGACGTCGTCGGACATTCAGCCTCACCGAGCGAACACATGCTCGTATAGCTGACATAAGACCGCGCCATCGACGCATTGTCAAGATTGGGGTTTTATCAAAAACCAAATTCCGTAGAGCCGTTGCGGCGTCCTTTAATTTCGAGGATATGGGACGTCTATTTATCTGTACGGCCGTCAAATCCGAAGCCCAGGCCCCACCGTCTTGTCGTTCCACACGCGCCGCACTGAAACGATGACGAGTTAACGATGTGATGCGTGGTCCACTTCACGTGGGGCTTGCTGCATGCGCCCTGGCAGGTGAGCAGGGCAGGTTCGCGTTCGGTTCGCTCGCCGACGTGAACTAGCCGTTGCCTATTGGAAGGCTTGGGCCAAATAACTTCCGACCCATCCGTATCAAGTGATTCCATGGCTGGCTCTCCGGTGTGGCGCCGTATGGCCGGCGCTCTCCAGCCGAGGTATCCCACGCAAAGGCCCATGATCGCTACGCTACCTGCAGTGATTCTAGCCGTGTTCCTGATCGTCCGGTAGCGTTTCGCCTGTTTCTTCGTCGTTAGATCTATGCCTCCGCCGGTCCCGCATCTTCAGGAACGCCATGAACGTCTGAGTCATGGCCCCCATCAAGCCGGTGAGCCCGCCCATAATTGCAGTTACAATGGCCGCATTACCGGCCGTGGACTCCTTAGATCCGCTGGACTTGACCTCGTCCTTGCCGCTGGCATGCTCGTCAAGCGGCGCCAGTTCAACAGATGGTCTCCTGCCGGCCCATGAGCTGCCAGCGGCTTCCGGTCCGGCATCAGGTCTGACAGGGGCCGCAGACTCAGGTCTAGGCGCCGCAGCGTCCTTCGTGCGAGTCATCAGGGCGATCATCCCAAAGACTGCCGTCAGGATTATCAACGGAATGGTCAGATACAGGTAGAGTACCCGCGTCGTTTTGCGAGATTTAGCTACGTCCATGGACCTGTACCCCCAGGATCCAGAATAGCCCATCACGAAAAAGAGCGCTGGCGACTACTGCTTAACGCCCGTACCAGCGCAGCGTATACATCTACCACTTCCGTACGCCTTGCCGTCGCCCATGCACCCAGGGCACTTCATCAGCTTTTCTGACAAAGCATTCGTTTTTTCCATGGCGGAGGCTAGCCGTTCAAGCTGAACGGCTATGCGCTCTAACAACTCATGGAGTTTATGGTCGGTCATTGGCGGCGGTCGTTGAGATTGCCTCTTCGGCAATTCCCCTCGCCATCATAGCGCCGTCTGAATTTGTCGACACCTTCAAGATCATCGTCATAGCCTTCAGCAGATGATCGACCTGATCTTCAAGCAGGCGAATATCTCCAGGCTTATCCTTCTTTGTGGCCATCCCAGACTCAATCTCCGACCGATATTGATCAAGCATGACGGATACCTTGGAGACTGTATCCTGGAACAGGAACGGTCTGATTACGGAGAGAATCTCTGCCCTCATGCACGAACCCCCTGTCGTTGGCCTCAGCAGCCAATGGTGAATTACAAAAGTCTCTCCACGGAAAAGTTACGAATAGCAGGGCTAGTTGCTATCACGATCGATCACATGCTCAAGAGACATGACCCAGAGGTCAGTCCCTGGAACGATCTTGAACCCAAGTCTCTGAGAATACTTGCCTATCTTGCGATGGGCCTGCTTGGCTTCATCCTCGTCGTCTCTGTTCTCGACCTCGGACGGCCATGGGCTGATGGCAGCCAATCCGCAACCACGTCCAAACACAGAGATGGTGCGATCGGCAATCGCCAGCCCTATGCCCATCCTTCGGTGCGGCTTTTCAAGGAATATGTCTTCTATTACAAGCACATCCATGCTCGTAACGTCGGGCCACACGGACCTGACATCATCGGACCATGTGCCGGATGTCGTGTAAATCGACCTGGCAACATCGTCCAGCTCGTCCTCCCCCTCCCACGCATCGATGTCGAACCCTTCGGCCTCGATCATGTCCTCAGTCTTGAGGATGTAGGCGCGCAACCTGCCACATACGGTTCCGTCATCATCATCCGATGAAGAACAAAGGACTATTCCTTCAACCTGGATGGAGTACTTCCCATCATCATCGACGTCACCAAGGCACGACTCGATGCCGTACCTGATGAAGTATCGAGAGTCTGGTGTCAGACGATACACGACCTTGATACTACTAGATAATCGCCTGTCAAACCTCATCCGGAAGGTTGACAATCGGAGGCATGACCTGCATCCAGTATGCGATGAAAAACTTCACGATCGTCGTGGCCACGGACTCCGAGCTTGGAATTGGCAAGACCGGAGCGCTGCCATGGCGCCTCAAGGAAGACATGAAGCACTTCCGTGAGCTGACTACCAGCGGAGGAGGGGCCAACTCCGTCATCATGGGCAGGAAGACGTGGGAGTCGATTCCTGAGAAGTTCAGGCCGCTGCCGGGGCGCACCAACATCGTGCTATCGCGCAGCTCGGTACCAGCCGGGGCGATTACTCTGGGCAGCCTTGACGCTGCGCTTGAGGTCCCAGCAGACAGGAAGTTCGTGATCGGCGGAGGGCAAATCTACGCTGAGGCCATCGATCACCCAGCCTGCACGGAACTCATCGTAACGAAGGTCGACAAGTCCTTCGACTGCGACGTTTTCTTCCCCCGCTACGAGGACAACTTCCAACTGGATTCAGTGATCAGTCGATTCGTCGAATCGGGAATCGACTGCAGTGTAGAGCGATGGCTTCGGCGCTAGAACCTCTACATTGCCTTGAGCTGCCGGGAAACAATCGGCGCAGGAGCGCTTTTCCTGGGCAATCTCGCTCCCTGGGATGCCATTGTAGTCCCGTGGACGGGTCTTGGTAACAACTACATTCGGGACAGTACCGGCAGGCTGGGGCACGGAGCAGAAGTCGCAACGAAATGACATGCGTCTAGGCCTTGATGGTTGAAGTGTCGGAGTGGCGCGGGTCAATCCCGCCGGCCACATCGTGCAGCATCATGCAGAAGTTGGCTACGTCGGCCAGCTCCCTTTGCATGGTCTCCGGCTTGTAGTCCAGGCTCACTCCGGATTCCTCCACGTGGTCCCTGAGCGAGGCGATCAGGAAGTCGCAGACCGGGTCCTGGCCGAACAGGTGCGTCAACACCTCGCCGAACTCCTCAGTCAGGCGCGACGCAAGCGCTTGCGCGCTGTTGTGCTTCCAGCTGGCCTCGCCTTTGGTCTCGTCATGGCTGCGCAGTACCTGCTCCTGTAGGACTGCAAAATTCTTCAATTCGCTTCTCATCTCTTGCATCACGGTCTCCCTTGGCCGTCGATCATGCTCCACCCCCTTGGCGGAGACCCAGACTGCCGCTTATTCGAAGTTGAAGTACCTCCAGCTTCCGCCATTGTCAAGAATTTCAACTACTCACAGGTTTTCCACAGGCAGTTCGACTCACCGTCCATGGCGCCCTGGCGTGCCTGGTCCGGAGCGTTGTTGCCGATGGCCGACTATGATACTGGTTACTGCTGAAGATCTAAGAATGACTGGGGATTGTCTTTAGAGATCTGCCAGCGTATGACAGGAGTCCCTGCCCATGGCATTCATCTTTGAAACCAATATCTGGCTAGGCAACGCCGGTGATGTCAGCTCTGCGCTGTTCCACCTTAAGGAACAGCTCAAGTTGGCCGGCTGGACCGTCCCTCAGTCGTCGGACGGGATTACGTACAACCCGACCGGCGATCAGATCACAGTAGAAACACGAGACGTACCGGGCGGCATCAACTTCACGGCGTGGTTTGTCGTGCAATCCCCCGAAGGCCATGCGTGGATGTTTTGGGACAACATTCCGCCATACGCTACCGAAACAATATGGACTGTCCGAGTGTCTCGCGCCGGATTCACCGGCGGGTCACCCGATGCGAATACTCCGCCGTCCGCCACGGATGAAGGAACGCTGTCCAGCGGCTTAAGCGGCAACGCGCTCAGGTATAACATTGGAGCAGAAGACACTGACCAATACCGATTCTGGGCTTCGCCTCTTCATTCGGATGACGTTGTTAACACAGGCTGCGTCGTCATGATGGATACTCTCGCACCAACCGTGGGCGCAGCGCTCGACCCGGATCCGTTCGTCTATGTTCTCTGCAGCGGCGGCGAAATTATTCCGTTTGGGTATACTCGCACCGACACTACCGATGAGAGATTTGCACGCTTAAACATGCTTGCGTATGGTGAAATATCAGGCCAAGCATTGTGGCCCGGATTACCTCAGTACGCCTACGCTGCGGGATCTGGTTCTAATCAATACAACGGGAAAGACGATCTGGCTGCAGTAGTCTACGGGGCTATTTCGAATCGAGGACAGGGCTCCAAGGGGATATCGACAATGCTTCGCTACACTAGCAATAATCGAAACCCAGGGACCGTGCTGACCAAGACCACGCCGGGCGACCTTATAACAATCGGTTCAAGCCTCATCGCCCCATGGAATGGGTCTCTCCCAAAGAGGGATGTCTGATGCTTGTTTTTGACACCAATATTCTACTGGAAGACGAAGGCAACAGCAGCAACACGCCGCCTCCGAACAAGTCGTTCCAGGGCGCCCGGGTCGGATTTCGCCTCAAGGCACTTCTTAAGTCCGCAGGATGGATCCATCAAGCATCGGGCGATGGGGATGGCGTGTTCTCTACAACGCTAGGCAACGTCAATGACGTTATTACGCACGAGCTGTCTGGCCCTAACGGCATGAACAATGACCTTGCGTGGTTTGTGCTCAAGCACCCCGGATCTGCACGCCAGCTTCAGTTTCAGATCCAGGGCCAGGCGAACAACATGTCCTGGTGGCGCATAAAGTATTCGTTCAATGCTGGATTTACGGGTGGAACCCCGTCGGAATTCGAGACTAGCAGCGCCACCGATCAGCAGTTCCTGATGGGCGGCGGGACCGATGCAGCTCCAGTGTTCGAGCCATGGCTTTCCTATCCGTATGGCAGCAATAAGGTTGGATCGATCTGTCACATGGCAGCCGACAACGCGGCGCCGTACGGATTCTGGCTTGCTGGCTACCCGATTGTCGGGATCGGAACAAGCCCGCGCATGGCAGCCGTGTTCGATCCACTCGTCGATACAGATCCAGCCGATCCTGACCCATTTGGATTTTATTTCTCTCGAAACACACACGAGCCGTGGAGCGAGGAATTTTACCAATTCTCTGGCAGCACACCGAATGATCAGGCATCCGCTCATGGATGGTTCGACAAGGGCGGACCCAACGAAGCCTGGCAAGGGTTTGCCATCGCCCCGCTCAGCGGGGCAACCGACGTCGGTCCATTTAATCCTGCAAACAACAAAATAGATCGATTCCCAATGGTCTATATGGTTAATGCCGGATGGAGCATAGACTACTCCAGAAGTCCGGCGACGGGCAGGTTCGCGACCGGCTACAAGGGGCGCTCAACGATGATGCACTGGGTCGCACAAAAGCTCCCCTATGGACAAGTTCTCCAGGTAAGCACGCCACGTGATGCGATCGTCATCGGGTGGGCGTCGCTGCCATGGAACGGAACGCTGCCGAGGGTCTGAACCATGACGATGCAATATGATGTCAACTTTATCCCGGCTACGTTTGCTGAAGCGATCTTCAGACTCAAACAGCTGCTTAAGACTGCTGGATGGATCCATCAGGCGTCCAGCGACGGCACGACGTTCACGACGACTCCAGGCAACGTCAACGACGCAATCACGTCTGCTGGCATCGGCGCAGGCGGCATGGAGAACTCGCTCGCGTGGTTTGTGCTCCAGCAACCAGGCGGGACGCGCCAGTTCTGCTTTCAGATAGACACAACGACGACCTGGTATATCAAGCTATCAGTCTCTGCGGGGTTTACTGGAGGCACACCATCAGCGACCGAGGTTCCATCAGCGACCGACGAAATCGTTCTGGTCGGCCTCGGACCTGATGCTGGACCCACGTTCGAGGCGATCCCGCTTTATCCGGATGGGCAGCAAACATTCAACATCGTAGCCGACGATGCCGCTCCGCATGGGTGGTGGGCCGGTGGACATGGGTACAATCTCCAGGACTGGCTGGTGGGGCCGAATCCTGGACCGATGTGGTACGATCACACGCCGGCCAATAGAGCCGGACACGCAATGACGTTCGACGTCAACAACGAGGTTGTCGTCCTGTTCGGTGGCACCCCGGCCGGTGTTGGCGGATACGAGGGAGCCGACGAGACCTGGACATGGGACGGCGATGCCTGGCGGGCGGTTACGACCACTAAATTCCCGTCCAAGCGCGGCGGCCTCTCGATGGCGTACGACGAGACGCTTCAGCGAACTATTCTGTTCGGTGGCTTTATCGACGATCCGGCAGAGACCAGCGACGAGACATGGTCGTTTGACGGCAGCAAGTGGACTCAGCTGTTCCCCGCCACGATCCCGTCGCAGCGCGCGAACCACGGCATGGTGTACTCGCCGACACTTGGCGCAGTCGTCATGTTCGGCGGTCGCACTACTGGATCAACGGCATCAACGCTTAACGACACGTGGACGTGGGATGGCACTGACTGGGTTCTCCTCCATGACGGAGTGAGTGGAGCGCCTGGGCCAAGGGATTCGTTTGGTATTTCGATCGATCCAGTCAACGGTCAAGTTCTGATCTTTGGCGGTCAGGATGCCGGCGCCCCCAATAACCAGACGTGGCAATTCGATACCGTTGGAAACACTTGGGCGATGCTGTCGCCAGGAACATCGCCAACGGCCAGAGATCAGATCCACAACCACATGGCACTGGACGCCGTCAATGCGCGCGTCGTTTTGTTTGGAGGCTATGCCGGATCGCCAAGTCGCGAAACCTGGCTATGGGACGGGACTACATGGCTTCAAGTTGCCCTGTCAGGCCAGCGACCAGGTCAACGTCAGATGGGCGCTCTCACCTACGACACGATTCGCAGCGAGATCGTCATGTGGGGCAGCGACGGCGACGAACTAAACGAACCCAATAGCTCAGCCTACGGCAGCAATTGGACTTGGCTATGGGACGGCGCAGTCTGGACAACCAAAACACAGTGGCCACGGCTTTGGGGAGGCCAGCGCGCAGTCTACCGCTCGACGCATAACGATCTTCTTCTGTACGCAGGACAAGCAGGCGTATCTCCGACGATCGCTTCGAATTACACGTGGGTCTACACCGACTACGAATGGCAGCTGAGATATCCCGCGCTGACGCCTGGGTTTCGCTACAACCATGGCATGGCGTTCGACTCCACGTTGAATGTTGTCGTTATGGCTGGCGGGCAAACCACCGCCGATAGTCGACTTTCTGATACGTGGACATACAACAACGTCACCTGGACTCAAACAAATTTTACGGGTTTTGGGCCGCGCAAGGACATGGGCATGGCCTATGACATCTCGCGTGGGCAGGTGGTCATGTTCGGCGGGAATAGCGGCGGTGCGTTCTCGCTTACCGCAACGAACATGACCCACGAAACCAGCGATGGAGGTGTCACCTGGGTCCTGAAGGCTCCAACCACCTCGCCATCTGCTCGGCTGTACCCTGCGATGGCCTACGACGAGGTGAACAACGTCTGTGTGATCTTCGGCGGTCGAGTCGCTGGAACGGTATCAAACGAGACGTGGACCTATGACGGCACCACTTGGACGAATGTAACCCCAGGAACCTCCCCAGACCCGCGCCAGCAGGCCGACTTGGTGTGGGATCCGGTTCGTCAGCGAATCGTCCTGATCGGTGGCAACGCCCAAAACCAGTCGCCAGTCAACGACGGCAAGACATGGCTATGGGACGGGTCGAGCTGGACCGAGGAGCCGCAGCATTTCGGTCCAGGATATGGACCAAGCCAGATTTCATCTTCCGTAGTGAGCGGATCGGCAGCATGGTGCGGAACTCGCATCGTCCATCTCAGCAACTCGTACATGTCCATCTCTGGGAAGTTTGATGGGTATGGATCCGGGTTCATGATGTTTGACCCGATTAAAAATGCGTCGGTCGATGACGCAGATCCGTATGTCTACTTCTTCAGTAAGAATCTCGGCATTGCTCAGGATTCCGATAGTGGGCTGTCAAGCATGTGGAGCGGCTCGGCTCGTGCGAACCTCAGGCAGGGACTTCCCGGCCAAATAGCTCTAAATGTATTTCCATCGAATTATGACGAATCCAACTTTGGATTTGACGTTCCCGGCGGTCTCAGCAACGACCCCGCATTGATGCCGACGACCGGCGTGCCACTGTTTCCGTTGTACTGGATGACTCAGGACAGGGGTCTGAAGGGGGAGTCAAGCCTATGCTTGCTCCCGGCGAACACGTTCGGATTCGCCCCGGTTGCCGTCTCGACTGCCGGGTTTCTGTCCCGTGACAAGATCATGTTAAAGGCGGGAGATGTTCAGGGGTATCAGGCAGCGAAGAGATCTATCGTGCTGCCGTGGAATTCGTTAACGGTTCCAACCTTTAGCGTAGACGTCAATTACGGACCGTACTCAGGAAACGATGAGTCGTTCAGTCAGGCCGTTCCTGCCATGACAAATCTCTTTGCGACGCGCCTGGACGCGCCTGGATTCATCTTGCCCGGCGCTACGCAGGCACAGGTGATCTTGGATGACATCCAAACGCAGGAACCGCTGGAAATTGTGCAGGCGCCCCCTGTGTCTGGTGCGCAGTATCGCATGCGCGCGTACGACTCGACTCTCACGAGAATCGTCTTCTGGACTTCTGACACGATCGATACCCTCGGCGCCGATTACACCGGACCAGGACCAATCACAGATGTTGTTGTTCAAAACGTAATCGGTCAATGATATGAAGATCTCTGTTTCTGTTATGCACGCCCCATGGCGTTCAGACAGAGTCGACTCCCTTCGGTGCATCCTCGAACAAATTCCACAGGCCACTGTGGTATCCGATGACAAACGGGACGGAACCTTGACGGTCGCGGGGCGAACGGGCCCGTGGCCTATTGCATCCCGCGCTTGGCACGCAAGAGATCTGCAGGCGACCCATCACATCGTCCTGGAAGACGACGCGGAGCTGTGCAACGACTTCTTGGAGCACGCCTCCAATGCGGTGACGGCCCAACCCGATGCGGCGATCTCGCTATTCAAGTGCCATCTGCCGTACTCGGGGGTGGCGACCGTTATGCCAACAGGAACAATCCATCTGGCGACTGTCTAGCCTTGGCGATCTACGCCGCAGCCGCTGAGTTCAAGATAACCAACGAACAGGCTCGACGGTTCATCAAAGCCGTCATGCACGAGAAAGAGAATTCCCATTGGCCTAAGGGATTATTCTGATGCGCAGGGTCACTGGCATGACCGACGAGGTGCGCGAATGCCTTGCCGAGATGGGCGTCACCGAAGAGGTATTCGCCACCATCAGGGCTGCCTCCAATCACACGGACGGCACCAGGTTGCTTGAGGAAGCCAAGGAGGTCTGCCGCAAAGGCTTCCGCGCCATCGCCTCCAGCTATCACCCTGACCACAACCAGCACCTCCCAGCAGAGGAGATCAAGCTCAAGGAGGAGCGGTTCAAGGGGCTCAGGTCCGTCCATGACTCCTTCCTGAAGTCTCGCTATCGAGGACCCGCACGCAGCCGTACACAACTCGGCGCCGACAACTTCGATCCGTTGGGATTCCATGGTCGCAGGCGGGAGGAAATGGAAGACGACCTGCGCTTCTGGGGGAATCCGGTCGCCAGGGAGGCGATTCGCAGACAGCGAGATGCCGACCGGGCCCGCTTGATAAAGATGGCTCACGAGATTATGCTGGACAAAAAGTAGTGGAAATTATCAGCCATTAGATGTAGATCCGCCGCAATGAGCGACGGATCCGGGCCCCCAAAAATAGACATCATCAGGGAGATCAACCAAAGGTCTGACCTTGCTGAGAAGGGCCTCTGCAGCTATTGTGGAAGGGACCCGTCAACCCCGATCTGCCGGGTGCCCGCAATGCACGTGCTCCCGCTGATCGCCAGCCGACAGCACGATGAATAGTCCTAGGATAGAAATGTTAGCTCTCGTCATCGTCATCGTTGCGGTCGCAGCACTCGTAGTGCTTATCGCTGGCCGCACCATGGGGACTCCTCCCGCTGTCCGCAGGTTCGACGAGACACCCGCCGACATCGCCCCGCTGGACGTTCCTGACAGAACTCCGCTCGATCTCAGATACGAACCGCTCGCCGTCATCGACGACATCTGCTTCCCCGCACGACGCAAGGTCGTCTCTCCTGATGAGATTGACGCCCTGGAGCGACTCAGCGACCACATCAAGTCCGAGCGCCGGTTCTAGCTTCTTCCTGGGGCAGCCTTCGCAGACTCCCGCGCAAGCGCTCGCGCGGTTTGGACAGGAGAACATCGGTATCTCCTCCAATACCACCACGGCTTCCTGTCGAGAAGCGTTGCCTTGGCCAGCTAGTGGTTCGCCTGAAGCCCTGCGGAGACCGGCAGACGCAGGCGGATTGTCATGAGCGACTTGCCGCGACCCAGCCTTGGCGCATACATCTGATTGCATGAGATGCATGATGTAATTGTCATGGGAGAATAACCTTGGCTCTGTGAGCGAATACCTTCGGGATATTCGTCGCCGGATCCATCCCAGCAAGCTTCGCTTCGGCCTTGGCGATTTCAAGCGCAACGAAGGACCCATGCTTATCGGATCCCACGACGCTGCCAAGCAGTCCCTTGACGATTTGAATACGGGCGCCGCCATGACGCTCGATCCGAATGACAACGAACTTCAGTCCCTGCTGACGGGCTCGCTCGCATTCGTCTTTTAGCTCGCCAGCAGTCACGGCCTACTGCTCGAACTCTACTCGGGCGATTGGCCGAGAGGTATCGCCGTACGTTCCGTTGGTCGTCCTGACGCCATAGACGCGGTAGACCACGTTGCTATAATTGGCGAGGTTCTTGTCGGTGATCTCCGTGTACTTCATCGGGCTTCCCGAGTAGCCGTTCGACCCCTTCGAGCCGTCTGCGGCGATCCGGAACAGCTTTCCGTCGCGAGCCACGTACACGCCCGTGTGGTGCCACCAGCTCCATCCGGTGCTCCGCTTGGTTGACTGACCGAACAGCATGAACGTCGGCAGGTCCGAACGACGATCGTACAGCTCTCGCGCGTCCATAACCTTTGGAATTCCGCTGCGCTTGACGGCCGAACCGTCCTGCGGAATCTGATAGCAAACATCGCCGAAGCCACGATAGGGGCCAGCGCCCGGGTTCTGGTGGACGTCGGGGCTCTTCAGGAGAAGATCCCAGATCGCCGGGATGTTGCCGGCGTGCGTATAGTCCTGGTTCCGACGGCACAGCCAGCTGATGAAGAAATTGCACCATGACGTGCAGTGGAACGCCGGATACGTCTTTCCGAGGACGTTCGGCCACTGCCTGGTGGTCCCTCCAAGCTTCCCGGCCCCGTAGGTGATGACGAACTTGTCGTCAATCCAGAGCCCGCGCCCTGGACCATACCTGACCGGCTTGTTCGTAATCGAATCAACAAGGAACTGAAAATGCGCCCACGTCGCATCATCGCATGGGACGATATCGCTCTCGACAGGCGGCCTGGGCGGAGCCAGGCTGATCTTCAGGATGGCAGCATTCAGCGAGCCCATGGTCTGGGGCCCGGCCATGCCGTCGTCGTCGATGTCTGGACGATCCACCTGGAAGGCAAGCACTGCGGCTTCAGTCTTCTTGCCGTAGTCGCCGTCAATCTCTCCGGGGTCATATCCGGCAGCCTTGAGACGAAGCTGCAGTTGTTCAACTTCCGGACCCTTATCACCAGGCTTTAGCGTCATTTCATCATTTCCTGTATAACGTTATGCAGTGCCACTACATGCGAGCAGTTACCACAGCGGTAATCGTACTCGCAGTCACATCCTCGCTGAACCTTCATACCAGCTTCGCAGATATTCCGCAGTTTTGCTTCAAGCGCATCTCGATCTGCCTTTATCCTAAGATAGTTCTTCTGCCATTCCGTGGCTGCATCTTCCCACTTGTGGTCTTCCATCTATTTACTCAACATTTGGCGACGGCCATGGCAAGCAGGGTCCCGATCCGGTCTTTATCACAGCGCCCTGACGCTATCGCGATCTCGCATGCCTCTATTAGGGCAACCTCCAGCAGGGCGATCCTGGCCGGAACTTCGCCAAACCTGCCCCAGTGCAGGCTGGCCTGCTCCCAGGCGTGCTCGAAGTCCCGGTTGGGATAAATCAGCGCATCGATCAGGGCTCGTGCGGCGTCGGCCTGCTCAGGCGTCCCAACCCAGGCAAGCGGAGCCTCCCGCTCGAACTGGCCGGTCTCGCAGAGACACTTGAGGTCGTTCATCCCGCCCTTGCAGGCACCGCATTTCTCGCACTCGATGCTGTGATCTCTACTTCCCATTTGGCTCCAGATCCTCCGCAGGCACGTAAGGTAGCGAATATCGAGATGCTTCGATAGCATCTTCGGCTGACGTGGCCTTGAACGAACTGGACACGCTCTGCTTGCTCGGAAGCTCCTGAGTCACCCACCACCAATACTGTTCGTTCTTGTCCTTCTCGGCACGCCTGCCGGGAAACGACGTCGGCAGGGAGCGCTGCGCCTTCAGCTCGGCCGCACGTTCCTGATCTTCCGGACCAGGATAATACCTGCGACCAACCCAGGATGCCTGGCTCCGGATCTTCTTCGTCGTCAAGGCACCGGCATCAATAAACAGCCATTACTTGCTCCGAAATGCTAAGGCGCGGGTCCCGGCCTTTCCAAAATTATCCCTGTCTGCTTCGGTAGCAAACCGATAGACGACAGGACCGAACGTGCGGTCGCCTGCCCTCGCTAAGCTGCTCCATTCAACTGGAAGCACAGCGGCGAGCATCTCCTCGCGCGTCGGCAGCTTGACGGGCTCGTCACCCACCGTCTTCCTCCCCGCGATCCTCTTGAATCGGCCACAACGACCCACCGGATGCCAGCACCGCAACTTCTCCGGCGGTCAGCGGCCTGAATTTTCCGGTGTAGTAGAGTTCGCCGTCCTGCGGGTACTCATAGCCGCCGGGCTGCCAATGGTCGTACCCCTCCCAGACTGACAGCCCATTCGGGGCATCGTCCAAGCCGAAATCGCCAAGCATGAACGTTTCTCCTTCGCTGGAATCCGTCTCAAGGCAACAGCCAGGCTTGACCTGAACGAGCATCCCGCCGTACTGGCCGTTACAGACCAGCGCGGCCGACTGAACCTTGCCAGGACTGCCAGACTGCTCCGACTTCACGCCTGCCAGGATTTCCATCAGGGTCTTAGTCTCCGGCATGTTCCTTGGCCTCCGCCTCGTCGCATGCGCGCATCCATATTGCGCAGAGCGCGCGAAGCTCTCCAGTTGAAATTGGATCCCCTATCCCGATGTCAACGGCGGCACCCTCGCCATCATCGGCAATGAGTGGTTCCGGCCAGCCACACGGCTGAGCCTCGCCGAACAGGTTCAGCAACGCCTTGGACATCATCTCGCAGACCTCACGGTCCGTCCTCAAAATGGTGCCCACGGCATGAGGGGAAACGGCGATGCTTGCCAGCCCCATGAGATCGTCGAACGTCATCGACCTACCCATTGCCGGTAGCCTTCTCGCGAAAAACCTTGGCTAACCCAAGGCAAGCCGCGCTGATGTCCGTCACTGATGACCGCCTGGATTCGTTCCACTTGGAAAGGGCCTCAAGTCGATCGGCGGCGGACATCTTGTCGGTCAACGCCGTAATGCCCTTACGGTCGTCGATTTTACCGTAGGCGACAGACTCCAGGATCTTCGCCATTTCGTCGCCGTTCTTGGCGTAGAACTCGTCGATCTTGCCGTCTTCGATGCCGTGGTCCTTGAGCCACTCGATGAGCCTCTCCGGGCCTGAGAAGGCAAAGATCGGAAGGACCGTGCGCCCATCCTCATCGTACAGGCCATAGGCGCCATTGCTCAGGATAAGAACGGCGATGGCTGCCAGGACGCTGTCGTCGGCTTCGATGGTGCAGGCATCTGATGGGTTTGCGATTTCGTAAATCATGGATTACCTCGCGGCGATTGCGCGCAGGATAACGTTGGCCAAATCAAGGTTCGGCTTGCCGGTAGTGATCGCCTCAGCTGCATGCGCAAGCAGCTCCTCGTAGATAGCAATCATCTGCGCCCGTGCGGTCGCCTGCTGGCACACCAGTCTTAGATCTGCCGCTCGCACCAAGATGGAATCCTCGTCCGACTTATCGACCGCTTGGGCAAGCAGTCCTTCGATGAGCGCTGACATTCGCCGCAGACCTTCTCACCCGTATCGTCGATTGTCTAGGTGCTAGAAGGGCTCAAGACCGCAACCAACCAACGTGGCCTCCGGGAGCTGGCGGCGATATTTACGAGCGAAGGAAGCCGCGAGCCAGACCTGCCCATCGGTCAGCTCAACCGCAGCAGCGAGCTTGTGTCCAACGGACGTGTCGGTCTTGTTAAATCCGGCGCCATCTTCAACGACTGCGCCGTCACACATGCTGGCCAGCGTCTTCATCGCCTGGTGGGCAGCCGCACGCTTGATATCCGTCGCGATGGGGTATCCATGCGGACGGCGGGCCACGGCAGCAGGCGCCGGTACGTCAATCTCCGTGTCCTTGTCCAGCGCCTTGTCTGCGATATCCTGCTTCTCGACCAAGATCGCAGCCATCCGCGCATCGAGCGAACCATCAAGCACTAGATGCTGAACGAGGACGCTGTTGGCTTGCCCGAGTCGATGCGTTCTGTCTTCAGCCTGGCTCACATTCGCCGGGACCCAGTCCAGCTCTGCAAACACGACCGTTGATGATGCCGTCAGCGTATGGCCGACGCCGGCCGCTCCGATGGAGCCGACGAACAGCTTGATACTTGGATCGTTCTGGAATCGATCGACCGCGTCCTGGCGCTCCTTGTTCGACGTCACCTCTCCGGTCAGCTTGACGCAAGCAGCCCCAAAATGCGCAGAGATAGCGTTCGCGACGTCGTGGTGGTGACAAAATAAAACCAGCTTCTCGATTCCTTGCTCGTACATGTCCTCGACGTGCTCGATGACTTTTGGAATCTTGGCGACGGCGACGTTCTTACGCTCTTGGGAGATCTCCTGGAATCCAATATTCGAGGCTGCCTTCAGGGCCTCTACGGCTGCTTTGTAGGCGCTCGGGTCGCCGGAGGCGTGGGCGAAGTCGGCATCGCCTCTGAGGGTCGCCAGACGCTCCTCGTGTGCTGCCCAGGCCTTCGCCTCAGCAGCCACTGCCTTGGCAGCGCCATCCGTGGGGAGGACGATGACCTGCCGGCGCTTGGGCGGAAGCTCGCGCAAAACATCACGCTTCAGGCGTCTAACGAGCACCGTCGATCTAAGGCGTTCTTGAAGCTCTCCGAGATTTGACGACCCGCTGAAATCCCAGTGCCCGCGCTCATCCTGATGCGCTGCGGCGTAGCGCTTGGCGAAGGCAAAGAAGTTGCCGAACTCGGCCGGAGCAAGCGCCGCGAGGATTGGCTGCAGCTCGATGGGGCGATTCAGGAACGGCGTGCCGGTCAGGAAGACGTTACGCGCAGCCTGGTCCTTGAGGCCGTGGACCGGCAGATCACCCTTCTTTTTATTTCCCGTCGACCCAAGCACGGCGATTGACTGGAGGGCCTTGGTGTCCTTGAGGCGATGGCATTCGTCCACGACCATCACGTCCCAGTTACGGGCCATGAGCTGGGCGTGAATGGGCGAAGACTGAACAATCTTCAGCACATTCCCATTCGGCGCCATCGCTCCATTCGGGTCATCAATACGCCTCCCACGGACCAACTCATAGTTCACGATGACGAAGGCTGCCGTCTCTGGAATAACATCCTTCATCTTCTCAACAACGAAGATCTCAAACGGCCGAGTCAGCCACTTAGTTGCCTCGCGCTTCCAATTGAGACGCAACGACGCCGGGCAGACCAGGAGCACTGACTTTACTTCATTTACGGCGTTGATTACGCCTAAGGCCTCGATACTCTTACCTAGGCCCATTTCGTCGCCAATGAGCGTGTTCTTTCGCGCCACGGCATATGCAATTCCACCCTTCTGGTAAGGCAGATAAGCGAGGCCCTCGTTGCAGGGAATCTCGATATCCGCATCAGTCGCCCGGGACGCCTGGATGGTCTTGATGTGGCCGGCAAGCAGGTCCTTCGCCTCCTGGTCGCACTGCGACAACAGGCGGGCGGCGCACTCCGACTTGGGCGTCCACCAGACCTTGAGCCGGAGCCCGTTCTTGCAGCCGATGCAGCTGTCCTTGCAGTCGCCGCCGTGCCACCAGAAGCCTGCCTCCTTCGGCACGTTACGCTGCTCGTATGGATATGTGGCTACCCAGACACCGTTTTGAACGCTGATGCTCATGGTTTAACTACAACTGATATTACTCGGATTTTCACAAAATATAAACAAATTACTTGTTCATTCTTCGCCCTTGGTTCGCTCGCCCCAATCCTCCAGGAACCAGTCGGGCGCAGTGCCACGAGCAGCCTGCTTGATCTCCCTGAGCATCGTCCGCTGAATCTCACTAAGCGGACCCAGGGCCGTCTGAGAAACCGTCATCGCGTGCTCGCTGATGAACGTCATGAGCATCTTCAGGTGACGAATCTCATCGGCGCTAACCGCAAGAGCTTGCTCAGCCACGAGGGCCCTACGCTGAGCGTTCAGCAAGTCGGACTTGTCATCGAGACGAACGATTTCATCGGCAAGCGCGTCCAACGCCTTCCAGGCACAAGAGTCACAAAACGCCGTCGGCTCATTGCCCTGCGTTACATGAATTTCCCCATGGCACACCCTGCACTGAGGATCCTCCTCGTCGGTGGCGCCACGAATGTGCTGGCAGGCCAGCTCGACGGGAGTCAAATCCTCAATCATCTCGTGCGATTTCGCCCAGCCGACCGATGCGTGGGTCGTAGCAGGCACACCGACGCGCCTCTCGCATCTTGATTTTGACCAAGATCGCGACGGCGACCACCGGGACGATGTTCGTCGCTAACGACATCAAGAGTTCACTCACAGAATTCCGTCCTTAATCCACAGGATGCGTTCTAACCTGAGACATGGCCTCCTCCGCATCTTCGGCCAGCTCGGCGTAGATGCGATCTTGGCATTTTTGGCAGTGCCCGGTGATCTGATATTCCTTGGCGGAAATTTCATCCAGGAAGCCCTGAACCTTCCGGCCGCAGCCCAGCGGCGAAGCGACGCAGTTCCCTGTTGCGATGGCCACGGGGCGATGCGCCTCCGGAAACACCCGATCAACCGGCCTCAACTCCGCCAGATTGACCGAGAAGCTACCCTCCGTCAGCGGTTCGTTCTGATCGTCCTTCTTGTCGCTCATGGTGCAATCCTCCCCGTAGCGCCGCATTTGCTGCACGGCTTGTACGTCGTTCCTGTGTGGATGCTAGAGCTGGCAAATCGCTGGCCAGAGCCAAGACACTCGACGCATTTGCCGGTGTCGGCCTGCCACCGCTTGCGCCGCTTGTCGTATTCGTTGCGCGAGATGAACAGATCCCGCTGGGTGCTCCAGTCTCGCTTGGCCCAGTTCGTCTCGCCCTTACGCTTCCCACGAGAAAACGTCGCCGTACAAACTGCGCCAGTCACAAGCACGCCAGAACCATCGTCGGCCAGCTCACCGACACACTTCAGCTCGAACCACCGCCATCCCGCAGGCATGCCACGCTCGGCCGTGATGAGGTTGTAGAAGTCGACGTCCTCGCGCTCAGTGGTCTCGTTCAAAGTGTCCATCTAGGCTGTGGCCATAGAAAGCCGTCAAGGCCCCATGGGGGCGGCGTGAAATCGTAAATTCTTTGATGGTCTTCTTCATGCGCTACCTACAATTCAAGCCGGCTTCTTTTTCGGCAAAACCGACCAGGGCACGACTTTTTCGCCAGCGGCGTCGTTGATCATCCGCGCGCACTTGATGCAGTAGGGCGCGTTGGTGTCCCGATGGTAGGCGGTGTGGCGAGCGTCGATTTCGACCCGGCAGGCGGCTCTGGTGCAGCGATTCATACCTTCTTAATACCCTGAGCCACGGTCGCCAGGAGGCGCGTGATGAGCCGAACGGCATCTTTGTCGATGTCGTGGGCCTCATCGCAGCACCGGGCGACCTCATCCCGGGCAACGTCGCACAGCCCCTCGGTCAGCTGCTGGACGTACGCCAACAGCTTGAGCATTGTCTGGGCCATTTCGTTGGCCTGCGCCTCGCGCATGGCGGCTCCCAGGTACGCCTTGTCTTCGTCCGAGCGGTTCAGCCAGCTTTCGGCGTTCCGCTTGGCCTTATCGAGGTCTTCCTTGGTCATGCCCTTACTACAACTCAGGGCGCTGATTTTTTCAGAGATTCTTTCAGCGCCTCCAGTTCGTAGCGAAACTGCACAGCCTGACCATGCCACGACCGCTCGCTGCTGACGGCTTCCTGGGCCCGCTTGCGATCGATGGCCGACAATTGCCTGAGGGCCTGGGTCTCGGCCGTAAGCTGCTTGACCCGCTCGTTGCGGCCGGATAGTTCGATCTTGATTCGCACGACCTCCGCTGCCTGCTGCGTAACCCTCAGGCGCAGGTCGTCGAGATGAGTCCGCTGCCGGGCAACATCCTCGATCAGGTTTTGGAGCATGGTCTCGGTCCAGACCGTCCCGTACAGCTCGATCATCACCCAACTATCATCCCAATAGATGCCAGCGCAACTGACCCCTAGTTCTTCAGGCTCTCGGCCTCACCCTCGGACTCCGGCCCGCAGTGCGGACACGACGCCCGATGCGCCAATTGCGCCGCCAGCACCTTCATGGAGATGTACGCGCCCGTCGCCGAAGCACACGCCCGAATCCAGTCGTGCGCAGGCACGCGCTGCGGTTTCACCTTGGCATCAGGAAACATCGCCAACAACTCCTCGAAGGACGCATCCGGCTCGTCCTCATGGAGAGGATGCGTGAGCAACGCAAATTCGACGATGAGCATCAACTGCAGAATCACCGCCTCCCTGGTCTTGCCGTAGGAGCCGGGGGTCCGGATCATGCTATTCAGCCGAAACTGAACGTAACGATGCATCTCCGTCGCCAAGTTCTCGTCGGCGTCCATGTCACCGTCATCGTCGTCGTCCACGCTCAACTCCACCCATTCGCGTTCGTCCTGTCGGTTCATTTTCGAGGTGTCTTTTCTCTGGTCAACCGCAAATTTTTCACTTTTGACCACCTCTGACTACGGTGTGGACAATTTTTCATTAGTCAGTGGCAATCCGATTGTCAGCGACGGCAGCCCGTACAATCGGGACGACACCGGCATGGTTCCAGCGGCGTCTCGCAATCCAGGCAATAGCAATGCGGCGACGTAGCTGGGGTGCAGTCTGCGGACTTGCACCACCGGCACGTGTTTTTAATCATCGCCCGTTCTTATACTCCAAGGCCCTGACGCCGGTCACCGGAGATCTCCACATGAGGCGCACGATAGCCGCTGAGCCTGACATGTGGGGCGGCGATGCCTCCAAGCGACGACGTAGGCTAGGTCTTGTTCATGACAGCCTGCGCCTTTATTGATCGGAACCGCTCAAGCCACGCACGCTGCCAGCGAAGCCAGCAACGGCTGCTCGTAGCCCACCTTCCGCCCATCGCGGAGGCGCTCCATCAGGTCACGAAACTGCTCTCGTTCATCGGTAAATCCTCTTGCTGATAGGCGGCTGAGGCGCCAGCAGCGACGCCGATGCCATCGCCAAGGCCTGCTTGACGCCTATCCTGTGGACGACCCGGCACCAGTCGCACTTGGTGCCTCGCGCCGGCTTCGGGTGGTGCCCGCCGTTGATGCAGTTGCCCTCGGCGGCGAGCGCATCACGTCGGTGCTTGGCGTAGGCTCCATTTGTGATCATGGCGCCCTCCATCGGTCACCTCCAGGCCGGGTCCTCATCTTCTCGGCATCCTTTACCAGGCGTTCGGCCTGAAAGGCTGCGGTGTAGAAGGGCTCCGGCTTCTCGACGACCTCCATCTCCTCGTCGGGCGCCATGATCAAGAAATTGTGCGTATCGAGCATGAAGTGGATCTTCTCCCCGTTCTCCGACCACCGCCGCAGGACGATGGTGTTCACGAACGGCCGCCCGTCCGCAATCGCGCACCAGATGCCATGCTCATACGGCGTGACCTCCAACGCCAATTTATTGACCAACACGGGCTCGTCCATGCCTAACCCGTATCGCCTATACCGCTGATTGTCTAGACGGCTTTCGAATTCGGCGCTCCCGATAGGGGGAGGCATCAAGGCCGCCCCCATACAGGTAATCGGTTACGGGCAGAAAGAACGAGGAGAGGACGCTACCGCTAGGCCCTCTTCTTCTCGCTCAAGTCATCCCTGGAGCCGCCAATCTTCAGGATGACCGTCTCCACGGTTCCATCCAACACCAGCTTCTGGCCGCACTCGAAGGAGACGATGACCTTCCCCTTGTCCAAGGTCGAATTCTCGATGGAGTTCACCTTCGCCAGGTTCACCAGGGACCCGCCAATCACCGAGAACAGTACTTGCGACATGGGCCCAACTTCCCGGTAAAGACCGCCATTGTCAAGTCTGTGGTTGCGGTGACTTATGCCGCCGCTTGCGATCGTATTCGCGTTGCCATGCCCGGCGTTTCTCCATGTTGAGAAGCTTGTAGGCTTTCGCTTTGATTGCGTTCCTTGGCTTCCTGCCTTCAACGCAAGCAATACATTGTCGCTGCTCCTTCCCTTTCTGCCTGTTGAATACGGTCTTGAACGAGCCTTCGATGAACTCATGACCGTTCTTGCAATGGGTGCTGAGCTTGTACGGCTTGGCAGCCTTGAATCCCTTGGGTCGACCATTCCAACGCTTGTTGTTTGCCTGCTGCCTGGGCGTGGCCCACCGGCAATTCCCAGGTTCGTAATTCCCATCGTTGTCCGGAAAGCGATCAATAGACGTGCCCGGAGGCCTAGGACCCATGTCAGCGAAAAAATTTTCAAATCGGCGCCAACGCTCGCATACCCGGATTCCCCTGCCTCCGTAGTGTTTCCAGTGTTGTGAATTCGGGTTCGTGGTGCGGTCCCATAGGCCTTTCCAGGAAACCATCGTGTACCGATTCGAGTCTTTCGAGCGCCCCTTGCCGTTTGTGAGTATGTGGTGGCCGCAGCTCTTTTTGAATCTGAGATGGTCGCCTGTGAAGACAGGCCGCTCACCGCAGTCACATAGACAGGCGTATGCGCTACGCCCCTCTGCGTTCAGGACGGCATGTTCAACCTTGAGCGCCCCATAGCGCCGACCTACGAGGGTGATTTGTTTCGGCCCAATGGTCTCGATAAGGAGGTCTCGCAAATGGAAGGACGGCCCAAAGAGTCCGCTGATCCTGTGCATCTCCATGCGCCCTGAATAGGAGGATATCCGCTTGAGAATGGCCTGCAGGTCGATGCCTGATTCCAGGCAAGCCGCCGTGAATCGCTCAGCCTCCGGGAAAATGCGAATCGAGTGAACGGCTGTACATAGATCGTCCTCGGTGATCAGCTCACGTCCGTACCAGTGCATTGTTACCTATTATCAGAACTGTCAATCCGGAGGTGAAAAAATACCTCCCAAATTTTCGATTTACCTATTGGCCCCCAATGACCTCGGCAAGTGGATCTCAACCTCAGGACCCCTCAATACCACTTGCGTTCCACGAGATGGACATCAACGCAAGTGGACAGATGCGCAAGTGCGCGTCCCGACAGCATTGTTCAATTGACAATGCACTTCATAACCCATATTGGCTGTTTTCATAGGACGAATATGGAAATGGGTCGGCACGCTCTATAGGGTTATAAAAGCCTAGGGCGCGGAGAGCTTTTGTTCTGACAGCCCAAGCCATTGTAATCACTTGCCCAAGGGGTCAAGAAAACTCCTTATGGCCACAGTGCATATGGTTAAATAGAGCTTTCCGGTCTGACCAGTGCATTGTCAAGGATTGTGCCAAGATCTCCATGTCGATTGTGCTTGACAATGCGTGCTCGGTCGTGGTGCTATCCGGCGCTTTCGCTGAAACTTCGATGCATTGCGTGATTGACAATTCATCGAATACGTGGTATGCTTCGCAGCTTGATCGACGTGTGACGCATCTAGACGTAACAGACCACGATACCATGTATCAGTGCGATTGTCAAGCGTCATTCGCCAGGGATCTGCACTGCATTGCATGGCAATGATACCTTGACAATGCACGGCCAACGGGTGTAGGGTGGTTGGAACAGATGACGAACCAACCCAAGCTAACCGCCTCTGAGATCAACACCGTTGTCGTGGAGCACGCGAACCTGATCGAGCTTGCCGTGATGGGAGTGATCGAGGACAGCGACACCCGGGTGTGGGGCATGATCGATGATCTGATCTCGACCGCTACGATCCGCCTCATCGTGGCCCTGCGGGACTTTAACCGCTCGGGCATGACGGGCCTTGCCCGCTTCATCCGGAAGGTCGTGACCCGTTGCACGATCAACGTGATCAAGACCGGTTTCGAAGCCCCACGGTTCACGTCCTACGCTCGCAACGTCGAGAGCGTTGCGGCCCCTATGCCGAGCAAGTCCGGCGCCGATGAAGCGCGCCTGGCCCTTGCCATGGCGTCTATCGAAGCGTCCGACCGTCGCGTGCTTGAGATGCTGCTCGCCGGTACCCCGGCGAAGGTCGTAGCCATCGCCTGCCGTACGTCAAACGCTGGCGTCACTCGTGCCAAACAGCGATCGATCGCCACGATCACCGCTGCGATGGCAGCCTGAAGAAAGGAGTGCGCCCCCTCACCGGGGCGCCTTTTTTGCCAAAGGTGGTCAGGAAAACTCCACTTAAGCTAATGCTTAATGACTAAACAGAGTTTTCCGGTCTGTCAAATGCATTGTCAAAGACCGTGCAAACTATCTGCATTGCATGGAAAAGGATACCTTGACAATGGGCTCTCGATAGGCTACAACTGATGAATGCTCAAGAACACCGCGACCACCCCCCCCGCGACCGCCACCCTCTCGCGCAACGAGCGCCTCCGCGCAGAAGCGCGGGAGATCAGGGAGATGTATCGCGCGGGGCGCGCTGCCTGGGAGGCGGCAAGGGCCGCCGAGTCGGCGGAGGAGACGGCGGCGCGGCTCGCCGTCGAAGAGGAAAAGGTACGCGCCGCACGGGCCCGCGCGACCGCTCCCGACGAGGGTCACGGCCCCAGAATCGCGGGTCGCTGGGACCGCTAGCCCCCGCCGGGTAAGCGGCCCGACCGGCCAACCGCTAGCCCCCGGCCCCGCCGGGCCACTGGCCTAACCGGAAAACTCCATTAAGGGCCTTGCACCATAGAGTTTTCCTGACAGGATTGCCTTACCTTGACAGTCGATTGTTGTTCGATTGTTGTATCATTGTCAAGGTAGCTGTGCTATCACTGATGAATGCTGAATCACACCGCCCGCCCCGCGCTCAAGCTCGCCAGCTTCACGCTGCAGCGCGCGGGGATCTCGAATTTCGTTGTCTCGGGCCCGAACCACTGTGGCCCCGCTGGGGCCCTTGTGAACGTCGACGGGGGCCGCAAGGCGATCCCGGTCCGGTGGGACCTGACCGTGACGTGCGCGCCGCGCCTGGACGACCGGGGCTTCCTGTTCGACCAGGCCATGGTGGGCCTGTACATGGACCGGATCGCCGAGCGTGGCACCGCGCTCTCGTGCGAGAGACTCGCACGCCACGTTGCCGAGCTACTGCTCGCCAAGATCCCCCGCGACGTCCCCACGTGCGACGTTACCGCGCTCACCCTCGTATTCTCGCCCGCTCCCTACGCGGCGAGCCTCACCGTCCGCTACGAGTAGCCGACCGGCCCGCCGGGCTAACCGGCCAAGCGGAAAACTCTATTAATGGCCTGTTAAAGGGAGTTTTCTCGTTGCACTAAGGCAGTTGTCAAGGTCGGTTAAATATTCCCCATTGCATGGCAAAATATACATTGACAATGCAGTGATGAACTGCTATGGTCTTATCATGCTCAAGAACCTCACCCCGCACATCGTCGCGGTCGTCCTCGCGGACGGCTCCACCCGCACCCTCCCCTCGGAGGGGGTCGCCCGTGCCACCGAGACAACCGAGACCACGGAGGACGTCTGTGGCGTCCCGACGTCGCGCGTCACGCGCGGGGAGCCGGTCGGTCTCCCCGCGCCCCAGAGCGGGGTTTGGCTCGTCGTGAGCGCGCTCGCGGCGAGCGCCGCGCGCGAGGCGGGCCGGTCCACTGCGGACCTGCTGACCCCCGGCGCGCTCGTGCGCGACGAGGGTGGGGCCGTGGTTGGGTGCCGGGGCTTCTACCGGGTGTAGCGCCCCGGCAGCGTGGCCGACTAGCGCTAGTCGGCCACGCCGACCCCAGACAGGAAAACTCCTTTTAAGCTAATGCTTAATGGTTAAATAGAGTTTTCCGGTCAGGTTAATGCATTGTCAGGTACGCGCAAACTATCTGCATTGCATGGCAAAGGATACCTTGACAATGGGCTCTTGATAGGCTACATTCATTGACATGAGCAAGACCTTCAAGTCCTTTGCAGCGCTCGCTTCCCTCTCCCCGGCCCCCGTGGGGCCCGTGGCCCCGCTCGCGTTGGAGCCGGAGGCTCCGGCGAGCTTCACTGTGGAGGCGCCTCCCATGACGATCAAGGAGCGCAAGCTCGCCGCGATCCGCGCCGAGCGGGACGCGATCGACGTGCGGCTCTCCGCCGAGCGGGACGCGCGCGAAGCTGCTAAGGCAGCAGCCCTAGCGGCTGCCCCGCCGGAGAAGGAGTGGTGGGACACGGGCGAGACGGACGAAGCGCGCGAGGCGCGCCAGTGGCGCGAGATTGAGGCCGAGCGGGTCCGAGCGGCATCGCTCCCGCCCCGCGCGCTCCCGTGGCAGTCCGGCGACGACGGCCCCCGGATCGGCGGTCGCTGGGATCGCTAGCTCCCTCGCCCCCGCCGGGGCCGCTAGCCCGGAAAAGCGCCCCGCCCCCGCCGGGGCCGCTAGCACATCAGGAAAACTCCAACGCAAGCGCTTGCGCGGGAGTTTTCTTGTTAAAGGCCACCTAAATAAATCGTCATTGCGTCGCATTCGGTGATTGACTTAGCTTAAGTCCTGGGTTAAGGTTAGGCATGCTGAACAAACGGAATGCCCAGCGCGCGGTTGAGATGTTCGTGGCCGACCCGGCCACGGTTGCCCGCTTCCTGGACCTGCGGGACGGCGCGGCCCGTGCGCTCGAAGCGGCCTGCAAGGCCATGCGCAAGGCGAACGGGACGGACGGCGAGGGTGAGGCGTCCGATGCCATGGACGCGGCCTTTGCGGCCTTCGAGGTCGCCGAGGATGACCTCCGGGAGGTCGAGTACGGGTTCCGCCAGACCTACCCGCACCCCGCCGCCTTCCGGTAGGCGACCGGGTCGGGGGGCGGATCCCGCCACCGGGGCATCGGGAAAACTCCGCCTAAGCCCCGCTTAAAAGCTAAAGCGAGTTTTCCGCTTATCACTAACAGGATCCACAGATCTTGACAGTCGATTGTTGTTAGATAGTTGTTGCATTGTCAAGATAGCCATGCTATGTATGGTGAATGCTGAACAAGACCGAGTCCGCCGCCGCCGCCCTCGCCGCCTTCCTCGCGAAGGGCGGGAAGGTCACCACGTGCGCCCCCTCCGAGGGTAACGCCGTCTCCCTCAAGACCCTGCGCAAGCTCGCCGAGGTGGCCCCGGACGGCCGCCCCCTGGCCCGCTCGGGTCGCCTGACCACGGGCCGCACGGTCCGCTCGTCCGAGTCCTACGCCGAGGAGGATGCCGAGGTTTTCGGCGCGGCGTTCGCGGCCGGGGTCGGAGCCGATGCCGCCATGGAGGAACTCAACTACGTGCGCGGCCGGAGGGGCCGCTAGTGAAGCGGGCCAAGCGCCCCACGGCCCCGGTCTACTTCGTAGATCCGGCGACCGGCGAGTGCATCACGCTCGATCTGGCTACGGCCACCTTCAAGAAGTAGCCCGACCGGCCCCGCCGGGCCAACTGGCTTAAGCGGAAAACTCCATATGGCCTCGCACCATAGAGTTTTCCTAACAGGATCCACAGATCTTGACAGTGATTTGTTAGTCGATTGATGTATCATTGTAAAGATAGCCATGCTATGTATGGTGAATCACACGAACATCGGTCACAACGGTTTCACTTCCACGGGCGCGTCGAGCGAGACTCGCTTGGACGTCATGAGCCAGATCGGCAACCCCGACCTGTTCAAGACCATGGCGCGCACCGTCGAGCGTACCATCGGCGAGACGAGCGCAACGTCTGACGTTGTGCAGGATGCGCTCGTGAGCATGATGGAGCACGCCGAGTCGTTCGACTGGTCGAAGGGGTCGATCGTCTCGTGGGCGTGCCGCATCGCTGCGAACGCTGCGCGCAACTGGCGCAAGGCTCACGCGAACCGTAACCACGACTCCGAGACGAACCTCGGCGACGATGACTCCGAGGTCGCGCTCGTCGATACGCTCGTGGGCGTGGATGGCGCCGCTGACATGGTGCGCTACTTCGAGCGCAAGGCTCTGGCCGATGCCATGCTCGCGCTTGACGCTGACTCGCAGACGTTCCTGGATGCGATGGCCGGGGGCATGGGCCAGTGCGAGGCCGGCGCCCTCTTGGGCTGGTCACCCGCGACCACGACGCGCCGCTACCGCTCGATCACGGCCGCTCTGGCCGACAAGATCTAGCCTCAGGGCCGGGCGCCCTCCGGCGCCGACTAGGCCTGTCAAGAAAACTCCATTACCAGGCCATTAATGGAGTTTTCCGGTTAAAGTAAATGCATTGTCAGGTACGCGCAAACTATCTGCATTGCATGGCAAAAGATACCTTGACAATCGGGCGATGATAGTCCATGATGGTTCTCAGATGTCGAACACCACCGGCCACACGATGCACCGCTACCAGGGGCACAAGCTCCACCTCGCGAACCTTGCCCGACGCAAGGCGATGACTCTGGCCGACAACGGCCTGGATCTGGACGTGGCCCCGTTCTGGACGGCCTGTCCGCTCCGGGGCTGTGATTGCGCCGAGTGCGCAATCATGGACGCTGACATGTGGGACGAGTACCACATGACGAGCGACGAGGAGCGTTATTTCGATTACTTCGCCGAGCTGGCGAGCTGGCGACGCGAGGAGAACTGGTATCGCCAGCTCGCGCAGGAGGACGATCAGGCCGATGCCATCCTCCGCGCTCAGGCAGATCGGCTCGTGATCGCCGCCTATCTGGCCGGCGCTTCGCTCTGAGATCCGGGCCGGCGCACCGCGCCGACTCCAGACAGGAAAACTCCACTTAAGCTAATGCTTAATGACTAAATAGAGTTTTCCGGTCTGACCAATGCATTGTCAAGATGTGTGCCAACTATCTGTATTGCATGGCAAAAGATACCTTGACTATCGGCTCTTGATAGGCTACAACTGATGGATGCTCAAGAACACCGCTCCCGCCACCTCCCCCGCCACCGTTGCCACCATGGAGGCATGGGTCGCCTACCAGGCCACCGTGGCCGCCCTGCCGTCCTTCGGCACCCTCCTGGCCACCACGGACGCCGAGCGCCGTGACCAGTGGGAGGACGGGATGATCGACCTGGCGGACCTGGCCCCGTTCATCTTCCAGCCGGGTCACGTGTGGGACGCCTTCTGCGCGGATGCCCTGGCCATGCTGCCGGGCGACCTGTGCGCCTTGCTGATCCGCCCCGCTGGGGACTTCCTGGCCGCAATGGACTACATGGGACAGGTGATCAACACCTGCCACCCGCTGGACCGCTAGCCCCCCGGCCCGCCGCCGGGGCCGCCAGTGCTGGGAGAAAACTCTAAAGGCCATGTGCCTTAATGGTTAAACAGAGTTTTCCGGTCTGACCAGTGCATTGTCAAGGATCGTGCCAACTATCTGCATAGCAAGGCAAAAGATACATTGACTATCGGCTCTTGATAGGCTACAACTGATGAATGCTGAATCACACGAAGTTCTTTGGTTCCACCCGCCACCTCCCCCTCGCCGTTATGGCACTCCGTTCGCTGGCGAAGAACTGGGGTTTCTCGAATGCGACTGCCAGCGTTTACCCTGGCATGATCAGAATGTTCGCCGTCGAGACGTGCGACGTCTGCGACGCTGAGATCGAAGCCGCGAACGCTGTCAACGTGGGCGCTACCCTCGAAGACGCCACCCGGGCCGGGCTCACGGTCGGCCACCGTCTCGACGAGGGCGGCCACTGTGACGCGCTCGGGGTGACCACCTGCCCCGGCTGCTACACCGAGTAGCAGCCCGGCGGGCTGGCGCACCGCGTCAGATTTTTCCGCCATGGAGAAAACTCTAAAGGCCATGTGCCCTCAATGGTGGTTTAGAGTTTTCCGGTCAGGTTAATGCATTGTTAAGGACAGTGCAAACTATCTGCATTGCATGGCAAAAGATACCTTGACTATCGGCTCTTGATAGGCTACAACTGATGAATGCTGAATCACACGGTCCCGACCATCATCACCACCACCACCATCGGATCCATGACGGGCGCGATCGTCCGCGCCGTTGGCAAGAATGCCGACCTGAACGACATCCTGAACGATTCGTGCGTGCGCGTCATGGAGCAGATCGAGAGCTTCGACGCGGCCCGTGGCAACTTCAGCAACTTCTGCTGCAAGATCGCCGGGAACACGGCCCGCAACCACATGAAGGCCGAGGGCTACCGCTCGCATGACGTGGTGACGGCGAGCGACGATGAGGGCGAGAATGGCGGCGAGATGATCGTCGAGTCCCTGCCCGGTGCCGATGGGCGGGTCGAGGTGGCCCGTTCGATGGAGGCTCAAGATCTGGCCCTGGCGATCTCCGAGATCCAGGACGAGACCGACCGGGCCTTCGTCCGGGCCCTCATCCGGGGCGAGTCCATCGGGGACGCTGGCAAGGCGTTCGGCTGGAACGCCGTCAAGGCCACGCGCAAGCGGGCCGCGCTCCTCGCCGCGCTCAAGGCCGCTGTGTCCGGCGAGGACGGCGACGAGGACGGCGACGAGTAGCCCGACCGGGGCGACCGGGCACCCCGCCCGATCTCGCCCGTGGGTTTGGAAAACTCTCATATGGCCACGCACTGCGTTGCGCCAACCCGAGTTTTCCTAACAGGATCCGCAGATCTTGACAGTCGATTGTTAGTAGATAGTTGTTGCATTGTCAAGGTAACCATGCTACAACTGATGAATGCTGAACCACTCCACGGTCGCCCTCCTCCTCTCCGAGCGCATCACCCTCCGCGCGCGTCGCGCGGTCATGAGCGACACCCTGGTGGGTTGCGACTGGTGCTGCGGTGGCGGCGACGATGAGGCCGAGTTCATCGCCGAGCGACTGGCCGAGATCGAGGCCCTCATCGGCCCCGATCGGCTAATCTTCGCGAAGCAGGCCACCGTGGCCGCTTCCCTGGGCTGCAACGTGGCCCTGGTGGCCCGCGATGGCAGCTACATCATCGGCACGGTGATGGGCGACGCGCGCCAGGATGAGACGCCCGATGTGGTCGGGATCTCGTTCGGCCCCCACTGGAACGTGGCCCCGGCCACGCCGGACGGAGCGGCCCTCCTGTCGCTCATCTAGGCGGGGCCCGGCGCACCGCGCCGATGCTGCATCAAGAAAACTCTAAGAGTTTTCCGGCCTGGTCTAGCCCGGCCTGGTCTTCGATAAAATCACCTGAAAATCCGACCGAGCACAGTTGTAGTGATAGCGTGAAGCAAATCATCGTGAAGGTCGTTTCCTGCCGCGCCCTGACCCTCCTCGGTCGCAATGGTAGCCGAGCCATCGGGCAGATGACCATGGCGCAAGCCATCGCCATCGCTGACCCGTTCCAGCGAGTCATGGGCTAGCCCCCGTCAGATTCGCGCGCCCCGCCACGTCATCACCACTAGGAGGACAGATGCTGAACAGACAAGCCGCGCTAGCCGAAGGGCTGGCAGACCACGAGAACGACCTGGCTATCGAGGAAGCCCTGGCAGCGTTCATCGACTGGCAGTGCCAGGTGTGGGACCCCTGCTGCGCCGACTGCGGGTGGCTGGACTGGGCCAAGCAAGAGCGTAAGGCCGCGCTCCGTCAGTACCGCAAGCTGACGCAGGCCGAGAGCGAGTGCGTGGTGTCGTTCGAGCCTGTTGTGTTCGACGACGACCGAGACATGCTGGTCGCCGCGTGGAGCGAGAACGCCCCGCCGGTTCAGTGGATGTTCTAGGGCCCCGCCGGGTTCGCCCGGTCAGGCGTTAAGAAAACTCTACCTGCTGTCAGACCTTAGAGTTTTCCCCTGCATTGATATGATGAAAATTCAGGCGAGCACAATTGTAGTAGGGGCAGGATACGCCGCCACTCGAAGCAATTCATCATTGTCACGCATTCAATGCATTGACAATGCAACCATCACCTGCTAAGGTCATTAAATGCTGAACTACCACATCGCAGTTGCCAAGCCCGCCGCCCGCTTCGAGACCATCTCCTCGCACCCTGCGCAGCAGGGCCGCGCGTTCGATGACGTCAGGAACCTGGCGATCGACATGTACCGCACGCTCCGCGAGGACGAAGCCATCGAGATCACCTCGGGTGGTCTCACCGTCTGGGGCCCGTTCATCAAGGGGTCGAAGTACATCCCGACCGGCGCTTAGCAGCCCGCCGGGTTCGCCCGGCCGACGCACGCTAAGAAAACTCCCTTTAACAGCTTATAGGTTAGAGTTTTCCGCCTAACTATCTGCATTGAATGGCATTATGCGATTGACAATACACGCAAGACCTGCTAAGGTCTGTACATGCTGAACAACACCGCTTCCGCCGCCCTCCCGCGTATGGGCAATGGTCGTTTGTACTCCTTCACCTCGATCGGCTGCTACACGCTGGTCTACTACGTGGCCGACGGAGGGTGTCTGTGCCCCGCCTGCGCCAACGGCGACAACGGAAGCGAGGCGTCCGAGGCCCCGGACACCGATAAGCAGTGGCGGCTGATCGGTGCTGATGTTTACTGGGAGGGTCCGCCGATGCCCTGCGATCACTGCGGTGCCGAGATTGAATCCTCCTACGGAGATCCGGGCGAGTAAGGCCCCGCCGGGCAGGCCGCAGACCGCGCGCCGCAAGCGCATCAGAAAACTCCACCCCACTGTCAGAGCTTAGAGTTTTCCGTACAACTATCTGCATTGCATGGCATTACATGCTTGACAATGCACCTCGGTCCGTGCGATAAAGGGGAATGCTGAATCACACCGAGACGGACACCGCCGAGACGCAACCCGAGATGGCCGAGATGGCCGCCATGATGGCCGAGACCTTCAAGCGCGCCGCGCTGTGGGAGGCCGTGGAGGCGAAGATCTCGATCAAGTACACCGAGACGGAGATCGTGGTCGGCAATGCCTACCAGGCCCGTAACGCTCTCAAGGCGCGTGGCTTCCGCTGGGAGCCGACCACGAAGACGTGGCGCTTCACCCTGGTGCGCTACTCGAACATCACCATGCGTCAGGGCCGGGTCGATAACGGCCGCGTGCATCGCTACCCCGAGCCGGTCAACTGGGTTGTTGACGTGGCGCAGGCCCTCGGCGTCGCCTAAGGGACAGTTCTAAAGGACAGCGGGACACCGAGCCCGCCAACTGTCCAATAGAAAACTCTGTAATCATTGGGAGCCTAAAGCCCATTAGAGTTTTCTATCGCCCATTGCGAGACATTCGACATTGATAGGCAAAAGATACCTTGACAATGCACGTCAATAGGTGTACTGTCTATCAATGCTGAACAACACCACGACGACGAAGGTTAAGACTCGCACGATCAAGGACTGGGCTTGCCAGGAGTGCGGCAAGCTACTCACCTTGAAGCAGGCCGAAAAGGCTACCTACGGGTGCGACGGGTGCCCCAAGTGCGGCGGTAGCGATATCTTCCTGGCGAGCACTGAGCAACTCGCGAAGCAGGTCCGCTAACCTTCGAACCTTCGAAAGGCTGAAAAAGACATGAAGACAATTATTGAAACCATCACAGAGCGTGAGGCGAAAGCAGAGCAAGGGATGTGGGTCGCAGCCTGCAACGGTACCGAGGTACCGTTCACCACGCGGACCGGCGCGCGGTTGCTCTATTGCTGGCAGCCGACGACGGGACGGCACGCCTATCTGGATTGCGGGACTGACATGATCTTGACTGATCAGGAAGCGCGCAACCTTCTGGCGATGTCCTAGGCGCAAGACCACGACGGTCCGCGCCGACCGTTGTGGTCAAGAAAACTCTAATAGCTCTAACCTAATTAGAGTTTTCCGGCCTGACCAGCTCACGGGCCTGACCAGCTCACGGGCCTGAACGCGATGTCGATTGCCTGAAAATCCCGCCGAGCACAGTTGTAGTGGATACAGATGAAGAACAACAAGTGCCACCACTGCACCACGGTCCGCGCCATCCTCGTCGCGGATCAGCTTGAGACGGAGCGTCGCTCCATCGATGCGAGCAACGAGGATGCCGCAATCCTACTGGACGAGGTGATCAACCTCGGCGACCTGATCGCAGACCTTGACGACCGGGTCTGCGACCACGGGCCGATCCCCGCGTCCGAGACGGCGGCTCTCCTCGCCGAGATCGCCGCGATGTGAGCCACCGGGCGCACCGCGCCACCGGGCAACCGGAAAACTCCATGCACTGTCAGACGTTTAGAGTTTTCCGTAAGCCACCGGAAGCTGGCCCGGAAAAATAAGTGCAGATCCCTGTCGATTGTTGTTGCATTGAGATAAGATATAGCTTAAGGTCAATCCCATGCTGAACCACACCGACATGACCTCCGCAGTCCTCACCGCCATGACCGTCGCCATTGTCCGCGCTGTCGGCAAGCGTGCCGACCTTGAGGATATCCTCAACGATTCCGTGGTGGAGTGCCTGGAGAAGGGCGAGGCGTTCGATGCCGCCCGGGGCAAGGTGGCGACGTTCTGCGCCAAGCTCGCGGGCAACGTGGCCCGTAACCACGTCAAGGCTGAGGGATACCGCTCGCATGACGTGGTGACCAAGGGCGAGGAAGGCGAGCCCACGCGCATCGTGGATGGCCTTCCGGGCGACGATGGCCGGGCCGATGCCCTGCGCACCGAGGAAGGCCAGTGGCTTGCCATGGCGCTCGCCACGCTCACCGACGAGGAACGGGCCTTCATCCGGGCAATCAATCAGGGCATGGGCCAGACCGAGGCGGGCGCGCTGGTCGGATGGTCCCCGGCCACCTCCACCCGCCGCCGCAAGGCAATCGCCGAGAAGCTGGCGGCGCTCCGCTAGGAGGCGGGGCCGGGGGCCCCGGCTCTTGCCGGGCCAGGAAAACTCTAAGAGTTTTCTCGGTCGCCTGTCAGATTTCGAGCTGCCGGGGCGCGATGTCGATTGTACGAAAATCCCGGAAAGCACAGTTGTAGTGGATACAGATGATGAATCACACCGCAATCGAAGAGGCCGCTATCTCCATCTACGAGAACATCACGGACACGTGGGTTCTGACCGGCGGCAAGCTGCCGCCCGGCTGGCGACCCGCGCGCCGGTACACCACAGCGGAGGTCACCGTCCTCGCGGACTGCTCCGCCCGTCGCGTGCCCTACACCGAGGAGGACATCCGCGATGCCGCCGGGTTGGTCGACTACGAACTGAGCCCGACCGAGGGGGAGATGGCCGCCATCATGGCGAAGTTCCGCGAGATGGTGGCGAGCATCGACGACTAGGCCACGCCCGGCGCGGCCCCCACGGGGGTTGGCGTGGCGCGTTCTGGCCCCGCTTGGCGCACCGCGCCGCTTGGCGCACCAGGAAAACTCTTACGCTTGCGCCGTAGAGTTTTCCGGTCATACCAATGCATTGTCAATGATCGTGCCAAGTATCTGCATACCATGACAAAAGATACCTTGACTATCGGCTCATGATAGGCTACAACTGATGAATGCTCAACCGCAACGACATGACCACCGAAGTTCTCACCGCTATGACCGTCGCCATCCTGCGCGCCGTGGGCAAGCGCGGCGACGAGGAGGATATCCTTAATAATTCCGTTGTTGAGTGCCTGGAAAAGGGCGAGGTTTTCGACCCCACCCGTGGCAAGGTGGCGACGTTCTGCGCCAAGCTCGCGGGCAACGTTGCCCGCAACCACGTCAAGTCGGAGGGCTACCGCACCCACGACGTGGTGACCAAGAAGTCGGACGGCGATTCAGACCGGGCGGAAGGGATGGACCGGATTGTGGACGGCCTTCCGGGCTCTGACGGTCGGGCGGATGCCCTGCGCACCGAGGAAGGCCAGTGGCTTGCCATGGCGCTTGCCACGCTCCCCGAGGGCGAGCGCGCGTTCATCCTGGCAATCAACCGGGGCATGACCCAGACCGAGGCGGGCGCACTGGTGGGATGGTCGCCGGCCACGGCCACCCGCCGCCGCCGGGAAATCGCCGCCAAGCTGAAGGCGCTCCGCTAGACGGGGCCGGGCCGGGCTCGCCGCCCTTCGGGGTTAAGAAAACTCTTAGAGTTTTCTCTGGCCGTGGGCGTCCCGAGTGTCAGAAATACGCTCGGTCGATTGCCTGAAAATCCAGGCTAGCCCAGTTGTAGTAGGTACATGAGCAACCAACAAAAGGCCGTCATCGCTGTCATCGCTGCCGTGTTCGATACCATCAAGGAGATGGGTCCGGACGGTGCCCCCGAGGGTCCGCTGTATGCCGTGCTCATGGGCCAGGGCTGCACGCTGGGTCAGTTCCAGAGCATCGTGGGGATCTTGGTGCGGGCTGGCAAGGTGCGCCAGGAAGGCCACGTGCTCTACGCGGAGTGAAAATAACGGCTAGCCCACCCGGCGAGTGCGGCCGGGAAGGGGGGGGGCGGCGGGCTCCCCGTTACTGCCGTGCGTCGGAAAACTCTTAGAGTTTTCTCTGTCAGAAGTGCGCTGATCAGGCGTCTGTCGATTGCCTGAAAATCTGAGCAAGCCCAGGTGTAGTAGCAAAATGAACACCAGGGAAATCGCGATGAGATACGGCAAGCTCGACCTGTGGACTGAGCTACTCGCTGACTTCTGGTCGGCCAAGCTTGCGATGGTGCGCGCTAACCGAGCTGCGCGTGGTGGCGACTCGTCGCATCTGCGAGGTGCCTGTCAACAGCTCCGCCAGGCGTGCGATGCGCTCCTTGCGGAAGGATGGGAGCCGTCGGATGACCCGTCCATGTCCGGCCTGATCAAGGCCCAGCAATGGCCGGCAATCAGCGCGAATTGAGTGAAAATTCGGCCGGGCTGAGTTGTAGTAGCTTCATGTCCAACTACTACAACGAAATCGGCGACGACTGGTCGGATCACGACGGTTGCGACTTCGCCGACCCCGGCGGGAACTCTGCCCTTCGCGCCGCAACCGCGAGCAACCCTCGCAACCTGCCTTGCCCCACGTGTCGCAAGCCAAACAGGCTCACGCCGGCTGACCGCGCCAGGGGATACCAGTGTGACCCGTGCGCTGACCGCGCAGAAGGTGGAGGCTACTAAGGGCCCAAGGCGCACCGCGCCGTGATGGCATCGGAAAACTCTAAGAGTTTTCTATGTTCAGGGCCGTCACGCATCAAGCGGCGCGGGCGTCTGTCGATTACATGAAAATCCAGATAAGCTCAGTTGTAGTTACGCCATGATGAACCACCTGACCCTCGCTGACTCCCTCGGTTCCGCCAACCTCCCCGTGCAGGAGGTTGAGCCGTGCTTCGAGCGCGACGGTGGCCCACAGACGGGGCTGCTCGTCACCTTCGAGAATGGGATGACCCTGAGCGTTCAGTGGCACTCTGGCGCGTACAGCAACGTCGGCCGTGGCTACTGGAAGCCGGGCGACGAGCCGACCTTCGAGGCGGCTGCGTGGTATCCCGAGGCGTTTGATGAGCCGTGGGTGGTCTGTGGCGAGGACTGGGGAACAAAGCGTAAGTGGTTCAACCCTGACCCGCGCTTCAGCGGTGACGACGTGCTCCCCTACGTCACCGTTGCCCAGGTCGTGGAGTTCGCCCGCACGGTGGCGGCGCACAGCTTCGCCTTGCCTGATGTCGCCAACTTCGGCAAGGCAATCGCGCTTGTCGCGGCTCTCTGATATACCCAGGGAATGCTCAAGTCGCTGATCGAGTCCATCCGCGAAGCCATCGTAACGCCATGGCTCAACAAGCCATCCGAGAAAACTCTAAAGGAGATTGAGAAGCGGCTGCGCGATCTCGGCATGACCAGTAAGAAATACAAGGCCGGCGATCCGAGTGCGTCCCTCGGAAGAATCGACCCGCAACAAGTGCCAGAGAAGCCGACAACGAAGTCGTACACCTGGCGGGACGCAGGCTCTGATAAAAAGTTCGGCTCTTGAGAAAATCCGGGCGGGCTCAGTTGTAGTAGCTACATGAGCAACACGAAGAAGCAGACCGAGAAACCCGCCCCGTCCACCGTCGAGCCCCCGGCGTGCTCGTGGGCCGCCGTGGCCCGCATGATGGCCCAGGGTGATGACTCCGGGTTCGACTGGGATGCCTGGAAAGATCGTGCTAAGGAAGGGGATGACCGGGGCTACTAGGCCCGAGCCCGCGCAAGCGGGTGCGGTTAAGAAAACTCTAAGAGTTTTCTTCTACACGCAAAGCCCTAGCGGGCCGTGAACTCCCCGCTGACCGGCGAGATGGGCTCCGTCCGCTTGGGCGGATCGAACGGCGAGTAGTCGATGAACAGATCTGCGCACGCCACGAGCAGCCTCAGCTCAGTCTCGGTGGCCTCAACCTGCTTGAGAATCTCCTCAACCGTTCTGCCATACATGCGCAGATACGCGATGCGCCGAACCTTCTCGCTGAAGAACTCCATGACCTTACTACAACCGAGTATCCTATAATTTTCAGTGAAAATCCCGATGAACTGAATTGTAGTAGGACCATGACCATCAACGCTCGCTACATCGACACGTGCTTCTCGGACTACCTACAGGACCATCACAACCGTCCCGGTGAATGCCTGGTCGGCGCATACCTTGGCGGAACCATCGAGAGCGCCTTCGACGACATGCTCAATGATGTCAACGTGCCCGATCACATTGATCAGGATGAAATTGCTCACGCAGTCCGTGGCGCGCTGGAGGGCGTTGACCTCCGCCCATTCGACGAGCATGGCAACCGGCTTGATGTCATCCCGGATGACTACGAAGGCGGCGAATCCCAGGTCTGGGTGCTGCTGACGTGGGCGTACCCCGAGGAAGATTGGCAGCACGAGGTAGCCAACGGCGACACGCGGCTCGGCTACCAAGAGTGGCGCGCTCACCAAATCGAAGCGGCCCGTTCAACGTAACCGTGGCCGAGGTAAAGGACAAGCCGTAGCCTTGGCCGCCCGGCGGGCGCGGCCAAGAAAACTCCCTATGGGCCAGAGTTTTCCAAGCCTGCGAGGCAACGAACCCCGCCGGTCCGCCTACCGGAACCGCATGTCCCACGCTGCTTCGAGAGCTTCGTGATACTTCGCGTCCACGTGATCCTTGATCCCGGTGAAGGCCAGATCATCGCCGAAGAACCCCCAACACGAATCGTCCACGTCCTCGTCCCCCTTGGTTTCGTGGCCGCACGAATCGCAATCCTTGACGGATTCGATGGTGTAGCCCCACACGTTGCCCGTGAGGTAGTGGTCGTAAATCTTCACTTCGGACTTGAGGATTTCCTCAACGGTTGCGCGCATCTTGGCCGTGATGCGCTTGACCATGAAGTTCTTACGGATTGCGTCGGGCGTGGCGACAATCCAGCCGACCTGGCCGGAATCCCACACGTCACCAAAGGAGCCCGTGCTCATGGTGATCCCGCTGTGATCGTACAGATACAGGGGAAGCGCCACTGAGCCCTTGGGGGCATTCTCCTTGAGCCACTCGGCCGGATCCTCGCCCTTAGGCTGCACGTCACCAAGGTTGTAGCGTCGGTGCCAACACGCCATGACGCCAACGTTGTCGAAGGTGCGGGGCGACTCTGCGTTGTCGTCCTGGATGATTTTAACGATGATGCTCATGGTCTAACTACAACTGAGCTAGCTCAGGTTTTCAGGTGAAAGTTTCGGTTGGCCCAGTTGTAGTAGAACCATGAAGACTTTCGCTGACTTGATGAACGGGCACCATGGTGCGGAAATTCGCTGCCTCTACTCGGGCAGGCTGGTTCGCAGACTCACCGTCAAGGGTGACGTGCTGACCTTCGATGCGATGAGCGTTGCCATCGACATTCCGCTCGACACGCCGATCACCTTCGAGCCCTGGGTGTTCGACCGTGGCTCGCTCCTGTTCAGCGTGCCCAACCTGCCCGATGGGCTCACGGTCGCCAAGCTCTGCGGGGAGCACGATCCGATCACCTTCGACGACGGAACGGAGGGCCACGTCTCCCGCCCGGCGTGAGCGACAGCGCAAGCCCTACCAAGGGTGACGGGCTACCAAGCCCAGCGCGGCTTAGAAAACTCTTAGAGTTTTCCGCTGCGGTGGCACTGGGCGGGGTCGAACCGCCTTTCAGGCTATCATCCGCCGGGAACCGTCCCGGTCAGTGCCAGGACTGATCAGCCGTCCCGGTCCTCGTCGAACCAGTGCGACTCATCCTCGACGATGATCTCGTCGAAGTAGGACGCCTGGACGTTGCGCGCCCCGCCCCGAGGCTGTAGCCGGTGGCGCATGATGACGGGATTGCGGTGCATCGCCGCGATGGCAGCGCCCGAGCGGCGGGTGGACTGGGGAACCTTGATGGTCATCGTCTTCATGTACCTACTACAACTGGGCTAGCTGGTATTTTCAGTGAAAATTGGGGCGAGCTGAATTGTAGTAGCTACATGAAGCAACCGAGCGAGCATCTGAAGCGGCACCCGCACACTAAGTCCGACGGCTCGTGGTGGGAGCACGACGCGCAGGGCATCCCGCTCTGCCGGGTGTGCGACGAGTGTCGGGCGGCGAAGCTCAGTCGCTACCGCCCGGAGATCCTCACGGGGTACTCGCAGGCCGACGTCGACGAGCCCATCGAACCCGATTACGGGTATGGCGAGGGGCGCTGGTAGCCCTCGGGCTAAGGCCCTTAACGGAAAACTCTAAGAGTTTTCTATCGACGCAAGCGCTTGCGCGCCCCCTCCTCCTTCTTGGTTAGAGGTCCTTCGGCTTCCCGATGCCCGGAAAGTTGCGCTCACCACGCTTCAACGACGCCAGCTCGGCATCCGCCGCGCGCTGGTAATCAGGGTGCTCGCGTTCTTTCTTTTTGCAGGGGCCGCAGATCAACTGAGTGTTGAACCGCGACATCGTGTAGCTGAACGACTTATCGCCGCAGCGTTCACAGTATCCGCGCCATTCGCGCATGGCTAGACCTCCTCCTTGTAATCGTCCTCGTCGGGGATGTATGCCTCGCGAGGGTGATTCCCTTCGTCATATGCCCACCCTCGAATCCCGTACTGGGTGGCCAGCGCTTTGCGATGTGCCTCCTTGATGGAGTCAGCCTCGACGGTGACGGTCACGCTCTCGGTGGTCTCGCGGGTGACGGTGAATGTGAAATGGGGCATTAGTTCACTCGCGCCAATCTGAAATTGTGTTGAGGGTGCCGGAAAAGACCAACAGGATGGTTAGATCGAGCTTGTCGTCGCCACCGAGGTCCGCACGGCGAGACTCGGTGACAGCCTTGAGTACCTCGACCTCGTCCTGTGGATCGGACACGTCGACCACATAGATCAGGGGATCCGGGTAGCCATGACGGTGATTGTCGCGGACGATGCAGGTGACGGTTTGCTTCTTGGTGGTGTCCATTAGTTCACCGCCCTGCAGTACTTGGCGACCGCGCCGATGATGGCCGCTTCGACGACGGCGAGATCCGGCATGGCCTGATAGGCATCACGCGCGGCCTTGAACACCTTGCCGATGTCCATGATGTTGATAGCCTTGCCATCGGCCACGCGGTAGTAGACCGAGGAGATGTGCGCGTCCAGCTTCTTGGTGGTCAGCTTCTTCATGTACCTACTACAACTGGGGTGCCCCGGATTTTCATTTGATGTGCTGTGAAAATACCAGCTAGCTCAGTTGTAGTAGGTACATGAACACCAAGGCGACCGAGCAGATCGAGCATCACAAGACCTACGCCATGGGCGGCATCCGACTCCGGATGATCCTCAGCGGGCTCAAGTTCGAGATCAAGTACCCAGGGATGCGGCTCACCGCCAAGGCCCCCAAGTGCAGCACGATCCTCCGTAAGGAGTTCGGGCTCTCGGGCAAGCCCGACAAGCTGCTGGCCCAGTTCGAGGCGCTGCTCGTCTCCCACGGGTTCGTGGAGGTGGCGGCCTAGCCCCCACAGGAGGCGGCCGGGCCCGACCCCGGCCGCCCAGGGCGGAAAACTCTAGGCCGAATAACCATAGGAGTTTTCCAACGCCTGCGAGCCCGAAGGCCAGCCGCTCAGTTGAGCAGCGTGCCCAGCGGTTCCATCTCGCTTGCGCTCGTGATGGTAATCATGTGCGGCCAGAGCACATCGAAGGCCGCGCCCGCCGGGCAGTCCGGCTCGTCCTCGATGATGTCGATGATGATGCCCTCGTCGCCCTTGCGGGCGCACACCACGTCGTCGCCGTCGATGATGTCGTGTAGCGCCCGGACCGTGTCGTTGATGCTGAACTTGCTCATGGTTCTACTACAACTGGGCCACCTGGGATTTTCAGGCAATCGATGCAGTGTCGTTCGGAAAACTCTCGACGCGATTCCTCCGAGGGGAGATCAGCCCCCTCGGCTACCTTAGATATTCTCGGACCCCCACGCTTACGGTAGAGCAAGAGGGGATTGACCGTCACTTATATGAGCATTGATTGATTCCTGTGGTTTGGGGTGTTTATTTTTTGGCCGGTTGGCTTGTTTGTTCCTGTGGTCTTACTACAACTAGGCGGGCTGGTTTTTTCATGAAAATACCAGGGAGCCCAGTTGTAGTTAGGTCATGGGAATCTACATCTACTCGCTACGCAGCAGGACGGTCCAGCTGGCCGTGAACGGGGCGAAGGTCTCGGCTCACCTCTACTCGTACGCCTACCGCCACTCGTCGATGTGGAAGGGCGATTACGGCTACAACGGCTACAAGCTGACCGAGGCCAACACCGAGCGCAACGCGCACAACGTGATGGGCAAGGGCGCGACGGTCCCCTACGTCATCGTGGGTGACTTCAAGGACAAGGGCGGGATCGAGGGCGATACCGTCTACGCCAACGTCACCGCGCCGATCTGGTACGACACAGACAGGTTCCCAGGGACGATCATCGGGTGGGTTCAGAAGGTTGGCAGGGGCTACGTGCTCGCCGACCGGACCACGTGGAGCGAGGCAAGGGCTCTCCGTGACGGCGTGTGGGTGCCCATCCGCACGCGCATCATCATGATCGATGGGAAGGACGTGTATCAGAGCGAAGACCTTGCCGTCGAATCCATGAAAATCCAGGCTGCCTCAGTTGTAGTAGAACCATGAGCATCACGTTCTACATCACGGAAGTGAACGCGGCTGGCCAGATGGTCAGGGCCTACCGTTGCGATTGCTCGCAACGCTGGTGCGATGCGTGCGATGCCGCGTGGGCAAATGATCAGAAGACGCCCGAAATGTTCTCGTGCTCCGACTGCACAGACACCGAAGTCAACATGGGCAACGGCAACGCGCTGGAATTCATGGAGTGGATTAGCATCCGCGCCGATTACGGTGGGGATATTCCTGCGCCCGAACTGGCCGCACGTTGCCGTCGTCGCCTGTGGGACGAATCGCGCAACCACGACCCCGCCCTCTCGGGCGAGGACCGTGCGGCTGCCATGGGCGTTGCGGGGAACCCGCGCGTGATCGTGGGCGACCGCATGCCTGGCTACCTGCGGATGCGTACGGAGCAAATGCTCCGCATCTGCGAGAAGGCTGGCAACCGCCACATCTCGTGGGGCTAGCCGCTGGGCTTCGGCCCTCAACCGGAAAACTCTTAGAGTTTTCTTGAGCCGAAAAGAAAAGTGCCCCCTGACCGCCAGGGAGCGAGCGCCGTGGGCGTGTGCAGCCTCCCACAGATGTTTACGTCGCTGAACCGACGCCGCCAGTAGTCCAGCGTTGTGCTGCGCTGGCGGTCACAGAGCCCGGTTTTATCTCCCGGGGGACGAACCCTACTTGACCGTGAAGCTCTTGACGGTCTTGAAGGAGTGGACCCGCGCCCAATCCTCCTTGAGCAACTCCTTGGCAAGCTCCTTGTCGAACTCGCTGCGCTGGCTCTCCGACCAGAGCGCGCGGTCACCGCTGGGGGCGGTGTACGTCTCCACGCCCTTGGCCTTCATCATGGCCTTGGTCAGCTCGATAAGCTGCTTCTCGGCCTTCTCCAGCGGGGCCATCTGGGCGCGCAGCGCCTTGATGTTGGCGAGCGCCTCATCGAGGGTCACCTCGACGGTGCCCTCCTGCTTGGCAACGAACACGGGAAGGGTGGCGTGGACGGTCTTGGTCGCGGTGCTCATCTGAATCATCCTTTGCGAATCGGGGGGCGTCCGGGAATCGGGGCCGGTTGATTTCGCTCTCGTGGTCTTACTACAACTGGCTGACACTGAATTTTCGCTCCATCGCACGAAACTTTCTAAGGGCTGAATTGTAGTAGGGATATGGACGAAAAGCTGTTCGTGAAATGCGGTCTACACACGTTCGACAAGCCCATGACCCGCGCAGGGGCGATGAGGCTTGGCGTACGCAACATGCCCGCCGACCTGAAGCACGCCGACTTCAAATGCTTCGTGGGCAAGAGTGACGCCGCGATGCACGGCGGGGTGTGGTTCCGCATCAGCTACGGGAAGAAGACGCACTAGCCGTCGGAATCTGACAGGCAACCGCCTCAGCCTGTGAGGTGGTTCAGAAAACTCTTAGAGTTTTCTTCCAGTGGGCCGTAGCCCCGAGCCTTAGTTGCTCGTCGCCTCGTCGCCCTCGGCCAGGTCGGCCTCGATGGTCTCGACCAGATCGACCCACTGATCGGTGGTGAAGATGAAAATCTCCTCCAGCGTCGCGCGCAGGTGGCGCAGCGGTAGGCGGCGCATCTTGTAGAGCTGGTAGTCGTTCATGACGGTGAGGCTCAGTTCCTCGTCGCTGTACTCGGTGATGTTGTTCTTCATGTAGCTACTACAACTGAGAGCGCCGGTATTTTCACCTGAAAACCTGAGCTAGCTCAGTTGTAGTTGCTACATGGAAATCATCAGGGACGGAATCCTACTCTGCGACGACTGCACCACGGTCGCCGTCAACGGCGACTACTCCATCTTCGACTACCAGATGAACGGGCGGGGCGCTGAGGCTGAGGCCAAGCGTGACGCGCGCATCGCTGAGGTGAACGCCGGGCTGGCGTCGCTCGGCCCTAATCTCGTGCCGAACTTCGACAGCGAGGCGGGCAAGGGCTGTGATGAGTTCTCGTGGCGCTCGTGCGGGTGCTGCGGGAGCAAGCTGGGCGGCGGTCGCCACGAGTTCGCGGTGCTCGGCTAGGCCGGCTGGCGTCGGCGCTTGCGCCCTCCGGGCGTCTAGAGTTTTACCGGGCCAAGGCCGTAGCCCGACCGGTTAGACCTCCTGAACCGTGAGCCCGGCACCAAGGAAGACCGGCCACGACTTCACCTTGGGCAAGAGGCGGGCGACCTCTGCATCGGTGAGCCCAAGGGTTTCGCCCTCCCCGTCATGAGCGGCGATGAAGAAATCACCGTGGATGACAAGCCGGGGGCCGATCGTTCGGTTTGGCTTGTAGTCCTTGAGGAGGAACTCTTCATCGCACCACAGGTCGATACCGTGCTCAAAGGGCGTGCCTTCCAGGCCGACGCACTCGATGTGCCCGCCCACGATGTCCTGCATGGGCTTGAGCCCAGGGGCCATCTGCTCAACCACGGCCAACTGGCCCACGCGGCAGACGATAACGGTCAGTGTATTCTTGGTCATGCCCTTACTACAATTCAGCTAGCTGGTTTTTTCACCTGAAAATCTGAGCTAGCTCAGTTGTAGTCTTTGCATGAAGAATTGCAGCCCACAGTGTCCATGGTGCGCCAAGGAGTTCTGGCGCTGGATGAAGTCTCGCATGGCCCAGATGAACATGACCCGACCGGGCGAAACAACCTCGTTCGCCCAGGCGGCAGCCACTTCGGTGAAGGTGCCGTGAGGCAGGAGAGAAAACTCTTAGAGTTTTCCGAGTGTGTGGCTCGGGGGATGCCGAGCCCCCCTTGCCTTGCTTCATGCTGCCATGATTACCTTTATCATGCGGCGGACCACGTTGCGGCCGACATGCTTTCCGCCTGGGATTGTGACATTTGGTGAACCTGCTTTGGTTAGGACGATGTGTGATCCCTTTCCCCTGCCGGGGAGAATCTCGTATCCATTCTCACGCGCGAGACGAACGAGATCCCCAGGTGTTGCCGTGTGGACTGATATTTGTTTCCTCATGCATAGACTACAACTGAGGGCCCATGCAATTTCGCGAAAATCTCAGCTAGTCCAGTTGTAGTAGAGACATGAACAACACCATCGCAAATATGCTGACGGAGAACACGGGCACCCACTTCCTCGACAGCGGCGGCACGAACGGTCGCGCGTGGCAGCGTAACCAGGGTCGCAAGTTCGATGCGGAACCACTGGCTACCCTCGATTTCAAGTACGGGATCGAAGTCACGCTCAACGTGTACCACTGGCTCGCGGACCGCCTCACGCTGTCCAAGTCCATGGATCAGAAGTTCCGCCGCTTCTGTGCGAGGGCGGAGCACAAGGACGAGTCGTGTTTCGCGCTCGTCGGGCTCTGGCTTGAGTACCTCGGCAAGGGCGAGAACCGGCCCCGTGGCATCTACAATGATGAGAATCCCGTGACCGTCAACACGTACAACGGGGAAGATCTCCTTTCCCAGGTTATTCAGTTCACTTATTTCGTTCTGGATTTCCAGGCATACGTGGTGCTCTCAATCCACGGCGGAGCGGATGTCCGGGGCGGCTACACGCGGCCCCGCGTGTTCGAGGTGAGCGGCGAGGAAATGAGCATTTTCGATAATGCTCGGGCTTCCATCTACTGCACGGGCGATCGTGACGCTTGCGGCGCATGCTGGGACACCGACAACGCGAACAATTGGTATCGTGATGGCGCGGCTGGCTTCGGCGCTAAGACGCAATTAGAGGCGTACGATCGCACGGAGCAGGACAAGGGCGAGTCGTGGGAGGCGGGCAAGCTGCACGTCCAGTCCGATCGCTCGGGGCTCTGCCCGTGCTGCGGATCGAAGCTCGAAGCTTCGGCCACGCCGGGCGGCTGATCAGAAGTAACGCAAGGGTTGCCCGCTCTTGCATTGCTTTGATTGAGTTTTCTCAAAAAGATCTTCAGTATGGCCATCTTAGGTGTTGACATTGACAATCCCTTAGTATATGATTCTTACCATGCTGAACACCAAAGCGATTCACTCCGAGATTCTAACCGTCCTTCCCGCCATGCGCGCCACCGTGGCTAACGTGCTGCGCCGGTCGCGCTACTCCACCGAGAGCGACCTCGACGAGTGCATGAGCCGCGTCATGGTCGAGGCGCTCGACTACGGCGTGCGTACCTTCGATGCGGGCAAGGGTTCGGCCCGGTCACACTTCACGTGCTTTGCGAAGTACCGCGCACACAACTGGCTGCGCTTGGCTCATCACAGGTTCGAGTCTCAGATGCCCCAGGTCGTGAGCGACGACGGGCGCAGCATCCCCGTGGCTGAGGCGTTGCCCGCCGACAGTGATCCGCACCTCGACATGGTGAGGGGCCAGGAGATTGCGGGGGTTCGCGCAGCCGTTGCGTCGCTCAAGCCGGTTCACCGTGCCGTTGTTGAAGCGTTCATGCGTAGCCAGTCGTGGACCGATGCGGCCCGTGAGGTGGGCGTGACCGTGGCCATGGCCAGCCGGGCGAAGGCTGCACTGGCCCAGCTGCTGGGCTAGTGCAGCCCCGGCCTTCGGGCCAGGTGACGGGGAGAAAACTCTTAGAGTTTTCCACTTGAAACAGAAAATTGAAGGTCAGTAGCTCCCATGACATGGCCTGAGTACCGGCTGGGGAGGGTGCCTTTTATGACGGACTGAACCGCTACTTCAATTTTCAAATAGTAATGCCAGGGGGAATCGAACCCCCATACGTGGCTCTCACCCTTTCGTCGCCAGCCTACGACTACTTCGGGCTTGAGGGCTGTCCACGTACGCGCCAAGCAAGCAACGTAACTACAACTGAGCCAGCCTGAATTTTCAACGAAAATGCTAGCTAGCTCAGTTGTAGTAAGGGCATGGCAAACGCACAGCTCAAGCAGAGAACGGAATCGGTCTGGATTGTCTGGAGTCCGGACGGCGACCTCAACAACGTCCGCACGCTGGGCTACAACGGCGGGAACGGTCCGGATCGGGTCTACACCCGTGACGCCTACGACGCCCGCTGTGGGCTCACCGAGGACGGCCAGCCGTTGCCGTACTTCCGTTCGGCCCGAGAGGCGTGCGCCTTCCTCGTCGCCAACCCTGGTAAGCAGTGCCAGGTGGATACGCGCTCCGGCATCTTCAGCTGAAAAAACATCCAACCCCAGTTGTAGTGAGAACATGAGCATCGCAAAAAAGAAAAAGAAAATGACAGCGAGCGAGCGAGACCTCGTTGCCCTCCGCGTCGATGAGGGCGACCTCAGCGTTGAGTACCGGGGGCAAACGATCACGGTCGATGACCTCCCCAACAGGTGGGTCTACCGGATCGACGGCAACGAGTTCGAGTCACTGGAAGCTGTCCTCGATGACGTTGACGACCGCTACGGCTCGGTAGGGGACACGCTTACCGAGTTGGACCTGTTGAACCTGCGCGCCTGCGCGAAGGCCGCCGCAAGCGACGAGGCAAGCGACGACGCGGCGGAAAAGTTCTCTGACCAGGCGAACCCGCGCATCGTGATGAAGCTTATCGACAACCTTCTCAAGCTGAAATACGCGAAGGAGCCTCAGGTGATCGTCACTCCGCCCGCACTGCCGACGTGGTGCGTGCTCTACTCGCGCATCCCAACCAACTACAACCCTCAGAGCCGCCTCATTATTGAGGCGGAAACCGAGGCTGACGCCTACGCCCTCGCCAAGCGCCATATCGGCGACGAGGGCAAGACGTTGGCGACCTACCACATCGAGAGCGCGAAGCCCTACGAGCCGCGCGCGGTCGTCGGTCGCGTGGTCGGCTGAAATACGCGACCTCGCAGCGCACCACGGGCGATCTTGCCCGCCAGAGCAACGGACGCCTGGGAGGGCATCGACTGACGGCGGATTCGGAAAACTCTAAGAGTTTTCTCAGGGCAAAAAGGAAACCACTCGGGGAATTGCGGCGTGTGCCGAGTCGTGCTCCATCGCTGAGGGCTGGGCGGCTCGCAAGCGTGAGCGGCTGGCCGAGAACTTCGCTGAAAAGTTGGCCTAGCTCAGTTGTAGTAAGGCCATGAGCGAAACCACCAAGCATCCATTCGTCGGGCTGTACCGGGGCAAGCGCTGCGAGGTCTTCGCGGTGACCTCGTATGAGGCGCAGCAGCTCGCCGCCGCAATCCTCAAGGCCAAAAAGACCTACGAGGTGACCGTCATGCGCGCCGACATCGTTCACACCCCAACCTTCTGAGAGGCTGAGGCGGGAAACCGCTTCAGCCTGTGAGGCGGTTGAGAAAACTCTTAGAGTTTTCCGGGCCGTACCTGCACCATGGTCCGAGAAAAAACCGGCGACCTCAGTTGTAGTAGGACCATGACCCTGGAAGAAGCCATCGAGAAAGCCCGAGCCGACTACGCCGCCGTGGTCGGAACCGTCATCGAGGTGCCGTCGCTCTGCGGGTACTCCGGTGAAGATTCATGCGATGCGATGAGTGTGGTCATTTCCACTTCGTGAAAATTCCAACCCTCGCAGGTGTAGTAAAGTCATGAGCATCAAGACCATTGAGGATCTGTTCGCGCACTTCGACGCGGACTTTGAGCCCGACAACCTGGAGCACAGCAACGCGCGCCTGAGCCGCCGGCTCTACAAGGATACGGACTGCGGAGCGTGGGCGAGCATTACCACGCCCGGTCTGCGTCAGGTCGGCAAGCGTCAGGAGACGTGGACCTGCTACTTCCGCAAGGTGGACGGCATCTGGGAGCGTGGGATGTTCTCGTTCAATGGTGACCGGGTGATCGACAGCAAGGTGCCCCGTGCGGTGCTGGAGTACTTTTGGCCCCCGTTCGACTCCATCGTCCCGCCGGTCACGGACAACGGGATGCAGGAGTTCCTCACCCTGGAAGCCAAGGGGCGTTCCAGCTTCGAGCTGACCGATACGGTGGACGTGCCCATCATGGAGCCGCACAACGGGATGTTTCTCATGGGGAGCATCGTCGAGGGCACTGACGCGGAGGTAACCGCATCTCCGGTCTACCTGCCGTGCGAGGCCAAGGACCTGGATGGCGCGGTTCAGTACGTCGAGGATGAAGTCAACGAGCTATGGGACCAGACCCACGGGTGCGACGACTGCGGGATGGATGGCGGCATCAACCCGGACTGCAAGACCTGCGGCGACGGTGTGAGCATCTAGCCAGCCCGGCGTAAGCCGTGTGTCGGAAAACTCTTAGAGTTTTCTGAACCATGGTGACGAGCAGCTGCATTATCCCTCGGCCCCGTGCTGGCAGCGTGCTTGCGCCTCGGGCTAGCTCGTCGAAGCTGTCAGGCGGCCAAGGCGTAGACCGCGTTGTATGCCTTCATGGTGGCGTCGTTGCCGATATCCTGGATGCCCGTTAGGTGGGCCACCTTGTCCGCCCAGAGGACCGTGACGGGGTGAGAGTTGCGGGCATCGGTGCCCTTGACGTGCTCGCCCAGGTCAATCATCGCGCGGGCGAAAGACTGGATAACCGCCGTCAGGTTGCAGGCATTCTGAACGTCCAGGGCTTCCTGCGCCAGTTCCTTGATGGTCTTGCTCATGGTTTCACTACAACTGTGGGGGCTCACTTTTTCGCGAAAAAACCACCAACCCTAGTTGTAGTGAGAACATGTACACGACCTACTCAATCGACGACGGCCACGGCAACCAGATTACCACGGGACTCGTGGACCACCTCGCGCACCGGATCGCGCAGCGGATGGCGGACGAGCGTAACGAGGTTCTCTACCTCCACTCCAGCGAGGACGACGAGAACGACGAACCCGAGCCAATCGAGCCAACCGAGATCCAGATCACCCTCGACGGCCCGAACGGCCCGCGCGTCGTCTACGGGGCGCAGGACGCCGAGACTGTCGAGGCGGAGATCCCGGAGGGCTGGTCGGTGGACTGGTCGTCCCAGATCGATCTCACGGCCACGGGCACCCACTCGATCCGGTACGCGGCACCGCTGGTCCGCCGCGTGAGCGTGGAGTACCAGGACCGGCTGGTCGTCCTCCGGCCGGACGCCTCCACGGACCACGAGGACGTGGAGGACTGGTACGACGGACTCGGCTACTCGGCCGGCTGGTACAGCGAGGACGGGCGCGACCAGGGAGAGGTCACTCACCCCGTCTGTACGATCGAGCAGCTAGACGGCCTCCGCGACGCGGAAATCGTCGCCGCCGAGTGCCCGGCCGGCGCGTCGGACGAGGAGCGCGCCGCCTACGAGTCGGCCGTGGAGTACGCGAGGACGGCCCTCGATGCCGCGCGCGGGTGCGTCGAGGCGCTGGAGCGCGCCGTCGTGGCCTACGAGGACGGCGACCTCCGGGGCGTGATCGACGCCCTCGTCGAGGCTGGCAGGATCGAGGACGACTACGGCGACGACCCCGCGACCAGCGCGCTCGGCCGCGCGCTGCTGGTCGAGGTGGCGTCGTGAGCCTGCCGGTCACGGTCACGGTCGTCGGCGGCGACTACACCGGCCTGACCTGGACGGGTGATCTTGCCGATGCGCCGATCACGCTGCTGATCCCGGAGGGGATCGTGTCGGCGCGCACCACCGAGGAGGCCGCGCGCCAGCGCACCGCCATCCGCGCCGCGCTCGACGGGCACGACGTGGTGAAGGTCACAGCGATCAGGTGGGCGCTGCTGATCGAGCGCAAGGTGGCCGCGTGAGGGTCGCCCGCTAGCACCCGCCCGCGCTGCCGGCCCGAAGCCCGCCGACAGGCCGGAAAACTCTAAGAGTTTTCTCTCTTCGGACTGGGCCGAAGCCCGCCGACTACTTAACTTCCCCCCTCATAGCAATCTCGACATGCATCATTGTGACATCCATACTCCACCCCATCGCGAAGGATCAGCCCCGGCGGCACGGCCGGAGCGTCCTCGTCCAACTGCGAAACGATGCGACGGGCCGCCAACCACTTCTTATCTTGCTCCTCAACGAAGGCAACGTTCCTGGCGAGCATCGTGGAGATCACATCGACCACGGGCACCACGCTATCGAACAGCGTGCCCTCCGTACTCGCGCTGAACCCGTGCGCCTTGATCGTTGCGTGGTGCGCGTCCTTCATGGCCTGGAGCGCCTCCAGCGTCTTTTCGAGCGCCCTGCGGAACATCTGAGCCGCCGGAACGTGCTCTTCTGGCTGATTGATTGTCTTTGTCATACCTATACTACACCTGAGCAAGCTGATTTTTTCGAGAAAGTTTCGGTTGGCTCAGTTGTAGTTAGGGCATGTTCAGAATCATCCAAGTCAAGATTCCCGCCGAGCAGTACGAGCAGCTGATCGAGGACCGCCCGGACGCTACCCTCCGGTTCCACGAGAAGGCCAACGTGGCGAAGGTCGATGGGGCCTACGTGTCCGTGCCCATGTCCACGACGAGCAAGCAATTCTTCATCGCCGAGCAGTGCCTGCGCTCCCTCGTGGGCGACCCGCCGCATCTCATCGAGGATGTGACCGACCGGTTCTCCCTCCTGCGCACCCGCGCACCCAAGGCATACGACTACGACTACTGCATCGATATCGGGACCATGAACGGCGAGTTCGGCGAGGAGCGCCTCGTCGTCGTCCCCAGGCGGTCGGTTGAGTATCAGAGCGGCCGATACGCATCAGGGATGTTCACGCCCATCGATTGCAGGTAGACTGTTTCTCCCGCCGGCCAGGGTGAATAGCGGCAATTCCGTCGTGTGTTCAGCATAACCCTGGTCGGCGGGGCTTTTTTCTTTAGGTGAAGCGGAAAACTCTAAGAGTTTTCCGAGCCGCGCAAGCGCTTGCGCGCCGCGTCCCCTACTCGCCGGCCTCGGTCCGCTTGGCATCCGCGCCCGGCTTCACGCCACGGATGCGGTTGACCTTGCCGTGCTCCTCGACCATCTCTGCGGCGGTATCGAGCGCACGCAGGGCGAGCACATCGCACTCCCTCTGGAACTGGGTAGGCGCATCGTAGGCCGTGCAATCGGCGCAGGAGAAGCCCGCCCACTTGCCGGAGATCGCCTGGGACAAGCAGGCGTTGTAGATGGTGCAGTCCGTCTTCTTGACCGACTCGACCATCTTGACATTGAGCGATCCGTACTCCACGCCCCGCAGGATGCGGACCTCGGAAACATTCAGTTCTCTGGGGTTCCGCTTGATTCGCAACAGCTTGGGAACCGCCTCAGCCTGTGGAGCGGTTCGGCGGGGCTCAGGCGTCAGGGCGTAGGAGCCATCGAGCGGGCGGTGGATCAGTCCGCACCGCATGAGGCGGCGCAAGTTGTTGCGAACCTTGCTGTTTCCAAGACGCAACGCAGCACTGCACACCGAGCAGTTGCCATCGGGACACTCGTGGTCGTCCACGTCATCCCAGCCGTTCGCCGACATGATCTCAGCGATCCGCAGGACGTTTTGCCCAGCATCATGAGCAGCTTGCAGCGCCTGGAGGATCGCACGCTCCTCCGGCTTCATATCCTCGAACGAGAGCGTGTCATCCTTGCCTGCCATCATAGATTCATCCATATCAAGGCTCCTTCCGCACCCCTACTACAACCAGGGCAGCTCGTTTTTTTCATTTACTTCGCGGACAACGCTCGTACTACGCGATAATCAGGGTGGTCAAGAAAATCACCCTGTGAATTTCCTGTGGAATCGTGTGGTTAACAGATCCCTGTGGATAACGTTGGCACGCAGCCTTATCCATTAGGCTTTTCAAAAGACAACAACACCGGAGGACAATTACGCCCCCGGTGGAATCGCCGCCCAACCCGTCGATATTACTTCTTGTTATTCTGTTCGTTTTGTGCGAACGGTAACCACATGACGACCTCGCAACGCATCGTCCGAGCGCGTGATCGCGCCGGCATCATAGACGCGGAGATTGCACGACGCTGCGGCTGTCCGCGCAGCACAGTTCACGGGTGGATCCACGGGACGCACGAGCCGACGCTCCGCAGCCTGCGGTCGATCGCAAGGGCGCTCGGGTGTCGCGTCACCGATCTGATCGGGGCGGCATGACGCACACATCGTGATTCTTGTGATCAACCAGCGGCGCAAGAGCTTGGACAATTTCCTGGAGGTTCATGTCTCTACTACAACTGGGCCAGGGTGCTTTTTCAGCTACCTAACGCCATCTGGAGGATCATCACCTGGCGGCCGTCGATCTCCTCGTAGCCCTTGAAGTAGGCACCCTCGATGAACGAGTGGTGGTAGTCCTTGGTCTTCGCCTGCGATGACTTCGCCGCGCCCATGAGCGAGCGGTAGGTCGGGTTCTCGATCACCTTGGAGCGAAAGCCCTTGGCCTTCTCCCCGCCCCAGAAATCACAGCCATCCGCCGTGAACACGACGGGGCCGGTCACCTGCGTCAGCTTCCGCTTGCCATCCCCGTCCTTGAGGTTCACGAACAGCGGGGCCGTTAGCTTGTAGTAGTGACCGCACTCATCCTCCCGGTAGAACTTGGAGGACACAACCTGCCGGTCCTCCTCGTTCGGACCGCACGAAAAGAACATGTTTGATCTTTGCTTCTCAGTGGTTGCAGTCATCATGTAGCTACTACAACTGAGCCTGTTGGGATTTTCACGATCGGACGATCAAAGTTAGCCCCCAGGCAAGAGCGCCCTTTTTCCGCGAAAGTTTATCCACAGCCAGTTGTAGTAATGGCATGAGCACCCAAACCAAGACAGAATTCACGTCCTCGCAAGGACAGCGCGCTGGCGCACTTCAGCTAACCTTCAACGAGCTAACCAAGAACGAGCAGCTCCTGGTCACCTCGCTGGCAACCGAGGGTCGCCCTGTGCGGACCATTCAGGAGATCATGGATGACCTGAACTGGCACAAGATTCAGGGCGGACGGGCGCGCGGATGCTCACGGGTCCGCAACACCCTCCGCCGCCTGGTTCGTAGCCAGTGGGTCACCCACGAGAGCGAGGTTGGTGACGGCAAGTACCGGCTGACGAAGAACGCCCTGGACCGCCTCCGTCGGCTGGTCAAGGACACGGAGCCCGCCAAGCCGGCCAAGGTCAAGCCCACCCTGACCGCCGTGCCGGCACCCGCCACCGAGCAGGAGTTCTAGAAACCAGAGGGGGCTCAGACCTAAGGTAAAACTTTTACCTTAGGTCCTCTCGTCGTATACGCATAGAAAACTCTTAGAGTTTTCTCCGACTGAATGGCGGCTCAGCCGCGCTGACCTTACCCCTCCACCGTCCTCTCGAACATCTCCAGCGTCTCGCCGTAGCTGATGCCCATCTCGACATCGTGGAACAGGGCCAGCTTCTTGTCGAAGCTGCGCAGCTTGCGGAACTTGGCCACGTCGCCGTCGTCCCACTCGTCGACCCGGAGGTGCATCACGTTGAGGACTCCGGCCTCCATCGCCTTGGCTGTCTTGTAGACGCAAACGTCGATCCAGTGCCTGTGGCTGTACAGGCAAACGTGAACGACCTGCTTCTTTGACTTGCTCACTTGCGCTCCCACTTTCCGGGCAGAAATCCGCCCTTGCTCAGCCATCCATCCAGGGCTTCGACCATCTCGGCCAGGCGATTCGCATCGTCCCGATCAATGCCTTCAAGGTCCTCGTCCTCGTGGTCGCGCAGCATCTTAGCTGCCAGCTTCAGCATCTTCTTGAGGTCACTATTTGGATCCACGACGTTTTCTCCTGTTTTGATACTGTTGTTTCCGAGTAGCCCAACGAACGTTCCCTGGCCTGTAGCCACCGTCGTTGTCTGGCCATCGATCAATTGTTGGGTCCATGCTCTTACTACAACTGAGCTAGCTGGATTTTTCAGCGTTGCCCCAGTCGTACTCCGTTTCCAGCCAGAACACGGCGAACTGGGCGAGGCACTCAGCCGGGTTCGAGGTCGGCGTGTAGCTGATCGCCTCCTGAAAATCCCCGTCCCAGAAGAACTCGATGAACTTCCCGCCGCTGTAGTCCTGGGTTCGCTTGTAGTCCACGACGAATGCCTCCCAGTCGCCCGAGTCGTGCGCCATGGTGGCGAACGGCCAGTGCTCCAGGTAGGCGGGGTGCTTGGTCCAGTAGGGCTTGGCGTCTCTCATGGCTCTACTACAACTGGGCTCGCCTTAATTTTCAGCGCCCGCAGCGAAGAAAACTCCATACCGAAGAAAACTCTATATACGAAAGCAACCGGAGGGCTCCTCGCCCTGGCCTTCGCACCCATGCACGGGTGACAGCGTGGCCCCTCTGCCCCGGAGATCAGCTGGGTCTAGAACTCCAGCCTACCCTCCGGCCTGACACCGGGATCACTCCAGCCAGTTCGGTATCGACGCCCTCCGGTCACAAAGACACTACAACTGAGGCGGCTCCTTTTTTCAGGAAACCGCCCCGCCCCTCGGGCCTAGTACGACAGCCCCTCGCGCTCGTCGTCGGGGATAGAAACAGACCACTGCTTGGCGAAGAGAAGCTCCCCACCCTTGCGCTCCAGGTCCTCCACGTCCGCCCATGAGCCCCACGTCTCGCTGTGGGCTGCGCGGGTGACCGCGTTGACGATGGCGGTCTTGCCATAGCCAGGCTCGGCCTGGTAGGCGCGCATCAACCGCTCGAACATGTCGTCGGGACGGACACCCGAGACGTGAACCACCTTGTTGAACACCAGACCGCGCATCACGGCCTCGATGTCGTGGGCACCGTACTTCTCCAGCACGTTCTCCAGGGACGCCTCGGACCACTTGTCCGCGAACACCTTGACCTTGCCCATGGCCGTGGCGATACCGTCGGCGACAGCCGCCTCGATGCCCGTGCCGATGTGCTTGCGGCGGGTGACCATATCCTTGGCATGGTCGATGATGATGAGGTTCAGGCAGAGGTTGCGGAACACCTGCGCGCTGACCTGGATGCTCCCCGAGCCGTCGTCGGAAGTCTTGAGCATGATGCCAGCCTTGAAAATCTCGCCAGCGACAGCCTTCTCCGGCTGGATGTTCGTGTGGAACAGCACGTCGATACGCGCACGGTAGCCGTCGTACACGATGTCGCACTTGGCGTCCGCCGGGATGGCCTCGGAGCGCATCACCTGCTCGGCGATGGCATCGACATCGTGCGCCCCGTACTTCGGGCCGACGAAGCTCCACGCCTCACGCTTGCCGCTGGCGTGGTTCAGGCGGGTCCGGAGGGTGACCTCCTTCGCCTTCATGACGGGGCCGGGCTGGGAGCCGACCTCGCCACCCTCCTCCCACGCCTCGATTGCCTTGGACGTGGCCCGGCCGTCCTCGCGGAAACCCTCCTTCGCCCAATGGTTGAAATTCACGGCGCGAAGCTCCGGCGGACACGAGCGGAGGTAGCCAGCCCCGCCCGGGGTGATGTGCGTGCCCACGCCGTTGAAGGCGCGCTCCGAGACAGCGAGGGGGCCACCGCCACGGGTGATGCGCCCGTCGGGGAACATCGAGAGCGTGGGGACCTGGATGACGATATCCCGGCGGTCCTCGGCCTTCACGATGTCGATGAGCCTCTCGCACGCCTGGCCGACGCTGGCCTTGTCATCGTGGTCCTGGCGACTGGCGCGGAAGTTCGCCACGCCCGTGGAGTTGACCCGACTGCCGATGGCATAGACCGGGGGCTTGAGGGACCAGCCAGCCGCCTCGGCGTCGGCCTGATCAGCCTGAGCGCGGGCCTTGCCCTCGGCACACACGCCACCCTCCACGCGGGGGGCGGGGACCACGGTCAGGACCGGGGCCAGGGTAGCCGCCGGGGCGACCGTACCGTTGTCAAGTTCGAGGAGCGAGAAGCGGGCGGCGGAGTCATCCATGGTGTTCACCTTGTTGTTCGAGTTGTTCGCGTTCATGACCTAACTACAATCCAGCTAGCTCCGATTTTCGAAAGGCTTGTCGATTTTTCGTAAGCCCGTCCTGAAAGTCTGCGGAGGCTCAGTTGCAGTAGGTGGGTGGGGGGGGGTGACAGTCGCCCGGGACCGCTGCATCCTGCGTGGCGGAAAACTCCTATGGGGTGAAAAAATCGGCCGGCTCAGTTGTAGTAAGGTCTTGGACCGAAAACGGTCTAACGCACTGCGCCACACCGCTGTACACAATGCGGCGGTAGCAGCACGGGCGGTGGTGCGTCCAGGGCCAGGGGCGTGAGCATGGACCAGCTCGACCGGCGCAAGCGCTTGCGTGAATCAGGAAAACTCCTGAGTTTTCCGTTTCCGAAAAGAGGAAGGCGGATGGCTTGACGTTCCCAGCTACGTCTAATGTCTTGCCACCACTTACCGGCCGTTCTTGGGCACGGCCTCCCGGAACTAGTTACTCTTGGCGCGAAACCGCGTGCCGTTCTTGCCCACGTGCGGGCTATCGTAAACCGGGGCCACCGCGACGACCTCCTTCTTGATACGTGGAGACGACGCTCGGGGCTGACGGGTGTGTGCGGGGTTGTTGATGGCGCGCGTGAGGGTCTTGACGTGCTTGCCGCCCCGGTAGTCTGCGTAGTGGACCAAGGCATGGCCGACGCCTGGAGCCCAGAGGAGCATCGTAAAGAAGCAGTTCATGACTGCGCTGAAAGGCCTGCCCATGCAGAGCACGGCGAGCGGCGGACAGAAGTAGCAAAGAAAAAGAATCATGGTGTCCTTACTACAGCTGAGGGTGGTTGGATTTTCACATGACCGGGCAGGTGTGCCGACCGGCAGCGCGCACGCGCTCGACGCACCTACGATACCTGACGACCTCCTTGGTGGAGATCCCGTGCTGGCCCTCGACGCACATCTGGAAGTAATCCTCCAGGTGATGCATCTCGTTCTCGCACTCGTCGACGCTCATCTCATCGGTTGGCTTCCACATGGATTCACTACAACTGAGAGGGTTAGGATTTTCACGCACTGGACAATCACCGCGCAAATTGAGATGATAGATCTCCGTGGATGATCCTCGTCTGAAGAAAGAGCTGATGGGCAACGTGGCCTACAAGCTGCCAAACAAAAAGAAACTGAGCCCTCGCAGGCTCAGTGACTTGGCGTTGCTGATCATCTTCGCCGCCTCAACGGCGACCGTCTTCGCCCTCCTCCACTGCTAGCAGCACAGGCTGTCGCTCGCCACGATGATGCCGCAGCGCACCTCCGCGTAGCCGAAGAACTTCTTGATCTCCGGCAGGTACGCCGCCATCTTCCGGTTGAGCTGATAGCCCTTGGACGTCTCACGCCCCACGCCGCTCTTGTCCCCCTCGTACACGCCGATGTAGACCGGGGTCCAACGGTCGACGACACCAGCCGCCGCCATCTCCAGGAGGTGGCGGCGGGCAGCCTTCTCCTTGATCACGTTCAGCACGTTGCTGATGGTGATGGTGCGCGGGATGTCAGCCTGCTTGACGCACTCACCCCACTCAGCCAGGACCCGGATGTTGTGCTCGGGGGTGCGGTTGTACGGATCCCACACGAGGTTCCGAACGCCCAGTCCCCGCAGGTACTCGGTAGCCGTCCCGAACCGACCGCCGCCCATGTCCAGGTTGATGCCGCCGTGCTCGAAGTTATGGGCCTTGAAGACCTTGCCCAGGGTGTTGACGCTCGTCGCGGCGGAAGTAATGGTCTGCATGGTTCTACTACAACTCAGCGGGTCCCGATTTTCGTCTCATACATATTGATCGACCGCATGACACCGGACTCCGCGTCGTACGTTGGGTAGACGCGAACGGTCAGCTCGATCCCCTCGCCGACGAGATCGGTGAGGTGCTTCGACAGGTACCCGATTAGCTCATCGTGCGTGTCGGCACGAGCAGCGCCATGATCGAGCGGGTCGCCATCGTCATCGGTTTCCAGAACTCGGTACAGCCAGAGTGGTTTTGTTTTGTCCATGGTTCTACTACAACGCTATGGTTTCACTACACCTGAGCTAGTGGATTGTTTCAGTCGCCGAGAACCATCTCCAGATCGATGGAACTATCGAGGAGCATCAGCACGTCCTCGACGGTGCAGCCGCGCTCCAGGAGGTAGGTGACCTGCGCCTGGAACCCGCCATTGTTGGCCTCGGTCGCATCTTGCGAAGCGACGTGATGGACGGCCTCATCGAGCAAGCCATCGGCGGTTTGCTCAGGGGTGAAGGTTTTGATCTTGTCCATGCACTTCTCGATATCGACAACGTTTGCTTTGCTCATGACTACTTGACCTCCGCTTCTGCGCCGCACACGGCGCAGGTCCAGATATTTTCAGCATCAGGGCCGTGGGTCGTCTGAAGCGACGCACTGACTTTGATGAAGTTGCCAGTCTCGTCGACCAGCCATTCCTCCATGACGTGAGCCACCGTCGTGAACCGCTTGTGAGACTTGCTCGTGGGACAGATTGACTTCATGGGTTCACTACAACTGAGCTGGTCCCGATTTTTGTATCGTACATATTGACCGACCGCATGACGCCGGACTTCACGTCATAGGTGGGGTAGACGCGAACGGTCAGCTCCACACCTTCGCCGACGATCTCGGTGAGGTGCTTCGACAGGTACCCGATTAGCTCATCGTGCGTGTCGGCACGAGCAGCGCCATGATCGAGCGGATCGCCATCGTCATCGGTTTCCAGAACTCGGTACAGCCAGAGGTTCTTTGTTTTGTCCATGGTTCTACTACAACTGGGCTAGCTGGTTTTTTCTAGGCTTCGTAGCTGGGGTGGACCTTGAAGTCCGGATCCTTCTCCTTGGCCATCTTCTCGGCCTGGACGCGCATGAACTTGAGGCAGAGCGCCATCTCCTCCTCTAGGCGCTCTAGACGTCCTCCCACAGCTCGGAGACTGTTCTCTGTGTTTTTGACGCGGGACTCTAGGGTCTTGATCTTCTCGGCATCTGTCATCGGAATTCCTTGGTTGGTGTTCACGACCTAACTACAACTGAGGCCTTGGAATCTTTCGAATTTTCTACCCGGGCGGAAAACTCCTGCCACGAGGACTACTTGCCCGGCACCTCGATAAGAGTGTGGGGCTGGAAGTCTTCGTAGGGGTGCCAGTCCACGCCGTTCCAGACGATGATACCAAGGCGGGGGCCCCACCACACGTTGCACTTCACCTCGCCCCATTCCCAGTAGGTTGGGCGGAGGTAGAAGAACCCGAGGCACTTCTCCTTGTCGTCGCGGTTGATTTTGAAGGTCATCGGCGACCATTCGAGCTGACGAACAGGGGATTACCCGCCTTCGCTTCAGCCTCGATGCGCTTCGCAAGCTTCGTCTTTCGGGTGTTCTCAGCCTGCTCTGGCGGCGGACAGTGCTTGGCCTTCGACGCCTCCCAAACATCGTGGGCGCGGTCGAACAACTGACGAATGTCGATCATGTCGAGGTCCATAGACTCTGCGACTTCAAGGAGCTTCAGGTCGTCGCAGTTGGCGACCAGCTCACAGAGGAGCCGCGCGAACTGGATTTCGTTGTTGTCCCAGAGCGTCGGGCGCTTGTCGGGCAGCCCTGGCAGAAGCTCACGGGCGTAGCACTCGACCTCGCCCAGGTCATCGCAGATGTGGACGACGCCGCCTGGGTAGACCGTGATGGTGTTGATGTTGTAGATGCGCGAGCACCCCTCGGGGCCGGCGGGGTCGTTCCAGTAGACTTGATCGCCCTTGCCCAGCTTCTTCACGTCGGTGATTCTCATATGTTCACTACACCTGAGCTAGGGGTTATTTTCAGGCCAGCTTGCCGGCGAGCCACTCGTTGGCGTCGATGTACTCGACCTTGCCGGTCTTCTTGACCAGGATGGCCCCGCCACCGAACTCGTCAGGGCGCAGCGAGGGCAGCGCGTAGCAGAACCCGAGCTTGGTCAGCTTGGTGCCGGACGCCTTGAGGAACTGCTTGAGAATCTGGATCACCTGCTCGGTGTCGCCATTCTCCTCCCCGTAGATGAGCACCCCCTCGTCACTGAACTCATGCTGGAACCCGACCTCTCGGTCCTCGACATCTTCACAGTCGTCGATCTGATTGGCGGTCCAGAAACCCTCCGGGCGATCCGTCAGGAACTTGGTCAACCACGTCCGCTCCTTCTTGGTCTTGAGCGGAACGAGGAACGAGAACTGAAGGTAATTGTTGGCCACGGTGCGTCTTCTTTCGTTTGGGTTCTGATGTGACTACAACTGGACTAGTGAGTATTTTCAGGAGTGGGGGAATCATCGAACAGAAATAACACGTCCTCGACGGTCAGCCCCTTCTCCAGAAGAAAGATGACCTGGGCCTGAAACCCGCCGTTGTTGGCCTCTCTCGCCTCTTGCGAAGCGACATGGTGAACGGCCTCATCGAGCAGGCCCTCGTCGGTCTGCTCGGGGGTGAGGGCCTTGACCTTCGCCATGCACGCTTCGATATCGACGACGCTTGCTTTGCTCATGACTACTTGACCTCCGCTTCTGCGCCGCACACGGCGCAGGTCCAGATATTTTCAGCATCAGGGCCGTGGGTCGTCTGAAGCGACGCACTGACTTTGATGAAGTTGCCAGCGTCGTCGACCAGCCACTCCTCCATGACGTGAGCTACGGTCGTGAACTGATTGTGCTTCTTGTTCGCGGGACAGGTTGCTTTCATGGTGGTACTACAACTGAGGGTGGCTGGATTTTCAGGTGACCGTGGCAGAAAACTCTCCTGACGGCCGGGACGGCCCGGGTGTCACCACGGATCCCAGGCAGGGAACTCGGCGCGCATCGCCGGCACCTGGCGCAGCGCCTTGAGCGCCTCCCGCTTGAACTTGGCGCGGGTCAGGTGGCTTAGTACCCCGCCGTTCTCGGACCGCATGAGGTCTTCGACGAGCCGGGCTTCTTCGAGGGAGCAGTTGATCAACTCGATGATCGACTTGCGGTAGAACGTGAGCCGATTCTTGGGATTGTCCATGGTCCTACTACAACTGTGGACGCCGGGATTTTCAGGGAACCGGCGCAAGGGCTTGCGCGGGTCTACTTGCTGACGACCCGGATGATCTGATCATCGTAGCCCCACACCCCGCCGCCCAGCCCGCCACCAGGACCAGCGCCGACCTGATGCCCCGAGAAGCCAGGCCGACCGTTCTTGATATCGTCCTCCTTCTCCTCGACGACCACCCGCCGGCAACCGCCGCCGAACGGGCTGTACTCGATGACCGACCCGACTTTGTAGTCGACTTTGTAGTTCTTGTTCATGTCCCTACTACAACTGAGCTGACCTGAATTTTCACCGACCGCACAGGAAAACTCTCCGGCCACGGCTAGCGCCGGGCCACCGCCCGCTGCACCAGCTTCTCGAACTCCGCATCAGGGCAGGAATTCTGATGCAGCCGCCGCCAGGCCACCGCCGCCCCGGCCATGTCGCAGCCCCACCGCTTCCAGATCAGAAACGCCAGGGTCGCCGCATCCGTTTCCTCCTCGGCCCACTTCTTTCCGTCAACCGTTGTGATGCTCATGGGCTTACTACAACTGAGCTAACAAAGATTTTCAACCTTGATAAGACCTTTGGCCTAGCCGAACTTTTCACGATCTTCCCTGGAAACCATCCCAGGCAATTCGTCGGCGGAAACGACCCGATGCTTGGTACTGAGCCAACGGACCTGCGTGTCCATCGGCCCATCGTACTCGTCGGGATTGATCAGCACGAACTCACCACGCTTCAGGGCAGGCAGTCTAGCCATGATCTCATCAGCATTGGTACCGGGCGCGGCGCGGATCAGCGACTCAACCTTACCCAAGGCGCGCTCGCCAAGAATGCGGCCAATGGCAACCGTACCGATCTGGCCCAATGCTTTGTAGTCGATATCACCAGGGCTTTGGGTTCCGAGCAGACAGCAAAGCCCGTACTTGCGGGCCTGGCGAAGTAAGAGCATGAGCCCTTTCTTGCTGGCAGGGTTCCTAACTGGCGGAAGGTATTGAGCTATTTCATCGATCAGCAGACAGCCCCAGAGTTGAGAATCCAGCGTCAGCATCCACTGGTACATGGCCGAACAGAGCAGCGCGATGAAAATCTCCTTATCCTCCTGCGAAGTCAGGGTGTTAAGATAGATGACGGAAAGCCGAGCCTTGCCGTTGTCCGTCGGCCCGCCGACGTACAGGCCGAAAAGCTCGTTGACATCGATGGGACAGCCGAGATCGAACAGCAGCCGGTTAGCTCCCAAGGTCTTGAGAAGAAACGACTTGTGCGACTTCGCGCGGGCCTTCGCGTCGTAGACGGACTCAAGCTTGCGCGCCAGCGGGTCCGGCGGGTCGGCAAGGAAGTTGATGAAATCATTGATGTTTTCGCACGCCAGGTTGTTGGCGTCGGCGTACTCAAGAATCATCGAAAATGCAACGGACGTGGTTTCGTCGGTGGCCCCGACCATGGCGGCAAGCGAGGTCGCCACGCTACCGAACGCGCGGATACGGTCCTCGGCGCGGATGCCCGTAGGCACGTTCATCGCGGGCGTGAACGAGAGGGGAATTCCGAGCGTAGCACCGGGCGTCCAGATTTTCACGTCAACCCTGGCGCGGAACTCACGCGCGATGCCAGGGTCAACGCCCATGCGAACGAGCGTGGCCGAATCCTCCTCGATAGCCAGGGAGGCAAGGTCGCCCTGCGGGTCAATGGCGATGACGGGAAGACCCTTGCGGATGCACTCCTCGACGATGACCTTGCAGAGCACGGTCTTACCCGAGCCCGACGCACCAAGCGCCAGCATGTGACGGCGCATGGCCGCGATGGGAAGCTGGACGAGCGCGCCGTCCGGGGCGGTGCCGATGGTCAGGGGAAGCTTCATGGACTTACTACAACTGGGGTTGCCGGGATTTTCAGTTATCCGCATCGGGCAACCGCAATGCTTCCAGCCGGGCGCACGCATCGAGGGAACGGGCCAGCCCGTTGGCATTAAAAAACGTCTCGGCGCGCTCCTGCGCGGACCACGACGTGGAACAGCAGGTGGACTCAGCAGCGTGGATTGCGCGGGCCAGCCGGCGGGCGCAAGAATCCTCGGTGTTGGAGTAGGTGCCAGCGGCGTGCAGGGTGCGGAGGTTGGCCTTACGGGGAGTGACTTTGCTCATGGCACCACTACAACTGAGAGGGCTTCCTTTTTCAGTTCGCGGATGGCTTTCGTCGGGGTGCTCTCCCACGGCCCCTTGACCGGATACCCCGTGGAATGGTCGCCCCAATCCTCCGCGCTGTAGAGAAACCCCTCGGCGTCGCCCACGCGGATCAGCCGGATGCTTTCCGTCACCCTGGCAATGCTATTGCCGGTCCAGATGTTTCGGTCCCACTCGTATTTGCTTGCCATGCCCTTACTACAACTGAGCCCGCCCGGATTTTCACGGCGCGTTGCGTCAGGCGGGGCAGGGGCTCCGAGGGAAAACTCTGGGTACCCGGCACGGTACGGGCGGGGCACTACCGGCCCCCACCACGTCAGCCGCTCACCAGACGGCCGAGCCTAACCGCATCACACCTTGAGGCGGTTCGGTTTGAATTCAGATTCAGAAACGGAAAACTCATGAGTTTTCCGTTTCCCTCCACGCCATGACATACCTCGTCACGCGGATGGTAGTCGGCGTCTACCGGGGTACAGAGATCTGTCTATTGATCAGTAAAGATCTTTACCGTACAGTAGACGCATGACCAAGGCGTGCGCCAAGTGCAAGCAGGAATTGCCATTATCCGACTTTTACGTCTACAAGCCATCCAAGAGTAGACCGAGCGGGGGACCGCACTCCTACTGCAAGGGATGCGACAAAAAAGCGACCATGGCCAGCCAGGCGAAGCGACCACCGGAAGCGCTTCGGGAATCAACCAGGGTGCGCGTAAAGAGAGCAATCGACAACCGTGCCGATTGGTATGTGAACTACCTCGCCAGGCAAAAGGTGAAGGGGGCCAGTCGCAGGGCAGAAGTGCTAGCCGCATACGGCGGAGCTTGCGCGTGCTGCGGGGAAACCATCCCGGAATTCCTCGCCGTTGATCACATCCATGAAGACGGCAGTGAGCACCGCAAAGCCATCGGCGGAACGGGCCGGCTGTATGAATGGCTCAAGAAAAACAACTTCCCAAAGGACCGCTTCCAGCTTCTCTGCTGGAACTGCAACCGAGGCAAAAGCATCTGCGGTCAATGCCCACACGTCGCAATGAGGAAACGCCGTTAATAGACGTTGGGCTGCATAGTCAACAATAGGGCAGAACGTTACCTAGGGTAAGTCCCGCATGATCGCGTGATACGCATCGCGGTGGTACGTGTAGTGATTGTCATGGTCCTTCTCAAGGGACCTATGATGATCATGGCCTGGGTCCCTCGTGGGCAGCGCCTCCCTGGCAGTCCGGTGCGCCCTGCTCGCAAACTCATGCGCCCTCTGAGCCACCGCCTGGGAGCGGACGTCCTTAGACTTCCGCTTGGCCTCATGGGACGTGTCGTACGCATCTTGCGATGCACGGCTGGCCGCTTTAGCCAGCGAACCATAATCGCCAGACTCAACGATGGACCGGCACTCCTCAATGATGGCGGCGAAGATCATTCCGAATACATACCCCAAAATGCCCTGAAAAATCTCGGCCGCTCAGTTGTAGGTAGAGCATGAAGGGATGCCGGCCGCTCACGAAGTCTGAAACAGAACGAGTCCTCGCGCACCTTACCAGTGACGAAGACCAGCGTAGCTGCCAGGGCCTCGGCCTCCGCAACGCCACCTTCTTCACCCTCGGCCTCAACACCGGCTTCCGGGTGTCCGAACTCCTGTCCCTCACGGTGGGCGACGTACTCCAGCACGGGGCCATTGTCGACTCGGTAGCCGTTCGCCGCTGCGCCATGAAGGGCAAGGGCGAAGGTAGAATCGTCCGCCTCAACGCCAAGGCCAAGGCTGCCGTGTCGGCGTGGCTGTCGGCGCTCCAGGTATGGGGATGCCAGGACGACACCCCCTTGTTCTGTAGCCGCGCACGAAAGCGCATCAGCCGCATCCAGGTATGGCGGATGTTCGATACGGCCTTCGCCGCCATCGGGCTGACGGGAACCCTTGGCACCCACTGCATGAGGAAGACCTACGCCGAGCGGATGTACGACCTCTTGGGCGGTGACCTCAAGCAGCTTCAGGGGGCGCTGGGTCACAAGTGGATCACCTCCACCTCGCAGTACCTCAGCTTCAAGGAGGACCGCATCAACGCCGCCATCGACCTGCTCTAGAACGTGAAGATCTTCGAGGCCAGGTCGGCCACAGGCACCCCGGTCTTCTTGACCGGCTCATCGGCCTTGCGGGCAGCGATGCGGGCGGCAGCGGCTCTGATCTGCTCCGCTCGGTCAGCCGGCTCACGCAGCACCGGCTTGGTACGCAGCACCGGCTTGGCCGCGACGACCGGAGGAGCGTGGGCAGGCTTGGCGGGCTTCGTTGACTTCGGAGGCCGCGCGACGACGATCCTCACCGGCACCATCTTCACATGCTGGCGGGGCGGATCCATGGGCGGAGCCTTGGGAGCCACCGCAGCCGCAGCCGCAACCTCATCACGATCTGGCCGCCCCAGGAACTCGCGCACCAGCTTCTCCGTTACCCCGCTCATGCTCACCCCATCCCTGTCACAACGCTCCTTGAGCGCCCAGTACGCACCCCCCGTGATGCTGATGCTCCTTCGCGTCTTCTTACTTGCCATAACTATTTAGATTCCCTCAAAACGATTACGTGGTGGCGTGACGATTGTCAACGCCAAGAAGTCCTACCACAGCAAAAAGAAGTCCAAAAACGCCGATCGATTTTGCACCGACCAGGAGATCACCTGCTATTCTGCGATTGTTTTGGATCTTCATTGTCAATGTGTAGATCTTGGCGACTCGACCCACGCACTATAGGGCCCCCAGGTGGAAAACTCCACCCTGGGGTGCTTCGGAAAACTCCCATAGGGGCCTGAGTTTTCCACCACCACAGGAGCTGTAGAACTGGGAAAACTCACCCCCCTGGTACAGCGGGTGGCCGCTTGCATGATCACCCCTCCCGGGAGAATTCAGGCGGCGACCCGGAAAACTCATGAGTTTTCCGTCACCTAGGCCGCTTGCGTCGTGATCATTTGGAAGTGTTTTTCTCCCAGCGGGAGGCGCGCGGACAAGCCCAACTCCCCTATTCTTGGAGCCCTTCCCTCCCCTATTCTTGGAGCCCGACTCTCCTATTCTCCCCCCTATTCTTGGAGCCCAACTCCCCTTTTCCAGGGTGTCTTCCCCTCTTCGTCCTAGGCCCATTTGCCTCTGGAAAACTCATGAGTTTTCTCTACCCCTGTGCAACCTCGCAGAACGAGTCCGCAATCTCCCGAGTCTGCGAGGGTTATCTCTTAGGTTCTCCCTTCAGTCTTCCTTAGGGTTCTGCTTTCCTGAGGTTCTCCTAATAGTGTAGTTGTGAGGTTGACTAACGTGAAAGTATTTACCCCGCCGATTTTGCCCTGTGTAAGTGTTGATGGACAATTCGGGGATGACCGATCTATGTAAGATGGTCCGGAAGTGATCGCCCTGATTGGACAATGCGCCTCTTTACCTGATCGATTTATGTATTGTTGGTGGACCCGCGCAAACGCTTGCGTGGAAGGGTGTTGGAGATGCGCCTGGTTAGAAAATTGACAATAGATTTGTTGGGTGATGAGATGCCCTGCATGAACGAGTACGTGACCAAGCCTGGGGATGCCGTGAGGGCTGTTGTCGTGCGCTCAGAGCACGTGAAAGATTGGTGGACCATCGAGCGGGTTGATCATCCAAACGAGCGCTGGATGAAGCCTATGGCGTATGGGAGCATGCTGATGCACTCCGGGAAGATCTCCGATGCCTGTGTAGGGGTCACATCCATGGAGATGATCGAGCTAGCTGCCGCCATCGAGAACGGTGAAGCTGAGTCGTTCAAGCGGTGCGCCGTTCAGAAGGTAGAAGGCGGGTACTTGTTCTGTTCTCCGCGCAACTCTCAGGAGCCTGGGTTTCTGTCTCTAGGGAGGTCTTTAGAAGTAACGAGAGACATCCGCGCCAAAGTCGTACGTCCGCCCGTCACAGAGCAGTAAATGGCGGAAGAAACCACGACCTGAGTTGTAGGTAGACCATGGCCAATAAAGACCCATACGACGCCGTCGAGCAGGGCTGGCCCGCTCGCACCAATGGAGGGCTGCCGTGAAGACTCCTTTTGACACCGGCATCCGCCTGACCGTCGCCAACCCGGACCCCACGCGCGTTCACTGCGACGTGGACGAGTTCGTCCTCTGCCCCACCAACGCCCGCGCCGACGAGTGGCAGCGCCTCGCGGAAACCGAGGCCCGCGACCACCTCGCGACCATCAAGCGCCTGGTCGAGGGCGAGGTCGTGCTGGCGCAGGCTGAGCGTGCGCGCGACCTCGCCCAGACCATGCAGCGCATGGCCGAGGCTTTCCACGACGTGGCGATCAAAGAGCGCGACTTGGCCCGGCACCACGCCCGCGAAGCCCGCCACGTGCTTGCACAAGTCGCTGCTGCGATGGCGTGCGAGCCCGCGAGCAACGGCGACCTGATCGAGGCGGTGCGGCTGCTCGTCGAGGAGCGGGACGCCGAGCGCGACGCGCACCACGCGACGTGCGATGCGCCTGACCTCGACAACCTGGCCCGCCTCGCGGCACTCGACGACGTGAGCGTCGGCGATGCGGCGGAGGTCATGAACGCCCTCCCCGCGCTCCTCGCCGACCACGCGCGGCTGGTGGTCGAGGTGGCGTGGCTCACCGCTGACCGCGACTCGTACGCCAACAGCGACTTCGAGCGCCAGCTTGACGCCGAGCGGGCCGAGGTGGCGCGGCTGCGGGGGCTGGTGGAGGAGGCGTGCTCGTACGCCTGCGATAGCGCCAACGAGGAAGGTGCTATCTCGCGCATCCGCAAGGAGGTCGCCGGTGAGTGATCCCAACGAGCCGTGCTGTGGTGCCTGCGACCGCCCGCTGTTTGACACGGACGAGATGCACGAACTCCGCACCCGCCTCGCCGAGTGCGAGCGGGAGCGGGATGACCTACGCGCGCAGGTCGACGAGCACCGCTCGTTCTGCGACGAGATGACCGAGTCGCTGGTGGACATGACCATCGACGCATCGACCACCGCCCTGGAGCGTGACGCCGCCATCCAGCGCGCGGAGCGGGCCGAGTCTGACCGGCTCGCCGAGGTCGAGGGCCTGACCGCCGAGCGGGACCACTATCGGGTGGCCCTGCTCGACGCGGCCGGCTGCGCACGTGCGGCGCAGGCGTGCCAGCCCCTCATCGTCGCGGCCGAGGCGTGGGCCCAGCACCACGAGCGCCTGCGCGACGCGGGCGCGGACTACCACGGCACCGAGCAGGATCTGCTGGAGGCCGTCCACGGGCTGCGGCTGGCCCGCAGCGTCGCACCTCAACCCGTTTCCAAGGAGCTTGTATGACCGACCGCGAGATCAACCTGGCCATCACCGACGCCGAGCGCACCCTGACCTTCGTCGGGTCCGCCACCGTGCTCGCGCACACCGCCTTCGACGGGCTAGTGATGGACGCGGCCACGCTCATCGCCGCGACCGCGTGGCGCGAGACCCTCGCCGCGAACCTCGCCGTGGCCGGGGCGCTGTGGGCGGCCCACACCGGCATCGACGACCCCGACGGCGGCGGCAAGTGGTGGCCCGGGATGGGCAGGCCCGCGCCGGGGTGGGAGCGATGAGCGCGCCGATGACGGGAAAATGGATTTGCTACGCGCACGAGGTCAAGAAGGGCGATGACGCCTGAGGAGTGGCTAGCCCTCAAGAAGGGGGACGTCATCGTTGAGGTTCGCTCTGGGATCGAGCGGAAAGTCCTCTCGCTCAGGAGGGTCACCCGCCAAGGGTTCACCAGAACCAGCATCACCCTTCGGAAGCTGGTCCGCCGCGCCTGGACGCCAGGGCCCTACGCCACCTACTTCAACTACGATGACCGAGGCCGCTGGAGGCTGAAGAGGTAGATATTTATGGGGCCCATCCCCAATGACATCCGCCGCGCCTATTACCAGCTAAGAAAACGGATCAAACGTTGCGTAGGCTGCTCCGACTTGCTGCCGCCAGGTCACCCACGAGTATACTGCGACGCCTGCTCGAAGCGCCAGGCCGACTGGCAACGCCGGAACCGACGTAAACGGAATCGCCAGGCCAAGGCGCATCGAGCAAGAATGAAGGCCACCAGAACATGAGACAGCACAGCGAGCCAGGCGAGGGCAACCTATGCGAAGGCTGCCACGGTCCCGAGACGAAGTATCTGCCATTACAACCTTTCCGGGTGTTCCTGGGTGAGCGCGCCGGCTGGCGGAACATGTTCCTCTGTCAGTACTGCCAAGAAAAACGAAAGGCTGCCAGCGCACCATGAGCAGTCCGCTGTTCACAATTGTTATTAAATAGTGGAAACATGCAGGGGTGAACCACCAGACAGAACGCGAACCGCAGCGATGCCCCATGACGCTCGTGTTTGAGGCCCGAACATCCAGCTCACTGCGCAGCGAGATACTCGGGAAGATTGACGAACTCCATGGCTGCATAGCGGAGATGCGGCGGTACATGGACGTTCGTCTGCGGCTAAATGACATGCACGGTGTGATGGACGCCTCTGCGGACATCCGCGAGCTGCTTGCCAAGGCAGAGGCCCTGCATGGCGTGGCCGTAGCCCTCAACGATATCGAGAGGCAGGGATGAGCGAGATGCGGCTGCGGCACACAATAATTCTTAAGCTACTAGAGCTTCATGTCTGGACGGTTAAGACACGCATCTCCTGGAAGACAGGAGCACTACTTAACCGGAATCAGACCGCAGTACGATCGACGACAAACGAACCATCGACGATGAACTGATGCGCAGGTGACCATGCGAGGCCTGTAGCGGCAACGTCACCATCTTCGGGGTTGAGTTGAACGACGATTCCTGGGGCAGCAAGCACGACTGCGGTAACAAGGGGCCGGGGGATGGAATTATTATGCAGATGATCAACCTATTGGATAAACACCCCGACCGAGTCACGTACCTGGATTAATACCGGCGCAAGCGCTTGCGCGCCACATCTTGACAATAGCTAAGCTGCGTATGATTTATGATGCGCGACCATGAGCAAGAAGCTCTACATCCTGGACAAGCACGGCAAGCCGAAGGCTGTCACCGACACCATGAAGTGGGCCGCGTGGTTCGAGACTTACGACAGGGTCATCGCCGTCGATGACATCACGAGCAAGATCTACGTCTCCACCGTCTTTCTCGGCATCGACCATAATTTCACCGGAGAAGGCCCTCCGGTGCTGTGGGAGACGATGATCTTCAACGGGGCTCGCGACGGCTATCAGGAGCGGCACGCCTCCAAGAGGGATGCGCTGGCGGGCCATGAGCGGGCCATCAGGGTCGCCCGTGGCGAGAATGACCCGCCGAAGGTTGTCTCGGCCAAGGCCAAGTCACGGGCGCTGGATGACTGAGTTGAAACCCCTATCAAGGTTACCCTATGAGCAACGCCATTCAAGAAGTTGACGACCTGATGCGAGTCTTCTCCGCCCGCATCGCCATCCTCATGGACCTGTTCACCGTCGAGGCTACGGCGCTCGCCTGGAAGCTGGCTGCCGAGGCCATGCGGGCTGAACTGCCCAAGCAGACGGTCGTAGGCTCATTGTCGTGGAAGGGCCGCCCGGAGAAGCTCAGCGTCGCCATCCCGGTCCTGCGCAAGCCAGGCGTGGACCTGGGCCCGCCCAAGGTGAAAATCATCGGCCCCAAGCCCATAGCCAAAGCGAAGCAGTTCGACGAACTGCTTGGGCGGCGTCTAGGTAAATGGGCTCGCCGCGACGGCAAGGTTTCCTATACCTGCGTCTCTGGTGACAGCAAGTCCGTCTTCGTCAAGATTAAGCGCACCGACAACAACGAGATCAAGAAGGTCAAGTTCGCCAGCATGGTGCGCGACTGGATCTACATTCAGTGATCTCGATACAGTGACGATTATCAGAAAGGACAGGCTTCTCGCTCGTTGGTCCCGGAAGGAGAACGATTTCCCAATCACCTTTCCTTCCGGGCCCGACGGGCACTTTTTGTATGGCCTGGTCTCCCATCGCGAGCCTCTGTCCTCCGGCCGCATGCTCATCGGTCGCCGTTAGAACATTTTGGTGAAAGATTCGATGCTCTCAATTGTAGATAAGCCATGGTTGACGATGACAAGTCGCAGGTAACAATCGACGGCGTGCAGGCCGACATCTGCAACGACGACATGGAGTACGTGACACCTGAGATGATCCAGTCCTGGAAGGACCTCAAGGTCGAGATCTGCATGTTCATCAGGAAGAACGAATTCTTCTGGCTAGTCCCTACCTGCACGGGCAAAGACCGAGTCGAGCTAACCCCCGAGGACTTCCTGAAGCAAGCAGCCGCCCTTAAGCTGGTCATGGATGCGTTCCCGGATGCAAAGCTCTCCACCATTCTGAAGCCGAAGGAACTGATCAAATGAATAATTTAATCGTCGCCGTCTTGCTGACTGTGATCATGTCAGACGTTTGCTACGCGGCGGATTACTACAAGGTGTCGGTCACGCGCAAGGACTCTAACTTGTACAAGATCGACGGCACCGACCTGTATATCAGAACCAAGTACTGCTACGAGTACGCAACCGGCCAGAAGGCCATCCTGGTCTGGAATGGCAAGGGAGAATACGCCGGCAATCAGCTGACGTTTATTGGCTACGACGACAAGGTAAATGATTCCTGTGACGTCGTCTCACTCCTTCGCGAAGTGGAGCCATAGATGAGCGGCGGATCTCTCGATTACCTCTACAGCCGCGTCGAAGAAGCGGCGATGAAGATCTCCGCCAACTACAGCCGCGCCGGTCATCCCGACGAAGGCCCCGCGACCTTTGGCGCTCAGGGCGTAGCATTCGCCAAGCTCCTGTTCCAGGTCTCCAAGGCCCTCAAGGACATCGAATGGGACATGTCCGGCGATGGCTCCGACTGGAAGAATGTCGCCAAGCTCATTGGCCCCAAGGAGGAGGCCGCCGCTGTCGCTGACCACCTCAAGGACATCATCGCCCAGGCCGAAACTGTGCTCAAAAGCCTGAACAAAGCACGAAAATAATCGCCAGCCCCGTTGTAGTTAGGGCATGGCAAAGAAGAAAATTCAGTGGTTCGCCAGGGGCGGCGGTATCGCAAAATGCGGCCCCTTCAAGTCTCAGGTCGAAGCAACCGCCGCCATGCGGCAGGTCACCGAGACGGACCGGCAGTACGCCTGGGTGGTGGAGATGCACGGCCCCATCCGCCCGCAGTTCAAGGGCGGATTCCCCGAGGACATCTTCGTCTGGCCGGAGTACGTGTAGTCGTCGTGGACATATATCGGCCCATGCCCCAGCTTCTGATACAACGGCAGCAGCCCGCAGTTCATGGACCAATACGACCAGCGTGCTCTACGCAAGATGTTATCTAGATCGGAACCATGAGGACGAAATCCAGTGAGCACTCTCTGTAAACGCTGCGACAAGCGCGTCGAGTTCGAAGAAGAGCACTACAACGACGGCATCGGCGACGACGGAGAGGTCATCTGGGAGCTGGCAGGCTGGACCTGTACGGCCGTCGACTGGAACGGGCTTTACAAGGAGGCCATGGTGGAAATCCGCCTCCTCCAGGCTGCCATCGCCATCATGCACTCCCTTGTCGACCCGACCAGCCCGGACGACCCCATCGGCGTCGCGCTCACCAAGGCAGGGATAGAACGAGTCCCGACCGTGAACACCCTCGACGACGAAATAGACTGACCCTAAGATCTCAACAGGGGCAAAAGCCCCTTTCCAATTGGCCGTAGATGCATATAATCGCGCCCTTCCACGCCATTTTAATGGCTTACATGAGAGGGTACTGCGATGCCGAAAATTTACGTGGCCGTAGAGAAGGCCGATGCCGATGCCAAGAAGCTGGCCTGCGGCTCCATGACGATCATGAAGAACCGCCTCCGCGAGTTCCCTGACACGCTATGGACGATCAAGACAGTCCAGCTCAAGGCGGACGTCCCCACCATCTGCGGCCTCATCGAGGGCGTAGATACCCCCGCCGAGTCGTCAGAGGACGTCCGGGTCAACGCCAGTGGTCAAGTCAGAACCGCGAAGTAGCCACGCAAGCGCTTGCGCAGGAGACCCGACATGGCCAAGACCGACAAGACAATCCAGAAGCTATCGAATCAGATCACCAAGGACTTCACGAAGCTGGTTAAAACCTTCGTCAAGAACTCCGCCAAGGGAGGCCAAGACAGCATCGCCTTCGTGGTTGGCTATCTTGATGCGGCCACAGGTCGTGCATCTACCCTGAGGGGAATCCCGGAAAAGAACTTCGTTTCCTACTCCAATGGGTGGCAATCCGGAGCCGAAAAAGAGCCGACTAAGCGAAAGGTTAGCGGCGCTCGACTGTAGATAGAGCATGGCATTTATCTACAAGTATCCCATCCCCCAGGCCGGAGAGCCCGTCGAGATTAAAATCAACGGGTTCTGTGAGGTCGTACACGCCGGAGTCGACGGAAACAACTCTCCGTGCCTGTGGGCGCTGGTGGTACCGGGCAAGCCAGAGGAAGCATGGACTTTCCTTCTTGTCGCAACAGGGCAGGAGTTCGACACCAAGAAGTGGTGTCACCTGACCAGCTTCATGACCGGCCCGTTCGTCTGGCACTTGCTCCGTCCGTCTGACGACTGGCACAAGGCAACCGCTTAAATGCGTGCCGGCAAGCGCATTGGCGGCTGCGTGTACGTCCACCGTGATTACGTTGAGGTGGACGTCGCGCGCCAGGCGGCCCTGTTGCCGGTCGGTTTCGACTACGTGCTGGTCAAGATGAACAGCGTCACCGGGGCCGTCACGTTTATCCAGTGCGCCGACTTCGGCACCGCCCACGAGCCGACCATGGGCGACGCAATCCTGGTTGGCTCAGACAACTCGGTGAAGATGATGAAGGCGCTGCCGGACCCATGGGTTTACCACCACAAGTGGATGATGGTTGGCAGCGACTACGCTGGGTTCGATGTCGCCGCCTCCAAGGCCAGGTCTGCGGCCTGGACGGCACTCCCTGGCGTGGACAAGTCGCGCATCGGCAAGAAGTCGTACTGGACTGCTAACGTGATGGCGCATCTCCATGAGTGATCTGATCTACATCATCGCGACGCGCCAGCGGCAGGGCCTGCCTTCCATGGCCAAGACCTGCGAACACCGCATCTACTACACCTACGAGGATGCGGAGGTGGCTCGCCAGGCGTACCCCGCCATCAATCGGGACCACTACGGCGTGTTCTCGGTCCACTGCGTAGTCCAGCAGGAAACCACCTTCGAGGTTCCCTTCTGATGCGTATCGTTTGGGCCACCGACACGCATTTGGAGTCCGCCGACAACCTGGCGCGCTCTATTTTTGCGCAAACCATCGTCAAGGAGAATGCTGACATTCTCGTGCTCACGGGCGATGTCTCAAATTCAAAGCTGATCGAGCGCCTGCTCAAAGAGCTGCAGGGAAGAATCGACATTCCGATTTATTTCAACCTTGGCAACCACGATTACTACGGCAGCTCAATTAGCAAAATGCGACGGTGGGCCAAGAGCATAACCGAACGGAAGATCCGACTGAATTGGATCGAAGCTGCCGGGGTCGTAGACCTTGGAGATAGCGCCTGCCTGATTGGCGTCGATGGCTGGGGCGATGGCCAGCTTGGCCTGCCTGCCAAATCCAGCGTCCTGCTAAACGACTGGGACTTAATCGAAGAGTTCTCGCGCGTTCAGGCTATGTACAGCTTATCCTCCAGAATCGATCTGCTAGGAAAGCTAGGCAGATCATCCGCCGACACGATCCGTGCTGCACTAGCTGAGGCCCTGCCAAGCTTTGACAATATCCTGTTAATGACTCACGTCCCTCCCTGGAAGGAAGCCACGTGGCATGATGGCGCTCTCAGCAACGACGAGTGGCTGCCCTGGTTCTCCTGCAAATCCGTCGGCGATGTCATCATCGAGGAAGTCGCCAAGCATCCAGGCAAGAAGGTGACCGTCCTGTGCGGCCACTGCTTTGACTATGAAACAGAACTGCTCACTCGACGCGGCTGGACAAGCCGTAAAAACCTAACGGTCGGCGATGAGGTAGCTACACTGAATCTACAATCTGGGGCGCTTGAATATAATGAAATTCAAGCGTTCGCCGATCATCAATGGGACGGACCGATGCATCGCATTAGTTCGAGAAACATCGATCTTCTGGTCACGCCAGAACATGGCCTTGTAGGATTTAACCGATACACAGGCGCTCCAGAGCTGTTCAAAGCTTCTGAATGGACAGAAGGCGAAAAGGTGTTCAAATGTGCCGGGACAGTCCAGCGAGACGATCTTACCATCACTGACGACGAAATCCGGCTGGCCATCTGGGTTGCAGCCGACGGAGGATTCGAACATCAACAAGTACGATTCCACCTGCTAAAGCAGAGAAAAATAGATCGACTGCGCGCTCTCTTGGAAAGAATGAATATCCCGTTTTCATCTCATGAGCAGGCTGTCGGAACTGTCAAGATCGGTATTTCAAATCAATCTTCGATCATTCCATCTCTTTTTGATGCCAAAAACAAGACGTTACCAATAGCGTTCAGAGATCTGAGTCCCAGGCAGGCGTCAATCCTGCTGGAGGAGTATCAGCATACGGACGGATGGCGATCGTCTTTCAACGGGATTAAAATTTCTTCTTCCAAGGAAGCAGAAATTGATCTCTTGCAAGAGCTGGCTGCAGTTTCAGGTCGTCGCAGTACTAAGATAAATCGCGGCGCATCCGGCTTTCTTTTGACCATCAACGCCCGTCACAAAACGCGCCTTTCATTGAGCAATGTGGAAGTTGATAAATACGTCGGACCTGTTTGGTGTGCTTCCGTAGAAAACGGTACGCTCCTGGTTAGACGCGGCGGGAAAACGTGCATCACTCAGAACACGCATGGAGTCGGGTACAGTAAAATCAACGACCAGATTGAAGTCTTCACTGGGGGGGCAAGGTACCGCAGCCCCGAAGTACAGAAGCTGTTCGATACCTCAGGAGAGGCAATCGCGCCTATATCGGCCACCAACTGGTTCACCACGGGATATTAATGGGCAGGAATAGCCATAGTCAGAAATCCATCTCGGCCGTTGCGAGCATGCTGGCGGCAGCGATCGAGGCGAGCGGCATGACCCAGCGCGACCTGGCTGCGCATCTGAACGTCACCGAGGCTCGCGTCTCTCAGATTTTGAATGGGAGGGCAAATCTCACCATTCAGACGCTCGCCAAAATCGCAGCCATTCTCAAGATGGAACTCCGGATCGGACTATATGGGCCGGAATAATAGAGAACGGCGCAAGGCCAAGAAGGCGGTGCAGGCGAAGCCCCGCCGGTCACTGCCTGTCGTCCAGGCCGTCAGACCATGCGATGGCTGTTTCGTGGCTGGAACGCTTGTTAGAACGGCGAATGGTTACAGGCCGATCGATGAGCTGGCCATAGGAGACCTCGTCAGAACTCATCGCGGCAACTTGAAAATGGTAACTGCAACCATGAGACTGATAAGCGATGACGGGGCGTTGTCAATTAAGGCATCAGGCCTACCGGAAATTACAGCCACCAACGAACACCCATTCCTGATCCTGCGCCGAAACAGCGTCCGCTCGTGCCACGGAACGGTAAATGGCAAGCGTATCGGTCACAGGCCGTCGAGCGATGCCAAAACATGTTCCAGGTGTAACAAAACAATCGACTGGCAAACGCAATGGACAACGGCCGAAGAGATCAGAGTAGGCGACTACCTGCTGTCGCCAATACCAATCACGCACCAGTCAAAAAATGGACCAGGGCCTCAACGCGCACGCATTCTCGGATATTATATCGGTGACGGACATATCATCAAGGAACGTTTGAAGCGCCAAGGTGAATATGTCCTGGCAGGATTCGGATTGGCAGCTGGTACCAATGAAGAGTCACACATCGACCGGCTGCTAGACACTCTCGCCGAAGCAGATCTTGCGAACGTCCCAAAAATATACAACATGAGCGAAGATCAAGAAGCGATCAGAATTTACACATACGACCAAGAAATGGCAGCCTGGCTTGTAAGCCAAGGCGGGCAAGGATCACGCGGCAAACAACTTAATGAAGACGTCTTCGGCTGGTCAAGAGAAGAAAGACTCCATCTCCTAGGCGGATATATAGACACGGACGGTAGTTGTGACGACAAGAACAAAATCAGGATAACAACCGTGAACCGTGGGTTGGCTCTCGACGCTCAGGCGTTATGCCATTCGCTCGGAATTCCTGCATCCATCTCGTTTGCCGGTTTGTCCAACGGGTACACGTTCGGAATCGCCAGATGGTACATAGTTATCCCAGCCTCTTATGCCAACGTCCTGGCTTCATACTCCGTCAAAGTTCGGCCAATCGAAACAGCCTGGTCGTCAACGCAAAGCTTTTTCTGGGATGGCTATTGGTGTACGCCGGTACAGGCTGTCGCTGAAAAAAGCGATCAGATTGAAGTGTTCAACCTATCCGTAGAAGACGATGAATCCTATGTCGCAGAAGGGGCCGCCGTCCATAACTGTACGGTCTGCTGCACGGTCTTCGGCGTCGAGGAAATCAACAAGCCTGCCTGGGGAACCTGCCCGAGCCTCAATGAGCGCGGATGCTCCATCTACGACACCAGGCCTGGCCACTGTCGCGGGTTCTACTGCCTGTACCAGTACGGCATGGGCACTGCCATGGATCGACCAGACAAGCTAGGCGTCGTCTTCGGGCCAACCAACGGCAAGACAGAGTTCACGGACCAGGAAGAAGTGCAGGCCTATGAGGTCGTCCCTGGAGCCTTCGCCCGAGCAGACGTTATCAGGATGGCGCAGACGTTTGTCGACAAGGGCATGTTGGTCATCGGGCACGTCTACGGTGGTGGCAAGCTGAGATTCATGGGACCTCCAGACAAGGTAGCCAAGGCCGAGCAGTGGGGCAGGAAGCTGGCCGGCAATGGCGAATAACCTCCAGATCTGGTTTTGCAACCCATGGGATTCGTGGAAGGCCACGTCAACGGAATGGCTGTGATTTACAACCTCCACGAGGTAGAATTCCGTGACGACGAGGTTGTACGTTGCGCAGAGAAACCGAAGCTGGCTAAAGCCGGCTGACCTGAAAGGATGACGAGATCGTCGTATCTCAATACGACATTATTAGTGTACCATCGGATTCATGAAAATTTCGGACGTACCATCCGATGAACTGCGCAGGATAGTGGCTGCAGTTAAAAACAAGACACACTTAGAACGTCAACTATTTGGATCTTCCAGGCAGCATAGGCGAGCCGCTCTGCTTGAAAGAATATCTGCAGAAAATATAGATATTACCCATTGGACAGGAAGGCATATCCGCAAGGCTCCCAGGGAAAAGAAAGACCTGGCGGATTTGTCACCGAAGGCTATTCGAAGAAGAATCATCGAGAATAACATCATTAAATATGAGTGTGCCGAATGCGGCAGCCAACCGATATGGCAAAACAAGCCACTCACGCTACATCTCGATCATGTCGATGGCAACGACTCAAACAACAGCTGTGACAACCTGCGCTTCCTTTGCCCCAACTGTCACCAGCAAACCGAAACATGGGGCAATAAGCGTTGTCGCAAGCTGTTCGCAACGGACGACGAATTGTTATTGATGGCCAAGACTAAGACGTACACAGACATGGCCAAGGAATTCGGCGTCAATATCTCCACAATCTCCTGCCGGCTGCGAAAGTATTACGAGTAACGTTCGTTGGACTTCTGATAATTCTGGCGGCGTCCACGCCACATAGCATCGTCGAACATGATAGGAACAGAAAATGAAACACGGAGTTGTCTACAAAGGAGTTCGAGGCGCTAACGGGTGCCTGGTCACCTGCGATGGCGTTGAGCTGATGACGCGCAAAGAGCTGCGCAATCACTCTTCGGATGGGTTTGACTGGGGCGTTGTCAACAGCGGCGCAGCGCAGTTAGCGCTGGCTATGCTGTGTGATTTCTACCGCGATGACCAGAAGGCACTCCAGTACTACGAGGACTTCAAGGTGGACATGCTGGCGCCGATCGGCGGCACCGCATGGACCATCAAGTCGGACTCGATGATCGAGTGGACGCGCCGCAAGATGCGGGAGCAAAAAGATGCGAGCAAGGGTCCTGCGTTTTAATCCACGCGAGCCCGACGCCTTCGAGGCAAGCCTAAACAACTTCCTCGAAGATGCAGGGCCGACCCGCATCGAGTCGGTGACGTTGATGCCGCCGATCAATGAGCTGATCGGCGGCGAGGCCACCGCCGTCATCTTCTATTCGGCAAGGACCGAATCGAGGCCAGCCCAGCTATGCACGCAGTGCCGCAAGAAACCGCCGTTCGAAGACCTAAAAATCTGCGAAGCATGCAGGGACTATCAGGCGGACTACCGCAAGAAGCGAAAAGCCGATAGCAAAGTCCGGTACCCGTAGCCGTCTAGACAATGGGCGTATTTGAGACGAAATTTTCTCATGGCTCGATTGTAGATAGGTCATGAGCAAGACGATCAATGATAGGTCCAAGAAGCGCAAGCCCGCCGAGCCAGCGATGCCCGGCTTCCCTGTGGACGGCAAGGGCCACTTCAACGGCAAGCCCATGTCGCACTGGGACGCCAAGGCGGATGAACTGATGATTCGCTGCTTGTTGGACGTAGCCGACCTCGATACGGGGTCCATCATCGGCGCCAAGGCAGCGCAGCGGATCATGAATCTCGCCCTGGCCATCAGCCCTGCACTGGTTCACAAGATGACCTCTGACCGCGAGGATTGGCGGCGCAATGCTGGCGCTGCCCTCAGCAGCATGATCGGCAAGTAGATGTACCTGCCTGCTGATTTACTGAAAGAAACAGCGACCTGAATTGTAGTTAGGATATGCCTGACTTTCACAACGTGACGACCTGGATTTGCTCATCCAACAAGGCATGGCAAACCGAGTGGCCTGGGTCCAATGGGGTCATGCACAAGGTCAGCTTTGGCCCAATGCTCCCGTCTCACTTAGTCCAGTACGACTGGATGTGCTCTTGCCAGGCGTACCAGTTCGGCAAGGGAAAATACTGCAAGCACATCCTGGCCGTAAAGGCGCAGCGCTGTGGGTGGAACGCCGAACTGGAACCTACGGCGCAAGCGCTTGCGCAAGACGGAGGTCACGTCTGTCCGAAGTGCAAGGGACCGGCCGTGCCAGTCGTGGTGGCCGTCTGATGCGTCGCGTGAACATCAAGGCCATCCTCGCCAACCCCAAGCTGCGCAGGGAGCTGATGATCGAAACCATCATCGCCGCCCAGGCGCGCGAGGAGATCGTCACGACGTACGAGCAAGCGTCAGACGCCTACGATAAGGTGAACCATGGCCGTCACTAAAGCCTTCTACATCGAGCACATCATCAACGGTGAGTACGTCGAGTACGAGTACGAGGTCGAAGCTGACAGCTACGAGCCATACGTACCAGCAAGGATTTCTGGACCTCCCGAGGATTGTTACCCGGCAGAAGGCGGAACCGCCGACGTGATGAGTGGCGACATCAAGCGCCGTCGAACCAACGACCCGAATACTCCATGGGAGCGCGTCCCGTTCTCCGTCTTCCTTGAGGGGATCGTCGAACAGCACCAGTTCCAGGATGACCCCAAGGATAAATGGTGCGGCAAGACTGCTCTGGACAAGGCAGAGGAATACATCCAAGACGAGATGTACGAAGCCTGCGAAGAGGACGCCCGGGGGCGCTACGAATACGCCATGGAGGCAAGGGCTGAAGCTATAGAAGATGCTCGCTGGGATCGCGACTACGTGGACTGATGGCGAAACTGTCACCTGCAGAATGCCCATGCTGTGGGCAGAATATCCGACGTCTCTGGATCATGAAAAACGGCCAGAAGAAGGGCATGCGGTTTCGCAACCACGAAGCTCCGTGCGGTCTGCCATGTCGGCTGGAGAGCGAACGCCGCTGGGAGAGCGAGGCCACTCACGTGATCACCGAGGAGTGCCTGCCGTGCCAGGCGCGCATCCGCGACAGCGCCGGAGGAAAGATCTATGTCGAAGGTAAGATCGGAAAAATCTACGTTGATGGTCAGATCTACGACAAGGCCGACGACCCCAGGCGCAGAGTCCCGCTAACCAGGCCGGTGGCAACCCCTCCTCAACCGCCTGAGCCTAAAACACCATGGAACAAGATCGTCATCCCGCCCCATGCTCTGAAGATGGCTAAAATCCGCGCAGGCTTCGACTCGGTCGTCGATGCGGCAAACATGATCGAACGGCTGTACCCGCTGGCCCAATACAACAGCAGCCAGAAGAAGGCTCAGGGCACCAGCTATACCAAGCGGACCAAGCCGGGCAAGAACAAGCACAGGTCCCAGCGCGTCGACCTTTACACCGTCACCGACGAGAACGGCGTGGAGTGGATCTTCTACATGAAGCGTAACGTGCTCATGACGGTCCACCGCAATGACGAGTTCGACTTCGGCGGCCCTCCGCCAAAGGATGACGCTGCCCCAGCGTCCTGATATATTGAACAGGTGAGCCAATATTTCAACGAAGAGAAATCTAAGCTCCAACCGCAGATCAGGCAGCAGTTACAAGAGGGGCGAGCGCGCGGCGCTCAGTGGATGATCCGCCTGAGAAACACCCTGACCAACGAGGTGCTGTCGCTGTTCGTCGGGGATGGCCGCAGTCCACGTCAGGAATTCGTTCGATACCTGGCCATCAACGGGGACAATTTTGACCCGTTCGAGTGTTACGACTTCAGCAAAGACTTGGAAGACCAGGTCTCACAAGACCGCACTGCGAACTGGGACCGAGACCTCCCCGTGCAGACCGGGAACTTCACGAACACGGTTCCCTACTCAGGCTTTGGACCTAAACCACAATGATCAAGACCCTCCTCGGCATCCTCGCGCTCCAGGCAGCCTTCGGCCTCATCCTGGCCGTGGCCATCTTCATGGGGAACAAGGCAGATGCTAAATGCAAGCATCCGCAGACCTGGAAGCCGTTGAAGTCCACACCGTCGTGGGCGCCAGACCGGAAATGCGAAACCAGATAGGATGTCGGCATGGGCTCCATCCTCGGCGTTGATCTAATTTCATTTCCAGACGATTGCAGGGCGCCGCTGATCCCCATATCACCGGAGATCGCCGGCCGCATCTTCCAGCACCTGGTGGCATTCGCTTCGGCAAACCATGAGCAGAGGGAGCCCTTCAAGCACATGGTTTCCGATGTCAGCCTCGGCGGACTAGGTCGACGCCAGTTCCTGATCAAGGACGGTTTCTACGGCCCCTGCGCCTTATATCTATGCGGAGATGATTGGCACTGCGTAACCACACTGGAAGATGTAAGCAGCAAGACACAAGAACAGCTAAACATTGTTAACTTGAAACTGGCCCTACTTAGGGATCAGATCATGGCCGAGCTGTTCCCCTGAAAGGCTAGCCCCTGAAGCCTTGTCTTGACAATCAGCTAATGAGAAGCGAACTTGCGGCGGCTATCAACCGATGTCGAGAAGATGAAAGAGAAACAGCATGTCGAAAATTGAAATACTACGTGATGAATTCCAGATCAAGCAGGACGCCGTCCTGGCGGCTTTCGCCAGAGTGCAGTTCGCCATCACGAACGCTCACAGCAACCAATGGGATTCCATTTCCCTTCAGGCACTTGAAGAAGCATCAAGCAACTTCTCAACGACTGTACTCATGACGTCACGGGCTTGCTCTTCCATCGTGCTTGCCATGGCCGGTACTAATATACGGCCAACGGGGCCGTCGCCTGCCGAACTGACCGCTGCCCAGGAATGAGCGACATCGTTTCTCTCAGTCCGCGTGTTGATGCGATCCAGTGGATCGAACACCTAAGCTCCGTCCTCAGCAAGTACCGCTTCAACTTCTCCAACGAAAAGGAGCTGCAGGCTGGCATCGGCAAGGTGTTCAGGACACTGGACGGCGTCTTCTTTGCGGAGCATCGGCTGTCCAACGATGACATCGTCGACTTCTATTGGCCCGAGAAGAAGGTCGCAGTCGAAGCCAAGATCGACCACTCTCTATCCGAGCTTACCCGCCAGATCCATCGCTACGTCCAACACGACGAAGTCCTAGGCATCCTCCTGGTAACCTCGAAGACCCGCCTGGCCAATCTCCCAGAAGATATGAATCACAAGCCCATCAGGTGCCATAGCCTCCTCGGAAGCATGCTGTGAGATCGTATGGAACCGTCACCCTCAATGGCAGGTACTGGATCATTGAGACCGAGCCGCAGGTAGCCCTGCGCCTCAAGCGCGTCTTCCAGAAGATCAACAAAAACCAGTACGGCAAGCTGTCCCTGTCGGCGTCGGCCGAGAATTCACACGAACTCGGGTGGTTCCTGATCAGATACCCGATGGAGATGTCCAAGGCAGACCGCCGCAGCCTGGAAGAGAAGACCGAGGAGCATCGCAATGTCGAGCTTCTCGTCCATCAGGTGCAAGAAGGCGATTACACCGCGCCTGAATTCGAGCTGGCCCTCCAGCCACGCGAATATCAGAGAATCGCAGCCGACCTGGCCATGCGAACCGGCCGGCTCCTGGTCGCCGATGATGTCGGCCTTGGCAAAACAGCGACAAGCATCTGCACGCTTACCGACCCGTCGAACCTGCCCGCCCTCGTGGTCACGTTGGCGCACTTGCCAAAGCAGTGGGCCAAAGAGATCGACAAGTTCCTCCCCAAACTGAGGACCCACGTCATCAAAAAAGGCACCGTCTACGACGTCTGCAAGGGAAAGGGCGGGGAGAAAGTGCTGTTCCCGGACGTCCTGATCATCAACTACCACAAGCTCGGTGGTTGGGCGGAAACCCTTGCCGGCGTTGTGAAGACCGTCATCTACGACGAGGTCCAGGAGCTACGCCGCGCCGAGTCCCAAAAATACAGCGCTGCCATGCACGTCTCGGAGGGCGCCTCACTGAGAGTCGGCCTCAGTGCCACGCCTATCTTCAACTACGGCGGCGAGATATTCAGCGTCATGAACGCGATCGAGCCTGGCTGCCTTGGACAAAAGGACGAGTTCACGCGCGAGTGGTGCGACTCATACAACTCCGACCGGCCCAAGATTCGGGACCCCAAGTCGTTCGGATCCTACATGCGCGAACAGGGCCTCATGATCCGCCGGACCCGAAGCGAAGTCGGCCGGGAGCTGGAACCCCTCTCGAAGATCGTCCAGGCAGTCGAAGCCGACACCGAAGCCCTCAGTAAAATCGAGGATTCGGCTGCCGAGCTTGCGAAAATCATCCTGTCTCAAAACACCCTCAAAAAGGGCGTCAAGATGCAGGCGGCAGAGGAGCTGTCCAACATCGTCAGGCAGGCTACAGGAATCGCCAAATGTTTGGCTCCAGGGACACGAGTAATAAAGTATGACGGAACAACGGAAGCGGTCGAAAATCTAAAGCCCGGCGATCTTCTCATGGGACCTGACAGCAAGCCGAGAAAGATTCTCACTACGTCATCTGGGCGTGGCGAGATGCATGAAGTGTCATCGACCTCTCGCAGGCCATTGTTTGCACCATACAGAGTAAACGGCGATCACATATTAGCACTCAAAATAACTGGCGTTCTTAGGAAGAACAACAAAAACGCCTTCGCACCATACATCAAAGGTGACCATATTGAGATATCTGTCGACGAATACCTAAGTAAGAAGCCATACTTTCATCATTTACTAAAGGGATTTAAGGTTGGCATTGAATTCCCTGAGGTATCGGTACCGCTAGATCCATACTTCCTTGGACTGTGGCTAGGTGATGGAACCAGCGATTCTGCTGCTGTTACTTCTGCCGATGAAGAAATCGCAGATTTCATGTGTGATTTCGCTAAACAGTACGGCCTTCTCGTCACAGTAAAAGCGCCAGATCGGACGGCTCCTACATACAGAATATCACCAGGATGGACCGGAAATTCAGTCGTCGGTCGCCGTGGATTCGTTAGTCATAATAAACTGATTCAGTTACTGAAAGAACTAAAAGTATTTCAAAATAAGCACATACCGGACAAATATCTGATTAACTCCAGGCGGAACAGAGAACTGCTGCTAGCTGGGTTACTAGATACCGATGGACACCTAAACTGCCCTGGGTGCTACACGATCAGCAGCAAATGGGAACATCTGGCAGATCAGATCTGTCAACTCGCGATGTCTCTTGGGCTCGCAAGCAAAGTCAAAAAAATCACAGCCAAAAACCAAACAGGCAAAAGCTTCCCCGCCTTCCTTGTTAGCGTCTATGGCAATGGAGTTGAAAATCTTCCGCTTCGTATTGTGAGAAAAAAATCATCACCACGGCGGCAGGTTAAAGACCCACTCAGGTCAGGGATCAAAATCAAATCTGTCGGTCGTGGAACTTTTCATGGATTCGCTCTGGACGGCGACGGGTTGTTTCTTCTGCATGACTATACAGTCACGCACAACAGCCCCTACGTCGCTGACTTTGTCAGGATGCTTGCCGAGGCCGATGAGCCTGTCCTGCTGTACGCCTGGCATCGCGAGGTCTACGATATCCTCAACGCCAAGCTGGCCGACCTGGGACCGGTCATGTACACCGGCAGCGAGAGCGACAACCAGAAGCAGCTCGCTAAGGAGAAGTTCCTGAGCGGCGAGTCGAAGATCTTGATGATGTCCCTCCGAGCCGGCGCCGGCCTCGACGGGCTCCAATTCAAGTGCAGGACCGTCGTTTTCGGTGAGCTGGACTGGTCTCCCGGCGTTCACGAACAATGTATTGGACGAGTCCACCGTGATGGCCAGACAGATCCAGTGATGGCCTACTTCCTCCTATCCGACTACGGCAGCGACCCCGTGATGCTGGACGTTCTCGGCGTCAAGAAGTCCCAGAGCCAGGGTATCCGCGACCCCAACGCAGACCTCATCGAAACCGCCCAGGCCAGCGCGCCCGACGTCAAACGGCTTGCCGAGTCATTTCTTAGACAGCGCGGTCTCGAAATCACCGAGCCGTCGAATCTCTCGAACATCATCCAGCTGAGGCCGAAATCAGATGAGCAACAAGAAACAGCTGAATAAAAAACAGTATTGGCTCATGTGGAAATTGATCGAGAGCCTCCGCGCCAGGCAGATTCCATTCGAGGGCCGGGACGAAGAATTTACCAAAGACTTTGACGACCTCAGAGACATATGCTTGGATAGAGCCTTCGACTACAGCCCATCAAAGGAGAATTAGAATTGCCACCGTTTCAATCGACGGATCGCAGCAGGCCACGCAGTAATGGACCCAGGATAAATCACCAAATCCGGGTGCTGGAAATCAGAGTGGTCATGGATGATGGGTCCCAGCTAGGAGTCATGTCGTCCCATGAAGCTTTGGCCAAGGCGCAGGACCTTGGACTTGACCTTATTGAGATTTCGCCTACTGCGCAGCCGCCGGTATGCAAAATCTGCGATTACGGTAAATTCAAGTACGAGGCCGCCAAGAAGGCGAACGAGCAGAAGAAGAACTCGTTCCAGTCCGAGCTGAAGCAAATCCGCTTCCGCCCAAAGACCGACGAGCACGACATGGCCTTCAAGATTAAGAACTCGCGCGAGTTCATCGAAGAGGGTCACAAGGTTCAGTTCGAGGTCCGATTCAAGGGCCGCGAGAACGCTCACCCTGAGGTCGGCAAGATCGTCCTGGACAGGGTAGCCAAAGAACTCATGGATATCGCCAAGCTAATCAGCATGCCCCGCTACGAGGGCAAGGCGATGAGCATGACGATGGCGCCCAAGTAGTTGACAATACGGCCTGCGCGTTGTCACCTGGGGCCATGACCGAGCCCGAGAAGAAGACCCAGTGCTGCGAGCGCGACCTCGACCATGACGGGTACTGCGATGTCCATCCGGAGGTCGTGCGGACTGCCGTCACCGTCAAGGTGAACCCCGACGCCAAGCCAGACAAGAAAGACTGAAAGTTTCTCGGGTCTCGATTGTAGTTACTGTCAGAACCTGCCCCTGCGGCACGTCGAACAGGAACAATGAACATCATCATCA